GATGCCGACGTCAGCAACCCCGGCACGACAGCTGGCGGCAAATTCATGCATCAGGCAGTTTCGCCGTCCGGCAAGCTGTCGGGTCTTGTTGCCACCGGCGGTTACGAGATTGCGACGACTGAATTCGACACGGCTCAGACGTATGCCCCGGGTGACTTGCTCACAGCTGGTACATCGACCAGCGCGCTGTCCACTGGTGGCGTTCTGACGAACCAAAGCGCTGTCCAGTATGTCAACGCGGTCTGCGGTGTTGTTTCCAGCGGCGCGTCGAATAACCACAACGGTGTCCAGACGCTTTCGTTCTGGAGCGTTTACCTGCCCGCTGGCACTGCTGCCACTATCGACTGACTTAACCACTAACTACTAGGAACATGGAGGTTCCAACAATGCCCACACAGCAAGAAGTACAACTGCTCAACGAGACACTGTTTGAGCAGCTCGATACCCCCGGCATGCAGAAGCAGGCCATTGATGCGGTTAACGACTTCACGCGCACCAAGATGCGTGAAGACGGGTTCTATCGGCGGATTATGCCCCCGCTGACCATCACCAACGACGAGCTGGACCGTCAGGTTGACACTGACAAGCCCGTCAAGGTTGTGGACAAGGAGCCCGATTCCCCGGCGGCTGTGTCGCTTCCGTTTGCGACACTCCCGATCAACTTTTACATCCGTGGCCCGCGTTACCGCGTCATGTTTGACCGGATCGTGTCGCCCCGCGCTGTGAAGGACGTCGACGAACTGCGCACGTATGTCATCGACATCCGTCAGGTTCTCAGCGACAACATGATCAAGGACATGCTGGCTGAAGAGGACGGCAAGTTTATTGCCGCCTTCAACGCCGTGCTGCCGACTGCTGGTGTTGCTAACGTCGCTAGCGGCGTTGTGCAGTACGAGGAGATCAGCGGTGGTATCACCCGCGAAACGCTGGTGGACGCCCTGAAGGTCATGCCGCGCACGCCGTCGCACTTTGAGGTTGAAACTTGCCTCGTGAATAACATCACGATCAAGGAACTCCTCAAGTTCGGCCGCGACGAAATGGGCGGTGACTTCTCGCAGGACATCATCAAAAACGGTTGGGCGGAAACCAACTTCCTCAACTGCCGCTGGATCGTCACGATCAAGCGGGATCTTGTACCTGATGATTCGCTGTTCATGTTCGCTTCGCCGAAGTTTATCGGCAAGAACTATGAGCTGGAGCCCACCACGATGTACATCCGTCGTGAGGCTTACATGCTTGAGTACTTTGCGTACCAGACGTCCGGCGGCTCGTTCGGCCATACGAACGGTCTCGCCCGCGTTGACTTCAAGTAATGTCGTGTAGGATTTAACACCCAAAGGAGCACGTTATGGATAACGTTAAAGAGGCGGCAGAGCAAGCATATGCCACCATCGTGGCGGAACTTGCCGCGCCGTATTTCTTCGAGAAGCTTGCCGCGCACGGGATTGCCCCGCGCTCGGAAGGCGAGGCCGCAGAAATGTGGTCGGCCGCTTCCAAGCTTCATGTGCTCTACACGGCGGAGCAAGAAAAGGTCGCGGCTGCGCAAGCATCTTCGCTCAACGCTGCTAACAAGCAGCTTGACGAGATGCTTGCGGCCGCGGGCCTTGGCGGCACAGTTGAAAAGGCGGCTGCTTTCGGCGGCGCGGCTAACGTAGCGGCCAACACACCTGAGATCGCTCAGGCCGTGCTAACCCTGCAGGCCGCGGCTGCTGCGGCTCTGCAAAGCGCATCTTGAAGAATGGAGTAAATAACAATGGCAGTACCCGGTTTATACACGACAGTTAAGAACACGTCGGGCGCTGCTCGCGTGTTCGGTTTTCTCGGCGCTCATGGCAAGCGTCTCGCGGCGAACGAAACCTACACGGTTCCGGGCGACCTCGTGGCGACGCTTGGCAAGGGCGGCCGCGGCGGCCAGCGGCAGTTCAAGGCGCTTGAAAAAGCACTTGAGACGAACAAGATCGACATTGTAAGCTCGCCGGCTGTTTACCTGACGGACGCGACTGACGGCAGCCGCGACCAGCTTAAACTCGACAACAACACTCTCGGCACTACTACGCCGCCGACGGGTTGGAATTGAGTTTAACTTAGCTGTTTGACTCACGAAGGGCTGGCTGCGTAAGCGGCCAGCCCTTTTTGTTTATACTGTAGTTGTCACACGGAGGTACATATGGTCGTCATTGCCACTCCCGCTGAGCATCCCATTGTGCCGTGTTGCAACGGCAGCACCGTCGGCGCAGACAGCACACCGGTTTCGTGCGCCGGGCAGAACGTTATTAGTGCCGCCGTATCAACGATTAACGGCCGCCCGCTGCAAACGCGCATGCGCGCAATCACGCTGACTCAAGGTCAGTGCGCCACAGTTGAGTGGGTTATGCACGACCGCGACGGCAAACCAGTCGATTTATCAAGTTGCGCCGGGTCCGAAGACTTTGTCATCGTGATGCGGCTAAAAGAGCAGCTGTCGCTCGGAAATCAAAACGCGCCCTTGGAGTTACCGGCTACTATGGTAGAGCCGCAAAACGGAAAGGTTGCGGTACAGCTCACCGCCGGTATGACGAGCGTCCCGGGTATTTATTACGGAGAAATTGCGCTTGTTAGCGTACCCGCACAGTTAAACGGCCAACCATGCGTCATTTTTTCAAACACGTTTTCTGTTGTTATCTCTCGCAGCACATTTGACAGCGTAGGTCAGCCGGGTGGGCCGCCAAGTATCGCGGAAATTAGATTGCATCTGCGTGACTCTGCGCCCGGCGAAAGTTTCTTGTTAGATAATTTAATGTTTGACGACGCTGAAATTGCGCTGGCTATTTCGCGGCCAGTTATGTACTGGAATGAAGTACCGCCCCCGATCGACGCTGTGTTTAATACCCAGTCGTTTCCTTTTAGATATCATTGGCTCGAAGGAATTTGCGCCAACCTGTTCATGATGGTCGCTGAACAATTCCGGCGTAACCAGTTCGATTACACAGCCGCCGGTATGTCAATTAACGACCAAAATAAAGAGGCCAGCTATGAACGTGCTGGCCAAGCTCGGTGGCAAGCTTATCGCGACTGGGTGCGAGCTACAAAGGCAAGCATCAATCTAGAGAGCTGCTACGGAGAAGTTTCTTCGGCGTATAAGTATGCCGGATATACGGATGCGCTTCGTATCCGTTATTGATGTTTTGCGTGGATTGACAGACTTTTATTACGCTAAACCGACCGTAACGTCAAACTATGCCACAGGCGCGTATCTTTCCGTTTCGCCGGGTTTCGGTGGATCACATGGTCCGCGGAACTACCCGTGTTTGGTGGCAACTTGAGCGCGACTTTAAAGACTCGGGCCCGTATGTCTTTCAGCTGCAGATCGGGAAAACCGGCCTGCGTGACGCCGTAGACTGGGTGAACGTCGGCGCACCAGTTGTAAACGGGTACATGGCATATGACCCGTTGTGGCGTGAAGCCGGCTATGACCTGCTTGACCACTACCGCGTCGTTCTCACCACGCCGACAGACGTATACGTTTCGCAAGCGGCTAACTGCTATGGCGACTTACCCGAGCGTGATTGGTTAATTGCGCGCGAAGTTATCCGCAAGGAAGAGCTGCGTTTTAAATACGTCGCTGTGCCCGGCTATCTTTTAAAGCCATATCGTTTCGGGAATCCGTGCGCCCGTTGCCGCGATCAGCTAACACAAGAAGTGATTGATTCTGATTGCCCTGTATGCAACGGAACAGGCTTTGAAGTAGGTTATCACCCGCCACTCTCTATGCAGTGCTGGGACTTATCAACCCAGACAGTTCAAGAAGGTGTAGACGCGCAGTTAAAGGGCATCACACGCGAAAACCCGTACATTACAGCTCGGGTAATCGGCTTTCCGGCAATTAACAAAAACGACATATGGGTTAATGGCTCAAGCGATGAGCGGTGGCTAGTTGAGACGATTCAAATTGCAGCGGCTATCCGTAACGTGCCGATTATTTATCAAATTCAGATGGGCTTGTTGCCGCTCAGTAACACAGCGTACGCAATCGAAGTTGGCGGCGAACCAGCGGAACGTGTAGGACCGACGTTACCGATCGCTGGCTGCGGTTCCGTGCCGGTTGACCAGAATCACAGCGGCAATGACCGTTACGCGTACACAGATTCCGCCGGCTGCCCAATTCAGGGCGCGACGTTATACGTATTTTTGAAAGACGTATTTGATGTAACCGGGCTGGCGACACCAAAAAATCTTGCGTTGGGTTCAACAACCACAACGGCAAACGGGCGCTGGGCGCAATCTATTGCGCTGGATCCCGGTGACTACGCTGTTGTATATGAAAAGCTCGGCGAGTACGGGCCCGATGTAGACTTTATTAATGTTTCGGCCCCCGGCGCAACCCTTGCTTGTACGTGGACGCCAACCGCCGCACTCGGAGATACTACAGACGACGGAGACCCGATACTGTTAATGACAGAAAGTGGCCGCCCACTTGCAACACCCGAAGAATTCAAACTTTGCGATAACAACCCCAATCCTGATAGCTTTTGGGATATCTAATGGCTAAGCGTAAAAACCCGGCTGAGCCAAAATTAGACAAGGTCGACATCCGGCCCGGTAAAATCAAACTGTTTGAAAAAGTGATAGTTTCGCTGGTCAATAAAAAGGACAAACTCAGTGAGTACCTGCGACGAACCAAATCCGCCGGAAATTGAATCTCAGTTCCCGGCCGGCAGTCAACCAGAAAACCGGGTCGATAGGGTCAGTTCGCTGTGCTCTTACGGCATGCGGCCGCACGTCATGACGGGTTTGTTACGCCAACTATTAATTGGGCACTTTTCGGACCCAGATAATATAGAAGAGCCGCGCATTCGCCGGCACGTAGAAACGCTGGGGGCGTGGCGACCGTCAGACGCTGGTGATAACAAAGGCGGTCTTTTGATTGAAAGTATCACCCGCTGGGCGCCAAATACCGCCGATAAACGTCCGGCTGTACTTATTAAAAGAAACGGCTGGAAATGGCAAAAACAAACTATTGGTGACATCGTAACGTCAAACGATTATACTGGAGCTGTAAGTTACGCCGGAATTTGGGAAGGCAGTCATACGTTGTATTGCCTTAGTTCCGCCGGCGCAGAAACAGAATTTTTGGCGACAGAGGTTATAAAGTTTCTCGTAAACTTTTCGCCGCTGATTCGCGAACAAATGGATTTATTCCGTTTTTACGTCGCCGAGGTAGGCGGCATAGGAGAAGTTCAAGAGGTCGTTCAGGGATATGCCGTTCCTGTGACTGTTGCATACGTTGCCGAGGAAGCTTGGACGCTCCAGCCGTATGCGCCGCGCCTAAAGCGGATTGTCTTCAAGGCATCAGATTTACTGTCTTGTTAATGAAATTTACGGTGGGGTGTTTTTTGCAAATAAGTAGTTGTGTATACTACGACCTGAACGCCATACCGCACACAAGTTTTTTAGGCACGGAGGCTGACGCATGTCGAGCTACGTTAAACCACAAGTATTAGTCTTCCAAGAGTTCCGTATCGTCCCCACGGAGATCACGGAGCCGCTGCGCGCCCACATCGCTGGCCCGCACGCTGTTCTTCATCGCTATAGCGTTGCTGATGAAAAGAAGCACGCGATGCTCGGTCAGTATGACCGGCTTGCTGACACCTGCTACCCGTGGCCGCAGCGGCTGCCCGGTTCCGTTGTCGACCTGCCTTACGTCAAGGTCTACATCGACGACGCCATGCTGCAGTACTATGCCCACAACATGGGCGAGAGCGACACCACAATCACTGCCGTTCCCGGCAAGATGAACTGGATCCAGTCGAGCACGCTGTCGTTCAAGTCGAACGGCGTTGCCTACCCGCGCTCGACGGGTGTGTTTTTTGATCGTGATGTTCAGCTCGGCGACGTTGTGCGTCTGCGCACTGTTAGCGCCGACAACGACTGTGAAGAGACGGTACTGGAGACTTACGTTACCGGTTTCGCCAGCGACCTTGTTCCGTCGCGTATTCTTCCGGCTGTATCGGACGTTAATAACCAAGACAGCTATAGCGCTCAAAGCCCCAGTGGCGTTGACGTAAGTGTCACGCAGATCGAGGGTGTTGACAACGCTGTTGCGGTCACCGTGCTGACCTCCGATGACGAAGGTGCTAACGACTACAACGGCCTTGTTTCTGGCTACGTTGAAGAAGAGTACGTTGTTGAAGTTATCAAGAGCACAATTTTGGGTTGCAACGCTGCCCGCCTCCGGGTTATCTCCGGTAGCGGCACAGACGACGTAGCCGAAATCCAGCCAAACGACTTTGACGACGCTGACGGCGTGACATTTGTCGGTACACGCGGCCTGTCAGTTCGTTTCACAACTTCGGGCGCTGATCAGTTTGTGGTCGGCCAGAAGTGGAAATTTGACATCCATCAGACATATGAAAAAGTCAAAGCGGTATCGGACGCTGACGGCGTTTACTCGACTGAAACGTCGGTGGACGGCGTGATGGGCCACGTTGATATTCTTGGCAAGTATACGGGCGCCAAGAACGATACGTATGTGATTGAGTGCACCAAGGGCGGCCTCTGGTCCGAACTGCCGGAAATCACTGTACGCACGGTCAAGGGTCTCGATTTCTCTGGCCCGACCGAAGTAACCGGCGACGGAGTCGGCGAAAACGCCGTCTCGGTGTCGATCGGTACAAATGGCGTTAAGGTTCTTTTTGCGGCTGTTTCAGACCAAGAAGATAGCTACGCTGTTCCCGGCCTGCGAAAGGGTGACAAGTGGTACATCACCGTGAACTCCAGCAAGGCTGGCCCGGTGCGCAAACTCATCCTCCGCGATGACCTCCCGACGTCGCTGCTTACGCAGGATAACTCGCCGGTTGACAAAGTTGGTCCGGTCAGCATCACAGCCGCCGGTGGTGGTTACACTGTCGCACCGCCTGTGACGTTCTCGGCCCCGACTGGCAACCTCGTGCAAAATGTTCGGGCTACCGGCTACGCGGTACTCGGCAGCATTGTCGGTACGAACAACGACAAGGTTGTCGCTATTGTGGTTACAAACCGTGGTTCTGGTTATACATCGGCCCCGACGATCACGATTGCGGCTCCGAGCGAAGCTGGCGCAGGCGCTTCGGCGACCTGCCAGCTGATCAGCGGCGAAGATATGGATCTTAAGTTGTTCATCAAAGACGATATCCAAATCTCGAAGAACCGAATCGGCTTTGCGCCGATGACGAACTTCTGGTACGAGGATACGCAGATTTGCGTGCAGGAAGGCATCGTTGCTTACCACCCTGAGTGGACAAGCGCTGGCGCTGAGCAACCCCTTAACGTCATGTCCGGCAAAGTGTATGTCGAATATCGCGAATGGCTGTCTGAGCTGGCCGACGAGGTCAACTCGATCAGCGACGTTGCCGATCTCGACAACATCAAAGGCCAGCTTGACCCCGATAACCCGCTGAAGTGGGGCGTTTACAAGGCGCTCTCCAACAGCAACGGCACCGTGGTTAAGTACACAGCCGTCGCCGATCCCGAGAAATTTGACGAGGAAGGTCGCTCGCTCGGGCCGGACCTCGACAAGTGGGTACAGGTTCTTGAGCGCATCAAGGGCCGAGACGATATGTACAACCTCGTTCCGATGACGTTTGACCGCAGAATTCAAAACCTGTGGGCAGCGCACATCGGCGGCGAGTCGAACGAGTATGCCAACAACTGGAAGGCCGGTTTCTTCGCGCTGAAGTCGCACCCGGTAGCGAAGGTTGCTGGTCAAGGTGTTGCTGTGCAGGGTGTGCTCGGTGAGGAAGTAGCGGAGCCGGTTTTGGCGACGCTGTCTGACGACCCGAACGCGACCAACACGCAATACACGCGGCTAACAGTCACGACGGGCAACGGTTACTTCATCACCAACGATGTTCGCCCCGGCGACCTCGTCCGTTACAACTACACGGTCGACGGTTTCGGTGAAGAGCAGTACGAAGAGTACGTTGTTGATCAGGTTATTTCCGAGTCGACACTTCTGCTGTATTCCGGCGGCGATTTCGCCGTGACGGTGCCGCAGCGCGTTGAAATCTTCCACAACCGAGATCGCAACGAGGTTGTGGAAGACATTGTGCAGCAAGCCGGTTCGCTCTCGAACCGTCGTGTGTGCGCCGTGTGGCCCGATCAGGTTGGAGAAGCTGGTGTCGTGCAGCCGGGTTACTACCTTGCTGCCGCGCTGGCCGGCCTTGTCTCCGGCGTGGTTCCGCACCAACCGCTGACAAACGTTGAGGTTGCTGGTTTTGACGACTACACGCGTTCTTACAAGTACTTCAACGAGACACAGCTGAACCGACTGGCGGAAGCTGGTACGTGGATTGTGACCGAGGATCGTGACGGTACACCGTTCACACGGCACGGCCTCACGACCGATAACCTCGATCTGAATCGTAGGGAAGAAATGATTCGTCGTAACGTTGACAGCATGTCGTACCTGTTCTACCGCCGTCTGAAGCCGTTCATCGGCCGTACGAACGCGCAGGACGGTATGGTGCGTCGTCTGTCGTACGAAGTACAGGCGATCATCGACTTCCTGAAGACCAACGGCAACACGGAAGAACTGGGCTCGCAGCTCATCGACGGATCTATCCGTACGCTGCAGATCCACCCGCTGCTGAAGGATCGGATCGAAATCGTGCTCGACCTTACTGTCCCGGCGCCGCTCAACAACATTGAGCTGCACTTAGTTGTCTAATTCTGGAACTTCTATTACAAAGGTGAGCTATGCCATTTAATTTCGGTACAGAGCAAAAGCACACAGGTTCTTTCCGCGCCGAAGATTTTAATCTGACGATCGGCGGCAAGGCTGGTGTGCTGGTGCAGCAAGTGCAGTTCACGGTAAACCGCACCGTAAACATGTTGTACGAGATCGGCTCAAACAACATTTATTACGTCGGTAACCGCCGGCAGGGGCAGTGCCAGATGAGCCGCGTTGTAGGCGGCAACTCGTCTATGGCTACGCTTGTTAAGGATTACGGAGATATGTGTAATCCCAAAGAACTAAAACTTGAGGCCACAGGCAAGGGCGGCGGTAAGTGCGCGCAAGCGAAGCGCACGTATCGAATGACGTCTGCCACCCTCACGTCGATTGGCGCCAGTGTCACGGCCCAAGAGATCGTGCTGACAGAAAACCTGTCGTTTATCTTCGCGGATCTTGAAGATTCGTGATAATAACGACATATCGGTAATCAAGTAAGCGGCGGTTGCGCAAAACGCAGCCGCCGCTTATGGTATTAGGCTGAAAAGCCTTGGGCATATTTGCCCGTAACCACACCTTTTGGTGGATAAAAATGTCACGGACGCCCCCGGGCAAGCCGGTAAGTAATACTCCGCAAACAGGGCAGCAGCACTCAGTCGATCAATCTCAAGCTGCTCGCGTTGTCGCCCAAAAACAGCTCTCTAGTCGCACCGGTACCGGCGCTTATGCAGCGCAGGTTCAGGCTGTTGCCGACCCGTTTAGCAAACTGGCCGGATTTAAACAAGGCTTTCAGGACACCGGTAAGCTTGTTACGGGCACAATTGTAGACGGCACATCGATTGCCAATTGCTACAAAGTTTTTGTAGAAAAATCTCGTGCGCCGATTATTGCATCCGCGCTCTCGACGACGAGTCAAGTTTGTTTCGGCGCGTCGGCGCTGAACACATACGCGCCCGGTACGCCAGTGATCGTGATGGTTCACGACAAGATCGGGCAAGCGTACATCATCGGATCTGTCCCGAGTGTTTTAGATATCGGAAAGCGTGCTTACCACGACTACATCTCGCAAGCTACCCGGAAGCGAGTTGACGACTGCCACAAAAAGTATCTCAAAGAGAAGCTTAACGGGCAGATGGTTGATTGGTCGTGTTGGCGGCCTATGGACGCCACGCTAGCCAGCGAGTGGGGCGCGATCACGACAACTGGCGTCGGTATTTCCGTTGACGACTTCATGTTCCGCGCCTCGGTGAACGAGTTTTGCGGTGTATATGGGTTTTATCACGATCAGATGTTGCGGGTAGCCGGCTGGAACATGCAGGTTTGGACCGCGGGTAGCGAGCGCGATTCGTATATGGACCAAGCCGAGTGTAACGACAGCACTGGTTATTCGCCGTACCCGTGGGAAGCTGCTGGAAACATAGAAATCGGCATGCCGATGATCAAGGAGTTCCAGCCAAAGGACTACCTGTGCCCGCTCGCCGTGCCATATTACACGCACTGGGAAAACGACAACGAGTTCCAGCAACCCTATCACCGGACACAAAAATTCTTTGGCTATTTGGGGCAAGGTTCGCGCACGGTGATACATGCGCCGCCCAAAGGCGTACAGCGCTGGACGTATAAGCCGGGGAGCGCTGGGGAAGCTATACCGCCGTATGAGTCCAGCATTCGCGGCAAGCACGGGTTCTCGCCCGATTGCGGTGGCGGATCAAAAACACAGGATCACGAAGAGAAGCCCGTATACGGCCTGCAAGAGGATAACACGGCGCTAGACGGCCGGCGATTCATTACGTCGTCCAAGGGCATTGTGTTATCTAAACGTATTCTGCTGCCAATCCCGCAGAGGCTCCGCCGCCCCGAATCCGGCGAAGGCGACGACACAGAGCGGAATTATAAAGCCGCGAGCATGTTCGGCTCTGGGCCTGACCACAAAATCACTGGCGACATCAAAACCACGGACAGTAAGTGGCCCAATTTACAGCGCGCCACGGCTGTTCTTGATTTGCACGGTTACCTATTCAACTACTCCGGGTTACACGCCTTCTATTGGCACGAGAAGGACTACAAAACGTGGGAAGAACAGGATTTAAAGTCTGAGGGTTATGCCGACGTAAATCAAAAAATTCCGACGTTTGGCGAGTTGCAGGGTTCTATGTATTTGAAAGAACCGCAGCCCAAGATGTGGAAAATCGACCACCGCTATAACGAACAAAAGTTTTACGAGCAGGAATCGTACATCTCGTTGCTGGAAGATGGCGGCGTATGTATTGGTGATGGTTACGGCGGCGAGATTCGGATGGTTGGCGGTTGCGTGTTTATCTCAGCGCCGGGTGACGTGTGGCTCAAGGGCGGCCGAGACGTGCAAGCGTGGGCTGGTAATGACGTTATTGCGCGCGCGAATAAAACAGTCGATATCTCGGCTACAGAGAAAAACATCCGCATCAAAGCCGAGCGTAACGTTCTGGTACTGGCCGGCAACGACTCGACTGATCGCGAAGGCGGCATCTTGCTGGAGTCGCGCGGCAAGACCATCGAGTACGACTTTGAAACATGCGGCGACGAAATTAAGTTTGCTGGTGTTGTTGCTCGGGCGCCGCATTCAAACGTAGTGGGGCTGGCAAAGCAGATTTACTTACGCACAGGCGGTGGCGAGATCGAGCAAGGAATGATCATGCTCGACGCCTCGCAGGGTGAAGAAGATATCATCACGAAGTCGACAAATCTGTACAACTATCTTAAAGAAGACGGCGAGGTTTATCACTTCTTTGGCGGTCAGAAAATCGGCGGCACAAATAAGGCAAACCTGTTTCGCCAGACTCTTACCTGCCTCTGCGGCCCGATCGGCACTGACGGCGATATCTTCTGCGACGGCAACGTACTGTGCGACGGCAGCGTTCTTGTAGCGAAGGGTCACATCCTCACGGAACAAGCCGCCAAGGGCGCTATCTTCGTGGGCCCCTGCGACGGAGATTGCCAGTCTCAGGTCAAAGCGGCGGTTGAGCTGTTCAAGTCGCTTATTGATGTCGACATCCCAGCCATCGGCGACATGATCGACAATGAAAAAGTGCAGCAAACATGGTATGTCGACAAACGCGCTGGTAATGAAAAAGTCATGACCATCATGGAGTTTTCGTTCCGGCGCGACGAAGATTACAACATCCCCGACTTCATGCTGTACGAGGACCGTTGGCAGCAGATGGGCCGGCTCGACGGAAAAATTCCCGAAAGGTGGACAGAGCGCCCGGTTACCGCGAAGTCGTGTGGTAAGACATTCCCGTTTCCCGGCGATAAGTGGCTTAACTCTGAGCCCGCGTACGTCGAACAAGATTTCAAGATTGTGCAGCTTGAGGGCGGCTATATCGACAAAGAACGCGGTGAGGCGCCGGGTCTTGCGGGTGAATACAAAGAACCAGAATTCAAATCCAACGAGCCGAAAAAAATTAACGGCAATTATCCCATCGTTCCGCGTAACTAACCAAGGAGTCGGTTATGGAGTTGGTAGAAAATCCCTACGTCTCGGATTTCACAAAGAAGACGCTGGAACAGTTCGGTTGGCGAAATAACGACCCTATTCCCGCGGATCTGGGACAGCTTATGCTGCAGATCAAAGATCGTCTGCCGGCGTCGTCCCGTGTTGACGTCCTTATTGATAAAGACGCCATGAAAGAAGAAGACGTCAGCCAGATCAAAGAAATGCTAGCAGCTGCGAAAGGCACCGCTAATAAAATCGCGCAGCGAGAGCAACTAGACCAAGACACCGCCGGCATGTCTGACTCCGTGCGCGATATGTACGAAAAGCTTGTTAACACAAATAGCGCTGAAATCATCGATGACCGCGAGACCGCAGATCCGACACCAGCAGCGTCTGAACCCGGGCAGCCGAAAACAACTGTAACGGAACAGCCTGTATCGCCGGCCGACGTGCCCGCGGTAGAAGAAGCTGGTATTTCAGCGCCGATGATTGTCATGCCGTTTTGCCCGCGCTGCGGCTGGGATATGCAGCAGGAGTACGACACAAACGTTACCGACAAAGATAAGGAAGATTTTTTAACGACGTTGCTCGGTGGTGGTCGGTTCAAAAGAGACTACGAACTGGCGGGCGGCAAGTTTGTGATTCGACTGCGCAGCATGCTGGCCGACGAAAACTTCCTCGTTCAGCGGCAGCTGCTCCTAGATCAAAACGACGGTTTAATCTTGTCAGAAGCCGAATGGTTTCTGCGCATGTTAGAGTACCGGATGGCTTGCTCGCTGGAAGCCGTGTATGACGGAAATAAAAAACCGCTGGTTATCATTCCTGAGTTGAGTGAAATCAAGTTTGAACCGGTAAAAGACAAACCCAATCAAACAGCGCTGCCCGCCGCCAGAGAATTTGTTCATTCAAAGGCGCTGGCGCACGAAGTCACACGCCGCCTAGCTGCGACACATTTACGCAAATTCCAAAGACTCGTCGAGGCCCTAGAAGCCATGACGCTTGAACCAAGTTTTTGGAACGGGATCGGGTAGCGGCCTTAATGGTGCGAGCCGCCGTCACCGGTGCAATTGATTACACCAGTGCCGATCCCCAAGACAGAAAATGGCGAATTAAGCACTTACTGTTACTGCAAGAAATGGAGCGTCGGGAAGATTATGAACTGCTGACGGTCGCGCACAAGCATTGGCTGGCGCTGTTATCTCACGGCAACCTGACGGAAGATAGCTTTAAAGACGCCAAAAAACACGCAAACGACCTGTTACAGCTTATTCAAAAATTGGTGTATCCGTGGCTAGTGGCCGATAAAACCGACACCGCGGCTGCAAATCAGGCGGTGCAAGAAGATACAATACTGGATAGTTCGGCGCAGGAATTGATTAAACGCTACAAAGAACTTCACGGCAATTAACGGTGGCATATGAAAGCAAGCCAGTACGGCGCCGCCGGGTACGTACAAAACGACACCAATAATCCGTACGCACCGCCTGTTTATTCGCCGTTTCAGAACGCCGCCCACGTTGACGACGCGTTCGGGTATATGGCTAATTTATACGGCCCCGGGATCGTACAGGGGCTGTTCGGCGAGGACGCCTTTTTGGCGCATCAGGCGCCCGGACAAGCGCGGCTGGACCAGTATACAGCAGCCCGCTACCAGCGCCACGGTGCCGCCGCCGTGCAAGCAGCTAATATGGCCGGCAACGAGCAAGTCGCTAAAAAATTGCTTGGGTTTCAGCGGGTTGTTAACGGCGGACAAGAATTAACGCGGCTCGACCGAGAGCATGCCAATGTCGGCGCTGCGGTACTGAATAACCCGATATTTAAACAGTTTGCTGCCGCGCAGATTGGTGCTGAAAATTTAGAGGGGATTATGTTTGGTCGGCGCGGCGATCCGACCGCGCTTGCGTCTGCCGCCTCGCGGGTTGGTTTTTTTAGGCCAGACGCCGCAACTGGCGGCCGCAGGATGTCATCTGAATCGCTGCAGCAGTTCTCGCAGAATATGTATCAAAACTTGTACGGACCCGATGCCAATCTAGACGAGATGCATGGGTTTGGTGCAGTGGCCAGCGGCGAGATGATGGACGTGTTGTTTCAGCAAGGCCGGCTTCCGCAGAGTATCGGCGCGCTCAAGCCGGCAGACCGGGTAAAAGCGATCGGCCGCGGTAAGCGCGATGACAAGACCATGACGAGTCTTGCGCAGCAGTTCGGCCACTCAGAACTAATGGAACGCGACTACGACTACGCCAACGCGTCAGACGAAGAACGCAAAATTATGCTCGCGGACAAACTTCCCGAGTTTAAAAAACGCCTCGGCGATACGTTCTCGGAAATCGACAAGTACAAAGCCGGCGACAAACGGGCAAAGTCGGCCGAAGAAATCGAACAGATGGAAGGGTTCGGTCTCGCCGCTAACGCGCTCGACGCTAAGAACGTTTCAAAAGCTGTCAAAGAATACAACGGCGCAGTGTCGGCTATTCGTGAAATATTCGGCGACAACGGCAACCCCAACGCGCCGATTCAAGAACTCATTGCAAATTTGCAGCACCTGACAAACGGGGCGCAAAGCAGCATGGGTGCCGGTAAGGTTGAATCGCTCGTGCGTGAGATGCGTATGGCCGCGCGCGATTCAAATACAGATCTGAAAAATCTAAACGCCTTGATGTACGAGAAAAAAGCACAGGCGCGGCAACTTGGATTATCAGAAGTAACAGCCGAAAAAGGCATGACTAGCGATCTGATGCGCGGGCAAGCGATGGCCGACGCGGGTGTGTTTGAAAAGCCGGGTTTCGGGAAGCTGAATCGCGCAGAAGCCGAATCGAGATCTGCCGCTTTGTCTACCCGTGCCGACGCTTCCGCGGTTGGCCGCGGCATGGCAGTATTGAATCGCATGGTGTCTGAAAACCCAGACAAATACAAAGGCACACAACTTGAAGCGGCGATGCAGGCGTATCGCACCGGTTCCGACACATACGAGTATAAGGGAAAATCTTACAACCTGTCTGAGCAGGCAGGTCGTGGCGGCATGAAGGCCATCTATAACATGGCCCGCGAGGGTGGTGCGGACGACAGACTTTTCCGCGCTTATCAAAATGACCAGATTGGTACAGAAGAATATCTCAATGCCGGGTACGCCTATAAGGCGCAACGTTTTGAGTTGCAGAGGAATTTGTCGCGCGCGCACGAGGGTGTTATTCAAGATCGCATGGGCAGCGCAGAGTTTAAAAAGCTCAAACCCGCGGGTATGTCAGACGCAGACTTTAGATCAAAAAACACGGCGTTGGCCGGCGGGTTGTCGTATGCGATGACTGGCATAATGATCGACGAGACGGCCGACATGTCTTCTGAGGAACGCGTTGCAACGTTAGAGAAGCGCGGACGAGAAGAGTTAGTTAAATACTTCAAGAGCAGCGCTGGCGGCAACATGAAACAGGGCGCGGCGGAGAAGGCCGCTAATCAGTACTTTGAGGCTATTTACGGCGACACGGCTGAAAAACGCCGCGACAACTTGCTTGCAACATATTCTGAAACAAGTGCGATCGCCCAGCAGCGTACTGGCGTCAGCATAGAGGCGTTGAAACAACAGTACGACAAAGACGCGCTGTCTGAAGCCGACACAAAGATGGTAGTCAATCAGCGCCGAGCAAAACGATTTGCGGCGTCGGCCAAGGGTAAAGAATCAACAACTATGCAGCGCGTTGGCGAGGAGCTTGAAAAACTCGCCGACGATAACGCCGGGACGCGGTCCGACGCGTTGAAAGCTATTTTTAATGTTACGTCGGAAGACGACTTGCTGCAGAGTTACGCCCCAGATATGCAAGAAGGTTTGGTCGCAGCAGCCAAAATGTACACGCAGGCGACGATCACGCCGAGCCAGATTGAAAAGCTGGCAGAAGCTGCGCAAAAAAACCCTGCCGGCGCCGAGGCGACGCAGTTGAAAAAACTTGCGGGGGTTGATGCAAAAGAACCGCTCGACCCGGCCAAAATCGACGAGATTAAAAATCGCGCCATCATGAAGTCTGCCGATACGGCCAAGGGCACAACTGACGCTGAAAAGAAACAAAGCGAGCAGCAGCGCAAACAAGCCGAATTGATCATGAAGGGGTTCAATACCGGTAACAAAGAAGACGTAAACGCTGCGGCTCGCGCCATGGCAGAGCAAATGTTCGGGCCGGGGGCGTCTAAAGAGCAGATTGAAAAGTTTGCCACCGCGGCGCTCAGCTCAGACTCCAAGTCGTTTGAAGATCAAATGAAGCGCGGGTTGTTTGGCGGCGGACTTAGCGACGAGAAGCAAGCGCAGGCGCGCGCCATCGCGCAATCGTTGCGGGTTGCGCAAGACATTGGTGGTTTAGCTGGCGCCGGCCTTGAACAAACACCGGAAGATGTAGCCAAGGCGCAAAAGCGGCCAACCGCGAAAGCTAATGCCGTCGTTGGCGATGTCGGCAAAGCCGTCTATGACAAGATGGAACAAGGCTACGACCGCGCTGAATATGAGAAGTTGCGTCCAAAGGGTATGTCGGACGCGCAGTTTGAGACGCAACGTAAAAAGCGCATGCGCATGATCAGCGTCGCCGCAGCTGAAGTCGCGGTGAACCAGATGGGCGGGACCGCCGGAGAAACAGCCGAAAAGCGCGCCGAGATTATGGGCAAAAAAATAACAGCCCAGCTCGCGCAGCAATTTGTACTACAGGGTATGGACCCCGAAGAGGCTCAGGCGCAGGCGCGTAAAGAATTAGTCGCCGTCATGGGTTCTGACCCAGAAAAAGTGACAGAGCGGTTAAACAATATTCTAACTGGCGCTAACAACGCAAAGCGCGAGCGCGGCATGGGTGTGGCCGAAGCCACCGATAAGGTTACGACTGAACAGCAAAAACTATTAGACGAGGTCGGATCCGATCCGTCTGGCGCGGGCATGAAAGCCGCGATGATGGACAAAACAAAACGGCAGCTATTGCTAACGCTACCGAACGCCGACGCCGTATCGTTGTTTAAAAAGTTCACGCCGGAAGCGCAGCGTGAAGGTATGGCGGCGCTAGAGAGCGCACAAAACGGCTTGTACTCGTGGCGTCTTGACGAGTCTGAACGCGCAAACGTGGGACGCATTAAAGACGCGATCAACGAAAGCAACGCCGCGCAACAGGGCGTGTCGTCGCAGAATCTGACGCCGGAGCAAGTGCAACAGCTCAATCGCCGCGGCCACGGCCCAGCGACGGGCGGACCAGTTTCTGCCGGCGGCGTCGGCCAAGCCACAACACACGTAACGAGCAAAGCTGACGCGCTGAAAGAGGTCGACGCCGAAATGGCAGCGTTGCAGAAACGCGGCAAAACGTATTGGTCAGCTGGCGGCAGGGGAAGAACAGAAACAAAATTTGATAACCCGGAAGACCAAAAACAGTGGGAAGAGCTGCAGTCTCGCCGGCAAAGCATTTCTGCGCCGCGAACCGGCGATCAAATCACAACATACGATCCGTTTGGCGCCAAGGGCAAACTGCCCGGTTTAGATATCTCAATGCGCGAGGTGCGCGGCGAAGCGACGTGGACTATGTTTGGCGGCACGCAGGACGCATCTGAACGTGTGTTTATACCGCACAATCCAAACTACACAGAAGAGCAGGCCGCTCTCGACGTCGAACGTTACGGCACGGCACAAGAAAAAGCAGATTTCAAAAAGAACGGCGCGAAACGCGTTAACGTCACAAACCCCGACGGTAGCGTTTCGCAAGTCGTTCAGAAACCGCACATCAAGTTGTTGGCTGAACAGGCGATGCTGAATGCTGGGTCTGAAGATCCGCTGCAGGCAGCGACGCAGCGTCTTCACGACCTTGAAGGTAAAAAGAAACGCGGCTGGAACGGTCAGGAGTACTTCGCCGACGAGAAGGATCAAGTACGTTACAACTTCCTCAAAGATCAAGTTGCTCAACAAGAACGTCGAGCAGCTGGGATGGGTGGGGCCGGCGGAGGCGACATGAATATCAACGGCACACTTGTGCTGCAGGGTCTGTCTGAAGCTGTGCTTGCAGCTTCCGGCCGGCGTATGGAAGACACGCCCGACGGTGGGCCACCCGTCGACATGGCAAATGCTACTGGCTCACGGCAAGGTAGGTGATATATGCCAACAGTGTTTAGTCCGTGCGTGGGTGCGGTTGCAAAAATTAAAGGATGCAGCGAAGAATCTGTATTCTCTATCAAATTCAACGGCGCAAAAGGAAAACTAACTGCGCCAATGGCCGGATTTGCCATGGAGTTAAACGGTAATTATCAGTTTCTACACACAGTAAATGATTTTATTTACGTGTACGCTTTTGGCGATCGCATCGGTGAGCTGACAGTGTCTGGTTTTGGTTTTACAAAAACATGCGCCGGCGCTGAAGACGCAAAACTGTGCAATGTTTTTAAGTTCTATCAGGACAACCGCATTAAAGAAAAAGGCGACTTGTCAGTACAGATTGGCGATTGTCCAGATGCAAATTTTTGGGCGTTTCTCACAGGTATGCGCCTCGAACTTCAAGATCCGCAAACACTCGTTGGGCAGTGGTCGTTGCGCTTTAACATCCTGCCAAAGAAATAATCATGATCAATCACGGCCGCACACTACTATTGAATATCTGGGCGCAAAGCGCGCAGAAACAGCAAGCAGGCTATGAGTACATTTCCAACTCATACAGACCCCTTGTGCTTCCAACTGCACTAAAAACCGTCCGTAAAATTCTATTTGGCAGCAATCCCGACCAGCGCTTTTTAAATTTGCGCAGCCGCGAACTTCTGAGTTACATACATCAGACGCCGCTGGCCGACTACCTATACAAACTTGATTCACGCATAACATACTGGCCGGAGATATCAGAAACTGTTTTTAAATATCAGCCAGCGATACGCATAACGCAAGTTGACGGCGCAAAAAGGTCTGTGGCTGTAGGCGGCGATTTTGTGGCCAATAACAATATCGGTCGCGCCACACGTTTGTACACAGTTGGTCTGTACCCCGCCAATCCAGATGCGCTAGCCGCCGAGCAGCTGGCCAACTTGACGCTTGAAGAGGGCAACGGCGTGGTGACAGAAGAACTAGAACCAGACACAGAATTATTTTTAACAGCGCAAACGGTTTCCACACCTGAATCAGATACTACCGCGGAGTTTGCCGTCGAATTACCCCCGATCACCTTACCTGAAACACAGGTGCGATTACGTATGGAACGCTTGTCTACCGACCCGCTAACACTTACGGGTCGGTGGTACGTAGTTTTAGACTCAAATCCAGCTCCGGCAATTACAACACTTTTGCCAGCACTAGAATTGCTCGGCGAACCGCTGTTTCTTGAGCTATTTGGGGTGACAGACGAAGAACCGTACGCTACGTTTAAAAACATGTGGTTTGATCACCCATTGCCGGCCTACCGACTGGCCGGTTTAGTCACAGCTTTTATTTACAGAATAGAAAGCGTTAGAACGCATACATATGGCTGAAATTCCGTACGTATACTCAAAGTTCAAAATAGACGCCGAAATTGCCGGACGTAAGTTCGACGATATCGTGGCGATTTCAGCTACTTTCGGTTTGAATAGTATTCCGACCGCGTCACTCACTATGGCGGTAGGTCACGACGCGCGCACAGGACGTCAAAAAGAAGCGACGATTCATACGCTGCGAAAACAGATCAAGCCGCGCGACGAAGCCAAAGTCTGGCTCACAATTACACCGGAAGCCGGTAAAACATCAAAAATGGAGTCGGGCCGGTTTTTGATATTTGAAGGTATGGTGGCTGGTGTCGGATATCAACGGTCGCACAACAGCGCAAACTACGTCGTGCAGCTGATTCACTGGCTCGACAACTTAAATAACTCGTCGGCGCTCAACGGCAAGTGGTTTCAAAACGCGCCGTTCCTGATGGCGACCAACGCGGCTTTCGTGGCGCTGCAGACGACAGAGGGCACTACGCACTCTAGTGTGCCAGTGATCGACTCTGACGAAGAACTTGTTACCAAAGCAAACATCGGCAGCGACCTGTGGGCCAAGGTCATCAAACCTATCTTTAAAAAGATCGCTGAGTGGGATCTACCGCAAGCAAAACCAAATAATGCTGCGTTAAAAGCGCTTGAAAGAATGCCCAAAGGCGACCCCATGGGCGCGCAAGCAGCTTCCGTACAAACAACACCACTAGCCATTGACGTGACCGATTTACCCGGGCACAACATTGAGCAATCGGTGCGTACAGCGCTAACAAAAGACGCGCTGGAGTCGTTTGCTTACACATCGTTTTGGGGAAAACTTGTTGGGGAGTATGCACCACAATTTTTCTTTGCGGTATCCCCAAGTATTGAACATGCGTGTGTGATTCCGTTTTTTGGCGGGCTTCAACACGACGGAAATCAAAAGTACGTGATCAAAGGCGACGAATACAGTTACGCAAATTTTAACGCGTCGCTAAGTCAGCTTATTGACAGTGTTGTAGTGTTCTGGCCAAGCCAACTCGACCCAATGCTTGAAGTTGGCGGGCAAGTTCGAACTACCGATAGCTACACGCAGCCAGCCGGCCAGTATCCGCCAAAAGGCGACACAGAGCGTGACGGGTTGAAGCTGTTTAAAGATTTACCGACATGGCTGACAAACATGTCGCCGTGGCCTATTTTTAGTGCGGCCACAACCAGCGTGAACGGCAAACGCGGCGGCTGCTGTTTAGCGCCGCAAACAGGCGAAGAAAATCCACCACCTGACTGGTTACCTGCTCCAGATATCGCAGACGCCATGTCGGACAAGGTGTGCTCGCGTTTTGCTGAACATTTCTACAAGACCGAGTTTTTAAGCCAGCGGTACGGCGAACTATCCGGCAAATTACGTTTCGACATCGCACCGGGCAGTATTGTTAAAATTGAAATGCCGACGTCAGAAATTCAGTCAGACGGGTCGATGATTGGCGCAGTAACGCAAGTGTCGTATGCAATTAACGCTGAACGTGCGCTTGCCGGCACGTCGTTTGCGCTGTCGTATCTGCGCACTGAGGAAGAAGACAAAGACACGACGCTTGTGTCGAAAGAGTACGCGCCGCTGTACGTAGAGGGCACGAAATGGCCGGGTGGTCCATTACGGAAACCAGAATAATGCAAAACGATACTGTAAAAAAACCTACTGGCATGCCGTCCATTTTGGGCGATATTCCTGCCCCTTTTTCTGACAAAAAACCGACAGGTGTCAGCTCAGCTTTTGATACGGCGTACCAAACGTGGCAGACGACCAAAACGCCCGAAACGAATACGGCGTTGTTGGGGACGCTGCAGCCCGTTATAGACACAGCCGTCATGAGCTATGCCGGACAGAACGCGAGCCCAACCATTCGGTCTCGCGCGAAAATGATGGCCTTAAAAGCGCTCGACACGTACGACCCCAAGCGCGGGAATGTGCGCACGCATCTTCTGTCTCAACTGCAGAGCTTACGGCGACTGTCAGCGCAGGCACAAAATATCATAACTATCCCAGAGCAAGTCGGTTTGGATTATTCGCGACTCAACGAAAGTGAAGGCGAACTGCGCGATCAACTTGGGCGCGACCCGACAGACGACGAACTCGCGGACCAAACCGGGTTGTCAAAAAAACGGATACAAAAAATTCGCGCATTCAACCAGCCGGTATCCGAGGGCATGACGACGCGCGAAGTTGGCGACGATGAAGCGTACGGCGGCGATGTAGCTAGTAACATTCCAAACAGCACACGCTCTGCGGATGCATGGTTCAACTTTGTCTATGACGATCTTGGGCCGGTCGACAAGTTGATTGCCGATATGACGTTAGGACGTAATGGCCGGCGTAAAGCCAGCACGCAAGACATTGCGCGCCGATTAAATATCACGCCGGGTGCCGTCAGCCAACGTGCCGCCAAGATTCAGTCCCTGCTCGATAAACAGTACACCCAAGGTGGATTTTAAGGAGAAGACGTAACTATGGCTGGCATTGGCGCAAGTAAAGGACAGGTCGACGGGAAATTTGAAGCCCGTATCAACCAACTCGAAGAGCGGGCTAAAAAAATGGCCGAGGTGTTCGACACCTATATGACTGATTGGCGGCCGTGGCACACCCCCGATGAAATTAAAACAAAAGAGTTGATGGACGTCCCCGGTATGAGCTTTCCCAGCTGGGACAGAAACAACATCAATCAAATCTACTCGGAAAGCGTTCTTGCAGGACCAGAAAAGCAAGGCGGGACAACGGGTGATTTGATTGCCATGAAGTGGCAGGCAGACTTTATGGCCGTCGAGGAACGGGCGTGGCGGACACGGCACGCTAGCTATGCTCGCTGTATGTCGTTTATGCACGGCCGGCTGCACGGTCACGGTATGGCAAAAAAGAGCGTCTTCTCGTTTTTCAAAGACAATGTTCAGTCACATATCGACGCCGGGGCCGCCGGCGGATCTGACGGTTTTACGGGCGACATCAATCCCGGCGGAGCTGCCGGACTGGCATAGGTGATTTATGGGTCTTCAAGATTTCGCTGAGCGTAAATACGACTTTCTCGCCTTGCAAAACGTTAACACGTTACGGGAGAGCAAGCTGGGACTTGTGCTATATGACGAAGATAACAGCGGCAAAATTTGCGCCGGTATACAAAAACTGGCCCAGCGGTGGGCGCTTGAATTTTTAACTGAAAAAGGTTCCATGCCCGGCCTGCCCGCCCGCGGCAGCGACTTTATGACGCTGTTGCGGCAGGGAATGCTGCGCACGCAACTAGACGTTACCCAAAGTTTTAATGCCGCAAATCTACGCGTACGAGTCACACTGCAAGCTGAAGAATACGACGGCATGCCAGACGACGAGCGTTTTGATGACGCAGAATTACTGTCTGTTGCCATATTGCCGGGATATCTGAACATGCGTGTTATGATTACAAGTTTAGCCGGCGACGAGCGCGCCGTTATTTTACCGGTAGCCACGCTGCCATAGGTGACACATGCCAATTGAAATTTCAAGCCTGACGCAGTTAAACCCAGAAAAGGTGCAAGCAATGGTTGCGACGTTGTCGCAGCTTATGGCGGAACGTCACCCAGAAGTGGAATTAACGCGCGGCGTATTTCACGATCTAGTGCTTTATTTTGACGGCTTGTTGAATGCCGCCATTCAAGAAAATATCGACCGCGTGCAGCAGAGCAAAAGCCTGCTCAAAATAACCGAAAACCCGGAACTCGCTGACGCCGACTTGGTTGATCAGGTTCTGTCCAATTTCAACCTGACGCGCGACAACGGTACGCCAGCAACAGGCGCGCTAACAATCATTTTCAACTCCGACACACGAACAGAGATTTCCAGCGCCGTACGGTTTGCTGCCGAAGACGCCGGCGTCGTTTTTGTGCCGACAAACTCGTTTGTTGTTTTTTCTGCAGCTTCAGCAGACAAGGCTACAGAAACAAACCAAAGAAAAATGATTCCAGTCGGCGACGGAACGTTCGCCGCAACAATCACAGTGATCGCGCTGTCAGTTGGCTCAGCTGGGAACATTAAGCGCGGCGTAAACCTAACGCCAAATAGCGTGATCAATAATGTCGCCGCCGCGTACGCCGCCACTGACTTCATCGAAGGTTCTGATGCGGCCACAAACTCTCAATACCTACAACGGTTGGCGAGCGGGCTGGCGGCCAAAACAATTGGCAGCCGGCAAAGCTACGAAGCCGCGCTGACTACGCAGTCAGCATTTTCTAATATCAAAAACCTATCGATTCTAGGCTGCGGTGATGCTGAGCAGCAGCGCGACCAACACACGCTGTTTCCTGTATCAGGCGGCGGCAAAATAGATATTTACGCGCAGACCAATATGTATGCGCAAGAAAAAGAACACATGTTGACGGCCACGTACGTCGAACCATATTTGCCGCCAACAAACTCTTCGGGCGACTGCGCTGAACGCGCGCTGGTGGGCGGAACGACGACCGGCACTGTGTGGCAGGTGTCGATCAACCGCGAAGCCGCGCCGGGTTTTTATGAAGTTGTCAGTGTCGTCGATCCGACTGTGGCGCAACCCGTGAATTACTCTGTGCTGCTCGACACGCGCCACGTCGATTTTTCAGAGTTAGATTTTGTGCCTGACATCATGTACATACCCGAAAGTGCATACACGCGATACCAAACTGCGGTTATTCGTTTTGTGAATACCGATATACAGCCGAATCCGACACTCGTCGCCGGCCAGACAAAAAAGCTGTACGGTGTAACAACTGTAGGTATGCCGCTAATCGCCGAACTGCAGGACTACTTGACGGGTCGAGAAACGAGACCGCGTGCGACTGACATACTGGTTAAAGCGCCGGTGCCGTGTTTTACAAAGATTTCGTTTGAAATCCGCAAGCCAGCTGCCGAAGCCGCGCCAAATCTTGAGGCTATCAAAAAAAGCATCAGCACAGCCATTGGGGCGATTGGGTTCTCTGGCCAGTTGCACGCGTCTGTTATCACAAACGTAGTGCATAGGTATTTGAGCGGGCGTCAAGCCGTCGGTAGCGTTGACATGTTCGGTCGGATTCGGCGGCCTGACGGCACTACCGCCCGTATTCGAGACAATACAATTCTGCAAATACCGGACGATGTTGCGCGTTTAGTCACCGGGCGCACAACCGCGTTTTTAACACGACCGGAAGATATCTCTATTTCCGTTGTATCAGGCGGTTGGGCGAGCTAACAATGAAAAAACCAGAGTTTGTCTATCCCGGCTCAGACCTCGACCGCAGTCGCAACCTTATCGCGGCGCTAGGTAGCTTCTGGTCTAAGCTCTACGACGGCGTCGATCAGGTGCACTCGTACACGCTGGCTACCGCACAGCTTGTCAATCAAAGTTATCAAAATTTGATCGAAGCTGTGGAGTCGATGAGTCGGTACGATGTGCCACTGTTTCACACTGAATTTTTATCGCCTGTCGTGCTCAAAAAATCAGAGTGCAACACACTGCGCACGAGCAGCGTCAGATTCGATAAAACAACCACGACTTTTAATAATGACACGATAAGCTTTGACCGCGCGCCCGCGTCTCGGTTTTTTTCGTTCCCGCTCCCCGACAATCTCGCGGACGTAACCCAACTGTTTAATCGCATTACGTTTCCAACTGGCGCGCTGATTAAAAATACAGATTTCTTGATCGACCTAGACCGTCAAGTAATTGTTTTTGCGCAAGACCCGTTTGCAAACACGCTGTTTACAAAACGCGTCGCGCCAGACAATCCGGGCGACACGGAACTTACTCTATGGGCGTTCTGCGGCAAGTTTGATTACGACAACGTTTTTAATCAGTTTGCGTATGCCGTAGGTGTAAAGCTGCGAACAAGTCAAGGTTACAAAGACTTGACGAACGCCATCATCTCTGGGTTGGTAGAAGGCGGCGCGACAGCGGCGATTCTTGACAGCGCGTTGGCGGCTATCTGTGGTATACCGGTAAGCGTAGGTCCGGTCGAAACCGTGGAGTTCGTGGACACTGACGCCCGCGGATTACTCATAGTCACGGATAAAGCTGTTTACCGTTTCACAGAAAACGCAGTACCGCGCGTTGAAGTTGAACAGGTTATCACCGCTGGTACGCAATTAATATACGGCGTTGATATTCACGAGTTTTTTGTCGGTAACGTTTATGCCCGGAGCGACAACGCGCAGCCGGTTATTTGTTGCCCACCCCCAAACGATATCTTGACCAATAGCGCGTGGGAGAATCTCACCACCGAAACCGACGACGACTTGCTGCTCGATCCGAATATGGAGCCGTGCCAGCCGGTTCGAAAAAATATCGCCGCCCTTGCCCTCGATAGCGGTTTCTTGTCGGCTTGTTTTTATGGCGATATTGTGTTCGAAAACAAGGTCGTTCCGCTTGAGATTGATACAGCTCACCCAAGCGGGTATACGTATGTAAAATTTCAACTTGGCGGCTACCCCGCCGACCTCGAACGCTTTTTTGACGAAGTACACGCCCGCGGTATTGCTGCCGCGACGGCACGAAAAGCGCAAGACCCGTGCGCCGCAAAACGCCGTATTGGGACGTTAGCCCACCTGTTTGACAGGCGCGCAAACGCAGAAACAGAGCCGTCTGCCGCGCATTTACCGAAGACAATTAACCCATTGCGTTTTCTCGTAGAAAATGTGCTACGCAATAACGTGTTTGTCGTCAGAATTTCCGTGAGCGCCCTAGGGTTAAATCAGCTCGGATTGTACAATATTAGGCACCTACGTAGATTATTGCCGCCGCAAACGGCAATGATCGTAATTTTCGAGTTAACTGCCGACAAAGATAACATAATCCCCGAAAACGCCATTTCTGAGGCCATCTCGAAATTTACCGGAGCAGAACCGCTGGGAGACGCCATACCCGTAGAACTTGTACAAGATCTTGGCGCGTCTGCTCGGCTGGTGTCTGGCACCTGTCAATAAGGAAGAACAATGGCTGCTGATAACATTGACCCTATCTTCGGCGTTCGCGGACACGTGTCTTTGTGGCGTGTAGATGAAAAAACCGGTCTGAAGCTGCCGTTGTGGTCGCAGCCCAACCAGATTCAATACGGCTGGGGTTTTATCGCCGCAAGGCAGCTCGGCTACCAACGCCAACCAGACCGCCTCGATTACCACATTTCGGCGATGTACATCGAGTACGAAAACCTAGACCCAGAACTAACCATCTCGCCCGTGTCGCTTGGCCGTAGCGCTGACATATCGTATTACAACTCGCTCGTCGACTCGGAAACGCGAAATTTTATACGCGTGCCGCTGACCATTGAACCGGCGCTGAGCGTGTCTACAGGCTACGAGGCCAATCTGCCGGTGAATCAATCTGGCAATCAATTAACGTTTTTTGCGCAAACGTCCGAAGCACGCGTGGTGTACGAAGGCGAAAATAAAGCATTTCGTGCCAGCAGTAATAGCCGCGTCTATGCGGCGGCATTAGTGGCTGCGCCGGTAATGAGTGACCGGTCGAAGGACGTTGTTTTTGCGCGCACGGTGTTTGCCGAAAATAATCAGGTGACCAAGGAAGCGTCGTCGCAAATCGGCATCACTTGGGATATCGCATTCCTGTAATCAACTAACTGCCGGAGGACAAGGATGTCCGGTAACTGGCTGCATAATATCAAACACGTCAATCCCGGCGAGCCGGTCCAAGCGGGCATTGTTTCCCGCCCAGACCGTACGCTAGAGGACCGCACTGACTATCTCAAAGACCGTCTCGACGCAGCGGCTCTCGGGCAGGCGCTCGTAGACAACGGCGCGACGATTTGCTCAGACGTACTTCCCGGCCAGCCGGTGTATTGGAACTGGGTCGAGCATCGTTACGAAAAGGCGCTGGCAGCCGTAACGACCAACAGCGAAACGCAGGCGCTTGCAGTTCAGCCGTCGTCGGATTGCGTCGGGATCTGCCTCACCAAACGATCTGAAACGCTCGGCGATATCGTGTTGCGCGGCATTGTTAATGTGCCGGATTTGCAGAACGCGATCGACGGCCCAATTGAGCCGGGGCGTTATTACCTGTCGTCGGCTGAGCCCGGAAAACTAGTCCGGCAGAAACCGGCAGTTACCGTTAGCGTTTGCCACGTACAAGGACCAAAAAATAACTGTTCCAGTGTGCCGCGCGTTGTGGTTATGCCGCACATTCGAGACTTCATCGACGAGCACACGCACTATCGTTTTGATCTTGTTGCCCAGCCCGCCGGTACGACAGCCGCAATCGTTCATAACGGCGCAAGTCATCGCGTTATTACCAACCCAAACCCAGCGTTGCCCGGATGGCTGCCAGCAAGTCATTCTGTTTTTAACGGCAAGGCCCCGAACGGCGCGCTGTTTGGTTACAACCTGAGCCAGCATTCAGCGCTGGCTAATGTGTGGCCGCCCCTGCCGATTCAATCAGTGGCCATGCTCTGGGACAAAGGAGCTGACCACGTTGGCGCCACAGAAATCCCGCTCGGCCGCAATGGCTTGGCAATTTGCGATACCAACGGCATTTGGTGGATGAGCAATTGCACGGGAGACGTACCGTGGTCGGAAACCCCAGTCACCGAAGAAGATCCGCCGCCGACAGGTGAGTGCCCGCGCAACGAAACTCTGCGCCTCGCTGTGGTCTACCTACGCATGCTGGTCGGCAACGATCGTAAGTCAGTGACAAGTGTTGTTAAAGACGTTGCTGCGTCAAATAACATTGCCACGACAACAACACCAGCTGCTGCCACGGTCAACAGCCCGATTGCTATTACAAACTGCGCAGATATGCCGGCATCGACTGGCGACTTACAGTTAAATTTGGATCTGCAAATTGCTGCGGAAGAAGCCAGCGGCGGACAGGCTATTAAGGGTGTGATCAATCGGCACCAGTTAACGCGCGGTTGGATTGCCGAGGGTGCCTTTACCACATCAAATCAAATTTCAATTACAGGTTCTCGTGGTGCGCCGCGCAACTTGACAACCAGCGAAAAGCAACAGTTCGATCTGACTACCACCGCGCCGATTACCCTGCATCAGGGTATTTTGAAAATTGACTACACTGATCAACTGGTTGAACGCGAAATTTCACCGCAAATTATTCGCCTTAGCGACACCGTTGAGCGCCTGTACATGGATATTCCGTACTTGGGTTTTCCGAGCGGGCAAGAAGCGCTATTGCGGTTGCGGTTTAACGTGCCCGGAAGCAATATTGGCGATAACTTAAAGATGAAAATTCGCGTGCAGCTATTTGGTCGCGACGGCGGCGCGGCACCACTAGGCGCACGTAAAGTTATGCCGTCGCTGTATATGACGCGCCGCATTCTTTCAGAACCGGCTTCGACGGCAACAGACGGTGAAAAGCTGGAAACAGCCGACGTACCACTGATTTTTGATTCGAGCGCTAACTTGTTCATCGATCACGCAATTCAGCGCGACAGCGCGGAGTTTTCTGTGGAAGAAGGCGACACCGTGCTCGTCACGATTGGACGCACAGAAGATAACGTATACGGAGAAATTGGCGTGTTGCGCGTCACAGGTATCGTCTATAGCGCAACATAATAGGTGAGCCGCCATGCCAATTGGAAACTGGAATCTACAGTGGCTCAATCACAACTCGCAGCGGTCATACCCGCTGACAGAGCGCGCCACAAAAACAGACGTCAGCAAAACGATTAGGCTGCCAGACAGCTTTATTGTTGGCTTGTACCTGCCTATCCACTCTGGCCTGTCGTTTGCGCCAAATAACTTTTACATCAAAAGCATACTGATTGCGCCAACCGGTTTTAATATCACAGTTGGCTATGCCGCTGGCGGTCAAACCGTAGACGTCGCCGCTGCCAATATTATTCGCAGCAACTATCAACCAAACCGGTCTTACGCGCTCGGCGGTCTAGGCGACTTCGACGACTGCGTGGGCCGCGTCGTGCTCGGCGTACTAGACGAGGTTGATTTACTTCCGCCGGGGTTGTACGAGTTTGAACCCGCAGACGGCGAGCTAGAGACAGACGCTATTCGGCCAATGTTGCGGGCCGTAACCCGACTGCGCGTCTCAAACAACAGCGAACTTAGTGCTCCCATTTACGGCGATGTCACGCTTGTCGCCGGAAACAACATTCGGATTACGGCCGCTAATTTTGGCGCTGAAACAGAAATTGTTTTTGACGCTATTGCGAACACAAATCTGAATGAAGAGTGTTACTGCGATACACCAACAACCGGCGAGTGTATTCGGTGTATCAACGGTGTATGCAGTTCAGACGGCAATTTTATTATCGCGCCCGACGACTGTATTCAGATTACGCCGATGAGTAACGGATTAAAATTTGCAGATACGTGTGCGCAACCTTGTTGTGGCTGCACAGAGCTGGACGCAATCGTCGACCAGATTAATCGCTTTGGCGACGGCGTCACTACGCTACAGAACTTTATCACGCGACTTGGATCTGAAGTAACGCAAATGAGCCTCGTCGTGCTCGGTAGCCAGCTCGGCGACTCTGGTTGTTCAACGGGGTGACATATGACGTGCCCCGACTACACCACATCAAAATCCGGCCGCAGCGGGCTCGGCGTAGTGCAACCGCAAAGCGGCTTAGATTATCCTTTAGTCTCGCCGTCAGAAGATATTCAATATCTTGTCGCTGACCTACATCTGTCGTATGACGACGCTGGCGAATACGACTCCGGCGCCCCGAAAGCAACCCACCCGCTGCGAATTAAATATCTATACGGCATCGGATGTGTTGAGAATACTCCAGCCCCCGGTTTTCCGGTTTCAGTCCACGCGGCAGACATCGTTGTTGTGGATTCCCATAACCGCGTCATTCTTGACACAAATCACGAGGACGTATTGTTTAACGTCAGCGCGTGGGGCGCCGATTACCGTATTTACGAGTGGAAGACTGCGCGCGCTGTATGCCGCCTTGTTACCTATACCACGTGGCCAAACGACGACAACCAACAAATAGATGATGACACGCGACGGCAATACGATAAATATCTCGCCCCGTCGAACGCGCGGTTAGATGAACGCGCTGTTTACAAAATGCCTAAACGGTTGTTAACGCTACGCGTACGCAACGGCAACGCAATCAGTCCGCGGTATACCGAATCAATAAAATTTGTGAATGGGTACAACACAGAAATTGTGGCCGGTACAGCAGAAACAAAAAACTTCCGTAACAACACAAAAATAAATTTTACCGCTGTTGCCGGTACCGGTTTGGGACGATATGGAAATTGCGGCGGCAACGTAGGTGTACCGCTTACAAAAATTAACGGACTCAGCAGCGACAACGGCGATTTTCGAATTTCTGGCACTGATTGCTTGTGGGCCCGCCGCCCCGTGTCTGTCGGGATATCGCCGCCGTATGCGGTAAATCCTTCTACTACAGCACATCAGCAGATTGGCGCCGACTGCGAGCCGTGCTGCAGCTGCAACGACTACGCCGCTACAGCAAAATACATGAACGATACGAGCTACAGATACCGGCTTATTGGCCAGCGGGCGGACAAAGTGCGCACAGAGCACGAAAACAATATAGCGCGGTGGCTTGACCAGCGCGCATGCAGCGTGCAACGTCCGCTACGGCTGTTTCTTGTTCCGCAGCGTTGTGCATACATGGACGTCGTAATGATGTTGTGCAATCCCTGCGAAACATGTGTTAATCCGTCTCGTCTGACTGTAACTCTGGACGTATCCGGTGATTTAGTGGCGCTGCCGGGGCAACAAACACCGGTACACGTGACGCCGTCATTAGAATGCGGTCACACGGCTATGTACGCGCCCGGCATCCGCGGCGGCGCAATCGGCATCACGGTCAGCAGCGACGGGCGCAACTACACAGCAGCATTTCCACAACTTAAACCGGGGTCGTCTGCTTATGTACAATTTCGCGTAAAATTTACTCAACTAGATGACACGCAAACGCCGTCGGTTGAAACACGAGCCCGCGGTCCTTATGTAATTACCGGTGTTTTAACCGGAGCTCTCCTAAGCGATAACTCGCCTATTCTGACAAATTGCGGCGTTAATCTCGCTGATGGTTTTCCACCACCTGCGGCCGTATCAGAGACAGTGCAGACGTTACACTGTAATGCTGACGGTAAAACCGAGGGGCCGTGCTGAGCCATGTCTATACGCAACCAGAATTGGTACAACCTCCAGTCAACGCGGCGCTACCCGCTTGACGATCTGTCTAGCGGTCTCGACAACAACGGCGCATTTATTCGCGACGACATTCTTGTTGATTGCCATATTAGGTTTCCGCGGCCGCTCGGTCAGTATTTATACGTGCAGGGTTTAACTGTATCTGCTGGAATTGTTACAGTCGTTTTTGGTGTCGTTGAATCACCGGCTGACACGCAGGGGCAAACAATCTGCGCGGTGTCTGTACCGCAACCAGCTTCGCCTTATGTTAATTACAGTGTGACGCCACTTGTGCCGGGAGTTTCTGGCTGGGTTGCTTTTGGCCCCGGCGTAGATACAGCGTTTGCCGGTAGATATAGTCGGCCAACGCAGACACTAATTCAGACTAGAAACGCACGCCCCTACCGACCACTGCCGATCCCTACTATCGGCAAAATAAATCTTGGTACAGCGCTACAGGGCGTCGTCAATCTAATAGGATCTTCGCCCGTTACCGCTAAATACGAAACTATTCAATACGAGGGCGTCGATTACCCGGCTGTTGTATTTCGATTAGACGCGGCGTTAATCACGGGCGAATACAACCCATTACAGACATTTATTGGTCCCTGCGGCCAACGACCAGAAAGCGGTACCTGCCCAAAAACACCAATTGAAACTATCAACGGTGTTGCGCCAGATTGTGCCGGAAACATCAACATCGTATTTGATGGTTTTACAAATATCAATTTCGCTGGTTGCGGTGGCGCCGACATCGTGACAGATGTTGGCCTGACGTCAGTGTGCGCTGCCAATACACCAAAAAAACCGCAAGAGTTCAAAGATTTGTGTTGCACGCTCACCGGCGAAAACATTTATACGTTTGCTAATGTTGCAGCTTTTCCGCCAGCCGGCGAACTAAATAAATTATATCTGGCGTTTGACACAAACAAGGTATATCGCTGGGAAGGCAGCAATTACAACGAAACCGATATTGTTATCGATGAATATTGCTGGCCGGACCCGACAACAGCCATAGATCTTATTGTTGACGAAACATTGACAGACCGCGATTACGCGTGTCTTCCAATACCGCTGTGTGCCGACTTTAGCTCGTGCCAGCCAAGCGCTTACTTTGAAACAAAAACAGGGGTGTTCTCAGCCGCCGAAACAAAAGCGCCGCCGGTTTGTGGAAACTGCTCGATTGCAGAATTCAATCCAAATATCGGAAGCGCGCTGACTAATCACGGCACATACGCCTCCGCCGGCATAGGCGGAGTGAACGTAGCGGCACTGAAAAACTGCGCAACAGATTGGGCGCTAAGTCGCACAATCATGACAGAATTCAAAATCGGTACGAACGGCATCGCGCGTAACGGCGGCGTTGTGCTGAATTATTTGCAGACACTTGAATTAAACCAAGTCGTTACCCGGTACCTTGTTGTACTTGTTGATGCTACCCGAGCAAAAATCCGTGTGCTGCGTTACAACAACGACATATTTACCGAAGAGCTGTCGGTAAACTACAACGCAAAAGTAAACACGTGGTATCGCCTGTATACAAGTTTAAATCTCAACGGTAATGCGCTTACTGTAAATTTTTCTGTATCAGAACTTGACGGCACGCACGCTGCAACTGGTTTCACAAGCATCACCAATCCCGGCGAGGTTACGGGTTCTGTTGGTTTATTTACAAACCAGTCTTATACGTTTTTTAACAAATTTGTGGTGCAGTGATGACCGACGCGCGTATTTTATTTCCAGAGTTTCGCGACGAACAGTTGACGTCACGTTACCCGTTTGCAGATACAGCCACGCTGCAAAGCGCGGCAGCTGAAACAATTCAAATTGCGCCAGACACTTTTATTGACGCGTCATTCTTTGCGATCGGTGGTGGTACTCGCGCGTATATCTCGTCGATAGACGTAACGGCGCAACAAGTCACGATCACGGTTGGCGATTCTGATCTAACAAGCCGAATTTTTTCGCGTTACAATCCGCTGTCGCCACCGGCGGACGGGATACTGTTGTTTTCAGATATCTATGGTCGCCCGGCCGGAATGTTGCTATCAACTCCAATAGCGCTTGCGCGTTTTTCTGCGTGGGCAATTGGCGCCTATCCGTTTACGCAGGGCGAAACAGAGTTTGTATCTACGGTAGTGATCCCGGCGAATGAACCCGGTGTGCGCGCTATCCAAACAGAAAAAAAGCAGTTCTTAACAGGCGACATCTGGCTGGTTGGCGATCAAGGCGTTGTGCTGCGCCAAGACGGCCCGCATGTGATTCGATTTGACATTATCGGCGTCCCGCTATTTAAAAGATTCCTGTGTGAACCGCAAGGCGAGAATTTTCCGTCCAAACCTTATTTAAAAACCATCAACGGCTGCGGCCCCGACGAATACGGCAGTTTTACGTTTACTGCTACAAATCAACTGGTCAACGACGCCGTGTTGCGAATTTATGTTGACGGCGAGACAATTGTCGTCGATACCGTTGGTAGGAGCGTTGTGTAATGCCTCGTCCCGGATTTTACAACGATAACGAATACCGCGCGTATCCGTTCGTTTACGACAAACCAGCCACATTGCCCCCGCTGCCAACGAGCGTAATTGTTGACGCCGGTTTTGTAATGGGTCTCGACGCGTATTTTGACGAGACGCAGCACACCGTTTGGTTGTCGGCAATTAACAGCGTTGTGGTTGATACGGTGCCGGTGTTTGAGTTTGTGTTTAAAACAAATGCCAGTAGTGCCACACTGTCATTTTTTCGCGAGCAAGAATCTAACGAGTGGTTAAACGAGTATGCCGAGTCCGCGCCGCTTAACAGCAAACAATGCGCCGAAGAACCAATTTGGTCTGGGTTTATTGCTACCGGCCCGCTCGGCGCGCTTCGTGATGTTTTTTCATCCGGCACGTGGTCTTTTACCGACAATGATTACCGCGTTGAACCGGCGCTTATTCAAAATTTAAACAAGGCATATTTGCGTTCAATCAGTGTTGGAAATTACGACCGCGTTCGTGTGCCAGCTTGCGGCGTCACCGGCACGAACGATAACCGGCCAATCATCCTAAATGCGCGCTGCATAAAGGGCGACATTCGGCTCAAAGAAGGTTATAACTGCTTAATTACACAAACAGACCGCGCCAATGAGTTGAGTGTCAGCGCGACTAAAGGCGCTGGAGCCGGGTCAACGAGCGCAGAATTGTGTGCGCACGGAAGCGAAATACCGCTGTACCCGGCAGAACCGCTCGCGGCAGACAGCAAATTTTTTAGCGGTGGTCCGGCCTGTGACGAACTCATCACGACAGTAAACGGTGTTGGCGGTACAAATATCAATATCATTGGCGGCGCTGGAATTAACATTTTGATTGACGACGGAACAATCAAGGTGCAGAAGAAACCAAACGCGCAGGTAAACTGCACATAACATGGCTGAAAATCTTTTCAAAGACTCGCAGTGCCCGATCGAACCCGTACCAAAAGCGGATTTCGATTTTATTTCGTCGGTGTGCGAGATTGCGCCGCTGCCGCCGCCGATCTACGGCTGTCAGGCGCCGATCATCCCGCGCGAGCCGCCGACCGAAGTGGGCATTCGCTGCCCAGACTTCTCGGCAGTGACGACGCTGGGCGTCAACTTTGTAGATACCAGCGGAACAGGCGCGTGCGACTCCGCTAAAAACGAGCTCAAGATTGAACAAACAGATATCGATCCGTGTAAATACGAAGTCACGCTCGACCTGAACATTCCTGTTCCGCGCATACCGTGCAGCACGCTTACCGCCGGCGAGTTTGGTTTGGAAGTCGGTTATCAGGATTGCGTCACGCAAACCAGCGAAATACGCATCACACCAATTATCACGCCCGGCGATTGTACCACGCCAGACAGCTGCGAATTTGTCATTGATTTGGATCTAAAGATCCCGGTGCCGAAACCGCCGTGCCCGCAAATCGTCATTACTAATTTTGCCGTCAATTCTGGGTATGCCGATTCCTCGTGCATGACGGACGCGCAAAACAAATTCACGTTAACGCCGGTAATCACGGCCGGCGATTGCGACACCGCTGATCAGTGCCGGTTTGAAATAGAGCTTGAAATTGCGGTGCCAATTCCTCGGCCGCCGTGCCCGCTTATTAACCTGACAAACTTTACCGTCGACAGTGGTTACTCGGACGGCGATTGCTTGTTGGGCAAACAGAACTACTTCAATATCACCAGCCGCGAAATACCGGGCGACTGCAATACGCCCGCGCGATGTGAATTTGACGTTGACCTGCAGATTGCCATTCCAATACCGCGCCCGCCGTGTCCGACGCTCAACCCGCCAGTATTAAAAGTTACCTCCGGTTATGACGACTCGTCGTGCATCACGGGCGAGAACCGGTTTGAAATCACAACGCGCGTTATACCCGGTGACTGCAATAACGCCGACCAGTGCGAATTTAATTTTGACTTAGAAATCGTCATCCCAATTCCGCGACCGCCCTGCCCGATCATCAACTCGCCAACGTTTGTAGTGAACACCGGCTTTGACGATCAAACCTGTGTGCCGCCAGATTCGATTTTCACGATCACAACAAAACATACGGCCGGCGACTGCAACACGCCGGATCAGTGCGAGTTTGACGTTAATCTTGAAATCAATATCCCAATTCCACGGCCGCCATGCCCGATCATCAACTCACCTGCACTGACTGTAAAAACCGGCTACAACGATCAGAACTGCACGCAGCCTGATTCAAAGTTCACTATCACGCCTAAGCACACGCCCGGCGACTGCAAGACACCCGACCAGTGCGAATTTGACGTTGAGTTAGAGATCAATATTCCAATTCCGCGTCCGCCATGCCCAATCATCAATTCGCCAACATTTAAAATCACAACAGGTTACGCCGATCAAACGTGCGCGCAAGGTGGTTCAAAATTTGAGATTACAACAAGCCACACCGCGGGCTCGTGCGACGACCCGGGACAGTGTGAGTTTAATGTTGATCTTGAAATTGTTGTACCGATCCCGCGAACGCCATGCCCAATTCTTAATTCGCCGACGTTCAAGCTTGCGGTCGGCTATGACGACCCGACGTGCGGCGCGGGCGGTGACTCATCTTTCACCATCACATCGCGCTCAATCCCGGGTGGGTGCAATACGCCCGATCAGTGCGAATTTGATTTTGATCTGACGCTTTCAATTCCGATTCCAAAACCAGCGTGCCCAAATATCAACGTTAATTCGTTTGAGGTCACGAGTGGTTACGCTGACTCGACATGCGTGCAGGGCAAATCGAACAAGTTTGAAATTACCTCGACTATTACGCCCGGTAATTGCAACACACCAGACCAGTGTGATTTTGATATCGATCTTGAAATTGTGGTGCCAATTCCGCCGCCACCATGCATAAAAATTACAAAAAAATCGTTTACCCAGAAAGTTGGTTACACCGGCACTACGTGTGTAAGCGGGTCGTCTAAATTTGAAATTGTCACGGAAGTGACGCCGGCCTCGGGCTGCGATCAACCAGAGACATGCGATTTCAATGTCTACCTAGATCTAGTTATTCCGATTCCGCGACCAAAATGCCCGACGTTGATGAAGTTCATGACCGTCAACAGCCATTACAAAGATGGCCCGGCTGGTCGGCTCAACAATACGCCGAGTTTTTTCAATCTTATTGCAACTACAACCCCGGCTACGTGTAATGATCCGGGGTCATGCACATTTCTATTTGATATCCACGTTGACGTTCCGCAACCTCGGCCGCCGTGCACGACAGTACGCGTCAAAAACCTTGAACATCAGGTTGGCTATGACGTGCCACCTAAGTTCAAGTTTGAAATTCAAAAATGCCCGGAATACGACGAAAAGCGCGGCACAAATGATCCGCCGGTTTGCTGCTACGAGATTGACTTTGAAATCGATATTCAGATTCCAAAGCCGCCGTGCACGACTGTCTCCATGATGGTTGATATGCGCGTTCTGCCACCACAGGCAGATCCGTATGCGTTCGCCAGTTCCCCGATATTCAATTTTGACGAGGGTTACTACTGCGACGTAGTCATACCGTTTTATATCGGCATCCCGAAGCCGTGCATCCCGAAAATTCAAGGCGGCGAGGGAATTGCTCTTACTGGTTGCGGCATAGAACCGCGCGCAGAGATTCTTGTTGAACAGCTCGATCTATGCGAATTCAAAATAACGCCGTACATCTGGATCCCTAAATGCCCGCCGCAACCGTGCCCGCAGATAGAGGTCAACATTGATGTTGTCGAATCTGAGTATCCGTATGGTTACGGTTACGTCACGCCGTCACAGGTAGGCGGCAGTAGCGGTGACGAGCCGGGCGTATGTACGTACGACATTGAGTTAACTATCGGCGTACCCGTACCGTGCGTACCAGAGTTTACGGGCGCCAGTTTGGAGATGCGACCGTACGGCGGCGGCACACCGGAAATACATGTCGACATCGTTGAGACAACTACGTGCAAATATGAAGTGCAAGGATATGCATACATCCCGACAGGTATCTCGGGCGGCACGGTTAATATCAAACCCAGCGGTGTCGGAACCGGCAGCATTGAAGTTGATACGGAAACAGGTCAGCTCACCATCAACATTGACTTAAACACAACCGAGTGCCCTGCAACGAGCAGTGGCAGCGGCAGTGGCAGCGGCGGCGGTGGAAGCGGATCATGCGAGAAGGGCGACAAGGGAGACAAAGGAGAACCGGGTGAGCCGGGTGAAGACGGCGTCGGTCAACAGGGGCCGCAAGGCGAAAAAGGTGAACCGGGCGTACAGGGTCCGCAAGGTCCCGCCGGCGCCGGCGGGCCACAAGGTCCGGCTGGTCCTGCAGGCCCGCGCGGCCCTGCAGGCTTTGGCGGCATGCAAGGCAATCAGGGCGACAGAGGCGAGAAAGGCGAGAAAGGCGAGAAAGGCGAGAAAGGCGAGAACGGCGACATCGGGCCGCAGGGTCTTCCGGGTGCAAGTATTATCGGGCCTCAAGGCGAGATGGGTCCGACTGGTTGCACAGGCGATCCCGGTCAATCTGGCCCGCAAGGTCCCGCCGGCGCCAAAGGCGATACAGGCAATACCGGACCCACTGGCGCGAAAGGCCAGAAGGGCGACAAAGGCGAAAAAGGCGTAACAGGCCCGATCGGTCCCCGCGGTGTAACCGGCCCAATAGGTCCTGTGGGCCCCAAGGGCGATACAGGCTCAACTGGTCCAGTCGGCCCTGCTGGAGCCGCTGGAGTATCAGGTGCTCGTGGTGCGACCGGCGTAACTGGCCCAGCTGGCGCTGCGGGTGCTGCTGGCGCTGCTGGTTCTGCTGGTGCTACGGGCGCAGCTGGCGCTACCGGCCCGCGCGGTATTACAGGCCCGGTTGGCCCAACCGGACCGCGTGGTGTTACAGGCGCGCAGGGTTTGCGCGGCGCCACCGGCCCAAAGGGCGATACAGGCTCAACCGGCGTGGCTGGTGCTACTGGCCCGCGCGGAGCAACTGGGCCAAGCGGTCAAAACGGTCAAAACGGTCAAATCGGCGCAACAGGTATTCAAGGCGCTACGGGACCACAAGGACCGGCGGGAACAACCGGCCAACGCGGTTTACAGGGCGCCACAGGCGTTGCCGGCGCAACAGGTGTTGCAGGCCCACGCGGCGTTACTGGCCCGCAGGGGGCCACTGGTACCGCCGGAGCGACGGGTCCAGAAGGTGCGACAGGGCCGTGTGGCAATGTTGGCGCTACAGGCGCAGCGGGTCCGCAAGGTGCAACCGGAGTAATACCCGCCGGTGGTACAATTACATTTACACCATCTGCCGTGGGTAGCGGCACAATTACAGCAACCACGTCGGCGATTAACGGAAACATTAACATCAATATTGCCGAGTTAGTCCGCTCGGGCGCGTTTTTAAACGAGTTTATCGCGCAATTGAATACAAACACGAACCTGCGTAACGCTGTCCGCGCCGTTTTAAATAACTAAACCACCATGACCGACCCATTAAATAACGACGCGCCAGTCGAGATGGTGCCGTACGACGGCATCACAATGGCCGACAGCGGCGGCGGCTGTGGCGTCTGTCCAGCTGGCCCACAAGGCCCACAAGGAAATGACGGCCCGCAAGGTCCTGCCGGGCCAGCTGGCGCCCGCGGACCGCAAGGCGCGCAGGGCAATGTAGGCATGACTGGCCCTAAAGGCGCCACTGGTGTTAGCGGTCCACAAGGAAAAACAGGTGCTACTGGAGCGAAAGGCGCGACGGGGCCGGTAGGCGCGACAGGCGCTACAGGTGTCGCCGGGGCTACCGGCGCAACAGGTTTAAAAGGAGCCACCGGCGCAACCGGGGTCAAAGGCGCGACGGGGGCTACCGGGCCGCAAGGCAAGGCCGGCGCGAACGGTATAACGGGCCCAAAAGGCGCGACTGGCCCGACAGGGCCCAGAGGTATTACGGGCGTTAACGGGGCTACAGGGGCCACAGGGCCGCGCGGAGCCACCGGCCCGAAAGGAGACCGCGGACTGCAGGGCGCACAGGGGCTACAAGGTTTAATTGGCCCGCAGGGTTTAATGGGGCCGCAAGGCGTTGCCGGCTCGGTCGGCGGACAGGGGCCGCAAGGACCATCTGGGCCGGCGGGCTCCAGAGGCTCAAAAGGCGATACAGGATCTACAGGTGCGCGTGGCGCCACAGGTCCGCGCGGACCAGCTGGACCTACCGGACCCTACGGCGCAACAGGCGCGTCAGGTGTCGGTCATACGGGCGCTACAGGCCCGTGCGGCAACGTAGGGCCAACCGGCCCCACAGGTCCGCAAGGTGAACTGACTATCGCGCAGCTTATTGCCGCAATTCAAACTAACGCGACACTACGAGCCGCCATAAAAGCGGCGGCGTTAGCGTAGCGTTGTTTTTAATACACGGCTAGAATGCGATCGCACTTACGCGAGGACTATCTATGACGCAGCGTATTACACGCATGATTTCAATCAGCCGCGATAACATTATGCAGTTTGCACAACAGCAGCCGTTTTTTGACGCTGTTCCCGGACTAGCAAATCTTCAACCACAGTTTGAAGCCTGTCGCGCCGCCTACGACAAATCAGCCAGCGAACGCGGTTGCCGATGCCGCGCCGACAACAATGTTCTTTCTCCGTGCATGACGGCATTTATCGAAGCACTGCTGCACGCCAAAGAAAACGACCAAGAAACAATGCGGCAATTTATTCAATTTGTAGCCAAAACGCCTAACATTGAAACGACTGGCGTTACAATATATTACTCGCCCCCAGACGGCTCCGCGCCCCAGAGGCACACGTTTCCATGAGTTGCGTCAGCCCAGAACGTTCAAAACTTTTGCACGGCGCAAAACCGCATGTGTTGGCCGACGGTACGCACGCCGCTGTCATCAAAATCAGACTACGAGATCCTTGGGATCGGCCGGTAGCAGGGCGACAGGCTGAAATCATAGCGGACGTCAACACCGTACAAATCACACAACCGGGGATCACAGACGACGAGGGTTTGGCGCTGGCCTATGTGCGTTCGACAACCCCGGGGCCTGTAAACATCACTGCGCGCGTCTTGCCTCTACAAGGATAAGTCATGTCAAACTGCTCAAGTTGCGAACCAGACCCACTTGACCCAATTATCAATTTGCCGGATACGCTGGGACTCAATTTTTATACGCCGGAGTTAAATCCTCCGCCGCCGTCTACCAGCAGTCGCCGTGTAAAACTGACATGGAGCGTGAGTCGTTACAACTTCCATTCGACAGACGGCATTCGGGTGCGCATTACAGCGAGCGATCCCGTAGACATGTCCGATAAAATCTTCGCCTATCAACTGCTGCCCCTCAAGCCGGGCGCCGAAGCCCGCGTAGGCGCATTTGACCACGTCTGTTCGCCGACGGATCTGGAAGAGTATCCCGAAGACGATCCGATTCCAAATGACCGTCCGGCGTGGTTCCGGTTGAATTACGTAGACGTGCTGCTCAGGTCGCGATCCGAAGTTAAAGAATTTATTGAAAACGTTGTCGAGGATGTTCAGCGGCTTAAGAGCACGCTAGACACGGCAGACCACCTGCTGCCCGGCGGCGCGGTATGGATCGGTCCTGCGCCAGTTTCACCGTGAGGTTATTATGCGCGACATGGTAGTACTTGAAGACAGTACAATTATCTCAATGATGAACAACCCGGAATACGCGCAAAGCATTCCCTGCCTGTTCAACAAAAAAGATTTGTTCCGCACTGAGGCTGGCGGGTGTGGCGCATGTGCCCGTAAAAAACAAGAAAAGCAACGAAGTGCGATGGCGCAAATTAAATCGTGCCTTGCCGGAATGAGTTCCGAGAAAAAGACACTTCTCAAATCGTTACTTGACGCCAGTAAAATTCGCGTGGTCTATGTGAACGCTGGCGGGCAAACTGTACAGCTCACGTTCTAGCCGCACCTGCCACGTGTAGGCTGCGATCTTCCGCCGCCCTGCGCTGACTGAACGGCTGCGTTCCACGCGGCCAACGGGCTCCATGCCCTAGGTCAGCGCGGGGCGGCGGTTGCATTTTCCATTTTCTAGAACACGATACTTTGCGCCGTAAGTCGTTTAATTGCAACGATGTTCGCAATTCGCGAATTCCAGACGACGCTAAATTTTTCCCAAAAACGCGGCATATTTATTGTCGCTACTGTATCGTATCAGTAGCTCCCTTTCCACGCGTTACAAGGGAGTTAACGCATGTCTCTTTCGGCTACCGCGGAGAAAATCCGCCTAGCAGTCACCACTCGTTGCAAGAAACGAGCGCCGGAGTTTCAGATCGTAGATGAAAAGGCGCATCGTTTGTTCGACAGGACTGCAGAGAAGTTCGCAGATGAAATCTCGGGGCTAGCGAACTTCTGGGAGCGAGCAGCGTTTCTGCGGGAACGTGTGCTTAAGCGCACCACGCGAAAGTTACGCGGGCATATGGCGCGGTTGTACAACGAGTACACTGCGGCATTGCTGCGTGGTGAACTGGCATCCATGGAGGATGAGCCAGTGTTTAAAGAGATCGATCCTCGTATTGAGGTTACTGCGCAATATCATGCGTACCTTGCCTGCACCGCCGGAGATTAATTTCCGGCGTGTTCTGACTGTGTAGTCGGGACACATCTATTCGTCTTATGACGGCTGATGTGATTCCCGGCTACGCAGTCAGAACTAAACCTTTTCCAATTTTCCTTAGCTATTACACAATGGCACGCAAAAGCAAAGCAAAACTCGACAAGCCACCGGCTGGTCCAAAACCAGCTTTTGTAATGGCTGACCCAAATGACGATGCCGCTGCGTTCGGGTGGACGCTCGGCAAACTGAGATATTTATCCGAGGAGATAATCGATGGAGAACGATGGCCCGGGCCCGGCGTGTTTGACGTTACGTACCCGTACGAAGTTCGTCAGACGTATGGCCACATTATTGAATTTCTTAACCCAGCCTTCCTCCAAGTCCAGCTCGACGGCAATCAAGATGTCCGCCGGGCGGCAGAAAAAGCCCGCGAAGAAGGCTACACACCAGAAGCAATCGCGAAGTTTCGTAAGGTGATCATTCGCGTCTTTAATGAGCAAGTGATCCCGGATATCGTCAAGCGGTTTCAAAAAGCAGCCGGGATGGTCGCAGAATTCTACTGCGCCCGGTTGGCGCATATCGACACGTTTGGAGTAGAAGAGTGACGACAAAAATATCAAAAACGCAAAAGAAGAGGCGCGCGTCGCGCGCCTCCGGTACGCCAAAAAAGAATCCGTACGGCCCCGAGTACCAAAAGAAGCACGCGCTGTCGGGCTATCTTGTCGTCTGGCGGCACACAATGGACGACGTGCCTGTCGGCCTATTTGGCACACTTACCGCGGCGTGCCACGCGGCAACGTCAATGAGCCGCCGCGCCGCATACGCTGCCGCCAAGAAACTCGATATAGATTGCGGCACACCAATATGTTTTGCCGTTGTCGGATTTGATAACGGCAAACCTACGGATATGCTCATCGTCGACCGGCCAGACGACGCCTGATCAAATCGAAGCTAAGATAACAAAATCTCGACGGTAACCGGCGACCGGGCCGCGCTTGCCCATCATCAACTCGTCGTCGGTCTTGCCGTCAGCGTCAACCGGATATGGGCCGCTCGCGCTCGAAACCCCCGGGCGGTTCAGTCCGGCTTCCGCAGCTTTTTGCAGCACGACGTTTGCAGTTGCCGACGACAGAAGTTCTTCGATACCATTGGCGCTGACGACGAATTCAGCGCGACCAGACGTAATGTTAGAAAGGTTGTCGATGATGGAAACAGACATGGCTACCTCCGAAGTGAAAAAAGACCTGACGCTCGATATGGTAATGCGGGTCGTAAAACTTAGCAAGTTGCAAATACGCAATCTTTTTTCGGCTGTAATGAAAAAGACGGCCCCGGCTCCAGACGCCCCGCTTGCCGAAGATGCGGTGTTTTACATCCTGATCGCTGACATGATGGAAAACCTTGCGTTTCTGTCTGCAGAACAGCGCTTGCTGCTGCTAGAGCTGATGTGGGCGTCGCGGCACATGGAAGACTGGCCTGAGACGGCAGACAACCACCCGTGCTGCGCCCAACAGATCGCTTTCGCGGATGGGCGGTTTGCCACGTGGAGCGGGCAATTTGGCTGGACGGATCTTGAGTCTGGAGAACGGGTTACGACTCTTCCAAGGACGCCGCTAGAGACAATCGCGTATAATCTAGTCGAGCTGCGCCACCGGGGTGTGCGGCTGATTGAGAACAGGGCTGGCCTCAATGTCAAAAATAATGCAGGAAGCGTGGAAGAGCCGGGAGACGTTTGCGACAGTACTACTGACGCTGTTTCTTGACAAATTTGGGATGGAAGCGTTGCACTGGGACCCAGCCACCATCACCCTCGAAATTGAAGAAGAGTTTGACGTCGAGCTTCCCCAGTTGTCACTCGACAAGCTGCTGGTCGCCATTCAGCTTCTCACCACAGATCAGTTCTTTAAAAGCCTGCCCGATTTCATTAATTTTTGCAACGTTCTAGGCGGCGACACATACCGACCAGATATGTGGGATCCCGCTGACGCCGAAGAAGTGGCGTGGGGGATTACAGAAGCCTTGCTAATCTCCCCGCCCGACGATGAAGACCCGGAACCGTTTACAGATGAGATACGCGCCTACATCGGTTCCGTGCTCGACAGTGAAGGAATCATCAACGCCCCCGACATCCTGCGCGTGGCACTCAGAGCCGCCCGCGTGTCGCCCTCCATTCAAGACTTCTCGGATGATCCTGAGATGTTCAACGCTGTGTATGACGTAGAGGCCGGAAAAACAGAAGACATTAACCAGTCAATTCGTTTGAAAACTGGATTACTTATCAAACAACTCGCGGCGTTAGATTTGCAAAACGGCAACACGAAGTCCGTGGTTGAGTTACTGCAAAAATCTGCAACAGAATGATGGAGCCATCATGCTTGTACTCTCAAGGAAGAAGGAACAGGAAGTCGTAATTGGTAACGGCATTGTCGTCAAAGTGCTGGGGATTACCGGCGATAGAGTAAAGATCGGCTTAACCGCGCCCAAAGCCACGTCCATCGTGCGCGGTGAACTATTAGTCAAAAACGAGGACAAAAAGAAAGATGGGTTGGAACGACAGACTTCTTGACGAACCATACAGACCGTACGAATCAGACGAAGACCGTGACGCCTACGATAACTGGCATCACTATTTAGAATCTTGCCGCCAAGAAGAACTTAGCGGCCTCTCATCTCAAAACATCGACCCGGGCGCTCTCACGCCCAAGGTTCGCGAAAACCCAGCGCTTGCGGCGTTGCGCGAACTTGTCAAACGGATAAAACATATCGCACATGTCGACAAAAATTGACCACTGCGGGTTTGAACAACTTGCACGCTTTTTCCAAGCGTGCAAGTACACGATTGATAGCGCCGAAAAATACTGCTGGGATTGTTATGGGCGGAACGCCGTAATAATCGACGCGTCTCGCATCGGACCGCGTCCGCAAAAAGATGACCCGCGCGCAACCGGGTTTATTGCCGGCGCGCAGATCATCATGGACAGTGTGACAAGCACTGTTTTTGAAATCTCGGTTTGCGACTACGTAAGCTGCAAGGGCAAGGGCAGCGCTTACAAGTGGTACAACCCACAGTACAGCCTGTTTCACGACCTTGAAGCGAGCCGCCGCGGGCTGGCAAAAGAAACGCACCAAGCGTGGGACAAAGTCGACTACAAAAAAACGACGGCGAACGCCGTGCTTGGGCGTATTACAAAATTGTTTGCGCAGTCGAAACCAAAGCCAAAGCGAAAACCTAAGAAAAAGCTTTCAGCCCCGGGCAAGTTCGCGAAGGCGCTCAAGCGAAAGAAGACTGTCCGCCGCCGCTGACTTAACAACAGCGCCGGCCGTCTTCTGCTGCACCAGTCGGTCCAGCGTGGCGGCCATACCGCGGTCAAGCGTGGGCACAATGGCCGCGAGCTTGTCCCGGTCCATGTACACTCCGCCGGCGCTCACGGCATCAGCGAACTCGTCGCCAAGCCACTCACGCACGTCTTCAACCGCCAGCTTCTCAAGATCTTCGAGGGCGTAGACGTTGCCGGTCGTGGTTTCGACGTTCTGGTTCATGAACTCGCGGGCTACCTTTTCGGTGATTGCAAATAATACTTCTTCAGGCCGTGGAAGCCCGCCGGCGTCGTATAGCCGGTAAAGCTGGGTATTCCTATCAAAATTGTCGACCGCGCTCGCCAACTTCAACCGGGTCTCAACCTCGCGAGCCCTTTCGGGGTTCTGGTCAATGACCTCAGCCAACTTGGACAACTCAGCGGCCAGATCGGCGTGCTGCCGTTGGGTGAGCCGTACGCGGTCTTTAAGCATTTGGCTGGCAACCTTGGCGGCACAAGCACCAAGGCCGGCAGCAAGTTCAAGCGAGCCGTCAGCCTCAGAAACATCTGCGCTGTATTCAGCCGCCTTTTCGAGGATTTTGCTGGCGATGATATGACGGTCGGCAAACACAAAGTTGTCGCGAAATTCCTTGAAGTGGGCTGCGGCAAACTTGACTTCGGAGGCGTTGCGTAGCGGCCAGTGCCGTTCTTTACCGCCCATGTCGCTGACCCAGACAATCGCAAACTCGGAGTCTGGCAGCGCATTAATGTCATGGCTGTTGGCCGCGGCGACCTTTTCTTCTAGTTCCGCCACAGCACCGGCAATGCCAAAATATTCAGCCGCTTGGTGTATCCTAGTTTTAATAGTGTCGGCGTCGCGCGGGTCAAACTGCGCTTGCTTGTCCGCGAAGAAAAGCGCGGACATCCATGTTGCGGGCGCCGTGTGACACGGATAAAGTTTATTGCGCTGATCAGCATACAAATGGCGTGCTAACTCAGAGCCGCCGGTGAGTCTGTCATGCGCGGCACTTTTAACAAAGTCGGGCTGCGGGTACAGAGTGGTAAGCCGGTGCGTTTCGCAACCACTGACATCGTGTGACTGATCGAGCGGGATATTTGTCATGGGTTTTCCTACCTGTTTAGTCAGCCGACAACACCATGTGAGCGCCCTATCGGCGTTGGGCGTTGCGCCAGAAAATGTGACTTTTCCGGCCGTCGTGAATTGTCCGTTATGTCAACAGAATACTCTGCACCTGTTTGACGACCTAGCCACAGACGGTATATGGCTGCACTGTAATTCGTGTCAAGTCCATGGAGATATCATAACCTTTGGCGCGTCATTATGGAATACAAGCCTACCCGACGCGCTTAACAGGTTCGCTGACCTAAATCTCGTAAATCACGGCGAAAAAGACAATATGGCGGGCGAGTACGACCGCGCCATAACCCGGCACCGTGAAATAGAGAACTTTTGGTTTGACGCCGAAGCGCAGATATGGAACCACAGCGACGACTTAATCGCGTGCCGCCTCCGCGAGCTGGGCGTGCAACATGAGATCAACGCGGCCGGACTAGTTGGCGTGGCGTACCCGGATCAGATTGAAAAGATCTGCCGCGCGCTTGGCAGGGCAAAACCGCGAAGCGTCCGCCCAAAAGGCACGAGTCTTGTCTTTCCATATTACGACTTGCCCGGACGGCTTACCGGCGTCTTACTTGTGCAATACACCGAAGAGTTTGAAGCCAAACAAACTTTCGTGCCAACCACCGGGTACAAACGCCGCCGACCAGAAGCCGGGTACTTCCTGCTCAAGACCGCGCTGCAACCAGTCGGAGAGCTGTTAAAAAATACCCAGTTCATTGTCGACAATCCGTTCTGGGCGCTGAGCATGCAATGCGAGCACCTGCAGCGTGGACTACCCCTGCTCCCGTTAATGTGCAGCTATACCGGACATGAAGCCAACAGCTACGGGTTGAACTGGCATTCTTTTCCGCCATTGAGCCGAATCTTCCAGAGTCGCGCCATAAATCCAGAACTTGTAAGCCGCGCCTGCACAGCCCGCGGTTACGTAACGATTATGTCGCAGACGCAGCGGTTACAGCGCCGGCTAAGTACAGACGCGCTGAGCCGACTCACCGCCATGCGCGTAAACGCAGAAACATGGCAAACAAGCTTGTACCGCGCCATGAGTAGTATGAGCGAGATTGCCGCGCACTCGTTCGCCTCCCGCCTGACGATCACGCCGGACAAACTGACCGTGTTTCTGAAAAAGATATCAGAACGGTTTTCTGCCGGATTTGCTGATCGCGTGCTGTCGCAGGTGAACACCATGCCGTCGGCCACGACGCCAAAACTGTCGTGGCGCTGGTTGGTCACTCCGCGTAGCGACGGCTGGTGGAGCGTGACGAATCAACGCATATGCTCGGCGAACGTCGTCATCAATAAGATCGTGCATTCAGACGACGGCGAAAAAACGTACAGCGGCGTCATCTATCTTGCCGGCGAAGAGTTCCCGTTCTCAGACAGCGCCAACAAAATTGAGCGCATGGGATTATTAGCGTTTGCGGAAGCACACGTCGCGCAGTATCGCAAACTGCTGGTTTTTGATCGAACATGGAATCGGCGCAGCCACTTAATATCCATAGAGCTGAACAACCCGGAATTCATCAACGTTTCAAATCGGCTTGGGTGGGATGACAAAGCAAACGTTTTTCGTTTCGCTAACTACGAAATTAAAAACGACGGCACAACAGCAGAGACGCTGTCGCCTACAAAAAAACACCGCCGCGTGACGTTTCCTGAACCGGTAAAAGTCGCCCCGCCAAGCATCCGAACGTTACTCACACCCAGTCCTGAGAATGCGTTCACGTGGAGTATTTTTGCTTCAGTTGCCGCCGGGCTAATCAACCCGATCTTGCGCCGCGAACATGTTGCTACCGCCGTCACAGGCGAAAACTTCGACACTGCCGTAAAAATTGGTGAGATGCTGGGCTGCGAGCATTTGCAGGCAGCTATTTTGCGCCGCGCCGACGTCAGCAAACACATCTACGACAAAACAAACGAATGCCTGTGGCCAACATTTGTATCGAGCACGTTTGACGATACAAGCGTGAGTCCAATCGTTCCGAAATGCCACAACCGCCCGCTACTCGTAAAACTATCCTCAATCGCCGCGGCCGCCGCGCAAAGTTACGGGTGGCAAGTGGTTGACGGTCGCGCGAGCAGCAAATCAACTGATTTTTCCGTTCTACGTTACGTTCTGCCGGCGTACATCCAACACACCCTCAAAAATAGGATGCGGCTCAGCCTCCTCGACCAAAACACAACCCTCGCGGTACTGGCAGACGTTTCGGAGTGGTTGAACACAGCGTATGGCGCCACGTTCCAGCTGGAGTACGCCGCCGGCAGGTTAAGTACGCAAACCACTGCTGATACCGCGTTTTTAGCCGCTGTTTACGCCGGTATACAAACCGGAAAAATCGACGTACTCCCGCAACCGCGCAAAAAAGATCAACCGACAAATTACATTTTGCGAAAAAAAGAACACTGGTGGTTGAATCAAAGGGCCATTGATCGTTATTTTTATAGTTGCAAAGCATTGCCACCAAACTGGTTACAGATTGTCGAGCAGCTGACGGCTAACGACGCTTTTAAAGGCGAAGCTATTGTTCACGGCATGCCCGGCATTCTTGTAACAACAGAATTGTGCGACCAGTACTTGTTGTCTGATCTAAACGCCGCCCGGGAAATCGGATAATTATGCGCTATCTTGAGCCAGCTTCTTTTCGCCGTGACGCTAAATCGAAACGTGACGACGGCCTTGACGACGATTTTATCGAAGAAGAATGGCAATTCGTTGACGACGAAGACGATGACGACGACAGTCTCATGGATACGCCGAAACCAAACTACTTCTTTGATGACGAGGAAGAAGAAGAGGACGACGACGAAGACTACGAAGACGACGAAGAAGAAACCGATGAAGACGATGAGAACTGGGACGACGACGAAGACTATGAAGATGAAGATGAAGACGAGCCGTCATATGACGAAAACTTTGAAGTAGACGAGAACGACAATTTTGATGACGAGGACTAATAGGCATACATGCAAACCTTTTTGCCGCTGCCGCGGTTTAAAACCTCGGCTGCCTGCTTGGATAATAAACGTCTAGGCAAGCAAAGGGTTGAATGCAAGCAGATATTACTCTGCTTGGGCGTACCAGTCGGCGAGCACGAGCCCGGCACATCAAGCTGGCGCAATCACCCGGCTGTTCGAATGTGGTTGGGTTTTGAAACCGCGCTGACTGTATACGCCATAGTAGTTTGCCGCGAGTGGATTCACCGCGGCTTCAACGACACACTGTGCCCGCAATTCATGCGCAGCTACGTTCAGTTGCGGGCACAAATAACAGTTAATCGCTACCCGCCGTGGGTGGGCGACGAAACATTTCACGCGAGTCACCGCAGCAACCTACTGCGAAAAGACTATCGCCACTATTCGCGGTTTGGTTGGCTAGAGCCAATTGATCTGCCATACTACTGGCCCGCAGGGTTGGTAGCAGAACCAGTTTGATGTGACGCCGGTGTAGCTCAGTTGGTAGAGCCACTGATTTGTAATCAGTAGGTCGTCGGTTCGAGTCCGACCGCCGGCTTTGTATAATTCATGGGTAAGCGCGGAGGCTGCCCATGGAATTTGTTATCAAAATCAAAGACATCAACAAGCTTGCGTTAATTGATGTCACCGCGCTTATGTCGCGGCTTTCGTGGCCTGATTCTGGCAGCAGCAGCTCGATTCAAAAAGAGTTGCACAAGCGGTACGGCGAGCCAGAACCCGGCCCACACCCAGAAATGGCGCTAGCTCTAGTCTGGCTGGATGATGTACTTGCTGGCTGGGTGGGTACACGCCCGTGGCCTGAAAAATTCAAGGGGCGCCAGACAATTGTACAAACCGTGGAATGTTTTGTTGACCCAGACTATCGCCGCCGCGGAATTGCAAAGCTTGGGCTGACAGCGCTCATTGCGGCCGGACACATAGACCGAAACAAGGTCGTGGCTGTCTACGCACATGACGTCATAAAGCTAGCGAGCAAATGCGGCTGCAACGTTGTCACTTACTGCGATCCATAACATGAAACGCTACCACGAAGAAAAACACATCATCTTCCGCCGCCGGGAAGAAGCCCGCCAGCTAAACGGCGGAGAATACGGCGCACCGGGTCGTTACCGCAAAACCCACAACGGCTGTAACCGCGCCTCATGCCAGCTGTGTCACCCGGAAAAATTCCCCAAACGCATTCCAACCCGGAAAGAGCGTCAACGATGGAAAGAGGATGAGTAACCCAGTTATACCAAAAGAAGTTTACGATTCATACCCGGTTTCAGATCTGCTAGGCATAGATCCGCCGGAAGTTGGCGAGTCCTTTCACGACTACATCAACCGCCAAAGCAAAAACGCAATTCGCCAGTGTGGCGACACTCTCTTCGCGTTTTTGATATTTGAAATGTCCGATGCCGGCGACCGAGAAGAAGCCGTGCACATGATCGACACCGCTATCCGCGATTTGACCGCGGTGCGGGACCACCTTGCAAGGAGAACTGATAATGGCTGATTTTGCAAAAGAAATTGAGACAGCAGCCCAGCGGTTGGCTGTCGCCGTCAAGACCGAGATGGAAATGGAAGACAACCGTCACAATGTCAAGTTTGGCGCCATCGGCCGCATCATGAGCGCTGGAGACAACCCGCTGACCGGCAAGCCGCACAGCTTCTCCAGCGCAGAGGCCGGTGTTCACGGTGACAGCCAGTACGCCGATTATCTCGCCCAGTTGCGCATCGCCGTCGAGAATCGTATTTTGGCCCGCGGCTCGTATGATGCCGCGCTGGCACGTGCCCGGCTCAGCAATGAAACCAAGTGAGGTTCAAATGTTTGAGGATTTTGAAAACAAAGCCGGTGACGACGATGACGACGTGCAGCACCACGTGTGCAACTCAATCGAAGGTTTACGCGATCACGTTCTGTGCGTGTTTGGCCATTTTCTGTCTCACGTGAGTGGTCAAAACGTAACTGACGCAATAGAGCATCAGCGTCAGTTCTTAGAGATTTGGGAGGTTGAAAACATCGTAAAAGAGCTTAGCGATGTTTCGCATGACGGTATGTACGGCATCGGCGCCAACTCGTTTGAAGAGTACAAAGAAAAGATGCTTGGTTTGTTCCGCGCTCTCGGTGCCCGGTTGCTGTCGAACGTCATGGCGGCTGGCGTGAAACAAGGACTCCTCGACGCCGAATATGATTTCGAGAAAGATGCTTTTGCTTTCTCGGTTACTGAAAAGGGTATGCACGTTGTCAGCGAATACGATGACCCCGCTGGAAAAGCTTGATACGCTGATCAAAGCTTTCGAGGCGACACAGGAAAAATACAGCAAGTACGGCGCCCGAGACTCAGAACCGGACGGAATATTTCAAAGATTACTGGACGCCGCCCTCGACGGAAAATCACCCGCTGTTCCTCGTACAGGCGCCGCATGGGAGCTGTACGCGTCGTCAATGGATTGCGACGAAGCTGCGGCGGCGCTTGAAAAAGCGGCGCGCGCCGTAGTTGATGTCATTGAAGACATTCCAATTCGGCACTCAGCCGCGCTACGGCAAAAGATAGAAAAATACTGTTGGCGCATCTATTAAAACGGTCAATAACCAAAATAGTTGTTGCCGATTGCGTCGTCAGCCCAGTCGTCGTCCATCGGCGTCTCGGCTTGTACGGCGCGCGCGCTTAGTCGAGCAACGCCGGCAATCTCGGCGAAGTTTGGCCACGCGTTGTTTACGTGCCACAACGCCGCGCACCCCAAGTTGACAGCCTGCGCAAAGTCGTCAGTCAATAGTGTGTTTCTAGTGATGGTATAAATATCGCCGCCCAATCGGGATTCGGCTTTTTCTTCTACCAACGCTAAGAAATCTGATATCAAACCCGGCGAGTCCTGCGACGACCAGTCATACTGGAAGAACCGGATCTGCTTTAGTTTGATAGCCTGACACGTGTACAGCAACGACCGCGTCTTATCAAGGCTGTAGTGTGCGCGGTGATTGATTTCCGTTGGTGGTTTATACACCATCAAATCTTGCGACGCGGAACGGACGAGCCGCATCGCAAGTACTCGGTCAAGATTAAACCCTGCCTGCACCATGACCGTCTCACGGACCGTGCCTGCACCGGTGTAATCATGAGCGACAAAATCGCAATTAAACAAGTTAGACCAGCGCATACATTCAACGGCTTCAGCCAAGTGGTCGCCACCAATGAGCAACCGTTTGGCCCATAGCACATCGATTGTTCCATCGGGCCGGAATCCCAGCACAGACAGCACGGTGAAACTAATACCGGCTTCTCCGCCACCGCCCCAGTCGACCGCTAAAATGCGGTGTTTGTAATGCGACAGATTTGCGAAGCATTTGGGTTCTGGTTCTTTCTTGTTTTCCCAGTCTAGTACGCACGCAGCTTTCAAATCAGTTTCGCTGATGAGCTTCTGGCCGGTATCAACACTTTCTCCCATAACTTCGTTGTAAAACTGGGCTTGGGTCATGTTCCCAAAGCCTTCTCGTTTCAACAAGAGCGTAGACCACTTTTCAGGGTCGGAGAAATGAAGTGGCAGAATCATCTGCGGTACGTGATACCCGGCAAACTGCCAGCGGCGTTCGGGATATCTGTGCACCCAGCGACCATGTCGTGGGCTTACGGGCTTTTGACATTTTGCGCATACGGTGCCCGGATACTTCTCGCTGATGTGATCGCTGTATGGGCCAATCATTGCGTTTAAGTCATATTCAAGCGCTGGTATATTCCAGTGTTTACAAGAATGACACGGAATGAACCACTCGGCCTGTGAGGATCGTTTATACAAACCGTAAATTAAGTTATCGAGCGTCTTTGGAGTACCCGTGTAATAACTAGTCCCCCAGCGCGAGTAAGACATTGTCTCTTGGATGATCGGTACGTGATCTGGATCCATATCCTGCACTTCGTCAATACACACACGATCCGCGGAAACACCGCGGATTCTGTCAGCGTCTAACAAAGCAAAACTGAACAACATCATTGAATTGTTCTTGAACGAACGCTGCAACACAGAGTTTTCAGTTGACGTACCACTCCACTGCGCTTTCACCGGCGACTGGTCAATAAACGGGCGCACATAGTTGTTCGAGAAACGCCGAATCTGCTCATAGAGCGGCGTGATAAATAACGTTTTGAAAAACGGGATAGAGTTGGCAACTACAACTCCGTGCGCTGCTAGGCTGGTCGATTTTGATACCTGCCGCCCTGTACACCACACCTGATTTTTAGGGGTGAGTAGTCTGAATAGGGGGGCAAACGGAAAATGGTTCTGTAGGCTGTACGGACGTCCATTAAGGTTTAAGACTAACGGAAGAATGGGTTCAAGCGACGGAAACGCATGTTTGTTTGCAAGATGCTGCAAAACAACCGCACGCTCGTGAACAGCTTTCACGTCCGTTGGGTCGATTGAGATTAATTCTTGTATAAGCGTTTGTACGCCCGCGGAGGGCATATCAAGCGCTTTAATTGCTTTATTAGGTTTAACCATGAACCACAATAACCCGGGTAACGAGTGGGAGTTTCAGTGGGTCGAAGACAGTCTCAAATATACGGGATGTGTTTTCGTCTACGGACTCGCTGGATTGGCAAATGTATTGGGCTACATGTGTGAAGTAGCCACAGCTGCCATGAAAGAAACTACTCGCAAGTGAACGGTGAGCAACTGGGTATACTAAACGGTGACCCGGTCGCTCACTTATTGGAGGTTTTATGGCCAACGTTGGACGTTCAGCAAAACTGTATCAAGAGCGTAAACAAAACTATACGGAAGGTACACGCCGCGGGCCCGGTCCGCAGCTGCACATCTCCGATAACGCCGTAAACCATCTTAAACTTGAGGCACCGTTGCCGCTACCCCAGTACCAGTTTAACCCTGCCGCGCCGGATACTACACGTACACAGGTGTGGCCGCACGGCGACAACCAAGCGACATAAAATGGCACGGTCAGATCCAAATACAACATTCGCTGGATACGCCGCACTTGCTCTCATTGGCGGGGTATGCGCCCTTCCAGAAATTGGTATAGTTGGTCTGCTGATTGCAGCAAGCGTTGTGTACAGCGGCGCCTGTTTCATGGGCGGATACACAGCCGAATCAACTAAACGCAGGCGGCAATGACAATAACTTTGTTTGATTTTTTTGCAGTCACGCTGGCCGCAGGCGCAATTATTGAAGTTTGGCACAAGGGATCTATTTTTGAAACAGCTCGCGCGTACGCGCAGGCGTGGCAAGATGTGACCCCATACGACAGTTTGCGCGGAAAAATACTGGAACTGATCAACTGCCCGTTCTGCAAGTCATATCATGCGCCGTTTTATCTGTTTTTGCTGCTCTTGGCAGGAAACAATATCGGCGGTATTTTTGACGTGTGCGTCCGGCTGGTGATCTACAGTCTGGCCGCCACGCGTCTCGGGAACGTGCTTGACGGCCTTCTCCCGAAAGAATCGAGATATACCCAATAACAAGGATTTTTACTACATGGATGCGCCGCAGCAAACAGATCAGCAACCAGAAAACGCGCAAACGCGATTATCATTTGACGTCGAGTTTATGAAACGCAGTGAAGAATTTTGCGACGCGCTCTTAGCTGCTGTACCTGAACTACACGGGATTGCATTAGTTCCGTTATGGAACTCGCAGCCCGAGAACGCGCCTCCCGGCATTCTTAGCCTGCGCATCAAAGAACCGCCGTTTACATCCAGTCTTCTGAGCTTGCTCAGGCGGCTGTCGCTATTCAGCGTCGATGTGCACAAAGATCTCGTTGGCCAGATTCGTATGCTTGACCAGTATGCTGCGCATGTTGCCGAACAAATCAAAACACAGAAAGACGCACTGGACAAGCTTGCACCAGACGACACCACAAATGCCCAACAAGGTTGAAAATTTTGCAACGCATATCAAGCTTGATAATGCGCGGCAGACGCTGATTCACGTGCTGCAGGATCAATTAGCCAAACGCGGCGCAGACGAAATACGAGACGTATTGAAAAAACAATATGGCGAGCAGGTGTGGAACAGCGAACAACTGCTAGAAGAATTCGAAGTGTCGCACTTTGATCCGCCGTACGTGCACGTGATTCGAAAACGTGACGCGCTGGCCGGCACCGTCGCATTCAATGACGAGCCGAGATTTTATTTCTCATTCAAACCCACGAAGGTTGACCATGACCGCGGCGCGACATGAGTACGACACTGGCGCCGTTCGAAGCGCAGACTGTGATGCCGTACGATACGATTTGATCTCGCCGGTGGCGTTGCGCGCTTTAGCTGAAACGTACCACGAAGGTGCGCAAAAATTTGGTCCGTACAACTGGGAAAACGGAATGCCAGTTTCGGACCTGCTGAATCATGCGATCGCGCACATCTACAGTTTTTTAAACGGCGATCGTTCAGAAAACCATTTGGCGCACGCTTCTTGGAACCTGCTCGGCGCAATCCACTCTTACCAGAAGTGGCCAGAACTAAACGCCGGAAAACTTCGGGACGCCGACGGCAACATTCCCGAAGCCTATAAAACAGGTAATTAACGGCATTTTTGCTGTTGAGTTGCTTTTTGTTTTCTGGGATGTATTTTTCATTTAGCCGCAGGACAGCCGAAGTGTTTTCGGCCGCGGCGCACTAGGAGAGAGCGTTATGGCGAAAGCTGATGACCTGATCAGCCCCGCAAATCTGTGGGGCAAACCACTGCCCGGATCTACCAGCAAGCCAGCAAAAGAGAAGAAGGAAGAAAAGGCCCCACGGATGCGGACCAACGAAGAAGACGACGACATTGACTTGGACGTCGATGCAGAGCTTGAAGAAGATGCGGTCCTTGAAGATGATAACGAAGCTGCCTACGTCGAAGCTGCTGAGCTTGAAGAAAGCGACGCGACAGAAGACGAAGACGAAACTGAGTACGAACCTGAAGAAGGCGACGAGGTAGTTGACGAAAGCGATGATGAGGTCGACTCCGTTGTGGAGAGCGACAAAGATGATGATCCCACTGTGTCGGCCGAAGAAACGTCCGGCACCAAAAAGAAAGTGAATGCCATGGCTGATAAGAAGAGTGGCGCCGATCACATCCGCGAGGAAATCGAGCGTCGTCAGGAATCTGGTGACTCGCTGCGCGGTGTCGATATCGTGGCGGCGCTCGCCAAGAAGCGCGTTGTTGTGAGCCCGGCTCAGGTGAGCCAGTTGCTCAAGAAAGCCGGCGTCAAGCCGACCAAACGCGGCGTCAAGGCCGGATCGGAAGAAAAGAGTTTCGTTGCGGCAAAGGGCAAGCGCGTCGGCGCGGCCGAGGCTCCTCGCGTTACTCCGAAGCATCGGGCCGTCGAGTCGGCGCCGTCGAAGACCACGATGTTGCCGATGGGGCAGCTCAAAGCGGCGACAGCGTTTCTGGAAGCCTGCGATGGTTGCTACGACACGGCCGGTGAAATTCTCACCGCGCACAAGCAGCTCGGCGCAATGATGAGCCGCTGAGCGTATTATCTGCCCGCTGCAGGTACTGGTCACGGATGGCCGGTACCACAGCGGGTTAGATATCTTTATCTTGTCTGCCCTCTGCAGACGAAAGGATCAGACCATGGCGACAGACAATGTCTGCCTGCTCGAACCACGCATTCCGCTCCGGTTTCCGGGCGATGCCGATGAAATGACGATGCCGGCTGGAACAATTAAACGTATTCACGTTAACCAGCACATTATTCGAGACAATAAAAAGCAAAACATACGCGTACCGCCGCTCACCATAAAGTGGCGTAATAAAACATACGCAGCAAAAAACGTAGACGTCCGCGGAGAATCGCGGGTTGTCTACTCGCCAGACGCGCCGCTCTCTTGTGGCGCGCACGTCTGGGTTGAAACACGCGCCGAGGTTGTGGCGTACCGATGACGCCATACAACGAAGAAAAACTGCAAGACGAAGATCGCGAGCGCATCTTAACAGCGCTCGACTCGTTAGACAGGCTGCGCCGCGAATACAGCGACGTGTTGGCCATTCCTGAAGTCGTGACGTTGCACGACATCACGGAATACCATTTAGACACGCCGCGCGGACCGAGGCAATTTAAGTTTGTATATGACCGCAAAACGGCGGTTGCTTTATTGGAATACTTTGCGGGCACTGATTACATCTCGCCCGAACAATTTGAAAGCACAATTATGTGCGCACTTCAACATCACCTTTCAAAAAAGGATACACGGGGCTAACAATGTCTCATATCGTTCAGATCAAGACGGAAGTGAAGGATGCGGCGGCCGTTGAAGCGGCGTGCCGTCGACTAGGGCTGGAAGCGCCCAAGACCGGGCACCATGTGCTGTTCGCCGGTCAGAGCGCCGACGGCATGGCTGTAAAGCTTCCCGGCTGGCAGTATCCGGCCGTGTTTAATACCGAGACCGGCGCCGCAAACTACGACAACTACAACGGCGCGTGGGGCAAGCAGGCGGAGCTGGACAAGTTCCTGCAGGCGTATGCGGTTGAAAAGGCGATCTACGAGGCTCAGAAGGGCGGCTATTCGGTGTACGAAGAGACGCTGCAGGACGGTTCCATCAAACTCAATCTGACGGGAGGTTTCTGAACATGACCAAGACTATCCAGATCATCGTCGACCCCAAGGGCGGCACCAAGATCGAAACGAGCGGCTACACCGGTAGTTCATGTCAGGATGCGACCCGCGCGTTGGAGCAGGCGCTGGGCGCCAAGGTTGATGAGCAGCTGACTGGCGAGTTCTACAACGCCAGCAACGACGAGCAGATCGCCGAGAGCAACTAACTAAAGGAAACACATGTCACTCGAAAAAGAAATCAAAGAGCTGGTCTGCGCCGGCTTTTCCGGCATCTGGGTTGAATCGCAGGAGTGCGACGATGCGATTGCGTCGATTCGCAGGGTAACCGAAGAGAAGGAATGGGGCTTCGACGTCTGGGACATCGACCGCCAGTTATATTCGGGTATTGCTCCGGCTCCCGGCCCGCTGCAGGCTCTCCGGTTTCTTGACCAGCCGCAGCCGAAGCAGCCGATGCTTCTGGTGCTGAAGAACTTCCACCGGTTCCTTGGTAACCCCGAGGTTCTGCAGGCGCTGGCAAATCGGGTTGTGCAGGGCAAGGGCGACGGCAAGCACATCATCATTGTGGCGCCGGTTCTGCAGCTCCAGCCCGAGGTTGAAAAGCTGTTCACGGTGGTTCATCACGAGTTGCCGGATCTCTCGCAGCTCACGACGGTATGCAACGATCTGTTCCCGGAAGGCTGCGCGTTTACCAAGCCGACCGCGCAGGAAGTTGACGCTGTCGTAGACGCTTCCCGCGGTCTGACACGGCAGGAGGCCGAGAACGCGTACGCGCTGTCGCTGGTGCGTAATAACAAACTGTCGCCGGACACGATCTGGGGCATCAAGGCGCAGACGCTCGAAAAGAGCGGCACCATGACCCTGTATCGCGGCGACGCGAATTTCGAGAACCTTGGCGGCCTTGAAAATCTCAAGTCGTTCTGCCTGCGCGCCATGCGGCGTCAGGGCGAAACGAACGTGGACAAGCGCCCCAAGGGTGTACTGCTGCTGTCCCCGCCGGGCTGCGGCAAGTCGCAGTTTGCCAAGGCACTTGGTAACGAAGTAGGTCGTCCGACCGTCATGCTCGATTTCGGTTCGCTCATGGGCAAGTTCGTGGGCGAGTCCGAGGGTAACATGCGGCGTGCGCTTCGACAGGTCGACGCGATGGCGCCGTGCGTGCTGTTCGTCGACGAGATCGAGAAGGGTCTGGCGGGCGTCGGTAGCTCCGGCCAGACTGACTCGGGTGTGTCGGCGCGTCTATTCGGTACGCTGTTAACGTGGTTGAACGATCACACGTCGGACGTGTTCTTTATCGGCACCTGCAATGACGCGAGCCAGCTGCCCGCGCCGTTCGCCCGCGCCGAGCGTTTCGACGGCATTTTCTTCGTGGATCTGCCCGGCCCTGACCAGCGGTCGGCGATCTGGGATATCTATCTAAATCAGTTTGGCGTTGACGCTTCACAGGAGCGCCCCGACGACACCAACTGGACTGGCGCCGAGATCAAGAGCTGCTGCCGTCTGGCGGCGCTGCTCGACATCCCGCTCGTCGAAGCGGCGCAGAACGTGGTTCCGGTTTCGGTTACGTCTGCTGAGCAGATCGAGCGCTTGCGCCAGTGGGCCGAGGGCCGCTGCCTGTCTGCGGATACGCGCGGTATCTATACGCGTGTCGGTAAGGCCGCTGTGCCGGTCGCCGGTCGCCGCCGCGTGGCCGCGCCCGCCAAGGGCTAAAGTATTGGCAATACTGCGGCTGCGGGGCGTCACTGCCCCGCAGCTGCGGATTGCTGATCGGAGACGCTATGCCAAACTGGTGCACCAACTATGTGACGTTTAAACACGAAGATCTGAAAGAATTAAATAACATTGTGCGCGCATGGAATAGCGGACAACTTATGGGCACATTTATGCCGTGCCCGCCAGAACTAAAAAATACCGTAGCTGGTTGTGCTGGGCCGGCTGGATCGCCTGAGCAAATAACGTTAGAGGCGCAAGAGCAGCAAAACATTCAGCTCTACGGCGCTAGAAACTGGTACGAATGGCAAGTGGGTCACTGGGGTACAAAATGGGATGTGGGCCGCGAAAAAGATGCTCCGCGTCGGCAGGCGCTACGACCGACAGCCACTCGTGTAAATCTTCGGTTTGATTCCGCGTGGTCCCCGCCGGTTGAATTCTTTGAGTACATGCGACAGTCTCGCGGCTTTAATGTCAAAGCGTACTTTTTTGAGCCGGGATTAAATTTCTGCGGCATCTACGACAACGGCGCGATACAGGAGTACGAAATACCCGACACAGTCGCCGCGGTCGAAAGTACGCTGCCACGAGATCTTGTGACAATGTTCAATATTGACGAGATGGTTAACGAAGACGAGGAAGACTGAATGTCTACAACAGAAATTACAACACCAGAAACAAATTCAATAGAGCAGACAGCGAACGATCTGCGTCAGACGATGGGCGCGGTCCGGCTTTCCTTCTCGTGGCTTGGCACTCAGCGCAAGCTTTCAGATGCGCAGACCAAGCAGGCTGCCGACACGTTCGACGCCGCGACTGATCTGGTCACCGCGTCGAAGAGACTGATTGACACCAAGCATCCGGCCTACCGCGCGGCCACCGCGATCAAGAGTCAGGCGCAGACTTTTTGGCGCGGTATTACGCTGCCGTATCCACAAGAGGGTACGCGGTTGATTAAGCAGGAAGACGTCGCGCGCTTTGAAGAAACGATGAGCGGATACAAAGATCAGCTCGCAGCCGCTGTGGCAAACCTGCAGCTTGAGTACGACGCCATCAAAAATGCCGCCCGCGAAAAGCTTGGAAGCCTGTTTAATCCCAACGATTACCCGGCGACGCTGGAAGGCGTTTTTGATATCTCGTGGGAGTACCCGCCGATCGAGCCGCCACGTTATCTTGTGGCGCTCAACCCGGGGGTCTATCAGGCTGAGCAGAACCGCGTGCAACGACGATTTGAGAATGCCGTGGCTATGGCCGAAGACGCGTTTGCAGAAACGCTACAGGGCCTTGTCACGCATCTTATCGAGCGGCTCACAGAAGAACCGGACGGCAAGAAAAAGGTATTCACCGCGTCGACAATCGAGAACTTCAAAGAGTTCTACGAGAATTTCCGTCACATGAATGTGCGGTCGAACGCGCAGCTTGAGGCGTTGATTGATCAAGCCAACGCGCTGGTCGCCGGCGTCGACCCGAAGGAACTGCGCAAGAACGAAGAAATGCAGCAGACCCTTCGTACTCAGATGAGCGATCTCAAGGTTTCGCTCGACAGCCTGATCACCGACGCGCCACGCCGACGCGTCATGCGAATGGAGTGAGAATGGAGGAAACATCGTCTACGGCGACCGCGAAGAAGATTCGAAAGAAACGGGCGTCCAAGCACGATTTTAAAGACGGTCTTGGTCGAGTTTTTGCGCACCGGCACGCCAACGGCGGCGGCTGGGTTGCAGATACAGCCAAAGTAGCTGATACAGCGTTTGTAAATAAATTTGCGCAGGTATATCACCACGCAGTAGTAGAAGGTAGAGCAGAGATTACGCACAAAGCGCAGGTTTGTGGTTATGCCCATCTCACTGATCGCGTAAAAGTAACAAACACGGCGTATGTTGGTGGTCAAGCGCGGGCGGCTGATGATTCGCGCGTGCTGCATATGGCGCGAGTAATTGGCGGAACGCTACTGGGCTCCACTGTGTTGCAGGATCGTGCAATTGTGCTCGGAAACCCGACGGTTAAAAGCTGCACCATGCGCGGCGATTCGAGGATTGCCGGCGAAGCGGTTGTCATGATGACGTCGATGGAGGGCGCTGCGTATATTGCAGGCGACGCACACGTGTGCAAATCTACGCTACAGGGTTACGTCACTGTCGCCGGCAACGCGCAGGTGCTTTCCAGCAAACTGCATCAACTGTCTTTATACAAAGGTAACACAGACACATCGCTACTTGACGAAAATCGGCTCAAGGTCGTTGACTTTGCTGTCATTGCAAATGTCGAGTCGATCAACGCGCTGCTGGTATTTGGCGGTCATTGCATGGTGATTGGCGGCCGCATCATTTTCAGGCCGCCCACATCCACTAACGGCTACGACCGTATCTCGGTCACAGAGGACGCAATATTCCCTGCGGCAACCATTGAACGATACGATCAGTTTCAGGCGTATAATGTACCGCGGAGCCAAAGAGCCCGCGCGCTAAACCACCTGATGCCCACAACGCAGCCGGTCAATATGGATGCGCTTGTCCCAGCCAGACGTCTCATGTCTATGGGTGGCGTATGAACATTTACATCAGACCAAATGGGACCGCCCAGTGCCTTTACGGCGAAGACATCGATTTGTCTACGCTGGGCAGTCTTGATATCAAAAGGGCCAGCCACGTCGAACCAAATGAAGAAAAGCCCGGAGAGTGGATGGCAGACCTGTCGCCAGTCGGCGGTCCGCTGTTCACCGGGTTTAAATGTCGGGCGGCGGCGTTGGCGGCCGAGGATAAATGGCTCAACGAAAAAATGACGCAACACAACGTGAGCGTCGTGCAAAACGGCACATAATTTCAAAATACCCTAATTTCACGGTTGAAATTGGGATTGATTCCAAATCCTGATTGGCTATACAAGTAGTACAACCAGTCGGGTGGCTGCAGCGCGTGCTGCAGCGTTCGTTCGGTAGTTCAAGGAGATTGACATGAAGTCTTGTTTTGTCGCGGTGGTTCTGGCGTTCGTTTCGTCCGTGGCTCTCGCTGGTGATGCCGGCGAACCGCAGAGCGTGCTGAAGCAGCCAGTAGTGGTTGCGCCGGCAATTGTGGCTGCGCCCGTCACGGCGTGCGCCGAAGGCACCTGTTGCACGGAAAGCTCTTGCCGCAGTTCGAGCCGTCCCGCCCTGTTTGGCCGCACGATTGAACGGACGCGGAAGGTAACCCGCGCGACGATTGCAGTTCCGGTAGCGGTCGTCGCCGCTCCGGTGCGCGTTGTTCGCGCCGGCCGCGCCTGTCGCGGTGGTTGCAGCAGCTGCGGCTGTCGGTGAACTATCGTCTCTAGGTAACTACTTTTGACGCCATGGAGGGCGTCGGGGTTTCGGCCCCGGCGCCCTCCTCATTTAACTGGAGCACACATGCCTTATTACCACATCGACATTACCGACAGCGAAAACCAACAATTTGTTGTCAACGCTGCCGACAGAAAGGCGGCTGAAATGATCGCCATGACTGCTGCTAACGTCGGCAAATGCGACAACAAAAAAATCGTCAAGTTGACGGCTAGCCGCAGCTCTGCAATTTCTGTTGCAGAAACAGATAAAGCTGCTTGGCTCGACACCATCAAACGGCAAAAGGCAAACAAGTAATGGGTATTGATATCTATTTGGAGTGGGACGGGATGGAGGAAGAAGAAAAAAAAGCGCAGGCCACGGGTTTTTCGATTATGTCGGGAAACGTCGGGTATCTGCGCGAGGCTTACCACGGCGGACCTTATGCCACTCGAATTCTCGTGCGCGAGGCGTTCGAGGCCGATGACTGCCGCGCAGCAATTCCAGCCGCTGTGATGCGCGAGCGGTTGACCCGCGTAACAGAACCGGCGAGACACGATTCCGGCAGCGGACACACACTCGCGGCCGAGATGATAAACATGATGCGCGCAGCCGGCGCCGACGTTATCGGCCCAGAAGTGCAGACTGACACTACGCGACCAATGACGGTAGAGGAAGCCGTGCGTGAACGCCAGCATCGGCTCTACCCGGACGACGCCGCTGACATGACTGAGCGGGTTACGCAATCGTTTAGAGATTTTGTGACGTTGGCGGAAGAGAAAGAAAAGCAGACTGGTAAACCCTGCACCGTCTTGGCGTCTTACTGAGGAGATTTTATGGCAAAAGCAAAAACCTTAACGCCGGCCGACACGCTCAAAGAGATTTGCCCGCTGTTTGAGGCCATCGGTGTTACGTCTATTACGGCTGAATACGAAGGCAGCGGCGACTCAGGCGATTTCAACTTTGTGCAGTTTCGTTTTGATGACCCGATCGCGCGGGCGGATCAGGCTGTGAGCATGGGCACAACCAGCCAAAGCAAGCGGGTTTTAAACGAACACATGTTCAAAATGCGATACGTCAAAGATCCCAAGGTTGAACCAACGTCACTCATCACAGAAAAAGCGTACGAAAGGTTTCGTGACGCATTCTTTGACCTGCTGCCCGGCGGCTGGGAAATCAATGACGGCAGCTACGGCGAAATCACAATTGACACCGCGACCAGAAAAGTACGGATGGTCCACAACGAACGCGTCAACGACGTAAATACCAGCGAATCGGAGTGGTAATGGCCAAGAAGTTTTCACCTGATCTGCATCATGCCGTGATCACAGTTCTTGAATTTATTCGTGTGGCGGTAACGGAATATCCCAAAACGACAGATAAAATCCTCACCCACATGGATCTGGCGGATGAAGCGTTTGACGAAGAAATCGATGTTTTGGAGAACATGCTGGCCGCGAGTGGAGACCCCGACGAACAGCACGAACGCATCGTCCCGCGGCTGGCTAATCAAGGAGAAAACGAGGACGACTGATGACAAAATACAATCACGCCTACACATTCGGGTTTGAGGTTCCCGGCAGCACAGACGAGACCGGAGAAGACGTTACCGGCGCCCAACTGCGTGCGGCGCTGCTAGAACGCGTAAATAGGTTATCTGACAAAGAACTGGTCGAAGCGTGCGAAGCCCCGTACGACACGTTTGAGGAAGAGTCCGATGACGATTGACGACGCAATTAGAAACCTAGAGTCGGCCAAACGCGGCGGCACCAAAAGCATCATCCTTGCGTGGTGGTCAGCAGATATGTTTGATCGAGAAGATAACGACGAATGGGAACACGCCGCCGAAGTCGTTGAGGACAAAATGGATTGGTCAGCTACGCACAGCGATTTACATCACGTTCTTGACCTTTACACAAGCGAGTAACACATGCACACCCCAATCCCCGACCTGTATCAGGTGAAATGGCTGCAGAATGGTTACATGCAATACGGCATCGTGTCGCGCTGGGACCCGGAATCAATCAAGTATTACGCCGCCGGCCGGCAAGTAATTATTAACGACGCACTAACGCCAGACCAATATGTTGTCAGTGTTGATGTTTTAACGCCGGTTACTATGTCGTTCCGACCGCCGGACGAATACACGCAGCACGTCGAAGAACATTATCGCAGCGCAAAAGCATACGCAAACAGCCTGCCCGACGGCCTGCAAGTCGGCAAATTGTTTGTGGTGCCGAAAGGCGATGGATATGCGCACTATGTTGTCACCAAAGTCAACAAGAAGACTGTCGATATTGAATGGCGCGGCTACGGCCTAGACCGCTGGGTTGACGACCGGTTTGGCTACGGCGGCCGAGAAAAGCGAGAAACAATTGAAATGTTTGTCGCCAGAGAAGACGCGCGGCGTCGAATATTTTCAACCTGTTGAAGTCAAATAACATGAAGGTTGCGTAAATAATGGCACATCCATATCACCACGCACTGTCATCAGTTAGCAGGTGGGGCGGCTGCGTAGAAGACTACCAGCCAATCCACGACTGGTTTGATGAGTCCAAAGCGCACATGGCTGATTTCCGGCACCGTGCGCTGCGGCACCACTCTGAGGGTATTTTCTTATTAGAAAAGATCTTCGGTAAGACGATCACAAATAGCGACGGCCGCGTTGTGCCAGTGCGCTACGTAGGGGAACAGCACGTGAAAGAAGACCTTGGACTTATACCCACAATGGCCGACTGGTTTGAGTGCATTAAACCAGAACACTCGTGGATGTTCGGGCGAGGCAAAAATTTAGAAAACGAATTAGCATGCGGTTTTGTCGCTACCACTACTCCAGTAACAAATTGACATGAAGTCCAAAATCTCCAAAGTTAATCGCACGATTGTGCACAACACGATTGAACGTTGGGTGCAGACGCTGACAGAAGGCACCCCGAATATCGAAAAGGCGCAAACCTGCCTGCGCGCGGCATACGAAAACGGCATCGGCACGCATCGTAGCGATCGCTATAAGAAGATGGACGTCACGTTTCACACGGTGCAGTCGCCGCTGGCGTTCATGATCGCCGTGTCGGTTGCCCGCGGCCGCATGGCCAAACGATACGCCGAAACGCTCTGCCGCGAGCTGGGTATAGAGCGAAGTTTTCTCGGCCGGATCCGTAAGGACTCGCTGGCCCGGTGGAACACGGGACGGGAACGCTGGTGGCAGCAGACCAACAACGAGTTCACTCGTACGTGGCTGCGGGCGGTGCGAGAAGAGTATCTGTCCCGAGAACAGCTTGTTGCTACGACCAACGGCCTCATGCGCCGGTGGTGGCGCAACCGGCAGAATAACGACAGCAACAACGTGCAGGTTGCTTACCGGACGAACGACCTGACGCTGGTTATGCAAATGCTGCGCTCGACCCTCAACGACACGACTGGTTTGGACACAGTTCAAACGACGAGTCGCGGTTGGGACGGACGTACAATAACCAACGACACCCATAGAGCTCAAATCAAGCAGAACGAGATTGCCAACAAGGCGATCTGGGATAGCAACACGACGCTCAGCGCCATCGGCGACCTGCGTCGGGCTTTAGATATCTCTGATCTGTTGCGGCCCGAAGATAGCGACTCTACCGGAACGGTGTTTCTCGGAGCGACGCCCAAGGCAATTGACGCCGAGATTCTGTGTCGGATGCTAAAGATCGACGATCCAGAAATGACGTGGGAGCACGAAGTGTTTCACCACTGCACGTCGTTTGCCGCGTTCCAGCAGTCCTGCATCATCTTGGCTGCCCGCCCGAAGATGCATGTTAATGAAGAAGGCAATCTCCATAACACGACTGGTCCCGCTGTGGAATGGTCGGATGGCACGGCTCTGTGGTTCAACGACGGCCACTATATGGACGAGGGCGGCAGGACTATCGTTGAAGAGCCGCAAAAGCTCTCGACGCAGCACATCCTGAAGATCCGCAACGAAGAAACGCGCCGCCTCGCCATCGAGAAGTTTGGCTGGGACCGCTTTATCGCTGAAGCCGATTGCCCGGTGCTCGATCGCCGAGTAAACGACATTGATAACACGATTGAAATGCTGGTTGGCCCGCCTAATTCTGACGCACAGACCAGCCGGCAAAACCGCATGGTATTGTTCTGCCGCTCTACCGGGCGGCGTTATTTTCTGGGCGTGCCGCGCAACATCAGTAGTTGCGTGGAAGCTCAGGCGTGGATGGCCGATTCCGGTAATACTACCCGTGTTCCCTATGCCGCCAACCCAATTCGGTTGGTCGGCGCATCGTGATTTCCAAGGAGTTTACAAAGATGAGTACTGCAGTTCTCGACAACCCGATTACGAACAACGCCGCCGTCCGCCAGCTTCGCGAGGCGCAGGAGGCGGTGGAAAAGATTAAGAACGACGCGCCCCAGCAGTTTCCCGAAGCCGCCAGCATTGGCGACGCCGTTCGGCAGGGCGACATCTATATTCAGCTGATTGATACGGTTACCAAGGCGCCGATGCTCTATAGGCAGTCGGAACCGACGTTCCCGATGCAACTTGCCGAGGGTAATACAAAAGGCAGCCGGCACTGCCTCGCCCACGGCAACGGCGTAACTGTTTACTCGCCGCTCGACGCCGAAAGCGATGAGGTTGCGGTGCAGATCGCGGCGCAATTCAACATCAAGCCGTCGATGCCCGATTGGCGGTCTGATCTGCGTAACGCCGAGTGGGAAGATCGCCGGCAGAACCCGACGACTGACGGTGTGCATATGCACATTTCTGACGCCGTCGCGCTGCTGCAGTTTGCCGGCCCGATCTTCACGCTGACCGAGCCCAACACGGTGACGCACCCGGAGCACGGCGATTGGCTGCTTCCGCCGGGATCGTACCGGATCACCTATCAGCGGACGGTGACGCGAGAGAACGTCGTCGCGCGCGTTCTTGACTGATATCTAAATGAATCCCCACCCGGGCGGTAGCCACTACAACTACCGCCCGGGTTTCATTTAAGGAGAAAGCAATGAGCACTGCTGAAGACACAGACATCAATCGCGCGCTGACCAACGCGCTGCACGACGAAGAAAAACTGCTCGAATACCTCAGTGATACGATTATTCCGTGCGCCGGTTGCGGCGAGCAGATCGAGGTCAACGACAGCCACCGGTGGATCAACCGGCTTGTGTGCGCCAACTGCATCCTTGACTACGAGGGGCTTGACGAGGCCGACGAGGCAAACTACGACGACAACCAAGAAGAGGAGACAGACGAATGACCAGCATTGACATGCTCTGGAGCGACGTACCGCCCGCGGTCGTCAAAGCCGCAGCGGAGCTTTGCGACGGCCACGGGATTTTTGACCCGGCGGCGCTTTCCGAGGTTGGAGTGCCGCAGGCACTCGTGGACCGGTTCACCGAAACGTTTGAGAGCGACTTCAGCAACCCGAAGTCGACGATCTTTGATAACAAAACCGGAATGCCGGTGAACCAGATGCGCGGCGTCTACGGCTACAACGTGCTGTCCGGCATGGTTCGCGACCTCAAGATTGAAGCCGAGCCGAAGTTCGGCCGCGGGTTTCAGGCCGAGGTTTGGAAGAAATCAATTTTTGACCACTTTGATGGCCCAGTGCCAACGGAGGCGTGATGGCTGAAAAAGAAGATCTGCGGTTGCGGTACATGATCGCAAACAAAGAGCCGGTAACCGCTGACATGTTGGAAACGCTGCTGCTGCGCGCGTTCGCGAGTAGCTTTTGCGGCGAGCAAACCGACAACATGACAGCCACGATCATTGCGCAGCTTTCTGGCTGCCTGTGTTCGATCCGGCTCGCCGAAGCCTACGACGACGAAGACGATACTGAAGAAAGCGCCGTGGAAGCCAAGATTCTACACGGCCCCGAAGCAGAAAAGTTTTACTGCAACGAGGTCATCCGGCTGTACAAAGAAAACGGCGCAGATCAGCTGTACGCCGAAGAAGCAGCTTCGTGGCCCGACGTGCTTGCCATGGACAACGATTATATGGAAGACACGCTTCGGCAGTTTGCCAGCCTTGAAGTTGGGCATGACTTGCTGGTGGGCGACTATCTCCGCGCGACAGCTGTTGCCACCGCCAAGGAGAGAAAACGTGGTAGCGCTAAATAACGGCTTTGAGCTGGATCATCCGGCGCCTGAAGTTTTAGAGTGGTGCCAGAACATCGTGCGCATCATTGCCGATGGTGGTGTGTGGGGCATTCCGCGCTCACACACCATATTTCGTGTAGAGCACAAAACCAAGCGGCTTGTGCTCATCGCGCCCGGAGAAGATGACGACGCAGACTTTGAAGCCACCAAAAAAGTATTCAAACACATCGGGTGGGATGTCGTAAAGGACGACCATGGAACAACAAAATCATGAACTGCTTGGATTGATCGTGGCCAGCCAGCGCGCCATTTGCGAAGAACTGCTGGCTAAAGAAAAGAAGAAAGATGACGTAATCGCCCGACGGCACACGGCCTTCATGGACACGTGCATTCCGGGTGTGTGGGACAGCGCCAAAGATATCATTGTCACGCACTACGATCAGGACTTTGAAGAGCTAGAGATCCCCGTCAGCAAATGCGGCAAGTACATCCGCAAAAACGACGTGATTGTCGGCCTAGAAGTCTGGAGCCGCAGCAGCGGCTGCCTTGCGAAGTGGAAGTGCCTGATAGACAAAGAAGGCCAGCTGCGCTACAAGGGCGACATGGTATACCACAAAAACGGCACAGGCTGCTACGACAACCTAACCAAAGTCGAATTTGAGCAGACGTTCCTGCGGCACATGGCCGCTTTGATTCCGGGGTCATTGCTCAAGCACGTCGAACCAGTGGCGCTGGGGTCGAGAAAAACCAAACGGAGAGTCGTTGCGATGGCTGAATAATATGAAACTCACAGCGCAAGAAGCGCAATTTGTATACGAAACTCTGCGCGTTGTTAACACAGCCCTTGGGGCTCGCAAAATTGAGCTGATTCGCGAATACAACGCCAGCCTCAAAGAATGCACCGAAGATCCGTATCTTCCTGAGCCAGCCGCGTTTGACGAACTAGATAAAACATTTGACGTGCATGACGCCCTACACGCGTTATTGCAAAAGTTTGAAAAAACGGTGAACAAGCCGAAAAAGAAAACAAAGAAACGCTCCCCCAAGGACGGAAAAAATGAGAGAAGAACTTGAGCAGCAATTGGTCACAAAGTTTCCAGAGCTATTTGGAGATCGCAACAAACCGCCCACTGAAACACTGATCTGTTTTGGCTGCGATTGCGACGACGGCTGGTTTGACTTGATCTACACAGCCTGCCAAGTGATTCAAAATCACATGGAGTACGCGCCAGAAACACCGCCGTTTCGGTTTAGTCAAATTAAAGAGAAGTTTGGCGGGCTGCGGTTGTACCATTACGGCGGCGACGATTTTACACGCGCTGTATGCACCATGGCCGAGGCCCTGTCGTACAAGGTCTGTGAACTCACCGGCGACCGCGGACAGCTGTGTTCAACAGGATTCTGGCTGCGAACACTCTCGCCGGCAAAAGCAGAAAAACACGGTTACACGCCTATACAGAGCCGCACAGGAGACGAGCTGGAAAACGAACCAGAGGAGACCACGGATGGCTCAGCGAAAGAAAGTACCGATTCCGACGCTGTTTAAACTTTGGCGCAGTGAAATTAACACCAAAGATATCTGTATCCAGCTGGGTGTTAGTGATTCGTATTTGCGCCGGCTTGTAAAACAACACAAGCTACCGCCGCGTGAAAACGGCAACAACGGCAAAACTCGGATCATTGACCCCACACCAGAAGAGCTGGAACAACTCATGGCCGAAACGCGTGCCGGCTGGTCAGCCAAAGAAGCCGACCAGCGGTACTGCGGCCAGAAACGCGAATCTTGGCAGATACCGTCGTACACGTACGATGCACGTACCGGCGGTTATTTACGCGATTGAAAGGGCACCTATGACAATGCCAGACGAGCGCTTTCGCGCTGTGCGATACGCACGAGAATTTCTCTACGACCTATTGGACCCCAAGAAAACGCCAAAAGTGCCAAAAGAAATTCGGCAGCGGGCGTTGCGCGTATTGCGCCATTACCCGATGGAGTCCGACATGGAACGCGCAGCCGACGGCGATTTAGATATTTTCTGGACGGGCAGGCAGTTTCGCGCCCAGTTTCCCAACATCACCGGAGTGCACCCAGATGATTAGCCGCGCCGACCTTGTGATCAACGGATACACATTAAAGATGACAAGCCTCGCGTGCCCCGAGCAGTATGACGTTTTCGACGACAACAATGAGATGGTCGGGTATCTGCGCCTTCGGCACGGGTACTTTCGCGCCGACGTCCCAGATTGCGGCGGCGACACGGTATATGAATCGCAGCCTGAAGGCGACGGAATGTTTGAAGATCACGAGCGTATACAAGAGCTAACCAAAGCCGTCGAGGCTATTCACAACAATAGGATCAAAGTATGAGCAACACACAAAATAACAATGGCAGTATCTGGCCCGTGTTTTTTGTTGTCCTTGTTCTGGGGACGATGTTTTCGATGATGTTCTCTGGCAAAGTCAGCGAGCATCGCGCCAATTTCAATCCTGAACCCGCCCGGAGTTCGTTTGAGCACCGGTACGCCAAGGAGCGCGTCAAGCTGGAGGGCTATAGCGACAAAGAAGCCACCCAAGCTGCCGACGCCATCATCAAGTTTCACAACGCCCAGCAGGCAAGACAGCGATGAAAACGTACATCGTGTATGACCCCAAGGGCAATGAAATGCCCGAGCTGATCAAAGCCGGCAGCCACAACGCAGCCGAAAAGAAAGCCGTGAAAAAATACGGCGAAGGTTCGAGCGTCGCCTACACCGAGGTTTGAGTGGCCCAAAAATACAAATATCTCGACAAAGAATATCTCAACCGTATTAATCACCTTTCGCGCGATGTGCTGCACTACAACCGCTCGCTGCCGCAGGATCTGGTCAACAGCCTGCCTGACGGGCGGTTCTATGTTATTACGTGGGCCATGGTCCACGAGCACATTGCCGGAAAGCCGGCCGACCCGCACATGCGCTGCATGATTTACTGCGGGCCAGACGTACCAGACCGCCTGATCCTTGATATGGAGATGGGGCTGTACGACATGCTACCGGAGTATGAAGTGCCCGAAGAATCCAAACCCAGCAACGAACCGGAAGTAGTTGCCTAACCAGTTAGTGTGCTTTGTGGAAAAAATTTCGTTAAAGCCCACAGTGAAGCGCGGCAAAGAACGTAAGATGCCGAGCAAAAGCCCGATTGGCACGATTGTCGCAACACTCGAAGACGACGTCATTGTGTTGCGCATTCCGCTGATCGGCAAAGACAAACGTAAACCCAGTAGCACAGGAAAAAGCATTCTGTGCGGAAACACACGCGGCCCAAGAGTCGTGCGTCAACTTATCGACGACGAACTTGTACCCGTTGAAATTGATGGACAGCAGCTGCGCGTCATTGCGTCTGCGTTCATCCCGATACCCAAGTCGGTTTCGTCACCCAAGGAGTAAATAAAATGGCAAGGAACGAACAGACACGTTTTTGGCCCTATCCCGATAACCAGAACCAGCTCGCGATGGAAATGCTCTTGCACGAGCAGCGCGATCCGGCCAAGCGAACGTTGCCTGCTACCATTCCCGGCCCGACGGTCGACGCGGAAGGACGCACGCTGGCCGATAACGATCCGCGGCGAAGTCCGCAGCGTTTTGATACCTTTGTGCCCATCGTCATCGACGACGTTGTGGCCGAAGCGCTGCTGACGTACAACACGGTAAACCGCAAGCCCAGCAAGAACAACGTCCGCGAACTGACGCAGACAATTTTGCAGGGCGAGTGGTGTTTCAACGGGTTGTCGTCGACGCTGCCGTTTTCGAACACGGCGCTGCTGGATAAGCAGCACACGCTGCAAAGCGTGATCAACGCGTTTGCAATCGGCAGAGCGAACAACACGCTCGTATCTCCCCTGCTGTCGATTCCGATCATTGGCCTGCACCCGAGCGTGTTCGACACGTTCGATTGCGGCCGCCAGCGCACGACCAAGGACACGCTTTATGTTGGCGCGCGCTTGGCGGCAGTTGATCTGATGGATATCAACGAGAGCGTCTGGAGCCACGCAATCCGGTTGCAAACGCAGTACGCAAATCTGACGCAGGAACTGGAGCCGGATAATCCGTTCTACATGGAAAACATGCGTGACCGGTTGCCGAACAACCGCGTCCTCGAACTGTTCCAGATGTCTCCGCAGCTGCAGACGTCCGTTGAATACTGCAGTGGCCTTGGCATCCCGACGACGCGAGCGCTGATTTCCTTGGCGGTTATTGCTACGGTGCATGCCATCATCGCAGAAATCCAGTCTACCTCCGCGGCAAACGGCTTTGTGCGCGGACTAGCGCTGGGTGCCAACATTGACGAGAAGTCTCCGGTGCACCAGCTGCGTGAGCAGATCATCCGAGATAAGAGCCGCCCAAACGGCTCGCGGATCGAAGGCATTGACATGCTTGCGATGTGTATCCGCACGTGGAACAACGTAGCGCAGCACAAAGAAGCAACGTCCCGACGTATCCGGGCACTCAACCACGACGGCAGCTTCCCGCTGCCAGTCCCAATCCAGCGACGTGCAGCAGGAATAACACGCTGACGATCAACACTGTTGTTTTACGCGTAGGGGCGGGCTAAAAACCCGCCCCTACGCATTCTCTTTTTTTGATATCCAAAACTGAGCAGGCTGTAACCACAAATTACCCAAAATCCCAAACCCTATTGAAACAGCCCCCGATCACACAGTATCCATCTCAGTTTCAAAACACACAAAAAAATGTCTTCCTCCTTGTAGGTTTACCTACACTAGGTCCGAGTAAATCGGACAAAAATTGCTCAAATGAGTTTTCACAAACCCAATAGCGCCAACTACTTAGATGCGATTTTTTGACCGTTTTACCCCTTACACGCAATCCGGCGCAATTATGACAACATAATCCGCGCTTCAACCAGCGAGACCAATCATGGACACGCAATCCAAAAAGCACCCTGAGCGTTCTGAAACTGCTTTTGACTTCAACACGCTTTTGACCAGCCCGATCGGCAAGGTTTGCCACAACGTCTTTTTCCAAGGAGCCCGCCATGACAACGCCCGGTGTGGTCACGATTCCGCAGCAGCCCAGCGAAACGAATCCGCAGACGGTGGCGCTTGCGGCGGGCAAGCAGAAGGTCATTCTGCCTGACTATCTAAATTCTGAAAATACGTGCGTGATATACAACGGCGACACTTATGTCGGCAAGCGCGCGTTTATTCACGGGCAGGCCGTTGTCGACAAGACGGGTATCAAAACCACGGCTGCCGTAACGGTGTACCTGTGAGCTACGACGACCCCGAAGACACGATGCACGTGCTTCAAAATGCGGTGGCCGAGTTATTTGGCGGCATACTTTTAAACGTCTCACTGCACAACATGGACGCGCGCCCGACATTAACGTTAGACATAGCGCTACCGCGGACAGGGTTATCGTTGGCGCAGTTTAAAGAGAACTATGCTCGTCTTGCGCCAAAGATAGAAAAGATGACAATGCCAAACTTGGGTCGGCGGATCATGCCGCTGAGTCCAGTATCCAGCACGGAGGCCAACGATGACGACGATTCGCAAAAATAGCATTATCAAACGTAACGACCGGTGTCCCTGCGGAAGCGGCAAGAAGTTTAAATCTTGCCACAGCCCAGACGCGCCGAGCAACCGCAATAGCTACGCTCCGGCCGCTAAAGCCGCCAGCTACATCGATACCGGAGAGTCGGCGGTGAAGTACGTGATTTGCGATGACACCGGCGTCAAATTCTTCTCCGACATAGATAACAAAATCCTTGTGTTCTCGTCGCGCGAAGAGGCTGTCGCGATTGCGCATCTTGAAGAGTTTGCTGATCAGGCGCCGGGCGAGATCAACGTCGCCGGCGTCGGGCCAACCAAGTGGGAGCACCTGCAGGCCACGTTGCCCTTTATTGAGGTCAAGAGCGTTGAGCATGCAGTGGAGCTGATCAAGGCTCGCATGGGCGTACAGCAGGCTAAGCTTGATAGCCTGCCCGATACGCTGGATCCCGCTGACGAGGCGCAGCCGGCAAATGAATCTTGAGCCTATTTGGGCCGGCGACCGGCAGGCCATTCGGCTAGCGATGGGAGAGCTAAACGCACAAGAGATGCGTAGCGTTCTTGCGTTGCTCAATCTCCTCCGCCCCGAATACGAAAAATTGAAACACAAGCTGCAGGAGTATGGACTAGAACTCCTATCGCTGCACGATCAAGCATTAATGCAACAGATGGAATACCTTAGACAACAAGGACGCTCGAATGACGTATCAAGAACTGGAAGAGAATGTAATTCAGTGGGCAAAGGATCGGCAGATTATCCCCAACAGCAACCCAACCGCGCAGCTGATGAAGACAATGTCGGAGCTGGGCGAACTGGCTGATGCGACGCTTAAAAACGATCGCACGGAAATCGTAGACGGCGTGGGCGACGTGCTCGTGACGCTGATTCTGTATTGCGCGCTACACGGCATCACACCCGAATACTGCCTTGCAATGGCGTACGAGCAGATCAAAGACCGCAAGGGTACGTTAACCCCAGAAGGTATTTTTGTGAAGGAGACAAGATGAGCAACACAAACGAGCCTGTGGCATGGGCCGTGACGCCGCGCGGCAACAACGAAGAGATCGACTGCGAGTTCGTCTACCCATCGGCCGCGACTGCCGGTGACGTTGCACTGAGTTGCAATGGCGTGGTGGTTCCGCTCTACAGCCAGCCGCAGCCCTCGCTCACCGACGAGGAGCGGGAGGCGATTGAGAATGCCGCTGATCTGATTGACGCCAAGACATGCGGCGATCCCGCCACGCTGCGGTCGCTGCTGGAGCGGACAAAATGAAAGATTCACTTTGAGTGTATTTGACTTTGCGGCATATGTGCGGCGCTATCGGTTACGTGTGTGGCGCGTTGCGCGAATCGGCCGAAGGATGTCGCATATTTTTGCCCAGCATTTTGTTTTGGGCGTCGACGGTAGCAAAACACACAAGGTTGTCGTCGGGCGCACGAACACGGTGCGCAAACGCTGGGCACAAAAGTTAAAAGATCTTGCGGCACGAAACCTTTGGTACCCCAGTGGTCGCGAGTTAAATCCGTACTTAGCGGATTTTAACCTGAAACAATTTGCGCTGTCGTTTCAACGCTGCCTGTTTTGCCGACCTACGTTCTTGTACTTTCGCTGGAAAAAAGACAAGACGTTTCGGCCGTGTAACAGGTCTTATTTTTGTCCGTTCTGCTACGCGCGTATTAGCACGGCGCAGTATCGTTATGTGAAAGCAAAGTTGCGGAGAATTGGCCGCAAAGATAACAAAACCCCGCTTATCGTCACGTGTCGCGTAGCCAACCGTTTTGTAGCCGCCCCGGACTTCAATCCTGCTGTGGGTTGCGGCAATGAAACAGTAACGCAGTATGAACGTTTTTTGTGGGGTGAACTGCAGCGCGAACGGACAGCTTACAAAAAGTGCACCAAGCAGCTGCAGCGCAAAACAGTAGGTTCGATGTGGCGGTTAGGTGTTGTGCCGCAGGACAACGGGTGGTTGATTGAGACGCGGCAGGTTTTCTTGCACAAGCCAAAAACAAAATTACCATTTGTGCGCGTGCGCGGTAGTCGCGTAGCGTATCTTACGTCAATCAAAGTTTTGGAGTGCTACAATCAACACGACACTGAGCTGTTCAACATACTGGGTCAGTTCAATCGCTACCCGCAGGAATTGCTCAGCGGCTACGATGAGATCGTTGCAGCGTACCTGCGGGCCATCCACGATACGCGCACACTGGCCGGCACAGGGCTCTTCAGAAAAACTGGCTTTGAGTTAATACAGTATCACAAACTGAAAGACGCCAATGCCAAGGCCCAGAAAAGAGAAGCAGAGCAAACTGCAGCGCCAGAAACACGAGCAGCACAGGCGCAAACTGCTACACCACGATCAGCCGTGGCTTCAACGGATTGAGTACATCTGCTCGTTTCTGTTTGACAACAATGTCCCTGCCTTTGCCCGCGCCATCGAACTCGACTCAACGCATCTTGGAAAGATTCTGAACCGACGACATGCGGTCAGCACAGAACTGGTGGCGCAGATTCTCAGCCACACTGACGTCTGCGCCAACTGGTTGCTGTGGGGTGACGGCCCGATGCTTCGCGGCGACTTGCCTCAACCCGGGGCATTCGTGTTGCCCAATGAGTTTCACAGTTCTTTTCCGCTCTTCAATCCTTTAACCGCGGTTGTTCCGCCGCGTGACACGATGTCGCCTTATGCCACAGAGCTAGCCAGTAATGTTTCGCCGGAGCACATCACCGTTGCCCGGGTCATTCACAGTGCTCGCGTAGAGAACAGGCCCGTGATTCTGTTTATTGGTGCCACGGCTATTCATGCCGGCGCCGGTATCGTGTCGGCTGAACTGTTGCGTAAGAAGTACGTCACAGCCGTCGCCACAACAGGCACAGGACTGATGGCCGATATCAGAGCCGCCGAGCCAAAGGTTCTTAATGACCTGAACTACGTAGCCCGGATGGCGGCGACACAGGGCATTGGTTACGGCGAAGCAGCTGGACGCTGGGCGTTTGATCCCAAAGATAACAAAACCCGCAGCCTAATCTACGCAGCGTACGAGCTTGGCGTTCCAGCTACCATCCACGTCGAAGTCGGTGAAATGGCTGAGCACGCCTATCCATCTGGCATTGGAGCAGAGCTTGGCGCAGCTATCGGAGCCGCCACGTATATCGACCTGCTGGTATTTGCAGAGCAGGTACGTCAGCTATGTCAGACAGACCGCGGCGTAATGTTGTTTATAGGCGACGCTATGCGTGGTCTTCATTTGTTTTTACAGACCCGGGCGGCAGTTCCTTGCGTTGGCGATCGTCCCGGGTTTCACGCAGTCCTTTTTGATAATCACGTTCAACCAGATTTTGCACCCCATGTGGTTAGCCATAACGGCACTCATCACAAATTAACAGGCACCTACCGCGCAAACGTGACCAACCTTTTAGAAGCATGTGACGGAGTATTCAGTGGAAAAATCACACAAACCATCAAGTCTGCTTAGGGAGTTTCTAGGAAAGTTTCGAACATTCAACGATCCGGCGCAGCTACGACTGCTGGCTTGCACGCTTGAGTTATTTCGGCAGGCATCGACGCCCAAGAAAGACCCCGCGTTTTTTAGGGCGCTGGCGCTGTTGGCTCAAAAAGCCGGAGACATCAATTGGGGTGCCGTGCCGTTTTCAATTACGCACGCATCGCTAAATCGCGGCCTCGACGTGGCTGTGCAATATGGCGCGACCAGAGAAACGGCGCCGGCAATGGTAAGCGCCGCTCTCGTTTTGTTTTCAGATCTCATCGAGAATGGACTAGCGGCCTCTGACGTCCCGGCCCAAGATATCTTTGACGCCGTAATTGCTGAAGTTGCTGAGTCGCCAAATAATCCGTTGCTGGTGAGCCCGACTGCGCCCGAGATCTACAACGAGCGCATGTTGTCTCGTGTTTTTCAGCCCGCGCAGTTTACCGAGCAAACGGCGGCGTCTCTCGAAGCTAGCCTTGTTGTATTTCGCGACAAGCTGCCAAACGGCGATCGAGGCCCGTCGTTGCGCGGCATCTCATTTGACAACGGCAGCAACACGCACAACATCATCCTCGAAACGGGTGAGTTCGTGCGGCGTAAGAAAGGCGACGAGTCTGTCGTTGGCACAAACACCGCAGACGACTATCTAGCTGTGTGTCCTGCGTTGCTTGCGTATGTTCGCGCGGCTGTAAAAGAGTTAACAGCAATTGCCGTGCTTGAGCCCGCGGAAGGCGCGCTCGTCGAACACAGCAACTGCTTTGGCGAGTTTACAAAGACGGTGTTTCCGGTTGTCGCGACCAGAGAAATGGTGGCGTCTCTGACGACTGTTATTGACGACGCGCTTGAAGCCACTAGCATGGGAATCATTGGCGCTACCGGGCCCACCGGCGCCACGATTCAGTTTCCAGTTCCCGGCACGGATTACGCCGTAGTACTAGACGCGGTGACCAGCACCGTCGGGCCATACGTTGTGGCCAAACTCGTGCAGAACGGCACAATCATCATGCGGCTTGAACAGCCGCGGCAATTTTCCGCGTTGGGAGTGTATTTGTTTCCTTTAACCAATTGCGTTGTTTCATTGACCGTAATCTATTAACAGGTGGCATATGTATAACAATAATTTCGATTTTGGCGGCTTCATCGACGACGAAAACCCGCACGATGACGAAAACGTCGAAGAGGGGTATGAGGAGTATCTGACCGTCGAGGCGCTGCTGTGCCTCAAGTTCGGTGACCGCCGCGGCGCGTCGATCTACAAGCTGCTGCGCAAATACGCAACGCGCGCGGCTGAAGAGGCAGGCGGCGGTGGAGAACCCGGGCTGCTGTTCAACGATGACGGCGGCGAATTCGTCAATTTTCGCGACTCAGTCATAGAAGACTGACAAGTCAACCCGGGCGTGTCGGCGTCCTTGTTCTCGGTCCTAAAGCCGTTCCTTGAAGTCAGACGGCCCGACACCCTAGTCGTGAGTGGGTCATAACCACGAAGCTGGTAACGCTCAGCAAGATGGTCTCCTCATAGGTGTGTGCCAGAAGCTCGTAAATGAATGGATTCAACGCGCGGTTGCCCGATGGTGTAACGGTAGCACAAGAGATTTTGGTTCTCTTTGTCTAGGTTCGAATCCTAGTCGGGCATTTGGAGGGTTTATGCTTACCCCAAGAAGACATAGAGAATTGTGGGATAGTCTTGGCTATGAACCGGACGACGCTAAATACGAACCAACAGAAAAAGACCAAGAAATCCTCTATGACGACAGAATAGACATTGAAATGCGAACAAAAGAAATTCGCGCTAAATGGTCGGCTGAAGAGGAAGCGAATAGGTTGGTCGGTACTGGCGGGCGTATTCCATGGACTTTGCCAGAATATTATGTGGAGTACGTTTCGGCTGACCCGGGAAGTATTTCACACCGCAAACATATCAAAACAAAAATTTACAAAAGGCTAGAGTAACAATGCTCTGTTCAATTTGTTTTAACGACATTCCGAAGGTTGGTGACTGGGACTCTGGTAATAATGCGTCGCCAGTCAATCACGGGCGGTGCTGCAATACCTGCGATAACAATATTGTGATTCCAGCGCGAATCAATATGATGATGCGCAAAGTATCAAACGAGACGTTCATGGCCATGCAGCGCGAGCAGTTTGAAAGCATGCAGCGTGCGTTGGAGGCGCCCGTATGATCGACCCAAATAAAGTGATAAGGGACTGCGAGCAGGCCGATCAGATTATTGAGGATCAACGTGAAGAAATTGCTAGGCTCAAGGAAGCCATACGTCGCCTCGCGGATCAGGACGCCACGCTGTCGGTGTGCGATGGCAGCGTGACGGTGACGATGGATGCCACGCTTACTCGCGGGGAGCGGCGCGCGTTGGAGTTTGCTATCGGTGCGTATCCGCTTGATGACTCTATCCCCGCTACGCTCCGCGCACTACTGGCACGCTTAAAATAACATATCGCAGGGTAGAGGAGTCCGGTCGTCCTCGTCGGCCTCATAAGCCGAAGATCGTGAGTTCAAATCTCACCCCTGCTAATCGGAGGCTGACGTCTTAGTTACGGGTGTTGTTTATGGATAATTTCAGTTGGACGACCGCGGCAACAGTATTTGTGGTGTACGTGTTTTTTGACATTTTGTACGCCTTGTACGTGCTTTGCGTAAGCAGGCGGCAGGCGTGGTCGGCCAGCGCGATTAGTTCGGTGTTGTACAGTTTGGGCGCATATGGCGTAATGAACTATCTGCACAATCCGTGGTATCTCATACCGCTGGCGTGTGGTGCGTTTATTGGCACGTATATCGCGGTCAAATACATGGGTGATTTACACAAAGGAAGTTAACGCATGACAGGCGCGTATTTACGTGTTGAACGCAACGGCGAGTGGCACAACATTGAAGTCGAGCATCTGACGCCCGACGAGCTGCGAGCAAAATTTATCGAGCGTCCGCAGGAAGAGCTGGTCAACTGGATGATTATGCTGTGCGAGCATTTGCACAGAATTGAGCCGTTGCTGGAAGATCTGGAACGCGACGGCATCATTCAAAGCATCTCGAAGGAAGAGTTTGAGGAGATGCAGACCAAAGACGCCGAGAAATAATTTGTCGCGGCTTGTTGAAGGCACACGCACTTATGTTTAACCCGGATAAAGTATCTAAAACAGAACTGCAGTTTATTCGGGCGTATGTTGCGGCCATGCGCCGCGACTACTATATGCTGTGGTCGGTGCTGGATCTGATGAACCCGGCGTTTCTGGGCGTCAAAGAGATCGTGGTTGCGGCCAAGACAGCCCGCGCTTTGCAGGCAATGCAAGCAGATTTTGACCAAGAATTGCTTGCGCTGCAGGAAAAGCACAAACTACGGAGACGCGGCGGCGACAATGAACCTACGGTAGATCAGCTGTCAGAGCTGTTCACGCTGTCTTTTTTCAAAGTTATTACGACATCGCCGAAAGGCAAAAAGAAAGACGACGGCTGGTTCAGTGGCGAACCCACCGCGTGGCCGGCAATGTTGAAGTCCATGCAGGGCATCGACAACAACAAGTTACCGGACATGCTTGGTGCGTATTTGTCGGCGGTCATGAAGTTGTTCGGCCCCAGCGGCATGGACAACTTGTTTCCGCTGGCCGACACGCCGATCAACAATTACTGGAACCTGCCGAAAAACTCGTTCAAATTCAACAAGGCCGATGACTTCAACGACGAATATTACGACGAAGAAGAAGACGATGATTTTACAACTTTCTTCAGCGACGACGACTAGGAGTACTGCGTGACGCCGCTTTTTGTATTTTGCGCGGATCTTCATCTTGAAGACGGCGCATGGTCTACGCGGCCCGGTATTTACGGTGACGCGTACTACAGCTTTAAACAGATCATCGACTATTGCATCGAACATCGCCTGCCGCTGATCCTTGGCGGCGACGTGCTCGAAAAGAAAAGCAATTCGGCTCGTCCCATCGCAAAGCTCTGCGAGGGTCTGACGCGCATGCAGTCGGTAGGTCTAGATGTTTACTACATTCAGGGCAACCACGAGTATGACCGCAACGCTCCGTGGTTGAGCGTGCATTCGTGGCCAATGCACATGCATAAAAAGACATGCCCCATAAAGGGCGTGAAGGTTTACGGATTGGACTGGTTGCCAAAAGGCGAGATTCAAACCGCATTTCAAGAAGTTCCGCCCGATACTGATATCTTGATTGTCCATCAAGTCTGGAAAGACTTCATGGGCAACGTCGGCCGGACCGAGTGCGAGCTGACGGAAGTCCATCATGTCGGCACGGTATTGGCAGGCGACTTTCACGTGACGAAGACCGTAGAAAACCACAACGCGCAGGGGCGGCCGATCAAGATGCTGTCGCCCGGCTCAATCTGCATGCAGGATTGCGGCGAAGATCCCAGTAAGTTTTTCTTTGTGATCGCTGCTGACAACGCTGGCGGTTTTGATTTTCGACCAATACCGATGAAAACGCGGCGGTTCTTGGATTACACAGTGCGTGAGCAAGAACTACTGGATAGCCTGTGCGCCGGCGTACTGACACGAGACATCAAAGACGCCTGTGAGTTCATGGGGCTGCCCGACGAGATCGCCAAACCGATTGTGCGGATTAAATTCAACAAACAGTTGCCGGACGCGTTTCTACGTTTAACCACAGCAGTTGGTGAGTCGGCGCACATTTTCTGTGAAGCGCTTACCAACAAGTACGACGTCGAGAAACGCTCGTCGGGCCGTGATGGCGCGAAAAACGATTTACTGACTGCACTTGCTGACCTGCTTGGGGAGGGCACAGACGCATACAAACTAGCCGCGGCACTGTTGAACGCGGACGATGCTGGAAAAGAGCTTGATGTACAGTTTTCTAAGTTTATGACGGGAGAACAAGAAGATGCAGCTCTTGAGACTGGAAGTGAAGAACTGGGTACACCATCGCTATCGAGTATGTGAATTCACTCGCGGGCTGGTGGCGATCCTCGGCGAAAACGGCTCGGGGAAGAGCAGTCTATTTGGAGCAATCCGCTGGCTGCTCACAGGCGAGAACCCGAACTTCGGCGTAAAAGCCGATAACGTTTCGCAGTACGCAAAAGAAGGCGAACCCTCGTACGCCTGTTTGGAGTTTGAGCACAACGGCCATATTGCCGTCGTGACGCGCCACCTACTTCCAGAGAAAGAACAGTCCACCCTGACAGTGGACGGCAAGGAAGTAGGCCGCGGCGATAAGTCGGTGACTGCCGGCATTGAAAAACTGCTGGGTGTCGACGCCAAGTTTATTAGTCGGTTCATCATTGTGTCGCAGACCGAGATCTTCTCGTTCATCGACGACAACCAGACGGACACTGACAAGTTCTTCCAGCGCCTGTTTAACACAGCCAAGGCAGACAAGTGTCAGGACGCAATCGGCAAGGGTCTGTCCAAGCTGACTATTCCAGAGATCGTGCAGACGCCCGATCAGCTGGCGGAACAGCGCGACGATCTTGATCGCAGCGCTGGTGAACTGGCGGAAAAGATATCAAAACTGCCGAATCCAGATGACCTGCTGACATTGATGCGCGCCGATCAGGGTGTGATTCAGCAGTGGGAGTCTCGCGAGCGTGCGGCGGGTGAGCTGTCAAAACTCGAACACCAGCTGACGCAGCAGCAGAAACAGCTGGACGCTATTACAGACGCGACGGCGCAGTATGAGGCTGACCTGTTGGCGCTAACAGATGCGGCAAACGGATATGAATCAGCTCATGCGGCTGCACGGGTAGCGTTGGGGCACTGGGCAAGTTACAAGAGCGTGGAAAAGGCCAAAGCAAAAATGCAGGCCACACGAGACGAGATTGCGGATGAACGTGCGCGAAATGTAAAGCCAGTAGAACCCGGGTTGTTGAAAGCAGAGGAGATCAGGCGAGACGAAGACGCTAAACGACGGCAGATTAAAGAAGTTGAGAACTTTATAGCAATGTTCTCAGCGGCAGGAATTGCCGAGTGCCCAACGTGCCATACGCCGTCTTCGGCTCTGGCCAAGCAGGTGGCGCAGCGTCAGGCCGAACTCCCGCAGCTTCGCGAGTCGTTGCTGGAACTAAATGAAGCTGCGAACAAACAGACCGGCGTTGAGAAGACATGGCAGCATTGGCAGATTCGCGAAAAAGAGATCAACGCCAAAGAGCAGCAGCTTATCTCGTCTGAAAATGAGCTGCTGGCGGTTAAGCCACCCGAATCTAGCGAAGACGAGTTGCGGCAGGCGGTTGTGGACTACGAAGAGTTTCAACTTGTAAAAAAGGAAATTGAGCCGTTAGCTCAGAAATCTCGCGAGGATAAGGCCAAATTTGCCGGCGCGATTTCCACGATGCAGGAACGAAAGAAACAGCTGGAGTCTGAGATAGCCGATATCTTGGTTACCCAGTCTGACGCGCATCTTGCCCAGTTGCGATTAAACAAGCTGCAAGAACAGCTAAAACATCGGGCTGATCTAGTCGAACAGAAAACCCAGCTTTTGTTTGAGAAGCGTCGGGTGGAAGAACAGTACAATAGTGTTAAAGACCAAGAACAGTTGGCTGCAAAGCTCCGGCGTTGGACGTCCGTTGCCGAAGTAGCCCGGGAGGCATTGAAAAACGCGCCACGCGTCGTAGCGCAGAGAAATCTACAGCGGCTTGAATCGGCAGTAAACGAACTGCTGCAGATTTTTCGAGTGAACTTTGTTGTAAAGGTTGCCACAGATGGCACGCCGACATTTATCGCCGAATTCTTCGACGGGCGAAAACAAGTCGCTCAGCGTCTATCTGTCGGGCAAAAGACGGTCTTGGCTCTTGCGTTTCGAGTCGCCGTCAACGCAATGTTTGCCGAAGAAATTGGTCTGCTTGCGCTGGACGAGCCGACTGCGTCGTTGGATCAGCCGCGTATTCAGGCATTGGCGCCTGTACTAGAAAAGTTGCGCGAGCTGTCGACGGCCAAGGGGCTGCAGTGTCTGCTTGTGACCCACGCGACAAATCTGTCGCATCTGTTTGAATCTGCAATTGAATTAGAGGCCCCGGAGTTACGACATGTACAGCGTGCTTGACGAGAGTGTAATTAAATTACACACCGACAAAGACGGCCGTGTATGGTATTCATCCGGCTTGGGGCCGCCGGTGAATTCCACGCAGATGCTGGACTCGTTTTTATTGTCGTCCACGCTGAACGGTATGGGTGTGCAGGTTCGCATACTGGGCTTGCCGCAAAACGCAGAGCTGATCGCGGCGCTGTACCTGCGGCGATACAAGAACGAAATTCGGCTTGTCGAAGTCGCAGGGCCAAACGTGCTGCACACTTCAGACGAAGTAAATGATCCGCAAATCGTACTGCAGCGTATGCGCAGCGTGGACATTTCGGCCGCCGCAGGCGGGTGGCACGCCCTGTCCACGCACGACTATCCCACCTATGCCATGCTCGGTCGTCTGCTTCGTACGAACTTCGTTTTTGACGATGCGGCGCAGGCGTACTTCAGGATGCATCCAGCCCACAAGGCTTTGATATTTATACCGACGCTGGACGCTGAAGTGGCTGCGCAGCTGCTGACGACGATTGTCGATCCGCGCTGGTATGTCGACCGGCGTTCGCCGGACAGGGCAGCAAAGCTAGAGCTGTATCTGGGGCTTACGCCGCAGGTGCAGAATAGGGTATCCTTGCCCAAAATTCTGACACGCAGCCGCGAGGTGCGCTGCGCTACGGTTTTGCGCGCGTGGAAAACGCAGCCTGTAGAAGAGGTTGATCTGACAGAACCGGCAAACTTCCTGTACCGAATTTGCAAAGCTGCTGGCGGCGGACCAAAGGGTGATCTGCGCGCGTCGCAGGCTTTTGTGCGGTATTTACGCTACAACTGGTTGGCCGGTTTAGAAAACCGTAAAGGAACAAAAGATGGTTTGTTTGCGCCAAACCTATTTTTTAAAACTCCGGCTGAACTCACTGCATATGCGGACCACATGAGCAAGAAGCACTAACGCCATGCAAGAAATAACAGTCACGCTTCGATTTAATCGCGTCTGTCTTGGCGCGGCAAAAAAACGCCGCCACGGTCAAATCATTTTCTGCTTTGACCGAGACCCGAGTCAGCGCGTCATGTTTCTTCCGTCGGCGTGGCTTTCGTGTATGCGCTATGCGGCCAAGATTGCCAACCGGCATCATACGGAAGTGAAAAAGATCGACTGGTGTCCGATCGTCATGGGCGAGCCTCGAAATGATTGGCGGCGCACCATCATTACGCAGCAAGTTGATCAGGCGCGCAGTCACTACGCGCTGCACGAAGCTTTTCGGCCGGGAGATACGATTGTTCTGACTGCCGTACTCCCAGATGAAATTCCTCTTGCGGATTTTGTGCATCTATTAACGCTCGTTGGTAAATACCGCGGGTTTTCTCCGTTTAATAACTCGCAGGAAAAGTATGGGACATTTGAAGTCATTTCCGTCGAACCAGTCGCCGGACCGGGAAACGACAACTAGCATGATTGCACAACCCGTGACGATTACACGCGTTGGCAATGTGCTGACGTTGACCGGTGCCGACAGCGGCCCCTTGAATGAAGAACTGATTAAACGCCTGACTCACGACCTGCGGTACTCCCACGTCGAGCAGGTTCACGGACAAGCACGCCGCGACCCAATCACCGGGCAGCGCATGTTTTTCCAGACCAAGGAGTACAAGCTATTCCGCGTCGAGAACGGCCACGTTGTCGTTCTCAGCGGCTATCTGGCGCGAATGGTTAACAGGCTTAAAAAGCTGGGTTGCCAGACGCTCCTTGTAGATCGGTCGAGCCCTCGCAAACGCGATGATTGCTATACGCCTGTTTGGGAGAACCTAGAGGGCCGTATCACGTTTCGTGCTCGGCAAGACGAATGTTTGCGGACGATCTCGCGTGTACCGTGCGGCATCATCAAGGCTGTTACGGGCTTTGGCAAAACCACGCTTATTGGCGCGGTGGCGCTGCTGTTTCCGAAGGCCAAGATTCACGTAGTCACGAAGTCCGTAGATGTGGCTGACCGTATCGTGCGCAGCTTGAAGCGGCTGCTACCCAAAGTCGGCCGTGTAGGCGATGGCTGGAAACAATGGGAACGCGTCACGGTTATTACCGCCGGAAGTTTGGCGCACTCAGATGGCGACGCAGATTTCTTGTTCGCTGACGAAGTGCATCAGCTAGCCACGATTAATTTCTCAACTGCTCTTGCAGCCCGCTATCGGACCAGCCGCAACTTCGGTCTTAGCGCGACGCCATATGCGCGGATGGATAACGCTCATGCTGTGCTTGAGCCACTGTTCGGTCCAATGGTTTTCGAGCTGACGTATCAGCAGGCTGTGGAGCTTGGGCTGGTTGTGCCCGTTCGCGTCAACTGGCTGCCAATGCGCTTACGTTCGAATCCTGCTGAACGCTACAGCAATCGCGTGGCGAGAAAGCGGTACGGCATCTGGACAAACCATGAGCGGAACCGTATCATCGCCGAAGCCGTGCGGGGATATCCAGAATCGCATCAGATTTTGATCCTCGTTGAAACGATTGAACATGCTGTTCATCTCGGCGCGCAATTGCCTGAATTCAGTCTCGTGTATGGAAACATGTCGCCGTATGACTGTTCGGCTTATAGGAAAAAGGGCCTGCTGCCCAAGGACTATAAACCGCTCACAGACTTCGAGAAGTACGACATGCGGTCCAATTTCGAGTCTGGACAACTCAAGCGCGTAATCGCCACGGACGTGTGGGCCACCGGCGTTGACTTTGAACAACTAAGCGTTCTAGTCCGCGCCGATGACCGCGACAGCGATATTGTTGACGTGCAGGGCCCGGGTCGTGTGAGTCGAATTTACACGTCCCCGGATGGCGTAAAGAAAGAATTTGGCGAAGTACTCGATTGCATGGACACGTTCGACCCGACCTTCTACCGGAAGAGTCTTGGTCGACGAAACAGCTACAAACTCCTCGGATGGGAGCAGAATTGGCATGACGCACAGCGCTCTTGGAGAAACCGCGACGCCGACAGCGGAGATTGATTCAGATATCTTGTCGGCTGACTGGTACAAAGCACTTACGGCAGAGCAACAGCTTGCGTATATCCGGTACCAGTACATCTATCTAAATGAATGCGTCGTCGACTGGGACGCGAATGCCCACCGTAAACGCCGACCGGCGTGGGACGGCGGTAAGGACAGCTTCGGCGTAAAACATACGCCAGTGTGGGGCAAGATCATGCGGGCGGCTGAAAATGCCGGCGCTGATCCGGGTGGCTGGGTCTATGCGCATTTCTCTGCCGTAGCCGCCGAACGTATCGCCAAAAACAATCAGCGTGTCACAGAAATGCGGCCGTCGATGTTATACAGCGCCAGTTCGCCCGAGATATACCGCGATTACATGCAGCACATTCCGCGGATACTCATGGACCGATTTCACGTGGCGGCAGAGACGTTAAAGCTGCGTATGGCAACCACAGCCATATACAAAATGCCGAAACGGAAACAAGAACTGTACGTGCTCTGTGACGAAAGTTACGTCACGGCAACACCGTTCTTTCGAAATGCTTTTGCCGCTCTCGGGCAACATACAACGGCTGTCGAGCATTACCTGTGGCGTGCCGCGCTGGACTATGACGCCCAGCAGGTTGCCTACGACATGGTGATGACGAAACACCCAGAATACAAATGGTGGATAGAAAACGACATTAAAGCCGCGATCGTGGAGATACGGCAGCATTGGAGGAATTACGATGCGTAACGATTTCATGGACGAGCAGCCGAAAACGACCGACTCCGTAACCGTATCCGAAATTTCGGCAATGGTCTCGGGTCTTTTGCGGTATCCGGGGTTGCTGCGTGATTCTTTGCGCGTCGGTCTCGCTCACCATCATTTTGGTCAGTCGCGCGAAGAGCTGCCGTTTTATTACCTGTTCGCGGCAATGAAAGAATTGCACGAGCAGTTTGGCGCGATCACAGCAGAGATGATTACTACGCGGTTGCTGTCGTGGCGTGACAGCGCTGCGTCTGGAGCTACGGCTATCGCGCTTCATAACGAAGAGGTTGAAGAACTAATCAACTTCACTACCGCGTCGTTCACGACTCCTGCGCTTCCTGAGCAGGAGGCGCGGGCAGAAAAGGGATACATTGACGATATTGTCCGGCGGTTCATCCGCGAGCGTATGATCAAGGGCGAAGCGCAGGCCGTGCTGAATACGCTCGGCGGCGCTCCGGCCGATCTGGAGGCGCAGCTGGCGCAGTGGACGAAGAAGGCGCAGTCTGTTGAGGCGCTTGGCAAGCGGTTTGAAAACGCTGCTCGGATGCCTAACATCGGCGAGCCGATCGCTCTTCCGCCGCAGGCTATTCCGACGACGCTGCCGTTCATTGACGAGTATCTGCAGGGTTTTCGCGCCGGTGACATCATTGGCGTGCTTGGCCCGTACGGCGGCGGTAAAACGACGCTGCTGGCTGTAACAGCCGTGCGAATGGCGCAGCAGTACGCCGCACTGTCGCCAAATAAGTTATCTGTATTCATCGGCTACGAAGATCCGGCGGAAAAGATGAATCCGACGTTTTGGTCGGCCGCAGCCCAGATTGATCGTTCTCTGTTTGCGACCGGCCGAGACTTCTGGGCTGAGTTATCTACCGCGGAGAACCTGAAGGACTACGACCGCGAGCTACCCATGAACCGCAACGGCGAAGTTGTGTTCGGCGAACGCGAGCGTTGGATAGCGGTGCAACCGTGGTTCAATACCAACTTTATGTACCTCGATTTCTCGCAAAACGAGAAGACGGGTAACCGCGGTTCTGGTGGCGTGGCTGAAATCGTGGTTGCACTGGAACAGTTGGCAGAAGAACTGGGCATGGAAATCGGTTTCGTGGCCATCGACTACTGTGGCGTTATGGTGGAGCGTGAAATGAACGCCAACCCGCGGACGCGCTATGTAGAGTCGCTGGCCCGGCCGATCAAGAACGCGGTGGATCAGTTGCGCGCGCGGATTGCGGTGCCGAGTGGCGCTGTTATCATGCTGGCGCATCAGCTTGCGCAGGGCGAGGTCAAAAACATCCCGACGTACCGGTATGTGTCGCACGCCGACGCGTCTGGTTCAAAGTCTTTTGCGGAAAATCTTCACGCCTGCCTTTGCGTAAACAAACGCGACGAGGCATGCCACGTTTCAACGATCTATTGGTCAAAGTTGCGGTACCTGCGGGCTGACAACCTGAAGGGCCTCATCAAGATTGACGACAAGACTGCCGAGATCAGGCTGGTGAACGACGAGTACACCGCGTCCGAAGCAGCAAAGAGAATCATTCAGCGCGGCGACATCGGGCCCGTCAGCCCCGAAGAGGTCGCAAATATTACTAACCGTCCCCGCGCGGGCGGCCGGCGTATCATGCCGGCAGACACTTATGTAGAAGACATGATGAACTGAGAGGAGTCAGTATGAAGATGGCGGCTGCAAAAACGCCAAGTTCAAATCCCCTGAATCCAGTACTGTACGGGCTGCTCGAACACAAATTCGGTGAGATTAAGATTGCCAACGAGGGCGCACCAGCCCAAGTCGAAAGAATCGCAGACCCGCTGCGACCCGGTCGGTTTACGTACCGCGGCAGCAACTGGGGTGAGTACTATTGTGTGTGCTGCCCGTTTTGCCGCGATCAGCGAAACCGCTTGTGGGTCAATCACCAGTACGGCGCCGATTTTCAGAATGGCCGGCGTATCAACACGCATCTGGCCCACTGCTACAACGAGAACTGCCTAGAAAAAACTGGGCGGCTTGAGCAGCTGGAAGACATGGTCTTTGGCGCCAGCAAGCGCTTCATGTTGAAGACGCCTATTCGGGTGGTACCGCTGGATACGGTGCATGTCGCTGTAGAACCGCCGGGAGACGTTCTGCCGATTGACGAGCTGCCGTCATATCACCCGGCAGTCGAGTATTTGACACGGCGCGGATTTCCTGACATGCAGGAACTGGCGAGTCTGTTCGGGATTGGCGTGTGCGTTAATCCGCGACTGGACAAGCACCGCATCATGCACGGCCGGATCTATATCCCCGTGTATTTCAATAGGCAGCTGGTTGGCTGGCAGGGTCGATATGTCGGCGACAGCAAGATATCGGTGAAGTACTACAACGGGTTGCGCAAGAGTCAGGCGCTCTACAACTACGATTTGGCGGCAACTCAGCCGGTAGCCGTGGTAGTCGAGGGCGTACCGAGTGTGTGGCGAATTGGCGCCGCCGGCGTGTGTATTTTCGGCAAAACTCTGTCGGCGTGGCAGTGCAACACGATCGCGACGACATGGGCTGACAAACCTGTATTCGTAGTGCTCGATCACGACGCTCAGACAGAGTTGGATCAGGCTGTCACAGCGCTTTGCGCGCGTAACGTGAACGTTGTGCCGGTGATCTTGCCAGACGATCGCGATCCGGCAGACTATTCTCGGCCAGAGTTGTTCAGCCTTCTGTCCGCCGCTGCCGAAGCGGTGGATGTATCGGCTGACTTATCTTTTTTACTGTGAGGTTTTATGACTTCGGGTATTTCGTTAACTCATCGGTTAACACAAACGCTGTACGATCCCAAGACGGAAGAATTTACGGCGGCGGCATACCCGTTCATTCCTTTGACGGAACCGGGCATGCCGCCAGCCGGGCCAGATTTTATTGCGCACGCAATCGCGCTGGGCGACGAGATAGACGCTGCCGACGCCAAGAAAAAGAAAACGGTGCCGGTCGGCACGCACCTTATCAACCTGTACCGGAACGCGCTGTATCGGTCAGATTTTCATCTACCGATTTCACACAAGTCCTCTAAAGATTTGATCAGCGTACAGTTCCTGCCCGGACATCGCTGGGGAAAGCCGGGAGAGCCTATTGATATCTATGGCCCGTGGCACAAATCCAAGGTCATGGTCGTCGGTAAGCTGCCCGGCTACTACGAGATGGAGCAGCTGAGCGCCACCGTCGGCCCGGGTATGGTTGCGCTCGCTGAAATTTTTGCCGACTGCGGCATTCAGCCTGAGACGTATGAAAATTGGTATGTGACGTTCGCTTGTAAATTTGCTGCGCCGTCTGACGATATCACGGCGGTTCCAGCAGCGTGGATTAAAAACTGCGCCATTCTGCTGGAACAGGAAATCCGCATGGTGCAGCCTGAATTCATTCTGTGCTTGGGCAACGAGGCGATTAAAGCCGTTATGAAGACCAACAGCGCCGTGACGGGTTTGTCTGGTCGAATTCTTGACGTTTCTGCGTATGACGCCGAAGGAGCAGCGCGGCAAATCAAGGCTATGGCCGTCATGCACCCGTCATTCGTGGTGCGCAAGCCCGAAGTGACCGAAGATTTTATCGGTCAGATTCGGCGTTTTACGGCCCTCATCAACGACCAGATCCTAGACGAAGAAGCCGTCGATCACGCGGATGTTTACACAGAGGCGGCGCTGACAGAAATCGTGGACGCCATGATCGCTGACCCCGACCCGAATGCAAACATCATCGCCATCGACTGCGAGTGGCACGGCGATTACCCGACCGAAGAGGACGCGTATCTGCGCACGGTTCAGATATCTAATAAAGACAAGTGGGCGCGGACAATTGTGTTGCGGCACGAAGGCGGCGCGGAAGCCTTCCAGCCGAATCTGGCTGCTGCCCGAGCGCAGCTGCAGCGCTTGCTCAAGAGTACGCCGGAGCGTCATGTTCGCGTGGGTGGTCATTTCTTCCGGGCTGACTTGCCGTGGCTATACGACTTCGGCGTTGACGTTCGCCCGGAATATGCGCCGGCAAGCGATCCAGACGACCGCACACACGGCGGCTGGGACACGAGCCTTATGTACCACGCAGTCAACGAGTGCGCCCGGTATGGCCTCGACGAGTGTTCTATGCGGTTTACAACGGCTCCGACGTACTGGGAACCGCTGGACGCATGGAAGAAGAAATACCGGGCTGATAACAAATTGAAAGCTAGTGAAATCGGCGGTTACGGTAATTGCCCGGCGCACGTACTGCACCCGTACGCCTCATACGACGTCGACGTAACGCGGCGAATCATGATGCGGTTCTATGGAACGAACGGCACAGATGGTTTGATCGCCCGGTCCAACACCGGGCACGATTGCTGGATGCCGTACTGGACTGCGCACAACTCGTCGCTGGCGTTCCTAGAAATGGAAATGACAGGACTTGAAATTGACCGCAATCGCGCGGACGAGTTGACGACGTTGTTTATGAATACGCAAGATCGGCTACTAGCTGAAATTCGCGAAGAACTGAGTTGGCCAAACTTCAACCCCAAGTCGCAGCCACAGCTATCGATTGCGTTGTTTGGGCGAGATTTTGCAGACAGGTATACAAATGCTCCCGCTGTACCTGATGACGCGCGTACGCTTGATCTTCGGCCCGTGAAGACAACTGGTAAGCGGCCCGTGCTTTGGAATGAAATGCACTACCGCGGAGTCAACCCGGAAACGGCTACGCCCAGCACAGACAAAGAAAGTCTTGGTATTCTTGGGCACCTGAATTCGACGGCAGCCAAGATTCGCGACTACAAGTTTACAAGTCAAGTGCTGCAGTCTGTATTACGCAAGCCGTCTGAAAACGAAGAGGGAGAGATTGAAACCGATGAAAACGGTAATTACACGTATGAAAAAGGTCTGGTTGGATGCGTGCACGCGGACGGTAAGGTGCGCACGCACATGTTCCAGACCAAGGAAACAGGACGTGCTTCTTCCTCTCGTCCGCCGCTTCAAAACCTTAGTTCGCGGCGGGAAGACGATTACAAACGCATCATCGGAAAAGATAAATATCAGCATCCCGTCCGATCTATCCTCCGTGTACCGGAAGGATACGTTGGCATGGAAACGGACCTCACTGGTGCGGAACTGGCCGTCCTCGCGTGGCTGTCGCAGGACAAAAACATGATCGAGCACGTCCGGCGCAATCTTCTTCCCGAGGATCACCCGGACCACTACGACATCCACAGCCAGCAGGCTGTGAAAACGTTCCACCTTGACGGCGTCGTGCCGACAAAGCAAGGTATGGCCGACGCCGGCGTAAAGGGTTTGCGCGTCGCGGCCAAGAACGTGAATTTCGGTATTCCGTACGGTCGTGGTTCTGAAGCCTTGGCGCGGCAGTGCAAAGAGGAAGGTCACGAAGTTACGGCCGAACAGTGCCAAGCGATGATCGACGCCTACTTCAAGTCATATCCGGGTACCAAAACATTTCTGGCCGAGTGCCGGTTGCGGTCTCAGAATCCCGGGTGGTTGATGGGGCCGTACGGTCGGTTTCGCCGCTTTGTCCCTTCGAAGGACAGAGCCGTTCGCGGCGAACAAGAACGACAGGCACAGAACTTCCCGATTCAAGGTGGCGTTGCTGACGCGGTGTCTATTGCGCTTAATAACTTTTACAAGTACCGCGAAGAGCACACGGACATTGACTACAAAATTGCGCTACAGATCCATGACGCAATTGTGCTTCTTGTGCCGCTTGAGCACGCTGAACGCGTGTACAAAAAAGTTATTCCGTACTGCATGATCGACGCCGTGGAATTTTGGCCGCGGCAGTTGGACGGCACTTTGATTGCGGGTGCCGGGCCGTATCACTTCGGCATGAGCCGAGACGTGTTTTTCCATTGGGGGGAGAACCTAAAACCCGAGAAATCTAGGGGTTTGGGAGTCGATTGGTTTTGTGATGAGTAGGTATGGACAGAAGGGTTTTGTCTGCTATAGTGGCAGACATCAACACAGGGCAACAGGGCCCTCAATTACATAGAAAGGTTTTTATGCCACGCTATAACGCGGCGAATTTGGCGGCTATTGATCCCGAGTACCGTAAAGCTAATAACATCGGTACCGGCGGCTCTAACAGTAAGAGTCGCTACGCTTACGGCAAACAGAACAATGTTCTGATCGCAGCCGGCGGCGAACTTCTTGGAAACGGCCTTTGCTTGCGGCTGCTTCCCATCTACGAGGAAGGCGCCGACAAGTCGTTCGCCAACTTTCGTGAAGGTCACGCAGAAGTGGCCTACGGCGACTGGAGCCGCCTTGTAACGTGCGCCCACTGGGTTGGTAACCCGGGCATCTGTTTCATCGTTCACGACGGCAACCCGGAAGTGAACCTGTACGAAAGCCCGCTGCACGTACTGCGCAAGGTAGCCTACGACAACTCTAAGGACAACCCGCACCCGACGTTGGGCCGGCTGTTTTCGGAACTGCTGTCGAAGGAGTTTGTGCGTAGCTCTCACGTTGGTTCGCTCAAGAAACCTGAGAAAACGTTGTTTATCTCGGCTAGCGTCGTATACGTCGACGAACACGGCAAGATTACTCTTGGCGCGTTCTCGGATGACCAGAAGCGGAATGCCCGCATCATCGGACTGAAGACCAGTGCCGCAGAGGCGATGCATTCTGCGCTCAGCGTGCGTGATGAAAGCACAGGCGCGTTCCTGAGCGGAGATATGCTGTCATTCAGCAACTCGAAGTTGTTCACCATTCTGCCCGAAGCGTTCAAGAGCGGCAGCGCTAACTTGATTGCTGTCGGCGCAGAGGGTCCGGCTACGTTTCAGTGCCCGAAGTTTGCGCGCGGTCCTGCCAATGCGCAGTACATCGTGGGTTATCCGCACTCGCGGAGTGACTACACGCACTTCGGTATTCTCCATGACACGTTTAACGGTCAGGAGATTTCGCTGGAGCCGTACGCAGAGCGGATTGTTGCTGAGACCGGCACGTGGGCTGATTACCTGCGGCTGCCGTCGTACGAGGAGCAGGCTGAAATGCTGGCTCCCGTGTTCCCTCGTGAAGCGCTCGACTTTGCGTGGCGTGACTTCCCGCAGTACCTCCGGGCGCTGCCGAAGGGTACGTCGACGTTTCAGGGCGTGAACACGGCGGTTGATGATCTGGAAGAGCCGGCTCCCAAAGCTCGCATGTCAGCGCCCGTAAAGCGCGCTGCGCCGCAGACTGATCCGGTAGCACCATGGGACCCGCAGCCCGAAGCCGAAATCTCGGAAGAGGCGGCTGAGAGCGTTGCGGATATCTTCTCCAGCGCGCCTCCTGCGCCGCCGGCACCGCCGGCTGTAGCAGCGCCCAAGCGCGATTCGGCTGACATTCTGGCCCGTGCCCGTGCACGCGCGTCGTCGAAGTAGTTTCTTTTGCCGTCTTGGGGTCGTGGGCTGCCCGGGCTTTTCGCCCCGGCCTCAAGACGGTTATTTCTAGCGCGCATTTTACAACGAAGGAAATTTATGGGTCGCAAACGTAAAGAAGAAACAGAAGAAGTAGATGTGTTTGCCCGTAACGGTGAACACCCGGTCATCACCGAAGTTCTTAAAGCGTCGGCGGAAGATCAAGATCCGCTGATCGGTCTGCCGCTCCCGACACTGGCTGCGCGATATCTGTTGCAAGCCAACATCTTTCCGCTAAGCCGGTTTACCCAGCTCCGCGGCGAGTTTAGTGCCGGCAAGTCTGCGATGCTCACGGAGATCATGCGCTGGTTCCATGTTTATGGCGGCGGCGCCATCATGATCGACACGGAGAACAAGGGCTCTCCGACGATGATGGCTGGCTTGTTCGGACACAACCAGCAGTACATCAGCCGGACACGCGTCGAGACGGCAGCGAGTGTGGAAGAGTGGCAGAAAAAGTACATGGGCTTCTGTCAGGCTATTCACAAGCAGATCGACGCGGCTAACGCGCCAGACAGGGTTATCCCGATCTGCATTGGCGTCGACTCCATCTCGGCTGTCGAGGTAGATAGGCGCGTCGAGAAGGTTGCAGACGAAGGGCACGCCGCGGCTGGCCATCCGTATCTCGCCCGCAACCTGTCGGATTTCATGCGGACGGCTTTAGTGCCCACTCTGCGGCATTACCCGATTGCTTTTGTGGCGACCAATCATCTCAAGGAAGAAATTAACTCCATGGGGTTTGGCCCGCCGAAGAAGTATGCTCCGGGCGGCGCGAGCCTCGACTACTACCCGACGTTGATCCTAGACATGTCCAAGGCTTCGGTCAAGAACATCACTGGGCGGTACGAGGGCCAGTCGGTGCGTATCGTTGCCACCAAAAACAATCTCGGCGCTCCCGGTCGTAAGATCGTTGTAAACCTGCTCTGGTACAACGAGATTGTCGAGGCCAAGGACGCCAACGGTAATGATACTTATAAGAACCAGCAGTTTCATTTCTGGGACTGGCACACCGCGTCGATTAGGTTGCTCGTAGAACTGCAGACCGGCGAAGGTAAACCAATGCCCGGTATGGATCCTAAGCTCCCGGGCCTGATCAAGCAGGTTTGCGATTTGGAGTACAAGCACGGCACCAAGAATTCTGACACGCCGCTTGTTTACTCGACTGCGCTTGGCATCACGAAGCAGCAGGCCGTGTCAGAGGTCGAAGCGTCCATGATTCTGGAGGAGAACAAAAAGGTGCTGGGTATGCTTCACGGCCTGCTTGGCGTGAACGACTACACCATTTGTGATCCGGCGCGGCGCTATCGTGAGCAGGTTCTTGCCGAGCTAAAGCAACGCGAGATGACGGATGTACCTGAGCTCATGGCGGCTTCTAACATCGTAGGCGATGTCGTCGGCTCCGATTTTGATCCTCTTGGACAGGTGGACTAATGCTTAAAAAATCCGACTATAACTGGTGTGAACATTATGGCGGGCCAAAAGACGGTTATTGGTGCAGCACGGGTGATCTTAATAACGGCCGCGGCGGCATGCTCTCATATCGTGACCCTGATAATGTTGAGCATTTTTATGTTTTGTTGACGCACTATACGGCAGCAAAAGGCGATCTGGTGCCGGTTATGCAGTTTTATGCGTATGCCGGCACAGTTCGCGAGGCGCTGTGGCGTAATGTAATTGTTGGGTATCCGGGCTCTAATAAAAACAACTATGACCCTGATCTGGAACCAGACTGGTACAACCGGGATAAAGACTAATGATAAAAGCTGAAGATTGCCGCGGCTGGGCGCTAATGACATGTTTTGGCGGGCCACTCGACGGTCGCGATATACCGGTCATGGAGCCGGAAAATGTAGAGGAACTTTACCCAGATATTTATTACGAAGCGCCAGCGCTGTTCTATCAAAAAGTGCAGGACGAAAACGGTAATGACGTATGCCACTGGTATTGCATGTTTCAGCAACCAGACCCGGTGAGAGCAAATCGCTGGTGGAATTTTTATGCGTATCGTGGTGTTCATGCAGAAGACGCTGACGTCGGTGACATAATTAACTCCAATCCGGTGATCCCGTTGGTATTTCCGCAGCAGGAGGAGAGCTGATGACCGCTCCACGCGGCACGACAATTTCGTTTACAAAAGAAGAAATAGATTGGTTGGCGTGGGTGGTGCGCGACGTATTAGCAGAGCATCAGTGTGTGTCCCCGGGCGAAAGCGCTTGTGACAAGATCATCACTGCAGAAGAACTACTGCAAGAAACTGCAAAGGTGTTAAATGAAAGAACCTAAATTTGGAAAATGGACGCACGTAAACGAACGGCTTCCCGGCCGGCACGATCAAGTACTAGCCGCAGACCCAAAAACACATGACCAGTTCATGGTGACGGGCGGCGAACTTGCGGCGAGATCAGAGCTGCTGCTATGGATGCCGCTCCCTTCACCGGATTCAATTGAGAATTACTTTAAACCGTTTTCGGCGCCCTGATCATGTCTGACCCACGCGACCAGTTCTTCAACGAGCTGTTCAATCAGGACAGTCAGGGCGCTGATGCCATCCGTTTTCAGCGGCAGCTTGCGTTTGAAGAACGGATTATCAAGCGCGTGTTTAAAGAATGCGGGATTAAGATATCTGGCTGGGGCAAGTTTGTGAACGAATGCCGTGATATGACCGGGCATGACAAACTTAACTTCAGTTGGTTTAACTCCGAGTTCCACCGGTTTCCCGGCCTGCTTTACGGACGTCGAATTCCGCGGCTCCACGAACTGACGCTTGCCGATCTGTTCAAACTACCGAAAAACGGTAAAAACAGATTATGCGCTGCGGTGGCTAAGAATCTTCACAGACTCGAAGTCAACACAGAACGTCGGTTTATTATGTGCTTCCCGGTTGTGCGCACAATGCTTTGCGCACATAACCACAATGCGGATGACGGGCCTGATGTTCCGCGTATTCAGTGGCGTTGCAGTTTCCCGCCGACAAACAAAAACTACTTTGTTGTTGAGCACACATCGACCCTGTTCGGGTCTATAGGATTTGACTGGTATTACGACTGATTGGCACGGAGGGCCGGATGGCGTCGGCGGGAACAACTGTGCGCAGTGTGTTTGCGCCTGTGCCGGCGTTCTCGTTCTCTGCGAGTCAGTTCGAAGAGTGCCGGAACTTTCTTGAAGCCCGGTCGGCCAGCACAGAATCAGTCCCGGTTGTGGACGAAGCGCAGCTGGTCATGGCGGCCGACGGCAGAATCACCGAAAGCGGTTACCGCTTTAACCCTATTGGTTTTCGCGCCTTGTCGTCGGTGCTGTCGGTCGGGCTGTCGCAGCTGTTCAACGAGCTGTCTGGCGAAAACGTCCGTCAACTTAAAACGCTGGGCAAGGCTACAGACATTGCGGCCGCGGTGAGTGTTTACAACACCACGCTACGAGTGCGCTTCGATGCGCTTCGCGAACGCAATCTTCTCGTCAATCACCGCGAGCGCACGATTGAGGGCTTTCTTGGCCTCGATCACCGGATGCTCGACAACAGCGTATTTCTTGAAACCGTTCGTAACGAGCTGCACGACAAGCAACCTGCGGCGGAGTTCTTCCGGGCAGAGCTGCTGGGCCGAGAACTGCGCCTGTATTTCATCGACCCCACATCGCGGCGTACTGATATCTATACTGACCCGCGTCACACGTTCGCTGCGGGTTGGTATTTCTCGAACCGCGAGGACACTGGTAACGCCATTCGGGCCTCGACATGCCTATACACCAAATTCGGTGTGGCGCTGTCTTCACCCGGCTCTGGTGGTCGTCTAAACCACACCGGCGCTGATCTTGTCGGCCGCACTGCGGTTCTGGCCGGCAAAGTTTCTGAGCGCGTTATTGATATGAATTTTGTTGCCCAGCGCACCCGAGCGTTGACCAGCTTGTCGCTTGAGTTCTCAGACGACCGGGCAAGTATGGAAGCCGCGAATGAGAAGTGGCTGTCCTATCTGATGAAATTCAAGATTCCACGAGAAGACGCGAAACAGATCATCAAAAACACAACCACCGTCGGCGCAGACATCGAAGCGCGTGACGTTATGGATGTATTTACAAAGGAGGTATTACGCACACGAACAGCCTACGATCTGTTCTGTTCTATATTGCGGTGTTCCCGCGGGCATTACCACACGCTCCGCGATCAACTGCAAACCACAGCGCTTCAAATTCTGCTTCCTGAGACAAAAAGTCGGAAGCGTAAATAGTTTACTTCACTCTTTAAGGAGAGCTTCAATGGGTAGGAAATCTAAAGCGGCGGCGATGATTCAGGCTGAGCTTATCGAATCGCGTAACTCGCCGTATTTAGTAGCAGTAGAAAATCTGACGCCAGCGTTGCAGGACGTGGTGTCAGAAATCGATCATTTGTTCAGCGACGCGCAGGCCGCAAGCCTGACAGCGTACTGGCGGATCGGTCGGTTGATTACAGAGGTCAAGGGCGACCCCGAACGCTACCTGACGGCCGAACAACAGTCGCAGCATATCGACGGTGCGTCGTTGCTCATGTCGATCTTTGCGCCTGTGTACACCGTTGAGCAGCTTCGTGGCGCAGTGACCTTTTTCGACAAGTATCCGAGCGAGGCCGAAATCACCCGGCTGCTCGGGCTTCGGTGCCCGGACCGACCGCGGTGGAGATTGACGACGTCTCACGTGCAGCTTCTGACACAGATCCCTGACGACACTCAGCGGTCGGCGATCGAGGAGAAGTGCGCTGAAGAGGCTTACACGGCCAAGACGCTGGCGACAGAGCTGCAAGAAATGCGCGGCAAGCAGAAGAACAGCGGCCGTACGCATCAGGCCCCGAAGGGATTGAAACAGCAGATCCACGATTTGCTGCAGCACCAGCGGCGATTTATTGCACGTTCTGAAACGCTGTGGCTTAGCGAGAAGCGCGACAACATTTACGACGATATCGCAAATGCGTCGCCGAGTAAATTTGATGCAACAACGCAAGGATACTTTGCGGAAATTGTTGAAAACTTCAGCAAGATGTCGGACATTGTTGCGGATCACGTTGCGATGTGCGCCAAAGTGCAGGAAGAACTTAGCGGGAGAGAAGAAAACGAAGAGGACGGCGAGTCGCAGGAATCGCAGCCCCGCCGTCGATCCGGTATGACACGATAAGGAGCTTGAAATGTTTTCCGTACGTAATGTGCCTATTGTTATCGAGCCGGGTGTAGGTGCGCTGGAGGCTGAGTTTTTCATCGCCGATGAGAAGCTGGGCAACCGCATCTTCCCGCTCCAACTACAGCGCCTCGACCTTGACGAAAAGATTGTTGAGAAGTTGCCGTTTATTCCGGCAACTCATTTTCCACACGTGTTTTCGTTAATTACTGATGTTGACAAATCAGCTGTTCTTGTTATCTATGATTTCTTAGGTCGTTTAAGTTGCGTGTATACGCGCGGCGACGACAAATCTGTTTGGGAGCGTTGTGACGTTGCAGACGAGCATGCCGGCAAGACAGTTACGCAGTTTTCTGTCAGGTTTAATTTTAGCTCTGTCAAAGACCGAACCACGTTTCTTGAAACGATTGAGAAAATGGTCAAGGAAGTAAAGAACGGCGTAGCGCCAACTCCGAAGGACGTAGTGAGAGCTATGACCTTGCTGGGTCGGTCTCGTGTGCCTCCGGTGGTTATGCCGGTGGCCGTTGCACGAGCGGCGCTAAGCCCTGTCAAGTTCTAGCACGACAATGACTGTCGGACGGAGCCGGTTATGGCGGATGGAGCCGCTGCAATCTGTGTGTGCGTGTTGTTTTACGGCAACGACGCTACGTGCTTTAAGCTTGCGCAACGTGTTTTAAACACGCCCATGCGCGAACTCACAAAACACGACATTGAATTTCGTTTTGGGTGCAACGCGATTGGCGCGAACACTCGGACATTTTTGCAGCAGCAAATCGAGGCTCACTTCCCCAAGGCAATGTTTTTGGACTCTACAGAAAACGTAAATAAGTACCCAATGATGCGTCGGTTGTTTTACAGTCAGCCTATTTCAGCGCCGATCACAATGTGGTTTGACGACGACTCTTGTCTGGCTCAAGACGTAGATGTTGAAAAGTGGCTGCCGCGGCTGACGCAACAGGTTGGGCACCACTCCGTTGTCGGGTCTATTTATCGCACTCGTTTAGCGGGTAATCAGGCTGCGTGGATTAAAGCTCAGCCGTGGTACGCAGGGAAAGAACCGGCGACATATGTTTCTTTTCCAGCCGGCAGTTGGTGGGCTGCGCAAACAGCAGTCCTGCAACAGTTTGACTGGCCGCCGCACACGAATACGCATCGCGGTGTTGATGTCATGTTGGGCGAACTATGCCGTCAACAAGATCTAGCACTTGGTCATTTTCGTGACGGTGTTTGGATTAACGCAAACGCGGACGGTGTTGAAGCCGCCGGTTCGAAGCGCGGTAAAAATGAGCAACCAATAGGATTTGATTACTGTCCATGAAACTATCAGTGGATCGAATAGATTTGAAAAGAACGCGGTCAAACTGGCCGGACGGCGAACCATTTCTGCCCGCCCGTGTGCTGCCGGTCGAGAAACTTGGCGGCGCAGACTGGCATGTGCTTGATGCGCCTTATTTGCCGGGTGAGTCGCCTACGTGGGCACACAGCGCGCACGACGAGTATTTACGCATTCCGATTTTTTCGTATGATCTCAGTCCGAAAGCCGATCTCGCGCTAGCTTTTATGCTGCAGATGGGTTTATCGTGCGCGAGTTACCTGCCCGGCGCCGTATCGCATTTTTACGTGGTAACCGGCGACCCAGTTGAACTTTTGTACGACACTGATACAGATATCAATACTGGTTTGCGTTATTGGTTTGGTTTTGCAGTAAAACTTTTATAAGGAACACACAATGTCAAAAACGACAATTGTAGACGCAGTAAAGTCTGAAGCCGCATGCTCCACCGGGGTTACGAACGTATCGGTCCCGATCAAGATGGATGCGTCAGCGCTTGCGAAAGCCTTACAGGCGGCGGCTAACGCGCCCCAACAAGTTGTACGCGTCAATCCGTCTGAGCTGATTAAAGAGTCGGCTGCGCGGATGGAAGAGTTGTATACTCGCTTTAACGCGCTGAAGCAGATTGGTTCTGAGCTGCATGGAAAAGCGCTCAGTGATCCGCTGCCGGCTACGCTGAAACTTGAAGAGATTTCAATCAAGTTTAGCACGGTGAAAGACGGCAAGACTTCCGAACCGATTGTAGCTTCTGTGAAAAACGTAGTATGCATTGGAGACATCGCCAGCCTGCTGTCGAGTGAGTTGGGGACGATTATTCTTGCGTTGCAGCAAGAAGCTGCCGCCATTAAAGAAACTGCGACGACAGCCGAAGATACATGCACAAAGGCACGGCAGACGTGGGAAGCCAACAACCCTGACCGTAAGGTTGTAACTCGCGATGCTGAAGCTATGAGTGTAACTACTGTCGTAGCTGATTCTGGCGCACAAATTCCAGCCAGCCCTGTTACGCTGGAGGGTAGCAATGGCGCGTCCGCCGTTTAGTTACATCCGAATTCGTCACTGCCGCGATCGCCTTATCAGCCGCGCGTTGCGACCATATTTTGACGCTAACGTGGTAGGAGACACGTTGCGTGATATGTGCCGCGATGTGTTGGCTGAGCTGCCTGATTCTGTATCGCAGCCAGCCGTGTTCGACTCTATTCGGGCATTGGCGGGAACTAAGATAACAAAACGGATGGCAGCAGATCTGGCGTGGAGGTTAGCCGGAAACGTTGAAAAACTTAAAGATGGTATTCCTGTTCTGCCGTGGACTCGGCAGCTTGAAGACGAGCTAGTGCCCGTCCGTGTTGAGCATATCCGGCCGTATAAGCGTAAGAACACGCCGGGCTACATATTCGAGTGTCGGGCTTTGGCCGGCTCGCCGTGTCCGATGTCGTTTACGCAGTTCTTCTCGTCAAACAGCTGCCGCGCGATTTCGCAGACGCTTGGTTTTTCTGCTCCGTGGGGTGCCTACCCGTACACGACGGCAGTGCATTTTGTGAACTTGTTGTTCTTCGCGCATGTTGAAGCTGCCAAAAGTCGGGAGACACCGTTCTTTTCGAAGGTCAGCGTCAGCAGCAGCATGTTTAAAGAAAACCGCGCGCGCATTGAAGTTCGAACTCGTGCCCGCCCTTGCCCAGACCAGTACGAGCATTCGTGCGTGCACTGCTGGCTTGGATACGATCAGTGCGAATTTGCTACTCACCCGCGTACGTATGTGACACGATACTGCGACACATGCCGCAGCGACGGGTTCTTTGACCCAAATGACCGCGGCGTTATGTGTATTCGGTGTCGTCATTCGGCTGCGCAGCAGGCGGAGCCTACGCACTAAGAAAGGATTTTTTATGAGCAGTATTGGTTATCGGCAAAAAGGTGATTCTGGTCCGCTTTACAACCCTGAGCGCGACTATGCCTACATTACGCCGACACTCATGGTGCGTGCAATTGAAAACTTAGATCCTGCCGCCCGCACCGAAGAAGCTGCAAATTGGTATGTGCAGCACAACATCTCCCAAGACGAGATTGTAAAAATTGCTGAAGCGCTCGCCGCGGCTCAGCGCGACTTCGTCAACGGCGCAGATCCTGTAAAGACGTTTGAGCAGGCTTTGAACCGCCGAGAATTTTTTGCGTTTAGATATCCAGTTCGTCTGGCGTTGTTTGCCGCGATCGGTGAAGTGTTCTGCGCTGCGTGGTTCAAAGCGGTGCGTGAAGTATCCGTTATCGGAGAAGAGTCGCCGGCAGCGGGTGGTATGTCGCGCTTTTCTGCAACCGTTATTGAGTTTGCGGCGCGTAACGGAACACCAACGTACAACGCAAACTTTATGGCTGAGCATCTGAAAATGATGAACGATGTCTTGCAGACGCGGCTCAATCTGGTGTATAAGGAGTTGCAATCTGCGCAAGATAAGTTGCTGACTTATCAAGCCAAGGAAACCGAGATAGTCAAACAACCGCCGCGAACATTGTGGCAGCGGTTTGTTGCTTGGTCGTCGCAGAAAAACGATTACCCCGGCCCGAAATAGTCAGGAGCGTTGCGTGCCCAAGTACAGGATGTACAAAGACCCCAAGCAGTTTGGGGCTAAGCTTGAGAAAAAACCAGCAGACGCGATTAGATTCCTCGGGCTCGACTTGGGCAGTAATTGTGGCGTGGCCGTCTACGACTTTATCCCCGGTAAAAAGATGCTGCAGGAAAAGCTGCAGTTGTTCCAATGGGATTTGTCGGTGCAGGGGCTGGAGTCTGGCGCGTCTCGTTTTGTTCGGCTGCGTGCGTTTTTAAACACAGCCGCGGCCGACGTCATTGGCTACGAAGACGTAAAGTACACACCGCCGCGCGAGTTTTTTGTCAATAAGAAGTTCGGCATTCCGGCAGTGTTGTCGCGTGTTGCTACGGCGTCTGAAGTGCTTGGCGGAATGAAGGTGACGGTCGCAACATGGGCCGAAGAAGCCAATCTTATCGCGAGCGGATTTGCGATCAGCACTATTAAAAAGTTTGCTACCGGTAGTGGCAAAGCCAGCAAAGAAGACATGATTGCCGCGGCAAATAAATCGCTCGGCGCCGCATTCGACTCAGCAAAATATAAATCCACGGGTATTGATAACGTGGTTGACGCGGCGTTTGTGTTACTGTTGCTCATTCAGACGACAAACGCAGGGCTTGTCAACGTCAAGAAATGACGGGGTCGCCATGCTGAGGCCAAACACATTTATTCAGGTCGACGCTGTCTCTGGCGCGGACAGCATACCTGCGTTGTCGTGCGCCGACGCCCTGCAGCAGCGCGACAACCCGCTCGTGCTTTTTACCGCTGCGCTGTTGTTCACTCACGGCGGATTTGACCGCGACCCGGTGATCGAGTTTGATGCCCGCTTTCCTGCGGCGTCAAGCGATCTTCGTCCGTTTCACATCGATCTTGTCAAAACAGACGAGTACTTTTTTTCTGGTGTAGGAATTTGTCCTGCGCCGGGAAAGAAAAAAACGGTGAACTGGGATAAACGGTTGTACTGCATTGACGAACGTCGCCGAGAAGAGTGTTTTGATTTTCTTGGCGGTATCGCTTACTCCGACCCAAAAGTCAGCATGTTTGCGAGTACGTTTTCTCACTCGGTTGTCGTGCTTGACCCCACGTCGAAAAGCGGACAGTTTTTGGATATCACCGTTTTTGGCGTGATGTCAAATCAGTTTGTTGTATATTTAGATCCGCAGTTAAACGCCCCGGCTGTCGTTCGCAAACTAAGCGGCGCTGCATTAAACATGATGCCGCGCAGTATTTATGCGGCTGGTGTGACGGCCGGCTTCGACGGTAAAGATCCACTCGATATGCGAGATGAGTAATGGACGAAGAAGAAAATAAGATCGAGCAGCCGGACATGCCGGAGCATTTCTATATCGTCATTCTCCGCGCTGACGGCGAGTTTGGCGTCGAAGAGTTTAACGCGCTTGAGGCTATGACGGAGCGCATGAAAGACCTTATTGACCACGACGTATCGGTATTCAGTTTTGCAGGTGCTCGGCTGCAGATATCTAAACCGCCGTTTAGGCATTTGCTAACACCGTGGGGCAACCTACCGCTGTTCGATGTACCCAAAGACAATTTCGAGCCGGACGATACTGGATACCTTGGTTCTGATCCTATCCATCTAGAAACGCCGCCTGAGATCAAAACTCAGGGCAGTAACAAGCCGTCGACGAATCCCGACGACTTCTTCTCTGACGAAGACGAAAACACGATTAACGTCTTTGATAACATTCTGCCAGACCCCGACAGCTGAACTAAATTTTTCAGCATAAGCTGGCATATTTATTGTACCGCGTTTAGCGTTTTCGCGGACAAGCTCTATAGCCGCAGCTTTATTGCTGTAAGGGGGAATTCATGCGTGCGTGATGTTATTCGGTTCAAAGGACGGCCTGTTCGGAGACAGGAAGTTCTCGATGTAACTCGGACACTCATTCAGTTTTATGACAAGACTCCAAGTGGGGAGTACGAAGAGATTGTCGTAACACCGAGAGAGTGGTCCCTATATTCGTCGAAACACTTTGACCGAAACCACGTCAAGGACGGTAACTTGAATAAAGGAGTAGACAGTGGATATCGCGAAGACACAGGCAAGCATCATCAACGCTTTCGACCGGGTAGCTGCGCGCTGCGAGGGACTAGTGGCCGTAAGCTGGTTGGCCGGCGAAAACAGAAAGTTTGATACGCCTTTTAGGCGGTTTGGCGATGATGCTCGCCCGACAGCGGTTGTGCTTGAAGTGACCCAGAATGCGGGGCTGAATCTATCGGTGGCTATGGCCATTGCTGATAGGTCCGGCAAGATAACCATTGAAACTCTTGGCAAGTGGGACTTTCGAGCCCCCATCTCGCACAAGGGTTTTGGCGCGCAACTTAGCATCAAGAAGCAAAAGCACCGGCTGAATGCCAAGCGCGGTTGCGACATGCTTCATGCTATTTGCGATTATGGATATGCGGACAAGCGCGGCGAAAGGCTAGCGTTTGAACCGTGCCGCTGGCCGATGGTGTATATTCCGGCTCGTAACCACGTGCGCGTCGACGAAGATAAGATGACGGCACTGGCGATCCAGAACGCACCGGCGGAGCTGGTAGAAAGCTATCGCAGCAAGCTACGCGATAGCATGGTTCGGCAGTTTGGCAACAAGACGTATGTTAACGTTGCCGCTCTGACCGAAGAAGATGCCAAGAATGTTTTCTTGGCCGTCAAGCACGACGCGGCTATCGAGGACTTTTCGCCTGTGTTGGGCGATCTTGATCGAAATCCCTTCGGCGCCGTCAATGACATGACGGTTTCGATTCCAAACCCGGCCGCTAAGGTTCTGGCCCGGCACGGACTCGAAGACGCTGAGGGTGTTCCCCAGTGGATTCTCGACGATATGATCAGCGCCATGTACAGCGAGCTTGGAGATATCAAGCCGACGTACGAGGAAATGTGCGATGCGCTGGTTTCGCCGGATAGTCCAATGGAGATAGTGGTTGATATCAAAACGGCTATCGAAAAGATGCCGGCGGCGGCCGCGACGTTGTTGCGGTTTCAGGCTCCCAAGCGGGCGCAGCGAGAAGCGACCGATGAAGAGCTATTTACAGCCGCGCTGTCACCGGATAAACCTTTAGTACTGAGCCGACTCAGCGCTATTCAGGTTAACCGGGTTGAGGAATGGCAGAGTGTGCCGTTCCCGTATGTTGGTGAACTGTTGGCGCCTGTTAAGTTTGTTCCCAAGGGCTATAAGTTTCATACGCCCGCGGAAACAAACTCTGCCGCGCTAGTCTGACATGCGTTATTTCATCAAACCTGAAAACTCGGCGTTGTCGTGGTTGTTAGAAATCGACACAACCCCAAGTACACTGCCGTTCTTCCCAGACGACAGTGATATCGGTTTGGTGGTAGCGCAGCTCATCTCCGGCAGAATACTCGCAGAAGTATTGCCAACAGAAGAGCACGTAAGGCTAGTTTGCGGTGGTGGGGTTCCGCTTGGTCGGCTGTATTTTCGAATTCCGAAAGAACAGCTATACCCAGTATGCCCCGATTTGACGTCAGAATCTTTCGGGGGCAACGTGTAGGCTTCGGCCGCTCGTTGCCCCCTTTTTTTAGCTATTGGAGCTTTTATGAGCGGCTATAGAGATCCGTCACAGGAACGCATGGAAAACGGCCGGTCCATGCTGGATGTCATGCGCGGCGGTGTAAAGGGCTTGCGCGGCGTCGTGGTAGCTCCTGCAACACCGGGCGGAATCCCCATCAATTTCGATCCGCACGACCGGGCGAAAATCAAAATAAACGTTGTTGATCCTAATGGCGCGAACGTCGGCGGCCTCACACTATCGCAAATGAATGGCCCTGCAATTGAGAATGCCATGGCTGTCGCACGATCGCAGATTCCGGGTAATGATATTAATTCCGTAAGGGAGCGTGCAGCCATGGTATTTGAGGAACTGGCAAAAGGTGAAAAAACCGGCGTACAGCGAGTGCCGGTTAAAAAAGCAGCCCTCCGCTCGCCGCCGCAAGTTGTTGAAGAATACGAAGAAGAACAGGTTATTGCCGAGCTAGCTGCTGAAGCCGCGCAGCCTATCCAGCCGCAGTTACCGCCGATTGAAAAAATAGACAGGAACTACAGCCCGATGGCGGCGTTCGGATTAAAAAAGCAGTCCGCTACGCAGGCCCCGCCGCCAGTTACTCCGGCGCAAAAATCTGGCCCGCCGCAGAAACTGGTGTATTTTGAGAAAGAAGGTATTGGCACCGTCCCCGCTTTTTTTCACGACATCATTATTTCTGTCGCGCAGAAAGAACCAGACAGCGCGGAGGAGAGCGGTTTTATCGTTCTTGTTTACGACTTACGTTTTGAACAAAATGCGGCCCGCTGGTTCCCACCGTCAAACGATCCGTATCAGCGTCCTTGGGCCGCTCAAATTAACGACGACCGCCGTTTGTACCTTGTCCATACGACCGGATTTCAGTATGTTTATGATAACCGCGAGTATTGCGTTTTACTTGTTGAGCGGGCCCTGCGGGCAAATTACGACGAGGAATAAAATGGAAAAGCGCGCTGTTATCAAAGCTGGCGTCACGCCGCCTGACGAGCCCGTTTCTAAGAGTCAGGAAAAGCAGGCTCAAATTCAGCAGCTCGACAGCGACTTCCGTAAACGCGCTGCCGACGCATCCAAGCACGCTAGTAAATAACGCACGAGGCGATTGTGACGCTATTACCTGCAGCTTCTATGGGGTACAACTCGCTCGGCCGCGGCGTTCAGGCCGACGAGCGATTTCCCGACCCGTTTTGCGACGTAGCCAGCCTGTCGATGCCCGAGAGCATCCAGACGGCGCTGCGCTGGTCTGAATACATCATGAACGCGAATGGCCCCTACCGGCAGGCCATTGACCGCGTTGTCTCGTACTTTATTACAGACGTCGAAATTCAAGACATCGGCGAAAACAAGACTGGTCGGGAAGAGAAAGAAAAGTATCAGACGTTTTTATCTGAAACGCTCAGTATTAAGAACGTGCTGAAAACCGTTGGCATGGATTACATGACCTACGGCAATTCTTTTACCAGCCTTATTATCCCGTTTCGCCGCTACCTCTTCTGCCCGAAGTGCGCGCTTGAGATGCCGCTTGACCGCGTGCACAACTCTGACGCTTGCGCGTTTTCATGGCAGAACTTTCAGTTTCACGCTACGTGTCCGAACTGCAAATATGTCGGCCCGTGGAAGCACATCGACCGCCGCAGTGGTGACACCGGGCACATCTCGGTTAAACGTTGGAGCCCGCACGAGATTGATCTGCTGTGGGATCCGTATACCGGCGAGTGCTCGTATGTGTGGAAGATCCCTGAAGATTATCGGACGCTTATCAAGCAAGGTCATCTTCACCATCTTGAGCGCGCGAGCTGGGAAGTTATTCAGGCAATCAAAGATGGCAAGAATTTGATGTTTGATAAGGGCGTCGTTTTTCATCTGCGCGAAGATGCGCTGGCCGGCATGCGTAATCGCGGCTGGGGTATTTCTCGCATCCTCGCAAACTTCCGGCAGGCTTGGTACTACCAGATTCTACAGCGTTACAACGAAGCAGTAGCGCTGGATTATGTTATCCCGTTCCGCGTGATTACGCCGGCGCCACGCGGCGGTGACGGGCAGTCTTCCGACCCGGTGCACACGATTAATTTATCCAGCTTTACAGCGCGCGTTAATGCCATGATTCGTGCACGCCGCACCGATCCGGCGCGCTGGAATGTTTTGCCGTTTCCGGTCAATTATCAGGCGCTGGGCGGCGACGCGCAGCAGCTTGCCCCGCGCGAGTTACTGGATCAGGGTCTTGAAACGTTGCTGAAATGCATCGGCATGCCAGTGGAACTGTTTAACGGCACGCTGACGCTGCAAGCAGCCCCGGCAGCGTTACGCCTATTTGAGGCGAACTGGAGCCATTTGCCGCACAACATGAACTTGTTCTTAAACGAACTTGCATCGTCGCTTTCCCGAGTCATGTCGTGGGAGCCGGTTAACGCGAAACTTGTCCGTGTCACGCATGCTGACGACCTCAATCGCCAGATGGCGAAGTTGCAGCTTATGCAGGGTCAACAGATCAGCAAGAGCACTGGGCTTGCCAGTGTCGGGCTTGATTACAAAGACGAAATCAAGCAGATGCTTGAAGAGGAAAAGATCTACGCGGAAGAGCAAGAGCGCATGCAGGCTGAGATGCAGCAGGCGCAGCAAATGAAAGACATGAGTCAATCGCCGGACATGACAGCGGGCGTCGGTAATACCGGCGCTGGGGCCACCGGTATGCCGGCGCCGGCGCAGGGCGGCGCGCCCGCTGGTGGCGTCCCCGGTCAGATGCCGAGTCCTGTCGACCAGTTCTTATCGCAGCGACAGAACGCGCCAAATGTGCCGCGAACGCCCGAAGACCTACAGCAACAGGCCCAGCTTATAGCCAACCAGTTGCTGTCTATGCCCGAGTCTGTAAAGGATTCTGAACTGATTAAGCTAAAGCGCTCTGACGCCACGATGCACGCATTGGTTACGAGCATCATCGACGATATTCGTCAGCAGGCGCGGTCTCAGGGTGGCGCAATGATGATGGCGCAGCAATTTGGGCAAGGACAACCGCAAGGGGCTCCGCCTGCTCAGTAGTATGCGTATCGGCATCTATACACATTATGCGCACTGCGACGAAGCGTATTTTGCGCTGCGTCTTGCTGGGTTTTTACGCACTCAGGGCGCTGACTGCACGCTGTATTCAAACACACAGCCGGCCAAGTTGAAAACAGAATACGACCGTAGCGTGGTGCACAAAAAGAAATGCTCATTTACGCAATGGGCAAAAACTTGCCAAATCATTATCTGGACGCACCCTCCCAAACTAGACACGCTTAACTACACCAAGCGCGTCGGCGTTCGGACGATTATTGTGCCGATGTGGCAAGAACTTGAGCGCCCGTTCAAAAAAGTTATGAACAGGGCGGATCACGTAATTGCCATGAACGCCGAAGCGCGCGAGTTGTTTGCCAAAATATACAAACTGAAAAATGTCACGTTTATCCCATTTGACGTCGGTTTGCCGGCAATTAAAAAAACGAAAGCAATCAACAGCCGGCAGATAAAGATATTTTTGCCGTGGTTTGACCGGAATGCCCGCTGCGCCCACAGCCAGTTTTTGGGTTTGCTCGGTTACTTGCTTGAGCGAATGCCGGACGCGCAGCTGACCGTGGCTATTACGTCTAGCCGGTTTGCGCCGTCTATTGCCAAGTTTTTTCAAACGCTTGGGCGCAAAACACACGGGCGGGTCAAACTTGTGCGCAACGTTCAGTTATCTAAACGCCCGGCGATGTACACGGCGCACGATCTGACGTTATTTCCGGCAGAGTGCGACAACTACGGGTTATGCAGCCTCACATCGATTAGCTGCGGCACGCCAGTCTTGTCTTTTGCTCTATCCCCACAAATCGATTTCGTGTATCAAGACGCAAATGGCGTGCTTGTAAAAACACGCGTTGATTATGACGATAACGGCGTCCCACACGCCGCGCCAGACTATGAAAAATTGGTGACTGTACTGCAAACGATGATTGCTGAGCCCGGCCACATCGACAACCTCAACAAACGAGTGAATTACAACTTGTCTACACGTAGTAAATCATTTGAATTGGGGTGGCGGACAATACTGAGACTAGTTTAAGGGCATATGGAGATGCCATGAAAAAGCCGGAAGGATCACCGATTCAAAAAACACTAGAATTTGCGGCGACGCATTATGTAGGGCGTAGCACTAGCATCGGCATAAATTTGCTTGATCACTGCAAGCTTGTAGCGCAGCAAGCGGAGGTCATCGCGCAAAAACTATATCAAGATGTGCGCGTCGATTTTATGCCGGACGACACGAAGGAAAGTATTGCGGCCATTGTTCACGGCGCGCTACTTCACGACGTTATCAACGTTAGTTCGTGTGCGTTTGAAAATATTGCTGAGATATCAACGGTACAGGTCGCCGCAATGGTTGCCGACATTAGCCGCGACTTTCGGCTGGTAGAAACTAAGCGCGACATGGAGTTTCGCGGCCGCTTAAGTCAAAGCCCTATCGGCTCGCAAATTATTGTGGTGGCTGACATCATCTGTACAGCTAAAGATATCTTAAATGCACTTGCCAAGGCCGGTATTCAAGCAACGCCAAAAGCCAAAAAGCTTCTCACACAGCTTGACGGCGATCTTCTAGCCATTCAGGCAGCGAGTCGGTATTACGTTCTGCGTATGTACGTTCACGCTGCTCGCAACATGCTCAATGACATAAGCCAGACGATTAAAGCGTGCAAGCATAAAGCAAAACTTGACAAAATTGTGGCGCAACATACAACCGGTATACGCGCCAGAGCCGCAGCCGCTGAAAAAGCAAAAACAGCTTCCACCAAAAAGAAAAAGGAAGGTCGCTATGCCCGCAAGCGAAGTGTTGAACAAGATTCTTGACGATTTCACGGCCAACAACCCGGCTCTAGACGCGGGGCAGCTCCGTGTGTTTTGCGACTACGCGGCGACATGGCTTGCGTCCACAGGCGTTGTCGGCATTGGACACACGATCAACGGAATTTCGCTGAGATTTGCGGATGGAAAAGAACTACTGCTGTTCGAGCCGGCCGAAGAGCTGGTAATTCCTGTTCCGGGTGAAGTGGGTATTACCGGTAATCAAATCAAAATTTCTAAGCCAATCGCCGGCGATTCGCAAAGCTTTCAAATTACGGGGCGCTAATTTAAGAAAGGCTTTTTGTGTTTGTTTGCTTTGAGGGTATTGACGGCGCCGGCAAAACGACGCAGGCGCGCATGCTGTATCAGCGGTTAACAAAAGAAAACGTGCCCGCTGAACTTGTTGCAGATCCCGGCACGACGAAAATCGGAACGGCTATCAGGCAAATCCTTCTGCACAACGACGATCCGATATCTCCCGCGGCACAGATGCTTCTTTTCTCTGCGGCTCGTGCCGAATTATCCGCGCATATTGAAGAGCAGATGCGGGCCGGTGTTGTTATTATTTGTGATAGGTGGCTTTTGTCGACACTCGTGTATCAGGGGGAAATAAACAATATCGCCCTCGATTTGATCACAAACATTTTTTGCGCAACATCGTGCGTTTGTCCCGACGTTTGTTTTTTAATGGACATTGATCCGGTGGTTTCGCGATCACGGCGTCCTCGCGGACCTAGCGACCGTTACGAGCGGCGCTGTGTTGAAGATCAAAACAGAATGCGCGCAGCCTATCAAACACACGCGGCAAATAGTCCGCACACCGGAATTGTTCACCACATCAATGCCGATCGTGATGTGGAAGAAACGCACGCTTATGTGTATCGTCTGTTCTCGGACGCTTACCGGGGTTCGACTGTTGTACGTTAATTAGGTAAAAGGAATCACATGCAGCTTATTATCGCGCCGGAAGTTTTGCAGAAAAAAGCCGAACGAGAAAAGTTTGTACGCCTGACAAAGAACGCAGCCAAAATTAAAGCAGAAAAACTGCGGGCAAAAGACGCTAGCATTCACGGGCGGTTTCTTGAACTTTTGAATATTTGTCGGCTGTTGCACCAACTAGCGCAGCGGTATGTGCCCCGGACACCACAGGCTTTTGTCGATTTTGATTCTTTAACGCATGCAACCAAAACTCTACAGCGTATGGGTATGGAGGTTATAGTCGCATCCGACATATGCGCTCCAACAAAGTCTGTGGAACGCGGTGTTGTATTTAATTCGCCGGAATACCGCGAATTACGCAACAAGTTTATAGCGGCACTTGCAACAATTGCCGATATGACTGACAAAAATACGCCGCCCGGAGATCCTGAATATCAGCGCGGTGTTCGCGAGGGCTATCGCCGCGCCAGCGATATTGCTATCTTATTTCTGGAAGACGTTCAAAACGGAATCAATTAAATGCATACACACACACAGCGAATTGTGGCAGAGCTTTCGGACCTAAATCCCGAAGCCGTGTTATTTGACAATATGAATAGCGCGCTTATAGGCGTCGGATACATTTCCGACTCCGGGCCTATCGCGGTCTACAGTAAGGCCAAAATTTATTCCAAACTTTTAGCCGACGGTCTTTCCCGCGAAGATGCGGACGAGTATTACGGCGGCAAATTTGTGGTATTACGGGCGGGAGATATGACGCCTGTGATTGTTGATGATTTACAGGAGGAATAATTTCCGTGGCCACAGTTGTTGTTAACAAGCCGGATCACATAGAATTTAAGAACGTGAACACGGCTAAATCGCCAGACGAATCTCCGACGGTAAGCTTGCAATCAGGGGATTGGGATGCCGGCAACCACACCGAAGCAGGAATTGTTATCGATGTTTATGGCCCGCAATTACCCCTGCTCTCTCCCGCCGATGCCCGAAAATTAGCCAAATGGCTGGTGCGCGCGGCGGACGACCTTGAGGGCGTCAAATCTGACAAGAAGCGCAAGCACCGCCCACGCGAGGAAGAAGAAGACTCGTATTAAAATAGGTGCGCGCTATGGCAAATAAAAAAATCTCGTCGTTGCCTGAAAAGCAGACACCGGCGCTCAACGACATTATCCCGATCGTTGATACGCAGAATCCAAATAACCTTGTTACAAAGCGCACTACTGTTGGTGCGCTTCTTGGCGTAAGTGGTCCCACTGGCGTTGACGGCGCCTCCGGCGCAACCGGTGCAACAGGATTGCGCGGCGCGACAGGCGTAACCGGCGCTACTGGCGTGGTTGGTCCCACCGGCGCAACTGGTCCGCAGGGGCCGGCTGGTCAGTCTGGTTTGCTCGGTGCGACCGGCTATCAAGGTGTCGCTGGTCCGCTGGGTGCGACAGGCGTTGTCGGCGCCACTGGTGCGACAGGCCCCGCTGGCGAGGCCGGCATTAATGGTCCCACTGGCGCCGCGGGCACTACGGGCGCGACTGGCGCCACCGGAGTAATTGGTGCAACGGGTTTACGCGGTTTGACTGGTGTAACCGGCGCTACTGGTGTCGGTACGACGGGCGCGACCGGTATTGCCGGTCCTACCGGCGCAATAGGTATAACCGGGGCCACAGGTATACAGGGTGCTACTGGTGTTAGTGGCGCTGCCGGCTCTATTGGTGTAACAGGCGCGACAGGCCCGGCTGGTTCTGCCGGCGTCAACGGACCGACCGGACCGACAGGCCCATCCGGCCCAATTGGTATTTCTGGCGCAACCGGTATAGCTGGTCCAACAGGTTTAAGGGGCGTAACGGGGGCGACGGGCGCGGCTGGCGTAACCGGCCCTACAGGCGCCGACGGCCCAACTGGCGCTACTGGTTTGGATGGCATTACAGGCGCGACTGGCGTACGCGGCATCACCGGCGCAACCGGTCCTGTCGGCGTAACCGGCGCGACCGGCGTAGTTGGTTCTACCGGCATTCAGGGCGCAACAGGTATCACTGGTCCAACCGGCCCTAAAGGTGACGCAGGGTCCGGCGTAACTATCAAAGGCACTGTTTATTCTTGGCCGCCATCGCTCAGCCCGTCTATCGGCGACATGTGGCTACTAAGTACGCCAATTCCAGCCGGCGCGCCCGATGGCTTGTCTGGCGACGGTGTTGTGTGGACAGGCACCGCGTGGGTAAACGTCGGGCCTATTCGTGGCCCGCAGGGCGCGAGCGGTATCACTGGTGCTACTGGTTTACGTGGAATCACCGGCGTAACAGGTGCAACCGGCGCGATCGGTATTACCGGCGCTACTGGGCCTGTTGGTGTCACAGGCGCGACAGGCATACAAGGCTCAACCGGTGCTACTGGTTCAATCGGTATTACTGGCGCTACTGGGCCTGTTGGTGTCACAGGCGCGACAGGCATACAGGGTGCTACTGGTATCAGCGGCGCACAGGGCGTTACTGGCGCCACTGGTGTGACTGGTGCTTCTGGCCCTGTTGGCGCAACTGGCCCGGCGGGTACAAATGGAACTTCCGGTTCTACAGGCGCCACTGGTGTGACTGGTGCTTCTGGCCCTGTTGGCGCTACTGGTCCTGTTGGAGTTACGGGCGCCACAGGTCCGGTTGGCGTGAGCGGAGCAACCGGACCGGGCGGTTTTGCTGGACCCGCCGGCAGCGACGGTGCAACAGGAGCTACCGGCCCTCAAGGCGCGACTGGCGCTGCGGGAAGTCCGGCTTCAAATATCATAAGCAGCGTAAACGGACAAACAGGGGCTGTGACCCTGACCGCGGCCAGTGTGGGCGCTGCCCCAGCTGCGGGATCCACGAGCATCGTAACAATTGGCGCCGCTACGGCGACGTCTATCAACAAAGTCACGCTCACACAACCGGCTACGAGCGCAACGCTCACGATTGTAAACGGTAAAACACTTACCGCGAACAACACGCTTGCGTTTAGCGGGGCCGATGGCGCAGCAATTGCGCTTGGTGCCGGCGGCACTGTTTTATACACATCGTCTGTTCTGGACGGCGGCGCATACTAATCACAGGGTAAAAGATGACAAATATCATCAAGCATAAGCGTAGCGATGTAACTGGCGCTGTTCCTGCCGCCGATAATTTGTCTGCCGGTGAGTTGGCTGTTAATACCGCGGACGGCAAACTTTTTACACGTAAAGCCGACGGCACTGTGGTTGAGCTAACGCAAGCCGCCAGTGTCGACGGCGGCGAAATTGTGTATGACAGCCTGCTTAATGGTCTTCATGCGTTTTGGCTGTTTGATCAGACTGTCGGTAATGTGCCCGACGTATCTGGCAACTCACATCCGCTCTTTGTTCCTGTTTCGGCCACGACGGCAACACCTAGCGTTCAAAACACCGGACTGACGTTATCGCATGCTAATTTTTTATACGCGCCGCATTCTTTTTCTACGCGACGCACAATTGCGTTTTGGTTGAAAATCTATGCTGCGCCCGAGGTCGAAACAACGATTCTTTCGTTTGGGCCGTTCGGTGTGCTAAATGAAACAGGTTACGTCCAAATAAATTCAAATCGCACTTTGAGTTGGACTGAACAAACAACAGCCAGCTCGTCGCCAGCCACGAGCGCGGCGGCTATTCCGGTTGACGCGTGGACGCACATCACGCTTGTGCGAGAGACAATCGGTAGCAACGCCGCTGCCGCAAAGATCTACATAAACGGCGTATTAAACGCGACCGCAACTGGTTTGACAGACACGCTGACGGCTATCGAATCCGACGTTGTAACGTTTGGGTCTTTCAATCCCGCAGTAAATGTGAGTTTTGATTGCGCCGGTATTTGGGACCGCGCACTTACAGCCGCCGAGGCCGCAAGATTATTTAACGGTGGCGGCGCTGCTTATTCGTTGCCGCCGATCGCAGCGATGCCGATTGATCCCGCGTCGTTTATCAACGTATCAACGTTCGCGCCGGTAGCGTCGCTGGCAATCTCTGTCGCAGGCTCGACCGGCGCATTGTTTCCCGCGTTCAATACCAACATTCACGATTACGGCGTGCTGACAAGTTCCGCGACGCTCGGCAACGCGGTCACGTACACACTGACGGTCAATGGCGTGGCTATTACAGATAGCGCGCCTGTTGGAAAAATTATTCGAGTGGCGTTTGGTTCTTCGGCCTACTACATCCGGCTGCTGCCATCGGACATGCCGCTGGGTACGATTACGACGCAGCCAACGACGGACTACATTCCGGGCTATTACCTGACCACATCGCGGCGCGACATCAACGCGGCAAACTACAACGTCATTTATGACGAAAACGGTCTGCCGTTTTGGTACAGCCAAGAAGCCGGCCTGCCGCAGATCAATCATCCGGGCAACGACCGAAACACGGTTGTCATTAGCCGCCGTAACGGTACATCTGGTCAACGTTATGTTATCAATTTAACCGCCAGCGCGGCATTGTCGCGTGGTTACTCGTTTCTGCCTACGACCAAGAACGGCACGACATACACAAGTCCAATTATTGACTGGCAGCAGCACGAACTGTTGCAACTCTCCGGCCCGCCTAACCGCCGCGGCAACGTTCTTACAGTTGCCTTCCCGACGACCCCTGCGGCTGGATCACAACAGATTACCGACAAAGCATACGGTATTTATATCCAAGAACAGACCCCGACAACCGGACAAGTTGCGTGGGATTGGTGGACCGGTAATTACTTCAATCAGACGGCTGCCACTCAGGTTTCGTCGTTTTTTCATATGAACTCGGCAGATGTGCACCCAGTTACTGGTGACGTGTTATGCAGCATGCGTAACTGCTCTGCTTTGATGTGCATTGACGGCACGACAAAAGCGGTCAAATGGGTGATTCAGGGTCCGCCGTCAACAACGTCAGTCACGCTCGCCGCGGTCGCTGACCCAACAACTACAGCGGACACGCAATACCTGACACTTGATTCAGAACCTACGCACGCAAATTTTCAATACATCGGCACTTGCGGGCAGCACCACGCGCGTTGGTGTCCGCATGTAGATCCGCTGACACCCGGCAATCAGGTCATCACAATATTCGATAATCAGACAAACTTTTTCGCCGGCGCTGCCTCACAAATTTCGTTGAAAACTGTGACATCGCTTATTCAAAGTGGCACGACTGTCACTGGTGTTGCGACCGCCCACGGGTTTACGACCGGATCATATGTTCAAATCAGCGGTGCTAATCAAAGCGCTTTTAACGGCGTTTTTCTGGTCACAAAAATCGACAACAACACGTTTACCTACACTCTTCCGACGGCAAATAGCGTTACGGCAAATGGCACAATTACGGCGGTGAAAGCGCAAAATTATTTTCCAAATGGCGCGCCCTACGCTCGCGGTGTCATGTACGAAATTGATTTGGCGCAAAATAAAGCCGTTCATCGTTCCAGTATTTTTTCAACTGTCGGTCCGTCTGGTTATCTTGGTAGTTATCACGTCGTGTTGCACAAAAACGGCGCGTATAGCCACGTGATTGATTTCAACGGCCAGCACCCACAACTTGTTGAATACGCAGATGCCGGTGACGGCGCTAGTCCCGGTGTTAACCCCGTCTTTGCAGTAGATTTTCCGGGTGATTTGTATAGGATACTCAAAGTTGAAAAAGAGTTTTTTGACGCCGACTATTTGCGCTCCACTGCCGGTTTAACTCCCACTATCGTCAACTGATCACACGAATAAACAAACATGTCAGCAAAAATTCAATTACGCCGTGGTACCGCCGCCGACCTGCACGCCGTCAATCCGGTGTTGCTGCGCGGAGAACCCATTCACGAAATTGACACCGGAAAGTTTAAACTTGGCGACGGCGTTACTGCGTGGAATGACCTGCCGTACGCGAACCCCGACGTTAATTTGGTGGACGGTGGCGAACTAGCCCGCGCGTCTGCTGGCACGACACCTGAGTTCACGCCGCCGAATCTGAGTGGTTTGGCGCTGTGGCTCGACGCCGCAGATCCCGACTTTGTGTCGCTGGTTAATAACAAAGTGGCGCAGTGGGATGACAAGTCGATTCACAAGCGGCACTTCTTCCAGTCGCTCAAAGCCAACCGCCCGGCAGCCAGCAACACGATCAATGATTTGAGCGTCGTTACGTTTGACGGCACGAATGACGCCATGCTCAGTAGTTTTGATTTAGAGCCCGGCTTCACGCTGTTCGTGGTATTAAACCCTCGCGGCACAAGTACAGCTGGGCGTGTATTTACGGCGTTGAACCACCCGACAGACACTAACGCTAGCGGGTTTATTCCGTGCATTATGCAAGACGCGACGCACGTGGCTGCGCGGGTTGGTGACAACTATTATTCGCCGCAAGAAGTTACGACGTTCGCGCCGGCTGTGTACATGGTTGCTTGTGATTCGGCGTCGTTCACCACGAGCCTGAATGGCCTGACGGCTCAAACCACAGAGCAAGACACGGTTGGTACGTTCACGCAGTTTGCACTGGGTTCGTCGCGCGCTGATTATGCTGCTGGCGCGTTTAACGGCGATATTGCCGAAATCGTGCTGTATAGCCGAGTACTTACCGACACAGAGCGGGCGCAGGTTGAAGAGTATCTGCTGGGCCGCTGGGGAATTACGCAGGTCGTGCACCCGCTTCTCAACGGCATGACGGCGTTCTGGCCGATGAACGAGGAGAACGGCAGCCGTTTAGATATCAGTGGCAGTGGAAATACGCTTGTGCAAACCGGCACTGTTGCCAGCGTGCCCGGCGTGCTTGGAAATGCCGGTAATTTTACTGGCGGCGCAAATTACCTGTCGCACCCCACGCTGAAACTCACGCCCAGTTTCACTATCTCAGGCTGGTTCAAGTTGCCCACAACGACCGGCACGTTCGGCGAGATCATGCAGAACTGGGACGGCAACGCACCAGACGGCCAGTTTGTACTTGGTTGGGGCGATGAAAGTGGAAATACTAACGAACTGGTGTCCTATGTCCGTACAACAAGCGGTCAGTTTCGGCTGGCGTATCCTGCACTTGCCGCGAACGAGTGGCGGCACTTCGTTCTGTCGCTCGATGCTGACGCGGGCAAAGCGCGGCTGTACGTAGACAACGTGCTCGCTGATAGCGCGGATGTAACTGGCACGCTCGTTGACACCACGAACATACTGCAAGTCGGTGTTGGCGAGCAGGGTGGTTTGCAAAACAGCGTTGCGTGCGCGCTGGATTCGATTGGTATTTGGAGTCGCGCCCTGAGTCTTACTGACATCGGCATGCTCTGGAACGGCGGGTTTGGCAAAGAAAACTTTGCGACAGATGTTTACGGCGACAACGTTTCGCTCCTGCTTCACATGAACAAGTCGCCGAACAACACAACCGCCGGCCCAGTCACAACCGATGCGCTCCTGCTCCACTTTGATGGCTCAAACGGCGGCACAACATTTACTGACAGTGGCGCGAATGCGCTGACGACGACGGCTACGGGCGGAGACGGCATCCAACTTTCCAACACTCAAAGCAAATTCGGCGGCACAAGCGCCTATTTCCCGTCGGATGAAAACGTTCATGCAGCCAGATATTTGACCGTAACAAATGTAAATGGCGCATTGGATTTACCGGCTGATTTTACGATAGAGTGTTTCTTTTATCCGACAACATATAACAACGGCGGCGGGAATGGCGGTTGCCAGTGTTTGTTCGCCGGCGCCAACGATTTTACATATGGCGTGATGATGTACTTGGACGGCAGAATCGGTATGTGGGCGAGCAGCGGCGGCGGTTGGGATCTTGCAAACGGTGTTTTTGGTAGTAATTATGTGACACTGAATGATTGGAACCATATCGCTTTCGTGCGTCAGGGTTCTGTCTTCACTCTGTTTTTAAACGGGCAAGTGGAGGCGCAAAATGACTCTGGAGTTTCTGACCCCGTAGCGGCGGCTGATTTTAGAATTGGCGTTTGGGGCAACAACCAAAGCCCGATAAACGACGGCTACGTGGACGAACTCAGAATCACAAACGGCACGGCCCTGTACACGGATAACTTCACGCCGCCGACAGCGCCGTTCAGCGCCGGCGGATTACCCGCGGCGCTGCTACTCCACTTTGACGGCGCCGACGGCAGTGATTCATTTACAGATAGCAGTAATAATGCGCTAATGCCAATAAATTCTTCTAATGCGTTAATTTCGACAGAGCAGAATCAGTTCGGCGGTTCTAGCGGCTATTTCTCTGGCGATCCGGTGGCTACGTTGACATACGAAGAATCGCCGCTATTTGGTTTTGGCACTGGCGATTTTACCATCGAAATGTTTACGTATATGTTTTCCGCCACTAGAAATTCAGTTGTGTCTGTTGGCACATATGCGAATGGAATTTTGTGGCGGCTCACCGCCGGCGATGCGCTCTATCTTGCCGGCAACTCTTTTTATTGGTTGAATAATTCTGGCAATGTTTCTGTGCCGCTAGAGCAATGGGCGCATGTGGCGCTGACACGCGCGGGTACGGTTATTCGAGTGTTCGTTGACGGCGTAATCGCTTTTGAAGAAGACGTCGGCGTAATAGATCTTGGCGCGGCTCAACCACTCACAATTGGTTGCGGAGCGCACGAGTTAGCCAGCGTAGATGCATACCACGGCTACATCGATGAACTTCGCATCGTGAAAGGCTTTGCGGTGTATACTGCGAATTTTACGCCTCCATCAGCCCCGCTTAGCGCCATGACTGCGCCCGAAACACCTGTCACCTACTTCTACGACAATTCCAAGTATCACCACGAGGTCACGACCAGCGGCGGCGCGCGGATTGATTTGACAACTGTCAAATTTGGTAATGGCAGCGGTAAGTTTGAAGGTGACGGAAGTTTTATCAAATTTCCTGCCGAAACATTCAATTTTGGAGAAAGTGACTTCACCATTGAATGGTGGCACTACATCGGAGCGTCGTCGGTCGGGTCTCAAGTGGGAGTTTTTGGCAATGGCAGATCGGCCAATGTGCCTGAAGGACTGAATTGCTACGTGTATACGGACGGCAAACTTCGTGTAGACGCCAAAATAGACGGCAGTTGGCAAATGCCATTCTTGGGTTCTGCAACTGATTTGCCGCTCAATTCATGGCAGCACTTCGCCATAGTCCGAAACGGTTCGGATTACATGTTGTTTGTGGATGGAGTGCAGAATGACTCATACACAAGTACTGACTCAATAAACTGGCCTAACTCTACCGACGCATCAATAGGCTCCGTAGCCGGAGATGTAGCAGAGTTTTCGTCATCAGGAACAACTTTGTACATCGACGACCTTCGCATCACTAAGGGTGTCGCGCGTTATACGGCGGACTTTACGCCCCCGACACGCGAATTTGCAGATCCTATTGATACAGCGCCTGTTGGCGACCCGTACGCAGAAGACGTTGTCCTGCTTCTGCACATGGACGGCGCGGATGGCAGTACGGTATTTACAGATAATTCGTATCTGCAGAACACGGTGACTGCAAATGGCAGCGCGTACATCAGCACGACCGAGAGCAAGTTTGGAGGATCGTCTTACTACAATGATGGCGCGCAGTGTCGACTGTCCGCTTCCGGCGATTTAAGCCTCGGATCGGGCGACTTCACCGTCGAGATGTGGGTCTACTTGAAAGAAGAGCAGGTTGTGTTTCTCGCTGACTGGAGGGGCGGGCAGGTCGCCGGAGATTTTAGGCCGTCGATCTATCTCCAGAACAATATTCTGAACTGGTATAACGAAGGCACAAATGCAAACACCTCGTTTTCCGACCACTACATAACATCAAACGAGTGGCATCACATTGCGGCGGCTAGAGAAAATGGCGCAGTGAAGTTATTCATAGACGGTGCGATGGTAGGCGCGGCGATCACTGACTCGTCACCGTATGACGGTCAGCCAACCTTCGCGGGTTTTTTTGATGGCGGGTCAGTTCAAGGGTCGCTGTACGGATACATCGACGACCTCCGCATCACCAAGGGCGTCGCGCGCTATACGGCAGACTTCACGCCGCCGACTGCTGCGTTCCTGAATCCATTTGTGCCCGAGATTACTGCTGACTTGCTGCTTCATTTCGATGGCGCGAATGGCAGCACGACATTCACGGATTCATCTTCTAACGCGTTGACAGTCACGGCCAACGGCAACGCAGTCATTAGAACTGCTCAAAGCAAATTTGGTGGGGCAAGCGGGTACTTTGACGGCTCCAGTCGCGTGTCTTTTGATCCCGAAATATTTCATTTTGGCACCGCTGATTTCACAATTGAAATGTGGATAAACGCCACAACATTCTCCAATTATCCGGCGTTGTTGGGTCCGCAGGTCGCGACCTGCGCCGGATCTTTGTTTGTCGTGTTTTCAGATTATGGAGAACTGATGATCGGCCGGCAGCCGTACGGCTGGTTTATAATTGAGGCCCTAGGCGTTTCTACAGGCCAGTGGTTTCATCTCGCAATCACGTGCCAGAGCGGTGTTGTCAGAGCATTTGTTGACGGAACAAAGATAGCAGACACCAATGTGGCCTATGATTTCACACTCAGCGCCTCCGCCTCATTAGGGACGGCAGAAGGTGCGGGAGACGGGTTTACTGGTTACATTGACGAATTCCGAGTAATCAAGGGCACGGCTGTCTACACCACTGATTTCACGCCACCCACCCAGCCGTTTATCGGCCCCTTCACGCCCAAACTTATCACAGGCAATGATCTCTGGCTGGACGGCGCTGATTCTGATTTCACGACCTTCAACGATACGGTTCTCGGTTGGGGTGACATGAGCGGCAGTAACAACAATGCCGCTAACGCTGATTACGCCCCTGTTCCGACACTGGCAATCAGCGCCACGCCGACGGGTAAGAATGCCGTGCACTTCAACGGCGACCCGAACGTGATGCAGGTCAACCACCAGTTCAACTTGAAGAACTCCAGCGGTTTTGTTGTAGTGCGGCAAACAGCCAACGACAACGATTACGCAAGAATCATTAGTTTTCAACCAGCGGCGGGGACCGACTTTAGCCAACTCGACGGTTTAACGCTAAATGTACACAAACCGCAAGGCAGGTTGGAGTTGTACAACGCATCGTGCACTGGAAATTATAACGCTGCAGAGTGTGGTGGTTTTCCAACAACCCTGCCGATTGACTGGACATTAATCAGTTACACAGTCGACGCTGCTGGGTTGTTAAAGTTGCGCATAAACGGAGAAGAAGTTTCTGAAACGCTGTACGCTGACATGGCCTCTATGGCCGGCGCCGAACTTCTCTTAGGTTTTGGAGGCTCATTTCAGTCCCCAGAATCGCTGCAAGGTGACATCGCCGCCGTGGTTCATTACGACCACAAACTGGGCGTTGCGGCGCTTGCGGCCGTCGAGAAGTATCTTGCTGACAAGTTTGTAACCGCGCCGCCTATTGTTTCGTCTAGCGGAACAACATCATTGCTCCTGCACTTTGACGGCATTGACGGCGACAACCAGTTCATTGATTCGTCGCCAAATATGCTAACTGTAACCGCCGGCGGCAACGCTCAAATCAGCACAAACGAGACTAAATTTGGTCCGACAATTGCGTATTTTGATTTTGTTAACAACAGTTATTTACAAATTGCATCAAACGACGCATTTAATTTGACTGGCGACGAGCCGTTTACGGTTGAATTCTGGATGCATATGCTTTCGTATGCAGATAGTTACACAACGGTTATTACTCGCCGAACCGGGGTCAACTGGCAGTGGTTGTGTGGTTTTAGTAATCCGGCGACAAGGAATTTATATCTTAGCGCTAATAGCAGCGGAGGCGTTTCTGAATTGATGACGCCGTTTGAGTTGAATTTGAATCAGTGGTACCACGTTGCGGCGTGCTACCAGAACGGAACTATGTCGCTGTACGTCGACGGCGTTTTGGCGGATTCTGGGCCGTGGGCCGTTCAACCTGATAATGGCGCGGATTTGTGGATCGCACAGCAGGGCAGCAGCGGCGAGTTCTTCCACGGCTACATCGACGAACTCCGCATCGTCAAGGGCGAGGCGGTCTACACCGAAAACTTCACGCCGCCCACGCAAGCGTTTGGCGGGCCGAGTTTTGAACCAGCCAGTGACCCGTATTCCGCTGATGTAAAATACCTGAATCATTTCACGAGCGCATCTGATCTGTCTACAAACTGGCATGCGCCCGGCAACTCGTTGCCGTCGTTCACAACAGCGCCGCAAGGCTGTCCAAACACCACGGCACTATACGGGACTCAGGGCGTCGGCATGTATTCAAACGCCGGAATGGATGGCTCTGGTTTCTTGCCAGACATCACGCAAGATTTTACTTATGAGTTCTGGCTGTACACCGAATCTGTGGACCCGTCTCGTGGGGCAAATGATTCTGCGTTTCTTGTGCTGCGCAGTGACGGCGGAGATCCATGCACTATTGTAATGTGGGGTGACAAGAGTTTGAGCATAAACAGTGGCGGGTGCCTGCCGGCTGACGGGGCCGGGTTTGTGGCGCGCACAGCGGCAAACATTGTCAAACTTGGGCGTTGGCAACATATTGCCTTGGTCGGAAAAGCTGGGCAATTTACAGCGTTATTTGTGGACGGCGTTAACGCTTGTTCCGTGAATCAGTCGCCGAGTTGTAGCGGAAACCCCGCGTACTGGGAAACAATCGACGGGCACGACTTTGATATGTATGCCAACGTGTATATGTCAAACATGCGCCTGACGCAGGCCGCGCGGTACGAAAGTAATTTTTACCCCGTGTTTGTCAATTTTTATGCGCCGGTTTTACCGGTACTACTCTTGCACTGCGACGGCCCGTCAAACCTTGTCGATTCATCTCCGACGGGTTTAACTTTCCCGACGCCGCCGGGTGTATTTGATACGTCAACCAAGATGTTTGGCGCCGCGGCGTACAACTGCAACAATCAAACCGGTTTTGCGTCAACCACGCGCAACGTACCTGACCTTTCGACTGGCGATTTCACCATTGAATGCTGGGCTTACCGTCAGTCAAATTTTAATTACAGCACTTTGTTGTTCTTGAGCGCTTCTGATGATATCTATAGCTATTTTGGTGGATTGCATCTTTGCATCGCTTCAAGCGGACCCGTTGAATGCAATAACGGTTTTTCTGGCGCATTGCAGGGCGGCGGCGCAAACGTTGGAGAGTGGACCCACATCGCCGTTGTTCGCTCTAATGGCACGTCAACGCTATACGTGAAGGGCGTTGCCGTAAGTACCAGCACGCAAGCGCCAGAACCGGGGCCGTATATTTTGTGCCTCGGTTTCGTACCAACAGCCGGCGGGTTTGAATCTAACGTAATTATTGATGAAGTTCGCATTATAAAACAGGCGCTCTACACAAGCGACTTCACGCCGCCCACAGCACCCTTCTGACACTGAGTTATCATGACTATTGAAATTCGCGTTAAACGTGGCACGGCGGCTTATCTGGCAGAACTGAATCCGGTTCTGGAGCCGGGCGAGCCGTGCCTTGAAACGGACACAAACAAGGTCAAGTACGGCGACGGGACTACGCCGTGGAACTTGCTTGCGTACGCTACGGGCGCTGACATCAACAGCGGCACGAACAATGAAATAACAGGCACAGACGGTTTCATCGGCGGCGGCAACACAAATACCGTATCTGGGCTCAACGGCTTTATTGGCGGCGGTGCAGATAACACAGTATCTGGCGCTAATGCCGCTGTACTGGCTGGCGCCGGATCTTCTGCGACGGCTGCAAATTCTCTGGCTATCGGCAAACAGGCGGTGGCCAGTTCTTTTGGTCAAGTGGCGATTTCGAGCGGCGCATTTAACACCCCCGGCGACGCGCAGTTCAGTATCTATAACTTGCGCGGGCAAACCACTTCGGACGCGGCGACTGTACTGGCGCTGGATGGCGTAGCTTCTTATTCTAGCGGCGTATCCACTGCTAGGCGCCTTGAAGTTCCAATCGGTGTTATCTGGAATTTTGATATCAAAGTCACGGCTTACGATATAACGACTGACGTAACGGCTGTGTGGACAATTCGCGGCGGCGTCAAACGTGGTTTAGGTGGTGACGGTGTTGTTTTTGTGGGCAGCCCCATCATTGAGAACACCGCTGAAAACGATTGGTCTGTGGCGGCTGGTATCAGTGTTCGTGCTACAGCAGACGACGATGTTGAACCGTATACGCTGGCCATTGACGCGACTGGCGCTGCGGGCAAAACGATCTACTGGTATGCCACGGCGCTAATCAGCCAGTTGATGCCAAAACCGCCGCTGACCTCTGACATGTTTGTTGAGGTTTCGGCTTCTGCGCAAATTACTACGCTTGACGTCAGTATTGATGGCAGCAGCGGCAGTTTAATGCCGGCGTTTAATCCATCGATTCAAGACTACTGCATTTACTCCGACACAAACGGCACCGACGCTTATAGCCTGACGATCAACGGCGCTAACACAACCGGTTCAATTGACGTCAATAAAGCACTGCACGTCACATACGGCGCGCAGGAGTATTTTATTCGGGTTATCCCGACCGACCTGCCGATGGTCACAGTGCAGACAAAGACCGCCGGGTATCGTCCCGGCTACTATCTGTACAACCCGTCCCAAGGTAATGGCGCAAACTACTTCATCGTGTTTAACGAAAACGGCACGCCTGTCTGGTACACCCACGACGACCGGCATAACGGCTCTTCGCTCCACTGTACAGTGCCGAACAAACTGGTGCTGCACACGTGGGGGGATGCTACTCGATACGCCGTAGAACTTGGCCTGAATCAGATGACGGCCACGAACTACACGATGAAAAACGACTCGTCAAACTCGCAGCCTATTTGGGAGTGCCACGAGTCGCACATGATCGCCGGCCCCGAAGGCCGCCGCGGCAACTTTATCTCGATGACGTACGCGTACGGTTGCACCGGCACGTACATGCCCAATAACGAACTGTATATTCAAGAACTGTCTGCCGACGGACAAACCATTGTGTGGGATTGGCACAGCGACGAGTACTTCAATATTGGCCCGCACTACGATTATTTTCACGCTAATTCAATCGACGTGCACCCTGTCACTGGCGATTTGCTTATCAGTTGCCGACACCCGGGCGGCGCGTTTTGCATCGACTACGCAACGAAAGAAGTAAAGTGGGCACTGCAAGGTGTGCCGTGCTGCTCTGACACGGGCACGTTCCAGAATGTGGCCCGCGGCGCAACCACGCAAAATACGAAGTGGCTTACGGTCTATAACGATCCGTACACCGGGCCGGCTGGTAACCATGACGCGCGTTGGCATTCTGCTGACATTACACCGCTTACGCCCGGCAACGAAATTATTACGCTGTACGACGACCAGACCGATCATGGCAATTATGCCCGCGGCGTGACCTATGAAATTGACCTCGCTAATAACCGCGGTATTTTCCGAGCGCACGCACACTCAACATCAGGCACGTCGCCCTACCAAGGTGGGTTCACGCTGGTAAAAGAACTCGACGGTTCGTATAGCCACGTTGCTGATTTCATCTACGAAAATCCGGCTATCGTCGAATTTAACAACGGCACGAACCTTGACCCGAACCAGAATATCGTGTTTTCGGTATCGATCCCCGGAAACTTAGCGTACCGTGCCGTAAAGGTACGCCCAGATTTCTTAGATATCAATTTCATGCGCACGACAGCCGGCAGAACGCTTGTACTGCCGTAATCGTGTTGGCGTGATTTTTGTTTTCGCCTATACTATTTGAGACCCTAATAACTGGAGATACCCATGAGCGTTCTTGACAAGCCCAACGTTCCCGAGATCACCCCGGCCATCCGTACAGCTGCGCAAATCAAGCAGAACGCCCGGGCTACATACCAGAGCCTGCTCAACACGTTTGACCAGAGCGTAAAACTCTTTTGGAAGAATCCGAAGTCCTCGCCGGCTGAACTCTCGGCTGCGCTTGGTACAGACGCCGCCGAAGTATTCTCGATGCACGGCAAACTTGGCGCGCTGCTCAACGAAGTAAAGCCCGGCTGCACGACCGAAACGCTGAAACTGGTTGGTACGTTTACGACCAACGCTGACGGCACGGTGACCATCAACTCGGTTCCAGCGCCGGTGCCGTTTCCTCTGCCTCCAAGACCGGCCCCTGCCCCTGCCCCTGCCCCTGCCCCGGCGCCGACACCGGAACCGTCGACAGGCGGTTGATAGTTTAATTTCATGCGCACACCCGCCGGGCCTCTCAACGATGCTCACTCGGCGGGTTTTTTTAATATCTAATGAGTAGCTGGTTGCTTTTAAGTGTTGCTGCCGTGTATCTGTATGTGGCAGCAGAGCAGTGCCGCAAAGGTAATTACGGCTTGGCGTTAGCTTTTTTTGGCTACGCTTTTAGTAATGTTGGTATGCTCTACGCCACGCACAAATAATCTGTCTCACAACCCTATACGTAAAGAGCTATGCGCGACCTAGAAAAAGACGTAGTTGATACAGACTGGCTGCGCGAACGTATTACATCATCCGAGGAATACGCCAGAGCTTTTTACAGCACTCTTTGCAATAACGCTTTTAAACACAAAGAAGGCGGCCCGTTAGATATCTGGACGTGTTCGTGGCGCTACGCTGGCGAGATGCTTAGCAATATTCGCGCACAGGGAGATTATTCGTACTACTACTGTTCCGGCAACGAGGGTGTAATCGACCCAGAAGTTCGTTTTGATATCGCGCAAATCGGTTGGAATATCCTTGACAATTACTACTCAAAGCTATATCCAAAAGAAGAACCAAAAACTGAAGAACCGCAGCCGCCAGCGAGTTCACAGGGGGATCCGTTGTAATGCCGCTCTCGTATCTTTTCTTTTTGGCTGGCGTAATTCTTGGCGCCGCTATTTATTGCTTGGCGCAAAAAGCGTACTGGCGGTATAAGTTTCGTGGTTTTCGCGTTGGCGCTTACAACAAATTTTATTACCGCGCGCAACCACGACATTTACGGTATATCGCGCGCCGGCGATTACGGGGTCGCGCTTTTAACTGGCGGGATTCTCGTTTAATGCGGGCTCTAGACCGCATCGAGACGTCTGACGACTGGCGCAGCTAAATATGCTATTTTATAGGGCAGGAAACCTGTCTGCAGGAATAGCACAATGGCCAAAAAGCGCATATCAGATCTGCCCAGTAAGCCGATACCGGGCGCAGACGATCTTATAGCGATCGTTGACCAGCAGTCAGGTTTGCCGACAACCAAAAAGACGACTGTTGGTAATCTTCTCGCGGCTTTAAATATCTTTGCCCAAGGTCCTTCTGGCCCTCGTGGCGCAACGGGCCCGCAAGGGCAGAGTGGCGCAACTGGCCCGCAAGGCGTTTCCGGGCAAGTTGGCGCAATGGGGCCAACAGGCGCTAAAGGCGCCACAGGCGTCGCAGGCGCTACCGGCACGCCCGGTGCTACTGGGTTAGCTGGCGCAGCTGGATCTACTGGTGCGCAAGGTGCAACAGGCACCGCGGGCGACACAGGAGCTACAGGCGTACAAGGCGCCACGGGTGCGAGCGGTGTTCGTGGTGCAAGTGGGCCGACAGGCCCAGCGGGTACGACAGGCGCGACAGGTTTACAAGGCGCTACCGGCATTCAAGGCTCCACAGGGCCGGCTGGTGAAACCGGTCCGCGCGGGTTTGCTGGTGCCACTGGTTTAGCCGGCCCAACAGGCGCACTCGGCGCGACAGGTGCAACCGGCGCTCTCGGTATTACAGGCGCAACCGGCTCAACCGGCGATCCCGGCCCCACTGGTGCTGAAGGCGCGACAGGGCCGGCTGGCGTCTCGGGTGCAACAGGCGTAGCCGGCCCGACAGGTCCACAGGGTTTACAGGGTAGTGTCGGCCCCGCCGGCCCGCAAGGATTGCAGGGTATATCTGGCCCGCGTGGTTTACAGGGTTTGCCCGGCGCGACTGGTATTGCCGGTCCGACGGGAGCCACCGGCGAGTTGGGTGCGACTGGTCCGCAAGGTAGTCAGGGTTCGACTGGCATAGCGGGCCCAACGGGTGCAACTGGCGCGCAAGGCGATGATGGCGCCACCGGATTAACCGGCGACACGGGCTCAACGGGTCCAATGGGTCCAACTGGTACTCAAGGCGCCACCGGCCCAGCTGGGTTAGATGGCATTAACGGTATTAACGGCGCTACAGGACCCACCGGTCCACAGGGCGGAACAGGTTTACAGGGTCCAACTGGAGAAACTGGTCCAGCAGGTGAAACCGGTTTAACTGGTGCAACAGGCTTACGCGGTGCAACTGGCATACAGGGTACAAGTATCCGGCTTTACGGGATTACTGAGATTTGGCCGCCCGCCGGAACAGCCTCGATTGGTGACATCTGGATCATCGGGTCGGGCGCGATGACATACGAAGACTTACCGCTTAACGCAGCGGTTGGTATTGGTTATTACTGGAACGGTACATACTGGCAAAACATTGGAAGGCTTGTAGGACCAGCTGGCGCGACAGGCCCGTCAGGTGCACAAGGTGAAATTGGCTCGACTGGCATTACAGGCCCGACTGGCATTGAAGGACCTACAGGGCCTTCGGGAGTTGTCGGCGCAACTGGTGCTACAGGGGCGTTGGGTATCAGCGGCGCTACTGGCGCCACTGGCATTCGCGGTGCAACGGGACCACAGGGGTTAACTGGCGCGCAAGGTGGTCTTGGACCCACAGGTATTCAAGGTCCCATTGGCCCGCAGGGTATTCCGGGAATCACGGGCGCGACTGGACCCATAGGCGCTACCGGGCCAATTGGTCTTGTCGGGGCAACTGGTTTACGTGGGTTCAGCGGTCTTACAGGCGCCACTGGTGCGACAGGCCCCGCGGGCCCAACAGGTATTCGCGGCGCAACTGGTTCCACGGGTCCTGCCGGCTCCACCGGCGCCGGCGAAACAGGGCCGACTGGTATTGCCGGTCCGACAGGGGCTACAGGCGCGACAGGCCCGGGTTTAACTGTGACAACCGGCCCGACCAGTGATTCAATTTACATAAATGGCGTACTTGTTTACGCCGCACAAGGATCAACAGGGCCGTTTGGACCAACAGGTCCGACGGGGCCAATGGGTCCTCCGCCTACGGTAACAGGGACTACCGACCCGTCGGTTATTCTTATTGGCGGTGTACCTGTTTATGCGGCGCGCGGTCTGACGGGCCAGTCAGGGCCTACTGGACCATCAGGCCCGATCGGAGCTACTGGTCCTAGTGGCGGCCCGAGCGGTCCGCCGGGACCGCCATCAATTTGGGCCGCATTAATTTTGGGAGGCTAAAATGCCAACAAACATCGTTTCTACGACAGCGATTTACGGTAAAACAACCGCCGGCCGTATTCCGGCTGACGGCGCGAATGTACTTATAAATCCAACAGGCAGTGGAAAAATATTGCGAGTCAGCACGTTGCTTGTCAGCAATACTACCGGCACAGCAAATGCCGATTTAATCGCTGTTATTCGTCGCGGTGGAACTACAACCGCGTCATCTGCTTACTTTGACGGTTACAGCGGTTACTTGACAATGAACAGCAACGCCGGTTTAACATTTACCGGCGACTTCACAATTGAGGCGTGGATCTACCTTGATTCGTTGCCGAATTATTTTGCGGTGCTTGATACACGCGCATCGACAGGGAATACCTCTTATTGCTTGTACGCTGTAAATAGTAGTTTTTATCGTCTTGCGTGGGTTGATACCACAGGCACGCAATATTCAACTGTGCCAATTTTTCTACAACAATGGACACATATTGTGGTGTGTCGTGTGAGCAATATTATTAGTTTTTACACTAACGGCATGAAAGACACTGTTTCTTTTGTAAATTCAGACACAATGACCGCGAACAATTCAAATCCACGTATTGGAAGAATGTTGGACGGCCAATACGGTAACGGGTATTTGGAAGAATTGCGCGCAAGCAACATCGGACGATACTCAAGCGATTTTTCTGTGCCCACTGCGCCGTTTACCGACAATGAAACAAACACAAAACTACTAATGCACGCTGACGGTTTAAACGGCTCTACCGTATTTACAGATAGTGTGTCAGCGCCGCATGTGCTTACCGCGGTTGGCGGCGCAGCTATCAAAACAACACAGAGCGCATTTATCGGTAACGAAACAAGAATAGCTCACCGGATTACCGTGCCGGCGCAAGGTACACTAGCGGTATTGTCCAAAGAAAATCCGATATATCTTGAAGAAGGCGACAGAATTTTCTGCACTGCCAGCGCCGATAATCGACTTGAATACATCTGCTCTTACGAGGAGATTGCATAATGCCCCGGGGTCGTGTCGGCGAACATATTGGTAATCGCGATAACGGACAGCCGAGTGCTTATGGCGCGATTGGCATATGGGGACTGCAAGAAGCTTTTGACGCGAGACGGCGAAGCAGTTGGCCTACAGTTTTAGATCCGCGCGCGCAGGGTTTTGGAATAGGCCAAAACCCGTCAGACGTAAATGCGTCTTGTACGTTTACAGCAACGTTTGACGCCAACGCATATCGCACCGGGCGCTGGGAAGACCCAATTACAGTATCGTGGCAGAAAGCAAGTAGAAACGCGGATACACCAATTACAGGTAACCCGTGGGTGGGAGATGAGCCGTCTACAGGCGACTTGCAATACGCCAACGCGCCCGCTCCCGTGCCGTACATTCAACAAAACAGCGCGACGATAGCGACAAGCGCGAGCGGCGACCCTTATTTCAAAAATGTCGTGTTGCTTTTGTCAATGGACACGGGGTTTGTCGACCTGTCCTCGTACGCGCGACCATTCACAAACAGTCCCGGCGCCGTCATCAACTCCAGTGTTAAAATGTACGGTACCGCTAGTGGTGAATTCGACGGCGCATCAGGAATTGCGGTCACAACCAAAAACGTTGATATGGGTTTTGGTTCCGGCGATTTTACTGTTGAAGCGTGGATTTATTTACGTTCGGGCGGCAAAAGTGCTTGTATTATTTCTGAACAACATGTCGGCACGCCTATAACTTTTGCATTTGGCGTGCACGGCGCGGGTGGTGGTTTTGAAGGTTTTGGCCAGCGGCTATTTTTTGGAAGTTATTACTACGGTTGGTACGTACACTTAGTCGCCGATCGGGACGTGCCGCTCAATCAGTGGGCGCACGTGGCTACCGTACGGTCTGGTAATCAGCTGTTCATATTTTTAAATGGTGTACGCGTAGCATACACCACAATTAACTACACTTTTCCAGAACCAACTTTAGGTTTTAATATTGGTCGGCGCTGGGATAACACTAGTTCCAATCCGTTTTTTGACGGGTACATTGACGAATTGCGTGTGACAAAAGGTGTTGCACGTTACACACTTAATTTTACGCCGCCTTCGACCGCTTTTCCGACTTCAGCTGCCGGCGACGCAGATTTTTCATACGTTACAGCGCTATTCCCGTTTACAACTAGTTTGAACGATCAGTCGTCGTTTGCAAGTCCAAGCACGCCAATGACTGTTACTGGAACAGTGCAGTTAGCAACAACGACTACAAACGGACTCATTGGCGGACAAAGTGCTTACTTTGACGGTAACAGTTATTTGTCCAGAGTGTGGTCGCGATCCTCCGGTTTAATAGGCACGGCGCAAGGAAATAATTTTACAGTAGAGGGTTGGTTTAAATTTTCTAACGTGTCGAAAGGGTATCAGGGTTTAATTGCACACCACGGCGCAAATGACGGTAACGGGTGGTTACTCCTGCTCGAAGACAATAACCGTATTTATTTCTATGCTAATGAAAGTGGTACGTGGTGGAGCGGGTGGGATGTGGCTATTGATTCTGGTTTTACACCAACTTTAAATAAATGGCACCACATCGCCGTAATGCGCAAATACGACACAGTAATGATATTTGTTGACGGTGTCTTTCGTGCGTCGCAGCAATTTGCCGGCGTTATTGATGATCCGCCGCTCGCGCCAAGCACGTTTGTATTGGGTAGCTGGCCGCACACTTGGCGCGGTCGCGTGAACTTTGAAGGGTATATGCAACAAATTCGAATTACGAACGGCGCGCTATCTTCGACAGGCGGCGCTGTTGGAAATATAGGGGCGCGCTACCCAGCGAGTTTTACGCCGCCAACGGCCGCCGCACCGACAACTTGGGCAGACGCAGACGCTTATTCAAGTTCGGTGGCGTTACTGGTTAATTTTGAAAAAGGCCCCAGCGACATTAGCGATAATCGTTTTGCGGGCGTGATGAGCAATTCTTCAACAATCACTGCGTCAAATAAAAAATACGGAACATATAGCCTGACAAATGGCTCCGTTGGTTTCAATGGCGATATAACGTTGCTAAGTAGTTTTACCGTTGAAGGTTGGTATTACTTCAACAGTACTACAACAAAACGTTATTTGTTTTCTAGCGGCACACTTGGCGTAAATTTAACAGACTTATATCTTGAAGCTGGCAAATTGTATCTGCAAATTAATGGCGGTAGCGCGCAAACATTTAGCGGTACGCAACATGTTTCTCAGGGCAACTGGACACACATTGCAATTGTTAGAGATGTTGCTGTATCTGCGTCGGCGGTGAAGTGCTTTGTCGACGGCGTCAACATCGGCGATTTTGCCTACAGCGGCCAAGTTGGTGATACCACGCTAGAAAAAAGCACATATGTATTTGCTGCGGCAAACGATTACGTTGACGATTTTCGTATTACGCGTGCTGCCAGATACTCCGGCACGTTTTCGCCGCCCGCGGCCTTCAATAATGGAAACAAAATCTATTATTTGACTGTTTCAACCGCTGGAAATAATGCTATCAACGGTGATTACTATCCCATCGTTGCTGGCGGGAGTAACACATACAACTTCAAACAGTTTTATCGTAAAACAGATAACATGTACTGCCTGTTTTGGAGCAACGGATACTGGATTATTCACGAAGCCGACGGCAATGGAAATCCAAGCGGTTCGTGGCAGTACTACAGCGACGGCTACAACTGGACGACAATCCAAAAATATCCGCTGCAGTTTTCACAGCCGTTAAGCGCGCAATTAGTATTAAACAACCTAACGTTTGCAGACAACGCCACGTATTACCGCATTGAAGCGCGCAGCGGATTTCAAACCGCAGTAAGTAACGCCGCGCTACTTACTGTAGAGCCGTTGAGCGTATCATTTACGACGCAGCCGCAAGACCAGACTATCAGCTCGCTTGTTACGGCTTCGGTCACGTTTACCGCCGCGGCCGTCGGTATTGGTCGTACAACCGGTCAAACGTACTCGTCATTTACTTATCAGTGGCAAAAGCGCGCCGCTGGGGCAGATGGCTGGCAGGACATTCCGTTTGCGACAGGAACATCTCTCACGGACACTGCATTAACCGCCGGCACTGACAATGGCAATCAGTATCGCGTTCGGGCTGGTTGCGGTACGTCAAATATTGGCTACAGCCGGATTGCCACGCTGACGGTAACGTGACATGGTTCAAAAACTTATCATGCTTAACGGCCGTTTGCGCGTGCCATCGTGCGGTTCTCCTAAGCTCGTTATGGGGGAAATAAAAGATAAAAATTGCTGCTGCGGCTGCGGTATTGAAGGCGTGCAGCTGGAGTATAAAGCCGGCGGTGGAGACGGCCATCAATGCGATCGCGCCAGTTTTACACTGTACATTTACGCCAAAGGGCAAGAAGCAAATAAAACTGAAATTGGCAACGTCAATCTCAACAACGGCAGCGACGGCAGGTTGGTCACCGTTACAAGAACAATCAGCAAACAGCAAGCTGAAAGCATCACCAAAGACGCCGAAGATTGCTGTATTATTTACGCGCAGTTGCAGTGCGACTACTCTGACTGCCACAGAGGTATTGCGCGTCTCAAGGTCACGCGTTCTACTACCGGCGAAGTTTTGTATGATAGCTACGCCGGTGAGTCGCCTGTTGAGATTAACGTCTGCCCGCAAGAAACGACAGAACCATAATCTATGGCCAAACTTTATTTCCGGTACGGTACGGTTGGCAGCGCAAAGACCATGAACCTACTGGCTGTTGCCCACAATTACCGGCAACAGGATAAAAAAGTTTTGCTGCTCAAGCCGGCTGTCGATATTCGTTTTGGCAAAGATATCATTAAGACACGGGCTGGTCTAGAAGCCCCGGCAGACGTGCTTGTGCCACCTACCGGCAAATGCGCGCTACCAGATCTAAACGACGTCGTGTGCCTGCTTGTGGATGAGGCGCAGTTTCTCTCGGTAGAGGCTATTGACCAGCTACACTGTGTCGCTCACGCCTGCACGTATCCGCCCTATAACCGCACGGGAATACCTGTCATTTGCTACGGCCTGCGGACAGACTTTCGCCGGCAACTCTTCCCAGCTTCACAGCGACTGCTCGAACTAGCCGACTCGATAGAAGAAATCAAAACGATATGCACGTTTTGCTTGCGCAAGGCTGTGTTCAATCTTAAATTGTGCGACGGCAACCCAACGCTTGACGGACCATCTGTAGAACTCGGTTGCGAAGAAAAATATCTCCCTGCCTGTGCCGCGTGCTATGCCGTTAAGCACGGTCTTGTACCGACGACCGGTAAGCGCAAACACTAGAAAGGTTTTATGGCTAAACGCGTACCGGCGCCAACGCCCGAAGAAATAGAATTGCGCGCGAGAGCGATTCGCGTAAATTGGTCAGAACGTGAAACAGAAAAACGGCGCGCCTACAAAACAAAAGTCGTGTATGTTCCTGTGCCCGAATCGCATTTCACGGATTACGCCGCTCCGCACGCTGACTTCAACCCTAAACGGCGCATTACGCCGCTTGACTAACCGTGCTAATTAAATGGGTGGTATTTGTGGCGGTCGTTGTTGTGTGGGCCAGTCTTCTTCTGTACGCTGCTTTTCGTGACTCTCAACTTCAAAGGAAAACACATGGGCTGCTGTTCCAACAAAGAAGGTTGCAACCGACCGCGGGAAGAAATGGTCGACGCCGCAACCCTCAATACACTAGTCGAGGAGGGGGCGTGGGTACTGACCAAGCTCATGGAAATTGCAAGAGGTGGCGCGCGATTTGTCGGATTCAAAAACGCGACCACAAACGAACTGGCGGCAACGATTTCGGCGATTGTGACTGAGAATAACTATCTCAAAAGTTTGCTTGGCGTTTATTACCCCGGTAAGGCGGCAGTTGAAGACCGCGGCGTAACTGTCTCGTTTGGCCCGCGCAACTCGTACACGCTGTTTATCCCGACACTTACGCAAACCGGCAGGACAAAGCTTGCGGACAGCTTGATCGCTGCCGCTGAAGAATTAAAAAAATCACAGCCAGCACCGCCGGATCAGAAATGGTTACCGTTCAGTGACTGCGCTTAAACCAAAGGAGTAATCAGTGGCAGACAAGCCGACGCTGCATCTTGTAGGTATCTTTCACACGAAGCACACGCAGGAGTATTCGCACTGCGCGTTCACCGGAAAGGCCCTGCGCTTTTCCAAGATGCTGCGTATGTATGGCTATCCTGTTGTTGAGTATGCAAACGCCGGCAGCGAAAGCGAAGCTGACGAAAAAGTCACTGTGCTTACAGATAACGAGTTTGAGTCTTTGCTTGGTGGCCGGGACAAAAAAGCGTTTCATGGCGACAAGGCTTCGCTGGGTACGCCGCACCACGCGTTATTTGAATCCAAGTTGGTTCCCGTTATGAAAGCGCGGGTAAAGCCGAGGGATATCATTTGCCACCCGTTTGGGCATGCGCACTCAAGGTTGCTGCAAGACTTTCCCGAAAACATCCACGTTGAAACAGGCATCGGCTATCCGACGCTGGTGGACGGCACAATTAAGATATTTGAAAGTTACGCGTGGCGGCACTATCACGCCGGTAAAGACGGTCGGCAGGGCGCGCACTATGAGTTCGTAATCCCAAACTATTTCGAGATTGACGATTGGCAGCCAAAGTTCTCTGCCGGCAGCTACTATGCGTTTCTCGGTCGTATTGATGCCTGCAAGGGTCTCGACACGATTCAAGAGATTGCCAAACACATACATACCGACGGGCCGAAAATCGTGTTGTGCGGACAGGGCGACCACGAGCGCTGGGCGCATCCAAATATCATCTACAAAGGTCCGCTCGCCGGTACAGAGCGCAGCGATTTCATGCGCAACGCCATCTGCTCGCTCATGCCGACCAACTTCATTGAGCCGTTTGGCGGTTCTGGTGTCGAAGGTCTGCTGTGCGGTACGCCGCTGATCACAACTGACTACGGAGCTTTCACGGAAACCGTCCAGCCCGGTTTCAACGGCTTTCGCTGTAAGACGCTGGCCGACTGGTTGACAGCTCTGGGCAAGGTTGGTTCACTTGACCGCGCCGCCATAGCCAAAGCGGCTCGTGATACGTACAGCCTTCAGGCGTGTGGCGCTAGATATGACGAGGCATTTCAGAAGATCTATCAGCTATACGACAAAGGTTGGTACACATTGCCCGAAAAGCACGAAAAAAAAGACTGGGATATACCCACTTTTTGCAGTCGATAAACGTGCTAAATTTCTGCTAATTATCGGGCATATTCCTTGTGCCCCGCGAATATGTGTTCGTGGATATAGCACACATTCGGGCGGTGCAAGGAGGATGACATGCCATACCCGATTGTCCGTGAAATCTTGATCGTTGCGTGTACCGTGGCCGGCGCTGTTCTTGGGCTAGAAGCAGCGCGGTCCTTCCAAATGGGAGAAGCGGTAGACGTAACGGGCGCATTTGTGGGCTGGGCGCTTTGCGGCGGCTTTGCTCACATCTGTTTAACAAGGAGTCAGCGAGATGATTAAAGTTGTGACCTCTGTAATTTTGACTGTTCTGATGATGGCCGGCATTGCTTCCGCTGCGGGTTTAAACGCTCGCGGCAAAAAAGAAATGCAGCTCATCGAGACGGTCGTTCAACAAAACCTCGCCGCTAGCAACGCCGAGGATGTTGACGCGGTAATGGATACGATGACGCCCTACACACCTAATCGAGAAACTTTTGTCAAAGAACTCAAACAGTTTTTTGACGAGGTTGACGTGTATGCGCGGCTTATATCTGTTGACTTCGTTTCTGCCGAGATGACCGAGTACGGACAAACAGTCACCGTCAAAGTCGTGCAAGAAACTCTTGCCGGCGGAGAAGATGACAAAGACCTCCCGTACTCCGAGTTTCGCTCGCGCTCAGCTATGCTTCCGCCGTGGGAGTTGTGCGAGTTTGAACTTGTCCTGCACAAAGTGCGCGGCAAGTGGAAAGCACACCTGATGGGCGGCAACGTCCGTGAGGTAACTCGTGAGGAATTGCAGGCCGGTCCTGCGTGCCAAGACGGCTCATGCCGCCTCACGAACGCTGGCGCACGGTAAAGCGCTTCGCCACCAACAGGCGTTAAACGTTGGGCCTCCTTAGCTCAGCTGGTTAGAGCATCGGACTTTTAATCCGTTGGTCCTAGGTTCGAATCCTAGAGGAGGCATTGGGGGATTCTTTTTGGGTTTCATTTCTAAACAAGGAGGTTTGAAATGAAGGGGATCGAGATTAAAGGTAACTTAATCGGGTTGATCACGGCGTTGCTGATGTTGGCCGGAATCGCGTGGGAAAGCTACGAAGAGTATCAAAAAGCCCACCCGAAACCGACCGAGTTGCAACCCCCGTCAGCGTCTGTTACACCCATCTACTGGAATGATGGGCAGCGTTGGTGGTGTCAAATTGGGGACAAGAGGTACGTGTATGATCAACAACGGCAAAGATGATCTGGAAACGACGGCCGAGTACTACAACGACAAGATCGCCGAGCATTTGAATACGCTGCGAGAAATGCTGGATCGGCCGCGGCAATTGGAGGCTGGGTTGACGTATCGTGAGTATCTGGACATCGATCGCGTGTATCAGTACTTCAAGGAAGCAATGATTTTGCGATCAGGATGCGGCACGCATAGTCGGTCGGGGCGCGATAAGTTCATGCACATCGGTCACCCCGACAAGTATCCTGCTCCCGCCGAGCGGGAAGATCCGGCGCTGGTTTAGCAGGCGGTTGGCCGAGTGGCGAAACGGCAGACGCAGCGGACTTAAAATCCGCTGGGAATAACTTCCCGTGCGGGTTCGATTCCCGCCTTGGCCATTGGAGGGCGACATGGGTAAGCCAATTTACAAGTCGTTAAAGTGCATGCACTGCGGTGGGCGTATTGAAGCCGTTGAATTCAATGACGTCATGTCGATGCTGATTGACGGACAGCAACACCAAGTTCCGGTGTTTCGCGTACCGGCGAATCGGTGCTTCGATTGCGGGGAAAGCTATATCGACGGAACATCGGACGAGTCGATGAGCTTCTGGACGCAGCATTATTTAACCACCATCGGCCGCAACAAGTGGTATCACAAGTTGCGCCGGCGGTGGCGTGGATATTGCAATCGTTGGCGGGGCTGGTATTGGAATCGGTCGCCTTGGGCACGAGCACGTCGTCGTCGAGAGTTAGAACACGCGGGTTAGACTCGCAGGCGCATAGCTCAATTGGTCAGAGCACCTGTTTTACACGCAGGGGGTTAGGGGTTCGAGTCCCTTTGCGCCTACTGTCAGCCCGGCGCAGAAATGTTCCGGGCTGTGGTTTGTTTGGTTTGTCACGGAGGATCGTATGATTCGCGTTTTTCTTTCGCTATTGGCGCTCTCTGTTGTCGGCGTTGCGCATGCCGACGGCCCTGTTGTAGTACGACGCTATACCAGTTCGACGCCAATCCCGTCTGTGCGCAGCTATGCCTACACTAACTCTACGGCGCAAGGCGTCGCAGAGATGCAGGCAAGTCGCGGTGCTATGGGGCACTGTGGTGGTAATTCAGGCTACGAGGGTGTTGGCGCCGGTTCCACGCCCGAGCAGGCTCTGAATAACTGCTGCTACAGCCGCAGCGGAATGAGGGTTGTTGATCAAGGGGTCGCGCGAGGCAGGGATGGCCGCTGGTATGCGTGCAAGCGCTATCGGTAAGCGTTAGACTCGCTGACGGCGGGGCGCTGGCAGTAGCCCAAGCTGCTGGCGCCCCGCCCACGCGGGCCGCGGAAACTGGTAGGCAAGCGAGTCTTATTAACTCGCGACGCAAGGTTCGATTCCTTGGCGGCCCAATGAGTTTTGTTATCTTTACACGAAGGAGCAAGAAGATGACGCTGGAAAGAGCCGCTGAATTGATATCTAAGTTGCGCGAAACGCAAAACCCGACAGATCTGTCGCCTTGTGATCTGTTTACTCACTTTGCAGATTTCTTCAAACTCAAAGAGAAGCAGCTGATCACGTTCGCGCAAATGTGTGGTTTTCTTATCGCGCTAAACGTCGAGAAGGTAGACTGAGACGACAATGGCCCCATCGTCTAGTGGCCTAGGACAACGGATTTTCGTTCCGTTTACCGGGGTTCGAATCCCCGTGGGGTCATTGATGAGTAAAACCATTGAACTGTTCCGGCTGATCCCCGGCAGGAGGTAGTGAGGTTTTAAGTTCGATTTCCCGGTATGCCTATCCACGTGGCTCGTATATCGGAAGCGACCCCTAATCGACACTCATCAATTTTTAACTCGGTAGCACAACTGGCAGAGGCGGTAGACTTAGGATCTACTTGTTGTGGGTTCGACTCCCACCCGGGTTATTGTCTCGGCAGCGTGTGTACAGCGATGCGAAATGCAGGGGGAAGTTATGAGCCTCAATGTGCGTGGGAGCGTAGCAACTACGTGTAATCACCACATCCCTGCGGCGAGATTTTCAATTTGTTGTTGGTGCCGCCAGATAAATTACGTTAAAAAGAGCTGGCGGTAAACGCAGGCGCCCACCAGCGCCGCAGCCTCACAATGGGAATATGGCCAACAACAATACGGGGGCGTACTGGTATCGACAGGATAAGGAAGGTTAGGACTGCGTGTCGTGGTTGATCGGTTGGCCACGTTAAAAGCCGATTACGTTTCTAGCTGGCGCTTTTGCACCGGCCCTCGCTGCCTAGTTAATAGGCCAGTGAGTGAGGCGACCTGAGCCTTATTGCCCAATCAGGTTGACGCCGATAATCGGCTGATCTGGCCCAGTAAGAAAGGGCAAGATGGTGGTAGCCCACCTGACGCCGATAATCGGCTAACTTTGGCAAGAGTGTAAACAACAACTGCCTACACACGTAGACGTTCTTTCTGGAGATATCTCTGGACGCGGGTTCGACTCCCGCCGCCTCCATAGCCCGGAACTATCCTTCATCGGGTAGTGAAGTGAATTAACACCGCGGCATTGCGTCCGCGTCTTATCTTTCAACGGGTAAGATTGCTGAATTAACAGCCGGGTCTCGAACAACAACGTAGTGGACGAAGGCGCCTCAAAAAGGTTAGCCGGGAAACTGGGGCAAATATTCACGCATGAGCCCGAAGTCCTATATCCCGTGACGGCCTGCGTGTCCGTCACAACGTTGTTTAACCGGGTACTCCTTACCTTTGGCTATCGTTGCGGGGAATCTCGTGGCGTGCTGCCGACGTGGAGGGGTTCCAAGAAGAGCTGCAGCTAGTCTTGGGTTATAGGGTCGGACCGTAAAGGGCCCGCCCGGTTTTTTTTCTTGCCCTCGGCACGTTGTCGTGGGTTGTTCAGTGGTTCGATGAAACGTAGGGAGACGTTCTGTCATGGCTGTTAATAATAAGAAGACGCGTAAGGACGGTGTGCACAAGCGACATCGTTATACGTCTTCGCCGCTTCGGGCGATGGGCGACTCGTTCAAGGACGAGGTCGATCCCAGCTGGACGATCGTGCTGGCCCGAGAACCGTTCTGGTTCAACATCTCAGCGCAGCACATCGCTGACGCTGTGCCGGGTGATGCCCGCTACTGCGTCGTCGCGCTTGCGCTCGACGAAGCAACAGGCAGTCAGTTCGATTACCAGATCGGCGCTGGTATCACCAAGATCTTCGACGTCAAAAAGAAGATCGAGGTGCGGTTCACCACGCCCGGCTGTCTGCGTGCGCAGATCAGGAAGTTCGATCGGCCCAACGGCCGATGGAAGCTGCCCCCGGGCTTGTACAGGCTGAATCCGATGTCGGAAAGTCATCGGGAGCAGGCCAGCCCACAGGGCAAGAAGAAGCGCAAGGCCAAGGCGGCTGTGCACAAGTTCAAGGTGTCGGTGAAGAAGTTGGCTACGCGGATTGTCAAGAAGAAGCGTGCCCCGGTGACCCGTCTCGTGCTGCGGCACGGCGGGATCAAACGTCTCGCCGAGCTGCTGAACGACTGACGGCGTGTTGTTGGCGTAGCCGGGCTGGGGTATGTTTCGCCATGCCTCAGCCCGGCTCGCCTGTTTTTTTGATATCTACTCACCCAGGAGTCAGTTATGGAACCGTACGCAGTCGGCCAGCGAGTTAAATTAACTGGACCGATGCTCAACCCGAACTCTGATTGGATGCCTATTGAAAAGGATATGCCAGTCGGATTGGAAGGTACGATTATCGCCGTTAATTTTGAAGGCCCGCGAGAGTGGCATCAGATCTCAGTGCGCTGGGATAACGGCCGCGGCTTGGCGCTGTTGCCGGGGAAAGATTCGTTTATCGTCGTCACGCAGAAGGAGCTTGCCGATGCGACTTAATGAAGAGACAGCAAAGTTGGACCCATTCGGCCGGTGCCCGGAATGCGGTGTTAACTGGGATGCCGGCGATGTCTTTGACGCGCTACGTTCGCAAGCGTGGTGCGACAATAAGAGTGATGAGGAGCTGCACGCGTGGATACGGGAGCATTATTCACCCCCGTATAAGTTTAGCCGTCTCATTGGTGTGCAGTTGTCGTATGACCATCCAGATCATTACGACGGCGTGAGTTTCTGGCGTTGTCCGAGTTGTGCGCACGATTGGCCTCGTTTCAGGGAGGATTCATGAAGGTTTACATTGGCCCCTATCCGGGCTGGACTGGTCCGTATCAGCTGGCTGACCTGCTGCAGTATGTGGGCGTGTCCGAGGACCGCTGCCACGAGATCGGAAAGCGGCTGAGCAAGACGTGGCTGAACGCGTTTTGCGAGTGGTTTCATTCGCGGTTTCGGACGCGGCGTATTGCTATCAAAATCCACGACTATGACACGTGGAATATCGATAGCACGCTGGCGCCCATCATTCTGCCGTTGCTCAAGCAGCTGCAGGCGACCCAGCACGGTTATCCTTTCACAGACGACACGGACGTCCCGGAAGAACTTCGGTCCAGCGCTGCACCGGCGTTGACCGAAGAAGAAGAAAAGAATTGCGGTACTCCCGACCAGCTTCATGACAAGCGGTGGGAGTGGATCATGGGCGAAATGATTTGGGCATTCGAGCAGTTGAACGACTCAAATCATGACGATAAGTTCTGGGAAGGCCGCGACGATTTGCCCGATGTTGATAAGTGGCCCGAAGGCTTCAGAAAGCTGAAATGCGATTATGACGGTCTTCAGGCCCACGAGGAGCGTATCCGCCGTGGAACGACTCTGTTCGGTAAGTACTACCAAGCCCTGTGGGACTAATTATGGCTACCACACCACTGGTTGATGTATTGTCAAAGTGCGCCAACATCGACACGTCTATGGCCCGGCGCGCGATCGTTGAGGGTCGTGTAAAGGTCGACGATCATGTCGTTGATGATCCGGCAGCCCGGCTGCCAAACGAGCACGGAATACCGGCGTTCGTGGCGTTCAATGAGAAGATTTACCCCATTTACCCTTGAAGGAGCAATCTATGCTTTTTGCTGCACTGCGCGCGCTGGGTTCGATGCCCAGCCACCACCACGTCCGCGGCTCCATCGCGGACGAGGCCGGACACTATGTGCTGGAGATCGGCAACACTTGTGAGTGTGAGCCGAAGCTGCTGGCGCTGGCGGCGTTGGCCCCTGAGATCGAGGAGTTTTTGCAGAAGGTCAACAGCCCGCTCGCCAACCTCATTCTCGACAAGTGGGCCGAGGCTGAGGGCCAGCTGCGCGACCAGATTGCTGATAGCGTCAAACCCGCTGAGAAGGTGGCGTCATGAACCAGAACTGCCGCTGGTTCGTGGAAGCGTTGCGTGATGCCTGCAATCACGCGCTGGAAGACGGCATGATTGGTGACCAACTAGGCCACATCGAGTCAATCGAGGTGACCGACGCTGGTTTCTCGCCTGCAGATCTGACAGATGTAAAAGCGCTAGAAAAGGTTCGCCCTATCTTGCTTAGCGTGACGTGTTTTGGCGCGTACTCGCCCACGGAAGCCCGGCGTGTACACGAGAACCAAGGCATTATTGACGTGATGACTCTTGTCGCCCAGTACTTGGCAGACCGGGCAGTGGGCTTAAAAGAATCGTTCGATGACCTACGGTAAAAGGAGAACTGCGTGGAAGAACTACCGTTAGCAATGGCGCAAGGACTGCTCAAACTCGCTGAGGTACTGGTGAAAACCAGAGACGAGATGCGCGAAACGATTGACAGAATGGATCATCTGCGTAAAGTCGTGGATGATTGCGCTAACACCCTGATCGACACCCTCAAGGAAGCGCTGTTAATAGCGTATACAGATGCCAGCGACACGGACGGCGACGAACTGGAACAACCAATGGTGGCAGGAAGTAGTCCACAAGGAGAAAGCAGCGTTGGAACCGACAGTGAACACGAAGAGCGGGACGAGGTACAAGACCGAACCGGAGATTGAGCTGAAATCAATGCGTAAATCTCTGGCGCAGATCCGGGCAGCGGTCCTGAAATGGGAACGCGAGATTCACGTGCAGTATGACGGCGGCGAGGCAGACGAGATCAGCCAGCGCTATGCCGCCTCGATTGTGCGGGCGATTGACCAGATCAGCTAAGTTACTAAACTGTCACTGCTGTTGGCACAAGAAGCGCTCGTGAGAAGCATGTGTATGAACCTATCTCTAGGTGCATGCAGAGGGCTGTAACGAGCAGACTTCGTGAAATGTTTTGCAGGAACCGTTAGGGTAGATGGCGAAGCAGCGGGCAAGCCCTGCCCGGGCCTCGTGGCTGCTTCAAGTGACTCCGCTCGACTACACTACATATGGCTAGGGGAGCGGGCGGTGCAGGTGAAAGACCTGCCAGACGACGTTTTCAGTAACGAAGATTTGCGTCCGTACAACGCAGATTTGTCTGTGACCTAACAAACGGCTGCAGGGCGTAGGTGGGTAGTGATACCTGTCCTCGCGAGCGTTTCTTGTGCTAACAAGCTTTCTTGGCGACCGGTTGGTCGCTTCGGCACGAGCGTGGGCCTCGTTAACCCCACAAAGCCGGTAGGGACGCGTTTCCCTGCCGGCTTTTTTTAATTCACAGTACGAGGCGTTTCGCGCAAATAGCCCCTCTATTTGAACGGCGGGTCTCATGAGCCCGACTAAAAGAACGCCGAGGATATCAGCTCTCCTTCAGACACCTTAGCGGCAAACTTCGGTTTGCCGGCCTTGCCGCGGGGCGGTGAAGCTGTTCGGGCATAAGTCTGCCCGGGATGCTTGTATTGCACAAAGCTGGCTAAGGCCCAGCAGACTTTTTGCTATCTCAATTTAAGCTTGTAATTTTTTTTAGAAAGGTTCACATGATTACCTTCCCCGACGGTAGCATGCGCGTTCACGGCATTAAGAACGCCGATGATGGTGTATACAGCGTGGGTCGCCAGTACGTTGGTACGGCTGCCGATCCTTATACGGCAATGGCGCTGGTTGAGCTGCTTGAGTTGCGCGGCTACAAGTACGTGCATCTGAGTGACGCTACGTACGGTAGCCGCAATTGCTTTTGCCCGCAGGGCGCGTTTTCACTTGACGCGGTCAAGGCGGAGCTTTACATCGCCATAGACCGTGAAAAGAAAGAAGAGCTTGAAGCCGAGGCGCACGACATCTCTCTTGAAGATCTTGAATTTGAAGATCGCATGCGCGAGGATCGTATGCAATATGAAGAGGCAGAGGCGGAGGCTGAGCGCGAAGCGCGCAGGAAAAAGCTGGAACTTGAAACGTTCGGGCTGGATGATAAAGCGCTGGCAGAGCGGCAGGCTGAATGGGCGGAAGCCGAGCACGAGGCCGACGAAGAAGAGGCCGGGCGTTATTAATTTGTGGGCAGCGGAGGCGACGGCTCCGCAAAGCGTACGCTTTCTTTAGCTATTAGCCAGTAGCTAAATATCTGCCAAAAACGCGGCATATCTATTGAGGGCCTATAGCTCTTGCCGCGGCAGTGGTACATCCACTGGCTTTACGCATGAAGTTATAGCACCCCTCGCCGTACCCCCTGCCCGGTGATAGGTGGGGCCGTCTAATGGCGAGAGACCATTAGCGTGAGCCGCCACGAGACGGCGGTTGTTTTATTTCTTCAAGGAGGATTGAAATGAGTCAGCTCCGTAACAACCCGGCGGTGAAGGTCAACGTGGACGACTGCCGGGACATGCTGTTTGTGTTCGCCGTGGCCATTGCGCCGCCCGACACGGACATTGAACACTGCCTGCACTGCGGGCTGGAACTCGGCGTCTGCGTTTGCATTCCCGCCGAGGCTGCAATTCTTGACGGTGATGCTGCGGCTCTTCTGCAGGAAGAGTACGACAGCTACACCGTCATCGACGCAGAGTTTGTGTGAGACTCTGCGTCTTCCGCTGGCTGAGTGTGACAGCCAGCGGCGGTTGATGGTTGGTCATAGCGCGGCATGGAGCCTCCCCCGTCCATGCTGCTTCCATGGGAGGTTCGGGCTGCGTATGTACAGTCCACACGGTAATAAAGTTGCGAGGAATCGTAACTGAAGAAGCCGTGAAAGCTGCTGCCAGCGCAAGAACGTACCGTGCCAACCTATCACGTTAAACAATAGGGTGCCGATGAAACTTCGGCCTGCTCGTGGACGCCCGGTGTACTGCACAACACCATACGGAGGCGCCACGGCAGTAACAATCCGTAATTGTGTGTGCTGGAGCTATGGCAACGTAGCCCGGGAACGCGCCTCTTTGGTGCGCGAATTCTCTGCCGTCGGTGTACTGCTTTAGAGCGCCGACGCATTGGCTCTCCTGAAACGTCTTTATCGTCAGGAGAGTTACGTGGATATGGTTTGTTACAGGTTGTCTAAGTCGTTCCCAAGGAACGCCGCAACCCGAGGACGAACTAAAAAGCCCCTACGTGTTTAATCCACACACGGGGCTCGGACTACCAAGTCCGCCACATCGGAGGCGTACGGCTGCTGGGTTGCGCTCAGCAGTACGACGCCGCGGGCGGCCTTCGGGCCCACCGTGCAGGATTTTTTTAGCTATTAGACGTAACTTGTTATTTGACAACATGTTACGTCATTTCTTTTGTAAGAAAGCCGTATACGGTTTTCTTACAGAAAGGGAATTGTTATCAAAACGATATAATAGCGACACGTTTTTGAAACCTGTCGTCGCGAGGTACAGATATGACAAACGCATCCAAGCATATCTACGGCATCGAGTTTGACTTTGACGATGATGATGACGACCTGAGCATCGTTGTCTTTCTGTGAAGCTAAATACTGCCCTAAAGTCGGGCATATTTGATGATAGAGAGGCGTAAGCCAAAAATTACGTCTGGCCTCTATCTGCTTTATAGAAAGGAAATAGCATGGCCACGGCCTGCATGGTCTTTGGTGGTCTGGCGTTCGTGGGCTGGGTGTGCGAGAAGGTCAAGATCGATCCTGCGTGGACCGACCTGACTGAACGCTGGCAGGCTCCTGTAGTTGCGCCTCCCAAACCAGCTCCCGAGCCCAAGCCCCGGCTCATCATCAACCCGTTGGAACAGACCTACGACGAAGTACTGGCTTGATGCTAGTTCTCGAAGTAGGCGAAAGCGCACGCAGGTATTCTTCCCTGACCCTGCGTGCGCTTTTTTTAGCTATTAGCTCTCTGGCTGAATAGTTATCAAAACCCGGGCATATTACATGTCCGCTGGTCTTTATCACTCTTCGTGGAGCCTATATGTATACGCAAGGAGAAGCCGAAGCTGCCATATGTGTTGCAGTAAACAAGTTCATGCAGCAATACATGGGAAAAGGCGCAAGTAACATAAAAACGTGCATCATAGCTGATATGTTCGTTGTCCGTATTTCGGGCATGTTAACAGAGACCGAAAAACGGTTTGCCGCTACACCCGCCATCGACAGTGACTTATTGAAATCTGTGCGCCGGTGTCTCATGGTGAATGCTGGAGCAGATTATTTCACTAAATCTTTTTTCGCTGTGTTGGACACCCCGGTGCTTTCTATTTATTACGACTGTAGTTTATCTAGTAACGAGGAGTTTATCGTTGTCACGTTACTTGAAGCGCCCATATTTCGCGAGAAAAATACTGGAATTAAAACGGAGAGATAGGGCAAACCTACTCTCCGTTTTTTTTAGCTATCAGCGCTTCTCGACCCACGCTTTTAAGTTATCAAAACCGTGGTACCCAACGAGCCGGCGCATTTCCCGGCCGTCGTCGTCCAGTACGATAAACGTGGGCAGACTCTTGAGCGCAAACTGCCGGGCTAACTCGCGCTCTTGTTCAATATCGACAATATCCAAGTTCCATTCCTGTACGCTGTCTTGCTTCTCCAGCAGATCAGCCTTGGCTTTCTGACAGTATTTGCACCAGTCAGCAGAAAACATCAACAAGCTCTCACCAAAAGCACTTCCCGCACCAATCACGCAGCTTAGGGCAAGTAAACTAATCCATAGCAGCCGCATGGCGCCCTCCTTGTCACCATTCAGTGACGTGATGTGTGTAACAAATCAACTTCACTATACCAGACACACTTACCCGCCCTTTTCTTCACACGCCTCTTCTGCCAAAATGGGCGTATTCAGCTTGGGAACAGCCGCACTCCGTGAACTATTCGGTATTTCCTTTAAGTTCACGCCATCACGAGCTACGCCATGCCATTCAAGTCAGAAAAGCAGCGCAGATTTCTCTGGGCCGAGCATCCAGATATTGCGAAACGCTGGGCGCATGAGTATCCAAACCAGAAAAAGCTCCCCCTGTATGCGCATAAGAATAAAAAGGACGAACCTGTGGAAACAAACAATAAACAATCTGCTGTAAACTCCGTCGCCCTCGATATTTACGCCAAGTTCTTGAAGAAAAGTGGGGTTACAGAGGTCCGAGTCGCTATGCCGCAGGGGGAAAAGCCAACGTATGCGGGCCAAGAACAGACAGAAGTAAAGAAAACCAAGCAGGATTCGTGTGGGTGTGGAAATATGCCCAAAACCGGCGTAAACAGCTTGATGGCGAAGCTTTCTGCAGTGTTATCGCAATCCATCCAGCAGGCTTTAGAGAACGAAAAGGCTGAACAGGAGGCCCGCGATGCCGCCATGGTGCCTGCAAACGCCGGAATTAAGCGATACGCCATGCCCGCGATGGGTACGCCCCTGCCCATGGGGATGCAGTCACAAGCTCCACAGGCGCCCCAGCAGGCCGCCAGCCCGGCTACCCCTGCTCCCACCGGCGCCGAGGGTCAACTGCCACCTGTAGGCGGTGGAAACTCGGCTAACGCCAACCCGATCAATGCCTTTGGCGGGCTGTCCACGACGGGTGATATCAATGGCAATGCCGCCCTTGGTACAGCGAACTCAGCAGGCGGCGAAAAGCTGGCCGGCACACCTGCGTGGCAACGATCTGCCGGCAAGAATGACGAAGGCGGCCTCAACGCCAAGGGGCGCGCCAGCTATAACAAAGCCACGGGCGGCCACCTGAAAGCACCCGTCACCGAGAGCAATCCTAAAGGCGATCGGGCCAAGCGCCAGAACTCTTTTTGCTCCCGGATGTGTGGCATGAAACGCGTAAACACTGGCGCCGATACAAAGAAAGACCCAGACTCGCGCATTAATAAATCCCTGCGCAAATGGAACTGCAAGTGCTCCAGCGCGTATGAGTTTGGCAAAGAAGCCGGGCTCAACTTTGGCGGCCTTGGTCGGTTATTTGGTGGTGGCGCAAAGGCCGTAGCTAATACGGCGGCCAAGGCTGTAGCCCCCAAGTTAAACATCGCCAACGTGCATCCGTCTGTGGCTGGCCCGCTCGCTGCAGCCCGCGGTGAGAGCTTAATGCGCCACCCAGACATCATGGAAAACGTGCATAATTATCTCATGCGCGCAAACAAGCGCCCGGCACAAGCGCCTACGGCACGGATGCGTATGCCCGGCGCTGCTCCCGGTGGTTTTCCGCGCTTTGGCGATACGCAACAAGCCCAGCAGGCATTGGCTGACGCAAGTGCTAGGTTCGAGCGCGTTATGGCCGGCATGGGGCGCCGAAACATGAGCAACACGATCACCGGCGACAAGATTCGCACAAATCTGACTGCGTGGGGCGGCCCGACAACCGACGCCAGAACGTGGGGCCAGCTGCAGGGCATCGTTCCGGCGGCCCAGCGCTGATAGCTAAATAAAAGCTCAATTCCGGTCATATTCAGTGACGCCCAGTAGTGTATTGGGCAGATCTGTGTCCTGCTGCGCTTAAAGCAGCCAAGGAGGTGCGCCATGGTTAGGTTCATCACCAGCGAAGAACGGCGTGACCGGCGTGACGTGGCAGTGCAGGATCTGGCCAAGATCAGCACGCCAACCGAGTTTCCGCCAGAGAACCCGACGGAAGAAGAGATCCAGCGGCACACAGACATGTGTGTCGAAAACTGGAAAAAGATCCTTGGCCCCGAACTCGCGGCGGTCGAGAAAATGGCTTTGGCTCAGGGTGTCACGCTCAGGGCCACGGCCGAAGTGTTCGTGCGTGAATGGTTCAACCAGAAAGTACGTGTCATATGAAACTCTACACAGGGAAGATCTATGACATCGACTTGGAGGAACCACCAGACGAGCGCTGGACTGATTTTGCTATCAAAAACGGAGATGCAATTCAGTCCATCCTCGGAGATGTAGAAGATTACATCGACGAGGACATCTTGCCACATCTTTCCGAAAGCACACGTGCTGCCGTGAAGATGCTGGCAAGCGGCGGAGGCTCGATCACCCGGTGGCTCTTGGAGCGCGCCGGACTCGAATACCCGCAGGAACTCAGTTGCATTGCGCAGCACGCTGAAGTTCCTGTGGGGAAACTCCTGCTGGGGAACTTAATCTATGACTTTACGTCTCTTTCAGAGATGTACGGTTGTGGGTGCAGTTCCGCCAGCTTCGATGTTGATTCCAGCCCCATGATTGTGCGCAACATGGACTGGGTCACGCCGCCTTCCACAGGGAAGCACACGCGCCTGATCAGGTTTCATCGCGGCCGCAAAAGCTACACTTCGGTGGGCGTTGCGGGCATGGTGGGCGTGGTCAGCGCGATGAGCGACCAATGGGGTCTGGTCGTGAACCAAGCTCCAATCGTGAAGTCCCTCGTTGACGAAGAAGAAGACGAGGAAAACGACGACAGCTGGTGGGGTACGTTAACTTCGGTGTTTGCGAACGCGACAAACGCCGTGACATCGGTTCCGCAGTTTCTACAGGCATGGCCCGCATTGCACCGGGTCAGAGCCGTCTGCGACAAGATGCCAAGCTACGAGAAGTTAATTCTTGGGTTACGCGCGCAGCGAACGATGGTGCCATTCTTTGCACACGTCGTTGGCACGCAACCCAAGGAACATACGGTCGTAGCACATACCGGGGAACATACCTACATTCGCACAAGGAAACACGGCCTTGTGCAAACTAATCATTACCTGAATGGGGAGCTGAAAAAGCACAACCCCAAGAACGGTAAAGATTGGAAGTGGGATACGTTCACCCGGCATGAAGACTTATCTCTGGCGTGCAAGGAAGCGAAGCCAGCTCCAGAGATAATACAGGCGAATCCGCAGGTAGCCCTCAAGCTGCTCAAGGATGTCACCAGCGTGGATACCATGCAGCAGATGCTGTTATGGCCCGCGCAGGAAAAGCTGGTGCTCAAGACCCGCGATCTCGGCTAATAGCTAAATAAAAGCCGAAAAGCGGGTATATCTAATGATGCCAATGTGTTATTGGCGTCCTCGGACTAAGTTACCCGAGCTTCTGTGTAACTAACCATGTTTTGGGAGAACCTCAGATGAAGACGAAGACGAAGAAGACGGTCGGCGGTCACGGCGGCGTCAAGGCGAAGAACAAGACGGGCAAGGTTGTCCGTCTCGGCGGCACCGGCCGTCGTCGCCCCAAGCCGGTGGAGATGGGCCCGATCACGGCTCTCGTGGTCGGCGCGACGGAAACGCTGGAGGCGCTCTTGTCGAGCGTCGTCGAGATCGCCGGCGTCGTGTACGAGTTCATGGGCCACGTGTACAACTCCATGAAGGAGTTCCTCACGGCGGCGCTGAACTGGCTGTCCGCACAGGCGAGCTGGGCGACCGGCAAGGCCAAGGACGCCTATATGGCGGCCCGCGGCTACATCGTCGAGCTGGTGTCCTCCCAGAACATCAGCGTCTCGGCGGTGAACGTCCTGTGTGGCGCGGCTGCGATCGGTGTCGCCATCACGGGCGGCATCCTCGTCGGCACCACCATCGGCGGTGTGGCCATCGCGGCCGGCGCTGCGACGGAGACCGCCAAGATGGTGGCGATCATGACGAGCGCCATTACCGGCGGCGTGCTGGCGGAGACGTGCTACACGTTCTTCAAGGCCGGCGTCCGCGCGGAGGTGATCGGTGAGGCCCGTAAGCAAGCTCTCGCCGCTGCCTAGTCGCCTAGTGCGGCAACAAAGTCCTGCAAGTCCCCGGGTGCTGCCCAAGCCCCGGGGCTGCAGGCTTTTGTTTAGCTATCAAAGCCCAGAGCTAAATATCGGGCAAAAAACGGTCATATCTAATGAGCAGTGTTAGCTGCTTGCTGGTAAGCCACGTGTTGTGGCTCCAGCCGTGTTCTTTCGCTCATGGAGAAATATCATGCAGTCGTACGTTGAACGCAGTCTGGAATCGGCCAAGCGTGTCCGCGACGTGGTGCTGGACGCGATGGATGCGTACTGGACGCCGTTTGAAGGCCACAAGGTTTCGCGGCGCTCGTCGGTTGAAAAGTGGAACGATTTTCTCTTTGTTGCGCAGTCCGGTCAACGGACCGCGGCAAGCGAAGAGGAAAAGCTGGTTTATTTCCAGCTGGAATGTGTGGTCGCCACGCAGTTAAAAGACTGGCAGGCGGCCGCATGACGGGCGTAACAATCTATCGGCAGCGGAGGCGACGGCTCCGCACGCGTAAGCGTTTTTTTAGCTATCAGCGCTCTGGTAACTGTTTTTTCGGCCCCATAACAACTTTTCAGCCCAGCTTTGCTTTTGTACTAGAATAAACTTCAGTAGACTTGGGCTATTGCTATCAAAATCGGCGCCTCAGTTATGCCCGCAAACGACCAGAATGCCCCGTTTGACTATCGCCCGGTAGGCGCAGTTGCCGGGGCCAGTCTGCCGACGGTCGGGCTGCTGGAATATCTGCTGCGGGAATACCCACAGTATCGCAAGATGCTGGAAGCGGCCCCAGACGCCACGCTACCCAACGGCAACGTGGATCTGCGCAAAGTACTGACCACGATCAATCCGGGTGACTTTGGTGTTTCTGGGTTGCAGGGCGGCGGCAGTACGTTTACCAATGCGCTGGTCCATGGTTCGCATGGCGCCTCTGGTGGTGTGGGCGCGCACGGCCAGATCGCCGGCCATTATGTGCGCCCGCATTGGAAAATCACCGGAGCCGAACCGGGAGAATTAGGCCCGGCGCTGGCATACTTAATGAACGAGCGCGGCGAGTTATATTCGCCCGAGATGGCCACGAACCCCGAGCGGTTTGCCAAGCGCCTTGATGCCGACGCGCTAGACGCCGGTCGCGGGACTGAACAATACGGCTACGCTAAAGAACGTCTGCGCTCTCGAACAGCCCAGTTGGCCAAGGCTCAAGCGCGCCAGAAAGCATGGGACACGTACGACAAAGCAGTACGGTCTGGTGATGCGGCTGCGGTGCGTCCTGCGACACCCCGACCAAGCGCCAATGAACTTGATGATTTGTTAAAGTCCAAGACGCGTTCAGTGTCAGACTTTAAGACGTTACTTGCAGATATCAAAAAGAACTCGGGAAATACACAGACAGGCCATGTAGGCACGACACGCACTGGAAATCCCAAGGCTGTCTGGCAAACAGCGCCGTTCTTCGAGGGTCCGCACACAGCGGCAAAAGACTTCGAGCGGCAGCTGCAGCACATGACAGACAGTGCGTCGCGTCACGAAATGCTTGCCCGCCGTTTTGACGAAATGGGTGCGAAGAATCCCAAGCTCAAGGCTATCGCCGACGAGCTACGGCTTGATCAACCGACGATGTGGGATCGGTTGGCCAAAAACTTAGAAGCTCGCGGCGTAAAGACTCCCACGCAACAAAAGACCATCGAAGCTTTGTTACAAGCAGCGGGCGGTGATGCGTCTGCGTTGCCTCGGTCCGCGCTGTTCAAACCCAAGCAGTTTGAGACTTTTGTGCCCAGCTTGCTCCACGGTGGCATGCACGCAAACGCTGTGCAGGGCATGTCGCCAACGGATTATGCAGCGTTTGCGGCGGCGGATACTGGTGAAAAACTCTGGCAAGAAGGCCCAAGTTCAGCCTATAAAACCATGCGGGAGTGGTTGGCAGACTTCTCAAATTTTACAAAACACCAACCAGCCCGTGACGCCGCGCAAGCTTCCAAACGCCCGCAAACATTGTTCAATCCCAGTGCTGATAACGTCTACAAGCACACGGTGGCTGAAGGGTCGAGCCAGAATCCGCTTGGTTATTATCGTGCGGGTAACAAAGAGCTGGGCCACAAGGGCACGCTTTGGATGCGCCCCAAAGGCAACATTGATTCTGATAACTTGTTGCAGGCGTTCAAGCAAGAAGCATGGAAGCCTTACAACGCAACAGGCGCAGGCGGCACAGCGCTCGGCGAAATCACGGGCCTGAACCGACTCCGCGGTTTGTTTGGGCGTGGGGGCGCGTGCACCGGACATCATTGCGGTTCGTTCATCCCGGCTGTTTATGAAGCAGCCGGCGCAGCGAAACCCGGCGGCCCCGTACAAGCCGTGCTGCCCAATCGCGCCGCACTCAGCGACATTTTCGAACCTGTACTTGTCACGCACAAAGGGCAGATGCTCAAAGATCTGGCAAAGGGCGCATTTCGGCGCACTGGAGCTGGTTTGGGTGCAATCGGTCTGATGGGCGCCGCCGGGTACGGCCTCACCGGCTTAGGGCAATCTTTCCTCCGGGGCGCTCCCAAAGCTCCACCCAAGCCACAGTTAGATCCCACCATGTTTGCCAAGTCGATGAAACTCCTCCAACCACAACGAGTATGAAACCACACTAACTATTTATAGACTGGGGCTTGCCATGGATGTGCAAGAATTTCTAGCCCGCCTGCTTCGCTTTGTGATCGTTGTGATTGTATCCACGCGCTTTGCGACCGCGGGAACGATCGATCCAAACACCCCAGATGAAAAATACGTCGAGTTTGGCAAGCAGTTTCCCAACGTGGTGCGCATCCGGGCCAATACCACGTGCGACAAGCCTGAATGCAAATTAAAAGAACATCCCCAGTACGGCTCAGCGGTGATCATTCGCCCGCACTGGATTTTGACCGCAGCCCACGTGGTCAAAGACACCACCGAGCCCGCCATCTTGCGCGAAGGCCGAGACAAGCCGTTTCCGCTCCAGACCGTGATCGCGCACAAAGACTTTCAAGACGATAACTTTGGCTTTTATGATCTGGCGCTGGGTTATTCGCCGGAAGACTTCAAGGCCGAGTTTTACCCCGAGCTGTACCGAGATTCCGACGAGCTGGGCAAAGCAATTACGTTCTCCGGCTACGGCCTGCACGGCACGTTTCACACGGGCTGCACATCGTCTGACGGCCATCGCCGCGCCGGGCACAATAAGATCGACGGCCAAGAGCGCGGCGTGCTGGTGTGCTCTCCCACCAGCGGCGTTGGGCGATTTCCACTAGAGTTTATGATTGCCCCCGGCGACTCTGGCGGCGGCATGTTTATTGGCAATAAGTTAGCGGGAATTAACTCGTTTCTCATGGCCAAAGACAAAAAACCTGACGGCACATACGGCGACGAGTCTGGGTTCACCCGTATTAGTTTGTATGTGAATTGGGTAGAATCGCAGATCAAGCAATACGAGCTGGCACTGGCCGCACAAGCCACGACGGGCTCTGATCCTATCGCCAGCCAACGCGCCGAACCGACAGGGACGCCGGATGGATACAAATAACAAAACGGCGCAGCTACCGGTCGATCTTGTGGCCGCCGTGCGAACATGGGCCGATAAGTCAGCCAGTCCGAGCATTTTGGCCGACAAACAGGCCGAGCTGGACCCAAATATCCAGCTGCAGGAACATCAGCAGCGCATTGCCGACCGGCTGACTAGTGGCGATCCCCGCATGCTCGTCTATCACGGTTTGGGGTCAGGGAAGTCGCTCTCTAGCATTGCCGCGGCCGAGAAAGCCAAGGAAGAGACCGGCGAAGACTACGGTATCGTGGTTCCAGCTAGCTTGCGGGGTAATTTCGAGAAAGAAATCGGCAAGTTTACGCGCAACTCCAATCCCGAGATCATGAGTTACACGGGGCTGGCCTTGGGCAAGAAGTTTCAACAGCAGCCCGACACACTGATCATGGACGAGGCGCACAGGCTTCGTAATCCCAACAGCGCCAGTTCATACAGTGCTGCCGAAGCCGCCGCCAACGCCAAGCGCCTCTTGTTATTAACGGGTTCGCCGGTCACCAATTCGCCCAGTGACTTGGCGAACTTGTTGTCCATGCTCAATAACAAAGAGATCACACCGGAAGAATTCGAGAAGCGCTACGTCGGTCAGAAGACCGTGCGGCCGGGGCTGTTTGGTTGGCTGCGGGGTGCGAAGCCCGGCGTTAAACCAGTGGTGAAGAACGAAGCTGAACTGCGCAGCTTGTTACGCGGCAAAGTGGATTATCAGCCCAGCAAGACTCCTGATGGCGTGAACGTCAACGAGCAAGTCGTGCGCGTGCCCCTGAGCAGCGAACAGCAGAAGATCCAGAAAGCGATTCGCACGAAGATTCCGCCGGGGTTCTTATGGAAACTGGACCAAGAGTTTCCGCTGTCCAAGGAAGAACTCGCCAAGTTAAACAGCTTCATGTCGGGGCTGCGCCAAGTAAGTCTGTCCACGCAGCCGTTTCGCGCCGACAAAGATCCGGCCAAGGCGTTCCAGCAAAGCGCAAAATTACAGACGGCGTTCAAAAACCTGCAGGACACGCTCAAGAGTGACAAACGCAAGAAGGCGATTATCTATTCCAACTTCGTGGACTCTGGCTTGTCGCCGTACGCAGCCGGCCTAGAGAAAGCCAAGATTCCCTATGGGTTCTTTCATGGCGGTGTTTCTCCCAAAGCTCGCCAGCAAGCGGTCGACGCATACAACGCCGGGAAGTTACGCGCGTTGCTCATTGGCCCGGCTGGCGCTGAAGGCTTGTCCACGAAGGGCACCAGTCTTATTCAGCTCTTAGACCCGCACTGGCATGAATCGCGCAGCCAGCAAGCTCGTGGTCGTGGTCTGCGCTTTGACTCGCACGTCGGTTTGCCCGAAGAACTCAAGAACGTGCTCGTGCAAAGATATCTTAGCGCCTCGGAAGATCCCAGCATGCTTGGGAAATTCTTGGGCTACAAGCGCGAGCGCACCGGCGACGAAGTACTGGCGCACTTGGCCGACGAGAAAGAACAGTTCAACGAGGAGTTTCGCCGGATCTTGCGCGACGAAGGCACGCGCTACCAAGACGAGCACGGCGTAAAGACCAGCGCCGAGCTGCCGGACTTTCAACCAGATTTTACACCCGGCCAATTGCATCGCATGGGTGTGTACAAGTCACTCTATGAACAAGAGGGCCCGCGCTTAGCCAGCTTGGGCGAGTGGAAGCCAGAGTGGGTCACCGAGCATGATCCCAAGGGCTGGCTGGAGTGGTATCAGAACTATAACTCCGGCCGCAGGATTCCAGACGAAGACACCCGGCAGATTAAGCGCTGGGCGAGCTTCAAAGCACGCCATGGCGGGCCGTTTATGAAGAGCCCGTCGCCACGCCGGGGTTGGGCGCTGCAGCACTGGGCCATTGATCCGGCCAAGTTAGTATCGCCAGCCAAAAAAGATGATATCAAAACGATGCTGCAGGCATATCAGGAGCAGGAGTTACAGAAGTATCTCAAACGCCAGCAGCCCGAGCCTGAAACCCAAGAGAAAGAAAGCGCGGTTTTCAAGTCGCTTAAGTTAATAACAGATGCCGCAAATCGGCCGCTTCCAAAGAAACGCCGCAAGCTGTTAAAATACCCAACAGCGACGCCCAAGAAATCGCCCAGTATTCTTGACGACGAGCCTGCTGATGCCGCCGCTCCCGACCGCTAAACTCACGGCGCTGATGCTGTCGCGGCGCAAGCTGTTCGAGAAGATCGTTCAACACGTAGCCAGTAAAAAAATTCAAAACTCTATTCAAGCCACAGGTGACAGAATGGCCGCAACTCCGCAACAGTTTGGCATGCAGATTGGCAAGACCATGGGCAAGCAGGCGTTTTTAGGCCCGGGCCTGATCGGCGCCGGGTTGGGCGCAGTCACGTCGCCGGAAGGCCACCGCATGGAAGGCGCTGGCCGTGGTGCGGCGAAAGCTACGGGCACGAGCTTAGGCGCTGTGGCGGGTATTCCGGCTGGTATTCTGGCGGCGATGATGTTGATGAAAGGCAAGCGGCTGCCGGTTCCGCGCGGCGGGATTAAAATTCCACGTCGTTTTGATATGAATCAGCGCAACCGCGAGAACCTTGGCAAGCTGGTGGCCGCCGTCGGCATGGGCGCTCCGGCTGGTGCTGCAGTCGGGGGCGGTGCTGGCTATGCCGGCACCAGCGCGATTTTAGGCAAACCGTCGTGGGAACAACCCAAGACGGCCTCGCTGCTTTCTTCCCTCGGCGGTGGCTTGGGCGCTGGTGTTGGTGGCTTGGCCGGCGGTGTGGGCGGCGGCCTGATGGGCGCGCTCACAGGCGGCGCTTTGGGTGGCGGACCGGGCGCCGGAATTGGCCTGCTCTCGGGCGGCGCACTGGGCCTCGGGGCCGGCGCGCATCTGGGTGGCAACATCGGCGCGAGCATTGGCAAGAAAAAGAAAGATGATGAGCCCAAGGAAGAGTCGGCCGAAAAAGAAGAAAAGTCTGAAGACTCGGGCGACGAAGACGTTAAAAAGAGCGCGGCGGCTGTGTTAGCGCAGCTGCAGAAAAATGCCGGAAACGCATAATAACAATAGCCGAAAGTTTGTGTTATGAATGAAATCAATTTTGGCGGTCGAAACATCAAGAACGCCAGCGTGTCGGCGCACGACCTCGCGGGCTTGCCGTTGATCATCCCGGCCCCGAAAGTGACGCTATTGCGCCGCGACCATCCCGACGTACCGGAAATCGGCATCTCGTACGAACAGACCAGCACGCAGGAGTGGCTGGCGACAAGCAGAGTCTGGCTATTCGCCGAACGTGCCGAACGCGGCAAGAGCGGCGGTAAGCGTCAAAAGCGGCGGCGGTTTGTACATCCGCCGCACTATACACGGTATTATGACGGCACAAACGGCACGCCGTTTTGGGGTGGCGCTGGGCCCAGAGGCGCGGGACCCGGCGGGCCTGTTAGCGTTTTAAAAACGTACCACACTGAGTTTCGGTTTGAAGTGCATGATGAACGACTCACGCGCAAACCTAGGCCGTACGAAATATGTTTGCTGAACGCATTTAACGTTTTTGAGTTTTATTGGCTGTTGGAAGAAGCGCGCATTCCCACCAAAGAAGATTTTCCGATTAATTGCATTCCGTGGGCAGACAGCGGCTCCGGCAACGGCAAACGGCGAAAATTTCCTATCGTGTGTCCGCGCATGGGCAACAAAAAACGCACGGCGTTGTCGCTGTCGTTTTATTTCTGCTTTGCCGTGACAAACCCAGATACGACAGCCAAACATCCGTACTTGTTTGGTCCGCCCTCGCAAACGATAAAATGTCGCCCGATATTTCAACCGTGGCCGGATCCGTTTTCACCGCCGCCCGACGGTAATCCGCCCGCCGGCGTAGCCCCGTATCGACAACTTTCAAAATTTCAATTTACGTTTTAGTGCTTTTGAAGCGACGTCGCCAGAATGACTCGGAAGCTTCGGCGCTCGCGTCAAAGATCAGGTTGCTTCGGCGATCCTATCACACGGCTGCGTCGCTTCAAGCGCACTAAAACAAGCTAAAAACCTGATGCGACAAACGTAACTCCGGCCCTGTATAATCAGCCTGTTGCGGCAAGGACGCCCTTCAGGAGGACGGAGCATGGCGGCTCGATTTAAGTATTACAACGCCCTCCTGCGGATGCTCAAAAAAGAGTGCCCCGCGGCGTTTCCCGTGAGCGTTCGCCGCGTCAAGCTCTCCAAGTTAGAGGGCCGCTGCTGGAAACAGGGCAAGAAGTTCCACATCCAGATCGACAAGAGTCTGGACGAGTCGCGTTCCATGGATGTTTTAATCCACGAGTGGGCGCATGCGCGGGCGTGGAACCACCGGCTGGATAACGCCGCGGACGACGAGGCGTTCAACAAGCTCGCGCATGATGCCGCGTGGGGTGTGGCCTACGCTGACATTTACGCCCACTACGAAAAAAAATTCACGCACGCTTCGACCGTGCTATGAGCCCGCAGCCTCTGTCCCGGGAGTTTTTACTAGCGCAGCAAATGTGTTGTGGTCGCAAATGCCAGAACTGCCCGTATGACCCGCCGTATCACTGCGGCAGCACGAAAGTTATGCCATGCGTGCCATTTTTCTTGCCTGCTGGCACGCCGTCGAACGCTTCTTGCCCCTCTGGCTGCGACCCCGGCACATCCTCGATTTGCGGGCACGCGCAGGCGCATGGCGACGGGTGCGGGCTGAACACCTAGCGAAGCACCCCGTTTGTGAAGTCTGCGGTCGCACGACGAATTTAAACGTGCATCATATTTATCCAGTGAGCATTGCGCCGGAACTGGAACTCGTTGAGCACAATTTAATTACGTTGTGCGAAACATCGTGTCATTTCATGTTTGGGCACTTTTTTAATTATCATTGCTACAACAAGGACGTGCGCAAGATGGCCGCGGCCTTTCGGCGAGATATGCACCGGAATCGCCGTTGTGCGCAGTATCGCCGGTGACTGGAGCGCCTTATGCTTCCCACGGACGTCGGCACACTTGCGTTGATCCCAGAGTTTATCTCGGCAGAAGAAGAACAGACATTAATAACCTGTATTGAGGCGGGCATCCCCACAGGACATAAACGGCACCACGTCAAAGGGCGCAATGTGGTTCAACGTTGGGGTTCTGCGGTGCCGTACAGCAACGATCGGCTGTCAGCTACAATACCGGCGCACTTTGAATTTTTGCTGGACCGCCTCGTAGAACAAAAACTGGTAGAGATACGGCCAGACTCAATTACGCTTAATCAGTATCTAAAAAAACAAGTTATTCTGCCGCACATTGATGCCCCTGCAGGCGGCGCGGTAATCACGGTTTTAAGCCTCGTCACTCCGGCTACAATGGTATTTACGCACGAAGAGCGCTCATTCTCTGTAGAACTCCCGCCCCGAAGCCTTGTACAAATGCGCGACGAAATCCGCTACAATTGGAAACATGAAATCTGTCCTGTGGCGGACACGCGGTATTCGCTCGTGTTTCGCTGCAGCCGGGAGTGCCAAAAATAACAAAATAACACACGCGAGCGAGGGGATGTTTTTTCGGTTTCCTGTCACAAACTCCTCACCGAAGCGGAACCGAGTCAGGTGTGGGGCGTTCGCGTGTGTTTTTTGGAGCAAGTAACTATGCAGCCTTACGAGTTCGGCTACCGTGTCGGTGTGCAGCTAGAGAAGCGCGCACTGTTTGGCGAGACCGGCGACGAGATTGCGTTCGGCACAGGCGGCGCGATGGGGCAGTTTGATCCCACCCAACGCGGCTTGGTACAGGACGTGGCGTTGTATTCCAATCCGATCACGGGCGTGCCCACTGCGATAAACGATACAACACGGCATTTATACAACGGCCGCTTTGGGCAAGCCGGGCTGTCTGTACTCAATGGCGCCCTGAGCTTTCTGCCGGGATTTGGTTTTGCTGCTGGAGCTGCCGGCCGCGCTGGCGTGTCGGCAGGCCGCGCGCTGGCTCGGGCCGGCATGAAACAAACCGGCCGCGCGTTGTCGTCGGGTTCGGTCCAATTCGTGGATCGCGGCCGCAAGATGATGACCGGCGTGAACCAAGCCATGTCCAAGGGTGTCCAGAAAGTGGCGCCGCTGGCTCAGAATCCGGGCGTGGGCGGCAAAGTCTGGAACGCCGCGATCAAGAATCCTATGCAGACCATGCAGATGGCGCCGCTGGCTACAACAGCTGGCTCGCTGGCGGGAATGGCGATGGGTGCTGGCGGGCAACCGATGCAACCTATGCAGCCGCCGCAGTTAAACAATCCAATGATGAGCTTTTAAATAGCAGAAAGGTATGCACATGACGCCGTTTGACTTTGGATTTCAAATTGGAACGCTCGAAAAACAGGCGATCAATTGGGGTGGCCTTGGCGCGCGACTGCAGAACGTTGGTTCTAGCATTGCCCGCGGCGCCCAGACGGTGAATCAGGGTTCCAAACACATCGTCAAAGGTTTTGGCCGCGGTATGACAGGCGCCGGGCAGTTGGTCGGTGGCGCGGCCCAGAACACAGCGGCTGGCATGGGTTCGTCGCAGGGTCTTGGCGGGTTGGCGCTCTCGGCTGGACGCGAGGCTATGAAGGGTGGCGAGCGCATGATCCGCGGTTCGGGCGGCACATCGGGTGTCTCGCGCGATCTAATGGCGTTGCTTGGGCACGGTGTTAGGTTGGGCGGTCGAACAGCGCGCGGTGCCGGTCACGTCACAAACTTTGCCGGTGATGCGCTACAGTTTGGCGGCCGGCAGCTTGAGAATCTTGCTGGCGCGCATTATGGCGTGCCGACTTTGGCCGCCGCTGGTTTATTGGGTGGCACCGCCGCTGTGGCGCCAAAACTGCCGCTACCCGGCGTGAAGTTAAAGTCGCCGATTGACATTAACTTTGGTTATAAGACACAAAACCCGGTTGAGTTTGAGTGGTAATGTGCCCGTTGTGCGAAAGCCCGGCGATTGAGATCCGCGGCAAACTGGTGTGTCCGTTTTGCCGCATCATCCTTGAAACCTGCTGCGAAGGCGGCCGCTGCACGTACCCCGAAAAAATATCAAAACCAGAAGCAACACAGGAACAAACCCATGACGCCTTATGAATTTGGTCAACTTACTGGTGCAATGGAAAAAGACGCAATTAACGTCGGCCAGTACGTGAACAAGGGCGTTGATGCCGTCAGGCGCACAGCGCAGCGAGCGGCAGCAAAAGGCACAGCGGCGACACGTGGTTTTTCGCGCGGTATGCAAAAAAATGTTGTAGATCCGCTGACCATTCCGCTGAAAGATCGCTACAAAGCCGTGCCGCTGGCGGCCAAGCCCGCGGCACCTAGTCGTATGGAAGCGGCGGGCCGTGCAGTCCGTGGACAGGCCGCGTCGTTGTATCACGGCACGCCGGGTCAGTTAGCTGGTGGTGCGTTGGACGCTGTCGGCGGTCTCGGTCAGGGCGTCATGAATACAGCGCGCCGCGGCCTAAACAAAGCTGACGATCTGGCGCAGTATGCCATGGGTCGTGATGCGCGCGCCGCCGGACAACGTTTCGGCGATCAGACGCTGGGCCGCACGCAAGCGATGGCCAAAAACATTCCTGACTATCTGGGTGGCGGCACGTCGGCGATGACGAATGCGCGCAATCCGCTGAACCTTGCAGTTGGCGCTGGCGCCGGCGCTGCCGGTTTGCATTACGGCGGTCAGGCTTTAGGTCTGGGCGGCAATGACGCCGCTGAGCCGTCGACGGCAAATATCAATAACCAACAATTGAACACGCAGCTTATGCAGGGCCAGCACGCTGAAGCTGGGCACGGCGGCGGCTTGATGGGCATGTGGAATAGCCTGCCGATCGAAGCGCGCTACGCGATTGGCGCCGGTGTTCCGCTGGCCTTGGCTGGCGCATACATGGGCGGCCGCGGCAATGCCGGACTGGGTGGCGCGATGGGTGCGCTTGGTCTGGGTGCGGCTGGTTTAGGCGCTGCAGGAGCCGGTATGTTCGGCGACGGCCCGCGGCGATTGGTTGGACAGGGCGCCAACGGCCTGTACAGCATGCTTGGCGGCGGAAACAGCAATAACCCCATGGATCAGATCAACGCGCTGGGCAAGTTAAGTCCAGAGTTCGGCACCACGATGCTCATGGGCCGCGATCCCAACATGAGCAGCGAACAGGGCCGGCAAACGTATGACTTCCTGACGCACAACCGCAATATCATCGAGCAGCTGATGCCGCAGTTACAGGCCAGCAGCACGAATGGCGTCAAGCAGGGTTCTGCGCGCGAGTTTGGCGAGAAGTTTGCGCGGTGCTGGGCTGGTTACGAACCGGTGCCGGGCAAGAAGCCGTACAGCGAAGACTCGTGCCGGCCAGCTCGTAGCAAGAAGAAGAAAGACAAGAAAGAGAAGAAAGCTGTGTCGAGTGCTGCTCGCGGTAAAACACAGATGACGCTAGAGCCGTCATCGCGTGGTAGCAAAAAGATGATCGACGACAAGCAACGCGAAACAAACAGCCCGGTGCCGACTGACGCAAAGAACAACCAGCAGCCGCATGAAAAAGTAGCCGTACCGCTTGGGGCACTTGCTCGCGGGGTGGGTCGCATGGCTTCCGGCGCAGGCCGCGCGGTTGGAGCCGCGGCGCAGAAAGGCGTGTCTGGTGTCGGTCGGGGTGCGCAAATGGTCGGCGGCGCTATGACAAGCGGCGGAAACACGCTCGCGCAGGGCGGCGTAAACATGGCCCGCAGCGGCCTGCAGCAGGGCGGACGCATGGGCGCTGCCAAGACGATGGCCGGCGGCGCACAAGCTGCGCTCGGCTACGGTATGCAGGGGGCCGGTACCGTGGCCCGCGGGGCCGGCACGGGTGCGCGGTATGTCGCAAACAAGAGTCCGCTTGGCGCCACGATGTTAGCCGGGGCTGGCGCATATGGCCTTGGAAACTCGTCGCCTGCGCAGCCATATGTGAATCACGCGCAAGAGTTTGGTCGTAATATTTACAATCAAGCCGCAAACGACATTGGCGCTGGTGTGCAGGGCGTGACCAACGCCATATCGTCCGCTGGCAACGCCGTTGGCAACGCCGCAAGTTCAGCCGGAAACGCTGCGAGTTCAGCCGGAAATTTGATTGGTAGCGCGTTCAATACCGCTGGCTCAGCAATCGGCGATGCCGCCGGTACCGCATACGGCACAGCCCGAAACAGCGTTGTTAACACCGCAAACAATGTTCGCCGCGGCGTGAACAACGCAGCGCAAACGGCACGGTCGTACGTGCCCAATGTGCGCAACCCGTTTTACTACGATCAGGCGCCGGGCATGCCGTCCGGTCCGCAGATGTAAACAGGAGGCGTGCCGATACAGGTAACATAATCACACGATGACTTTCACCACGAAAGCGAGTCGCTATGGCTGTCAAGCAAAGGAATGTGCGGAGAGCCGAGAAGAAGGCTAAGCGAAAACAAGATCAACAGGAAAAAGCAAAAGCCCAATTAACGCCGTGCGATATCGAGTGGCGCACCGAAGCCCAGAAACGCGCGTGGAAAACGCTGCAAGAGAACGACATCACGTTCTTGCTGGGCTCGGCTGGCTCGGGCAAGACGTTTCTGGCCATGGCCTTTGCCATCAACGAGATTCTGGCCAAGCGCGCCAGCCAGATTGTGCTGACGCGCCCCATCGTGGACGCCGGCGAAAAGCTCGGCTATCTTCCGGGCTCGTTCGGCGAGAAGGTCAATCCGTACATGCAGCCGCTGTACGACACCATGGACGCGCTCTTGGGTAAGTTAGGCCCCAAGCGCGAATTTGTAAATAAAGCCATTGTGCTGGCGCCGCTGTGTTATTTACGCGGCCGCACGTTCAACGACAGCATCTGCGTGTTTGACGAGGCCCAGAATGCCACGTACACGCAGTTTAAGTTATTTTTATCGCGCTTTGGGCAGAACTCGAAGATCGTTGTGACCGGTGATCCGCAGCAGACTGATTTACCAATCTCGCCGCCGCCCATGAATGAAGTCGTCACGAAGCTCAAGGGTGTTTCGGGTATTGATGTTGTGCAGTTTGCCCACAGTGATGTCGTGCGTCATCCACTCGTGGCGGCTATCTTAAAAAAGCTGTAACTCGTTCGTGCGTTTCTATTGCCTGCTTTCAGGGGGTGCGATACACTTTGCCCACCTAATGCGGCATGTCGCACAATGGAGGACAGCATGCGGATTCTTGACGTCGGTTGCGGCCCCGGAATCTATGTTACCGCGCTACGCCAGCTGGGCCTGCAGGCGGACGGCGTCGACCCCGATCCGCGCTGCCCGTATGACAAACTGAGCGTGTTCCACCCGCAGTTTGAGATGTACAGAAACTACGACATCTGCCTGTGTTTGGAAGTGGCGGAACACATCGACGAGTCACTGGCTGACACGTTTGTTTCCAAGCTCGTGGCCACGGCGCCGACGATTATTTTTAGCGCCGCGCAACCGGGTCAGGGCGGGCACGGACATATTAACTGCCAACCAAAAGAATACTGGGAACACAAATTTGCTAAACAGAACTATGTGCTCGACATAGAGGCGACAACTCGCCTTTGCGGGTTTATGTCCCTTGGCTACCATATGGGCTGGTTTGTGAACAACGTGCAGGTGTTTTGCCAATACGGTGAAGTCTGCTTCGACACCATCATCAAAGAAGAAACGCCGCAAGCGGAGCGGCTGGCTGATTATCTCAAAAGGGAGTTTGCACTATGAGCACGGAAGACGATCTCGGACTGACGAGCGATAGCGGTGAACCCGGACCTGCAGGTGAACCGGGAATGTACACGTTGGCGGATTTTGTCAGCCTGATCAACGAAGATTTGCAGAATGAATGGACGCACCTGCAGTTCTATCTCTATCACGCCAGCGCCGTCACGGGCCTGCACGCGGAAGAGTACAAAGAGTTTTTAACCGACGCGGCCAAGGGTGAGCTGCAGCATGTCCAGCAATTTTTGGATTGCCTGTACGGGTTTGATTTTGTTCAACCTTGCGCCGGCGGACACCCGTTTCCAACATACACGCGCGTTGAAGATATCTTAATCGAGGCGCACACGCTGGAACGCCAAGTTGTTGCAAACTATGCAACACGTCTGCAGCAGCTTAAATCGCTCGACGACAGGGTTGCAGCCGCGTATCTTGAAGTGTTTTACGAAGACCATTTGCAAGATAGCTTTGAAGACGCGCGGCATATCCAACGCATTCTGGCGGATGTCGACAAGCGGCAGCTCCGACGGTTAAACATGATGGATCGCGACACAAAGTAAAAAACTTGCGGGAAAGTTGCGGCATGGTGGCCGGTTGCTGGCCGCAAGCAGGGTACTCCCACCTGTTCTGCGCCGAATTGGACGTGACGCCGCAGAACTCTGGTCGTCCTCCCAGAGTTTGCACCACACTTGGATAGCCGTGGTGCCGGGTACTGGTAGCTGGGTTTTAAACGTGTCCAAGCGCCTCCTTCGCCCCTACGTTATACGAGCACAAGCAGATCACGAGCGGATCTGCTGCCAGTATCCAGCCCGCATTTTTAGGAGAGCTGCCAGATGAAGTCAGATACAGCTTTTTTACGTGATTTGTCGGCCAGTCGATCGCGGGTAGCAGCGTTTGCGCAGCAGATGTGTGATGTCGGGTTTTATGCTGAAGTACCGCCGCAACAGACGCGGCCAGACTCATCGGTACGGATGAAATACGGCGACAGCGGCGACATTATGATCTGTTGCCGCGTGGAGCACAAAGTTCGCGAGTTGATGTTTCGGTGTGCCGCCAGCTATCCGTATCCGACCGTGATCGTGGACGAAAAATATAAAGTTGATCGTGCAACAGATGCGCCGCTGGCGTATGTCATCGAAAACCGCGACGGCTCGTGTGCCGCTGTTGTATACGGTCATACGCGCCCGCACTGGAAGATCGAACGGCGTTGGGATCCGAAACAAAACCGCGAGTGCGACTTCTATACTGTGGATAAAAAGTACGTGCGGTTCTGCCGTCCCGAAGAGGCTTTTTACTGTGCACCCCAATCCTGATTTGTTTTACCTGCGGCTCGCCGTTGAGATCGCGCAAACGCAGTCTGATGACCAGCACACGCAAAATGGCGCAGTGTTAGTCACAGCGTGCGGCTGGCCGGTTGGAGCTGCAAATGCGTTCCCGGACGGCGTCGTCCCGGACCAGTCTCGGTACCAACGACCGACGAAGTACATGTATATTGAGCACGCCGAACGCAACGCTATTTATACGGCGGCGCGGCGTGGTCTTTCGACCAAGGGCGGCAAGCTGTACTGCCCGTGGTTTGCCTGTACCGATTGCGCCCGGGCGATCATCTGCGCCGGTATCACCGAAGTTGTGGGGTTAGCACATGATCCCGCGCACGGCACATGGCAGGACAGCATCGACTGCGCTGACCAGATGTTTACAGAAGCTGGCGTGATTTACCGTCGGCTGCAGGAAAAACTCGGCATGACGATATTACGCGACGGAAAGGAAATCGAACTATGACGGAACAAGAACGTCATCATCTCAGCCGGCCCTTGCGCACCATGCACGGTTTAGTCAACCGCAAAACGCTCGACGACGCAGCAGACGAACTTGACCGATTGAACGCGCTGATTGCCGGTATGGTGTCCGCCCGCGCGGCAGAACACGCCACCCTACGGCGTACGATCCGCGAACTGGAAGACAGGGTACAGGTTTTACCGCCGCCGCAGGTAACAGTGCCGGCCGCGGATGAAGAAATCGCGCACCTGAATGCCGTGATTGCTGATTTGGTTACAGCCTCCGCAGCTGAGCATGCGGCTCTGCGGCGTACGATCCGCGAACTGGAAGACAAAATTAGCGAGATGTCCCCTATTTTAGAAACGCCACCGAATTAAGTTACATTAATATCTGGTCGGTTAGACGGATCTAACCGCAGAACGCACTGAATGGATTCAGTGTATGCAATACTTCTGGCACTATTTGTACGTAATTATCTATCCAGCCCTTGGCTACAAGTTGTATTACGGTTCACGAATAACCACGAAGCACCCCGACAACGACCACGTATACTTTGGTTCTTCTCGAACGTTTGCTCGGTATAACGCGCCGCGGCATCCTGAATATCAAGCAAACGCCATCAAAGTCATTCTGTTTGCGGAGTACAAGCGTCGGAATAAAACCAACGCCCGCCGGCTTAGTGCGCAAGAAACGAAGCTCATCAAAGCGGCGCACAAAGAACACGGCCCAGAGTTTTGCTTAAATAGAAACATCGCCGGGAGGTTCATTCTCACACCCGACGAACTGAGTGCCGCCGGAAAAAAAGCTATTGCCCTTGGTCACGGCTTGTTGGGCATGACCCCGGCGAAGCTCTCTGATGCGCGCAAACGAGGCGGGGCTACGACTCGCCGCAAAAAAGCAAAAACGTACAAGATGCGCACACCGGATAACAAACTGAAAATAATTCATAACATGCGCGCGTTTTGCCGCGAACACTCCCTGACCCACAGCCACATGTTTGACGTGGCCAATGGAAAGTCTCATTCGCACAAAGGATGGCGCCGGCACGCCTAGACTCATGCTTACCCTGACCTATTCAAATATCTTTTTGCTGGTGTTTCTGAGCTTCGCGTTTGGCTATGTGATCGGCCGCGTAGATTTGCTTTACGTGAGACTGGCCAGTGACAAGCGCGCCGAACCAGCACCGTATGCGCCAGTACAGGGCAATACGTTGCGCGCGGCCATGCAGGACGTCAAAACGCCCAAAGCCGGCAAGATTGAGATTGATACTGGCAAATATGTCGGTGAAATTAACACCGGCGGCATGCAGAAGACGCAGGACGTTGCTCTTGGCAAAACCACGCAAACACAGGATGATATTAATTCTTCCGTATCAAAACTGGCGCAGCTAAAAGGAAAGTAATCATGGCTAAAGGTTTGGACGTCGGCACATCGTTCATCGTTCTGGCAAAAGACGCCGCTGCGAACTCCACCACCGATCCGCATCTGGTCGGCAACGTGGAATACAAGGATTTCCGGGACGCGTTCTATGTGATCAAGCCGACGACACCCGTAGCCACGAAGATGATCGAGAAGGGCCTGCAGGGCAAAGTCTTCGTCAAGGACGCCGACGGGAGTTTCATCATTCTCGGCCAAGACGCCATCGAAAAAGCCGTCGAGCGCAATGATTCGGCCAAGCGACCCATGTATCGAGGTGTGGTCAGCCCCAAGGAAAAAGAAGCCAAGCGCGTGCTGGCGTTCATTCTCAAGGAGGTGGTAGGCCGTGCGAGCGAAGCCGACGAAAAGCTGATCTTCTGCGTGCCGGCGCAGCCTGTCGACCAAGAAGACGACGATTTCGACGTGGCGTATCACGAAGACGTAGTCAAGACCGTGCTCTCGGAGCAGGGCTATGCCGCGCGGGCCATCAACGAAGCCGAGGCGCTGTGCTATTCGGAACTGGAGCACGACGACTATACGGGTATCGGCTTATCGTGGGGCGCCGGCATGGTGAATGTGTGCGTGATGCTCAATGGTGAACCCACGGTGTTGTTTTCCACGACCAAATCGGGTGACTGGATCGACCGCATGACCGCCGTGGCCACGAACGAGCCGGATTCTGTCGTGCAGGCGGAGAAAGAGCACGGCACTTTTGTGATCGGCGAAGGTGGCGGAGACAATGCGATCCTTGCCGCCGTGAGCGTGTACTACGAGCGGCTTATTGATTATACGACCAAGCAATTAGCTTCTGCGCTGCGCGACCACAAGGCGTTGCCCAAGTTCAAAGAACCGATTTTGATAGCTTTAGCCGGCGGAACGACACGAGCTAATGGCTTTGTAGACGTGTTCACCAAGAAACTGGCGGAAAATGGTTTTCCACTGCCGGTGAAAGAAGTGCGCCACGCTAAAGATCCGCTCCACGCTGTCGCGCGTGGCTGCCTGATTGCCGCCAAGATTCTTTGACTTGTTTCGTAGACACTGCTTAGGGTCACGAGTACGATACGCCGCATGCAAAACGTATGGCGGCTAGTAACAAGTCAAGGAACGATGTATGGCGCGCACGGCAGCCTTCGACGGCATTATTATCTCTTATCTCGGCAACATCGACGGCCGGCAGCCAGAGCACGAAAATCGGCTCAAGTATTTGCAAGCCGCGCTGAAAGCTGGCTGGCACGTCTGTGTCGACGTGGTGTTTCATCAAGGTAGCTTTTTGCTTCCTTTTGACGGCGGTTTTAATCCCGCCCCGCCCAGTTTTTTCTCGAATCAACGCGTTTGGTCCCAGTGCTACGACGCTGACACTTTGGATGCGCTGTGCAATGTTGGTGGTCACGCATTTCTATCTAACGAGCATGGGCTAACGTTAACAAGTGCCCAATTTATCTGGACAATGCCCGGCCGCGAGTTATCGCCGCGTTCAATTGCGGTGTTTCCTGAAGAACAGCCCGGATGGCTCGACCAGTATGAACCAGCTGGCCTGTGCAGCAATCAACCCGCACGCTACATTTAGCCGCGCCGCTCTTTGACAATTCAGCGCCGAAATCCTTTTATCCGCGCTGTGCTCTTGCGCGGATAAAAGTTGATAAAATGGTGTTGTGTCAAAAGTTAGTCGTGGTGGCCGGCTGGTTAGGCGTTTCTTCCAAAGCAGGGATGCTGCGGGGGTTACAGGTTCCGTGGTCAGATTTTGTCGGGCTCACGGGCGGAGGAGCAGCAAATGCCACACGGGATAAATTATGTCCCTGAAAGTTGCTGCGGAACTTCAACTTCGGTTGGGGTACGGACCTGCGGATAGGGGATCGCAGGGGCTTTTGACACAATTTTTATTTTGCACGTAAATACAACACGGACAGGCGGTTAAAAATCATGGACAACGAAAATTTACATTCGTTGTCAGTGCTTTTCAGCGCATTTGGCGCCGCGGCGTTCGCGGGGTTGGCAACCTTTTTGCGGTTTGCCAAGAAACTGTCTAAACTATCGGTGGTCAGTGCCATGCTGAACGCCGGGTTTCTGGGGTTGGCAATCGCACTGATTTGGTATCAAAATTACCGGAAAGCAGAGAACATCTACGGCCTGATCGGCATCTGTGTGCTGGCCGGCATGGGTGGCTCGACGCTCACGGATCTTTTGATATCGCTGTTGTCGGGCGCAGGAATCAAAGTCATTATTCAGCACGAACGTGACCGCGACGGAGACCCCGTACATGACCATGACCATTCGTAAACAATTGAGTGTGGCCGCGTGGGGCGCGTCCGCTGTATTCTGCCTCATGCTGTTGGTGTCAGCGTATGCTGCCGTCGCGCATCACGCGATTGCCAACACGCATACGCCAACCGCTAATTCGACGCCGTGATTCATATTGCCTGATAGCTCAGTTGGTAGAGCAGGCGACTGTTAATCGCCGGGTCGTAGGTTCGAGTCCTACTCAGGCAGCCATAAGGACAGGACCACGCAATGGATAGCTTATCCGCGCTAGATCCGCTGTCGTGGGAACCTGAATATCTGCGGGAACACCCCGCTTACGCCGCCGGCAACGCGCTCGGCTGGCTCTATCAAAGCGGCAACAAGCAAGCCGCCACTAATTATCCGCTTGCCGGCCGACTGTATCTCGCCAAATCGGGCTGGCTTTTGTTATCTGTACCGAACGCCCTTGTGCGCGGTGTGTTTGATGCGATGGTTGAGCCCGGCGTCGAGCTGCCAACTGCGGGCGTGTTCAATGTACCCAACGTCGATTCTCAGCTCGTTAACGCGCATATCTCGGTCATGACGGCCGACGAGGTGCAGCAAGTCGGCGCGGATAAGATCAACGAGCGCGGGCACATGTTTGGCTACACGCTCGGCAGCCTGAAAGAAATCAGCGTTAAAAACGTCGATGGCGTCAGCAAAGTCTGGGTGATTCAGGTTTCCGCCCCGGGACTGTCGGCGCTGCGCAAAAGTTATGGTCTGTCGGCGCTGCCCAATGAAGACCAGCCGTTTCACATCACCGTCGCCGCCCGCCGCAAAGGCGTCCTGCTCGATAACGGCGTCGCGAAGGGTTACGAAACCCCTGCCGAAGAGATGGAAGAGCATAGGTTTAGTAACCCCATCAGCAGGGGAGCGCTAAAAGCCGCCGAATTTTCCCGATCGGGAGAAAAACTTTCCCGCTCGGGACAAAACGACCTGTTACAGGGTGGAAAAGCCGATAATGTTCCCGATCGGGAAATTTCTGCACCAGCGTTAGCCGAAGGAGCTAAACATGAGCACGAACACACGAACAATGATCAAGTCGCCAAAGAAATTGCCAAGGATCATCTGTCCGAAGACCCCGCCTATTACGAAAAAGTCAAAGTAATCGAAAAAGACGCCACAGCCGCTGTCATGCAGCAGCTTCGGCTAGCGAAAGCGCATTCTGATAACAAAAGGTACGACCGAAAGCACGAAATCTTGCGGCGAATAATCGCGCAATCACCGCAAGACTGGCGCGTAGACGACCCCAAGCCCAAGCACAAGGGGATTACGCACACGCCGACGAAGTTCAAGTTTCATGCGCCCGCAGACGTCATTGGCTCGCAGGTCAAAGCCGCGCAGCCCAGCGTGTACGGGCAGCAGTTTCAAAACCTGTTGAACTTCCGCGAGCCGTTTGTGTACGACCACGACAAGCCCGTTTACGCAAATGTGCTGGAACATCTGTACAAAGCCAAGCGGCGCGGTGATTTTATTTTACAGTCTCGGCAAAAGTCGCATCTGTACAAATCCATGCTCGACCCGCATTATCGGTATCAGATGGCGCAAGCCGCTGCGACTGGAACGTTGCCGCAGATGAACAGTTTTGACAAAGCCACGCAGCTGTACGGCAACGATGTGTTCGACACGATTCAGAACTGGGGTAAAAAAGATGTCCACTCCGTTCCTCGATAAACTGCGCGAATTACTGGGCGGCAAAAAAACGCCCGATACGCCCGCGCCTGCGCCTGAACCAGTTCCGGCCAAGAAACCGGGCGCCATTGACTACCTCAAGGCGTGGAATCTGCTCAAAAACATTCAAATCCAGCAGCTTGGCCGCGTTGTCGGTGCGAGCAGTGTCATCGTTTTTTTCGCTATCAGCGGCTGCCTTGCGTGGTTCTCACTGTTTTTACGTTTTGTACTGTCGCTCATTCACTAATCCATGACTGCAACCCCGACTATCACCGAGTGGCAGCTTGTACCGACGCGTATTGCCGAAGTGCTGCCGCAGGCGCTTGTTGTAAAGATGGCGCACGAGCAAGCGGCACTCAAATCAGGGTTGCTTGCGACAACCGCGGCGACGTGGATGCCAGAACTCAACGGTATCACGTTGTATTCTGCTGAACAGCTGGATAAAAACGCTTATGCTGCGTACGAACAAGAGATTTACGCCGACGGACGTATTTTAGCCAGCGTTTCTTACAACGCCGTGCACCCCGACTGGAATGAAGAGATCTTGGTCAAGCGCGGCTCGCTCGTTCCGGGATTGCCGACAGTCTGGAACGCCGGAAATAAGATGCTCGGCGGCCCGACACCGCTCTCGAACGGCATCATGACCGGTTTGCTGGCCGGCGGCGCGGGCTACGGCGCCGGTATGCTCGCCGAACAGCTATTTCCGTCTCGGTATATTCAGCGTGGAAAACTGCGTCGGACGCTTGGCATGATTGGCGCGCTTGGTGGGTTGGGTGTGGCTGGGTTGAACTCGTACGCCAACGCTAAGGCGTTGCGCACCAGCATGCTGGCGGGTCTGTTTACAAATAACAAAACCCCTGTGGTCTATCCATACGAGGAAGCTCGCGAGAAAAAGTCATACCCCATCCCGTCTGGCGGTGAAACAGGTGCGTTTTTAAATGAGCCGATGTTTGCACCAACTGTATCGGTGCCGCAGTTCAATAGCGCAGCGTGGCAGGACGTTAACCGGGGGTTGTATCACGGTTTCCAGAACCACACGCCGCCGCAGTTTGCCGCCGCGACAACTGGTCTCATGACTGGGATCAGCACAAGCGTTGGCTCCCCGATTATTCGACCCATTGACGTTGTACGGGGGATTGCTTCAGCCGGCGTTGGATTAGCGACAGCAAATATTGCCGGCAAGGCGTTATCTGCCTTAGCGGGTCTGACGCCGGAAGGACAGAATAAATTACAAGAGCTTGGGCTGTGGGGCGGCATGATGCACGCAATGGTCCCGAGCCTCTTTGGCCGATGACAATCTATCTTGCACAAACTTAATGGCTAGCTACAATACGCCCGTACCCCAACCTCAAGGAGTTACTATGGCTACGAAAAAGAGTGTTGAAACTGTGCGCGAAGAACTGCGCGTTTTAAATGCCGCGGTTGACGATGCCAACGTGGATACGAACAACTGGCTGACGCCGGAATTCTGGACGATGGCTGTTGGCGCCGTGACGAACCTGATTGCGGTTGGCGTACTTGTTGGCTGGGTGGATTCGTCGCAAGCCGAGACGCTGACAAAGGCGATCACCGCGATTGTCGGCGCCACGCAGATTGTCGTGCTTAACAGCGCGCTGATCTGGAAGTATCTCGCCGGCCGCACTGAACTTCGTGCTCAGATGATCGACGCCCGGTACCGCTACATGGAAGCCGTCGCGGTTGAGAAGATGCGCGCTGAGCGGACGGGGAACTGATGACTACCGAAGAACTGCAGCAGCGTATCGACGCGTCTCCCGCGCTGTCTGCCCTGAAACGCAAGCTCACGGACGAGCTTGTGCTTCAGGCTGACAACTCGTTTCAATTCGATCCGATCACCATCATCATGATCATCTCGATTCTGGTGCAGGTGATCATTCACTGCCGCGAGCAGAATTCGGAAGAGGCGATCAAGCAAAGCATGCGTGAGCTGCGGACACTCCCGCCGCGTAAACTCATGCGCCTGCGCCGGCGTTTAAACAACCTGTGGCGCGACCATTGTGCAAAAACCGGCACGACGTATAGCGCCGCGAATCCAATCGTTAACACCGTCTATCAGTTAAGTGATACAATTGAGGATTCTGCCGCAGATGGCCTGATGGAGCTGGCCGCCGCGCAGTAAACTCTTTTGCAAGGATGCGCACTATGGCACGGAAGCCAACCGCACACGATGAGGCCCATGTTCTGCCCGTCAGTGAAATCCTCAAGCGGCTGCACGCGCTGGGGTATTTCGGCGACAAGACGCTGGCGCAAGCCAAGAAGATCAAAGGCGCAGAACTGCAGAAGGCGATTCGGACCTTTCAAGAATTCAACGGTCTGAATCCCACGGGTACTGTCGGCCCCAAGACGGCGCACCGGATCAACCGCCGGCGCTGCGGTCTGCCTGACTTTAACATCACGGCACCCGGCGGCGACCCGTGCAAATGGCCGATGCCAAATGTCACGTACTACCACGAAGTTCACCTGCCGGGTTTAACGAACTCGCAGGTGGCCGAGGCGTATGACATTGCTTTCAGCCAGTGGGCCGAAGTGTGCAACCTCGAACCGACCCGCGTGGATACAGCCAATAAGGCGAACATCTATGCCCGCTCGGGTGCCGGTAAGAAGAACGGTTTAGATAACAAAGGCGGCACGTTGGCGTGGAGCGAACTGCCGTGCGGTGTGGCAGAAAACGTGCAGCTCGATCAGATGTTTGACGAAGCTGAAGACTGGTCGTTCAACATGGCCGTCGCGGTAATTTGCCACGAACTCGGGCACGCTCTCGGCCTGCCGCACCTGAATGCCGGCAACCTCATGGCGCCGTACTACGACCCAAACGTTACAAAACCGCAAGAAGGTGACATTTCGGAAATCATCAAGTTGTACGGCAAACGCACAAAAGCCTACCCGATTACAAAAGATGCTGGATTACAAATTACCGGCACGCTTATTATTAACGGTCGGCCGTATGTACTTGTTCCGCAAACGTGATAAAATAGAGAACAGTTATTAACTTGGAGGTATCATGACTACATTTCAACTGTTATGCGCCGCGGTGTTCGTAGCGACTCTGGCGGTAGCGTATCGCAAAGAACTGTTGACTCGGTTGAAGGGTGTAAACGTCCCGCTCAGTTCGCCCGCCGTCAACGACTCAATCGCCGTTCCGCTGGTCAACGACATCCTCGCGGTTACCAAGCTGCGCGATAAGCTGGCCGCTGAAGACTGCAAGTCCGGCGTAGAAGCGTGCACCGCTCTTTTGCGCGTAATTGTAGAGTACGAACAACCGTCGAAGGGTGTTGTATGAAAAAGATCGTTTGGGTTGCTGGGTTGCTTCTGCTGCTTTCGGTTGTATTTCCAAACGGCCCGCAGCTGCCAAACTCGGGTGTAGTTCAGCCTTCAGGGCCGACCGACGCCACGATTGTAAAGCTTCTTGAAAAAGCCACTGCCGCCGACAAGGCGCGTATTGTCGGCACGTACACGGGTTTGATCCGCGTGCTGAACAAGGATCTGCAGAAGACAACCGACCGCCGTATCTCGACCACGGAAAAGTGGGAAGAGCTGCAGCAAAATACGCTCGATATTGCCGTGGACGAGGTTGGGAAATATCCCGGACTCGACGAAGCAATCGAAGGTGTTTTTACCAGAACGGTCGGCACAGATGACGTCCTGCCGGGCAACACGGAGACGCTGCAAAAACTGATTACCGCGTGCGAAACTGTTGTAAATTCGGCTGCTAAATAACATGCCGCTTACTGTCGTGCTGTTGTGTTTAATTGTTGTGTTATTGGTAGTAATGGCGCGTTTTTTAAATGCGCCGGAAATGCCAACAGGTGTTGAGATTTTTCAAATTAGGAGTACTTCCACTATGGCTGATCTTTTAACGTATCGTGTTTCCGCCGCGGCCCCCGTCGACGCCGACGTAGTCACCCGTCTGCTGACGCTGGTGATCAACGGCGAAGATCAGGGTACGGCTGAACTCGCGGCGAACACGACCGACCTGAGCGTGTTTTCCGTGACGCAGAATGACGAAGTAGTTCTGACGCTGGTCGACGTCGATGACGCCGGCAACAAGTCTGAACCCGCCGTGCTGTCGTTTACAGCTGTTGATACGATTCCGCCCGCGCAGCCGGGTTCTTTCGGCGTCACACTGGTCAGCGAGACTCAGTCCGACGAGCCGAATGTCTGACGTAATGCCGGAGAGCAGTCATGGCGACAGAACACTTTTTCGACAATGTCTATGACGTTGTGGCAGCGTATGAAACGGGCTTTGTGGGAGCCTATGGCAACCCCGAAGCCGCGGCCGCGCTCCGCGACCAGATCAAGGCCGCCGGTGGTATCCCCGACGGCGCCATGGCATGCTCGGCATTTAAACTTGAAGAGACGGGCAAGGGCAAGTTAAGTTTGCCGTTTCTTGAAATCTTGAAGCTCTACCCGGACGCCCTGCCGGGTGGAGCGCAAGGTCGTGGTGACTGCGTAAGCTGGTCAACCCGGAACGCCTGTCTTGGCACGATGTGCTGCGAGATCACGAGCGGCCTCCCGGACCAGAACAGCAACCGGTTGGAAGGTGCGCCGGAAGTTAGCGACACAGCTCGTTTAAACGGCGTGCTCGCGACCGAGGCGTTTTACAATTGGCGCCGGCACGGCGGCGACGGGTGGAGCTGTGCGGAAGCTGCGCAAGTTGCGCTAAACGACTCGGGGCTCTGGCTGCGGAAGAAGTACGACGAGATCAACGTCGACTTCACGCAATACAGCTCGCGGAACGCCGGTATTTACGGCTCCAATACGCCGCCGGAATCGTGGCGCAAGATCGGCGAAGGCCACCGCGTACAGACGATTACCGAAGTTGAAGATTACGAAGTCCTGCGTGACTTACTCGCCAATGGTTACTGCGTAAGTAGCTGCGGTGGTGAGTCGTGGAGCAGCGACCGCGACAGCAACGGCTTTTCAAAACGTACATCAAAGGGATGGGCGCACGCGCTCGCGTATCTTGCTGTAGACGACCGCCCAGAAATTATTAAACTCTACGGCGAGCCGCTTGTATTGGTGCAAAACAGCTGGGGCGCGTGGAATGCTGGAAGCCGCCGTATTTTTGGCACTGTCGTTGATATTCCTGTTGGCTCTTTCTGGGCTAAATGGTCTGATATCAAAAATCGATACATGGTGGCGATCTCGGGAGTAAACGGTTGGCCCCCGAAGAAGCTTGCCAGCTACGGCGCCCGCGGCCACATCTAGTACACACACAACACACGACCGGTAATGAGTGCGATCATGCTCGAATGGATTTTGGCTTTGGCCCCGGTGACACATGCCGAACCGCCCAAAAAAGACTATATCGGCGTGGTCGCTGCAGAGGCTGCTTATGTTGCTTTGCTTCCTGATTCGCCGGTAAACAAGCCGCTCATCGACACCAAAGACTGCAAGCGTTGCAACGGCACTGGGCGTATCCGTACCGGTGACGATATAAACTGGACCGACTGCCCCGACTGCGAGCCGAAAGACGGCGCGCTAAAGGGCGGCGTAAAAGAAACCGGTCCGCTGCCCTCCATGAGGTTACAGGTCAAGCCGTTACCGCCCGTAAAAACGAGCGACTGCGAAAACGGCATCTGCCCAATTCCCCGTACGTAAGGTGTTGAATGTCCGCTGCCCACGGATCGGCCGGGAAGTGCTATAGCTATCGCGGCCTGAAGTTTTACGCCAAAAACGGCTTTATATGCCTGCACGACGAGGCGACCGGCGAATTCTTCGTGCTGACGCGCCGGGAATTTTTAGAGCGTGCCCGGGCGATTAGCGACGAGGCCAAACGCCTCCGCACGATTGCCGTAGATAACCCGGCAAAAGCCGCGTGGTTATCTGCTGACAGGGCGGAACTCCAGCAGGCTATTGATAACATGATTGCGGCGACAAAAGACGCCAAAGAGCAGGGCGACCGAAACAACCCGACCGTGGACGCATGGTTTATGCGACACCGCCCGGGCAGAAAGAGTAAGATATCGATGGCCAGCGGCGCTAACTTTAAAACAGCGCTGCCGGGTGCATTGCCACTTGGTAAGGATACCGGCAAGCACGTCACGCCCGATTTTACCGTTGGCGCGCAACCCAAAAAACTTATTCTGCCCGGAGAATTTTGACATGGATGTCACAGAAAAAGAAGCTTTTAAACTGGGTTTTCTGCAGCGCTGCGCCGAAGAAAAACTTGCCGGAAACGGCCTATCTGAGCGCATTAACGCCGCGGAAGCATTTGTAAAAGCGGCGCTGGAACTCCCGTCCCTGTCTGATTCGTGGAAAGCCGTCAGCAATGTGGCCTACGCGCCGCTGATGCTGGCAACGATTGGTGGCGGGTTAGCCGGTCATGCAGCCGGCAAGCTCACCGAGCCTGACATCGACGAAGAGGATCTGAAGGCTCGCGAACTGGCGGCAGCGTATAAGGCGTACGCCGCGCGGGCAAAGACAAACAAGAAGTTACGTCTTTATCGGCCAGAAAGGTAATTTGTGAGCCTGCGCAAATATCATGGCGAAATCGGCGGCGAAAAGCACAATAACGCCCAGCTGAACTGGCCCGGAACGCTAGACGGCTTTCCAGTCATCGGCGGCGCAAGTCGAGCCGATTTAAAGCAAGATGAACTGGAAAACATCGATATCCAGTATGACTTCAAATCCAAGATGTTTGATTTGTGGGATCCTCAGCAAAAAGCCGAGTTTGACGAGATAAATGATAAGATAGTAAACGGCTGGTATCGCCTATTAAAACGAACGGATAACTGGGACGACCAGCATAATCACCTGCGCGTTTGGTTAGAATGGGCGCAGGTTTATGGCATGATCCCGCCCAAGTAACGAGCGCACACATGACCACATCAGAAAAAACAGCTGCCAATGCGATATCAACCCAGCCAGCCACCGCTGTTGGTCAACCTACGGACCGAGATTACCAGCGTTTCTGGGGCGATCGTATTTTGCGCCGTGGCATCGGTGGTGTGGGGCTTGGCGCTGGTGCCGCTAGTTTGTATTACTTGGCTCGCGGTCTTTCGCAGGCGTTAAATCAGCCCAAAGTTGAAGAAGAAGAGGAAGAGACACCCAAGATCACTGAGACAAAAATAGCTGGACTATACGACAGCATCAGTGAGGGCGTCGGTAAGTCTTTGCCGGATTCGTTGATGAGTTTTGTGCGCCCGTTTACACCACAGACGGCAAAACAACCAAACTCTTATGATCCCAACGCGTGGCGATCGTCTTTCGGTAACGTGGCTACGGTGGCGGCTGGCGGACTTGGCGCTTACGGCGGTTACAAACTGATCGAAGCGCTTCACAACCGTAAAAAAAAGCAAGAGCGCCAGCAGGAAATCGACGCCGCTGAAAAAGAATATTACGACGCTTTGGTCGGTGGCGAGCCCGCAAAAAAACTCGATGACGTATACGATTCTGCCAGCGAAAAAGCTGCCACAGAAAAAACAGCGTTGCTTGATTGGCTGACGAGCACATACGACGTGGCTAAACGTACACCAGCGGCTTTGGGCAGCATGTATGTCGGCGCGGGACTTGGACTCGGCGGTCTTGCTGCTAAGGTCATGTACGACCGAGCGCGTGAGAGATCGAAGGCTAAAGCGGTCGAAGAGGCCGCGAAGTCGAAGGCGCGCATCGCCGGTATTCTGCCGGCGTACGTCGACCCAGACGAAATCGTCGCGCTAAAGCAACGGGCTGAACAAGCGCAGGCGGGGTGATCCATGCCGACGCCTGACCTGCCGCCTTTGAAAGCGCCGCAGCCGGTTTTTCAGCCCGGCCCGCAGCCTGTGCCGTCTATGCGCACGTTCGGCGATGTAGACGCAATGCGCGACAATATTTTCAATCAGGCGCTGACCAGCGCGCAGGGTTTAAAACCCCTACAGAACGATCTTTATACGATTCAGTTGCAAGATGTTGGATACTCTGGCCCGGAGAGATTTACAAGGGCTGATCAAAAGAAAGCTGTGCTATCGCGCGGCACGCTTGCCCGCAGACTGCAGGGCACGTGGACACTTATTGATAACAAAACCGGTGAATCGGTCGGCCAGAAGCGCGCGACTATTGCGCATGTCCCGTATCTCACAGACTCCGGCACGTTCGTCAACGGCGGCGTGGAATACACACTCGCGCACCAGATGCGGTTACGCCCGGGCGTGTTCACCCGCGAGAAAGACAACGGCGAGATTGAAGCACACGTTAACACATTGCCCGGCAAAGGCCGCTCACATCGCTACTTTCTCGACCCAAAAACCGGCGTGTTTAAAATTAGCATCGGTCAGGCGCAGATCCCGCTCATGCCGTTGCTCAAGAGCATGGGCGTGTCGGATCAAGACATTCGCGCGTCGTGGGGCAACGAGATCACCGCCGTCAATATGGAAAAGGGCGACGCCGGCACGCTCGACAAACTTTACGCGCGACTTGTAAACAAACCTGTTGCCGGCGCTGACGCACTCGTCAAAGCCAAAGCCATCGCCGACGAGTTTGCCAAGACCGAACTCGACCCCGAAGTCACTCGCCGAACGCTTGGCGCCGAGCACAAGAACATGACGCCGGACACGATTCTGGCGATTACTAAGAAATTAATCGCAGTGAATCGTCGCGAAGCCGAGAGCGATGACCGCGACAACATGGTGTATCAGTCGGTGGTCGGCCCCGAAGACTTGATTGCCGAGCGTTTCACCAAAGACCGGCAGGGATTAAACAAGTTGCTATGGAAAGCCACGGCACGAAAATCCATCGACCATATTCCCAGCGGTGTGTTTGACAAAGCTATTTCGGCCGCGTTGATCGGCAGCGGGTTGGGGTCGAGCTTAGAAGAAATCAACCCAGCTGAGATTTTTGATCATCAGACTCGTGTAACTCGCATGGGCGAGGGCGGCATAGGTTCGCTCGACGCTGTGCCGGCTGAGTCGCGTAGCGTACAGCCCAGCCATCTTGGATTTATCGACTATTTGCGCACGCCGGAAAGCGGCAAGGTCGGTGTCGATATGCGGTTTGCCCGCGGCGCCATGAAGGGTGCGGACGGCAAGGTTTATACGCCCGTTGTCGACATGAAGACCGGTGAGCGCGTGTACAAAACCCCGCAAGAGTTAGCTGACACGCCGCTTGTGTTCCCGGGCGAAGAAGACAACAAGCTTCCCGTCGTGGCCGCGCTCGTCAACGGCCGTCTCAAGTATGTGCCGCGCAAAGACGCGCAGTTCAGCTTGCCGAACATGGACTCGACGTTCTCAACGCTGTCCAACATGGTGCCGATCAAAACTATGATCAAAGGCCACCGCGTGATCATGGGTAGTCGAATGTTTACACAGGCCCTGCCCCTTGTCGGCGCCGAAGCGCCGCTTGTACAGTCGGCTAAAGCTGATGACCCTAGCGTTTCGCATGAAGACGAGATGGGCGAAAAACTGGGTGCTACCCGTGCTACCCACCGTTCGCAGGTCGTTGATGTTACGCCGGACGGAATTGTGCTGCGCGACAAGGACGGCAATAAGAAGACGATCGATCTGTACAACGAGATGCCGTACAACCGCAAAACATTCTTGCATCAGACGCCGCTGGTCAAACCCGGCGATGTAGTCGAACCCGGACAGCTGCTGGCCCGCTCAAACTTTACAGACTCGAACGGCAGCGCGGCTCTGGGGCTGAACCTGCGCACAGCCTATGTGCCGTTCCGCGGCAAGAACTACGAAGACGCCGTGGTGATCTCTGAGTCTGCCGCCAAGCGCCTGACGTCTGAGCACATGTACCAGCATGAAGCCGAATGGGATGATAATACTCACGTTGGCAAGAAGGCGTTCGTGAGTTTATTTCCCGCGGAGTACGACAAGAAGAAACTTGAAAATTTTGACGACGTCGGCGCGATTAAAAAAGGCACAGAAGTTCACTTTGGTGACCCGCTGGTGCTCGTTGCCAAAAAGAAAGACACGGTTTACGGCAAAGTGCATCGTGGTCGGGCGGGTAGTTTTACGAATGAAACTGTGACGTGGGACCACCATTCGCCCGGTATCGTGACCGATGTGATGCACACCAAGAAGGGCGTCAGCGTTGTCGTCAAAAATCAGGCGCAGATGGACGTGGGCGATAAACTCACCGGCCGCTTTGGCGATAAAGGCGTTGTATCTGAGATCGTAAAAGACGAAGAGATGCCGCATGACAAAGACGGCAACCCATATGAAGTACTTGTCAGTCCGCTGGGTTTGATCAGCCGTATTAATCCGGCGCAGGTTATTGAGGCTGCGCTAGGCAAAATTGCGGCAAAAACAGGCAAACCGTTCAAGCTTAAAGATTTTGATAACAATACCGACCTAATTGAGATGGCCCAGAAGGAACTCGCCAAGCACGGGCTTTCTGACACCGAAGAAATCATTGACCCCACGACAGGTCGTAAGATCCCCGGCGTTCTGACCGGCAATCGTTTCTTCATGAAGCTGCACCACACGAGTGAGTCCAAGGCGCAAGGCCGGGCGATGGGCGCGTATACCGCCGAAGGCACACCGGCCAAGGGCGGCTCTGAAGGTGCCAAGCGTGTCGGCATGCTTGACCTTGGCGCGTTGCTTAGCCACGGCGCCGGCAAGGTTATCCGCGACGCCAAGATGGTTCGTGGCCAAGCTAACCCAGAGTACTGGTCGCAGTTCATGGCTGGATATACCCCGCCGCTGCCAAAAGTCCCGCACGTCTACGAGAAGTTCGTCAATCAGTTGCGCGCGTCTGGGATTAACGTCGTGCGCAGCGGATCCAAGTCCAACATCATGGCGATGACCGATAAGGACGTCGATGCGCTGGCCGGCAACCGTGAACTCCAGAATTCTGAAACAGTCGATTGGAAAGGCCGGCTCAAACCAATCGCAGGCGGCCTGTTCGATGAGACATTAACGGGCGGCCATAGCGGCAATCGGTGGAGCAAGATCACGCTTCACGAACCGATGCCAAATCCCGTGATGGAAGATCCGATTCGCCGGGTGTTGGGCCTGACGGAAAAACGCTTCCGAGCCGTTCTCGCCGGACAAGAGTCGCTGGGTGACAAGACAGGCCCGAGCGCGATCAAAGAAGCTCTGGAGCGGATTAACCTTCCCAAAGCAATCGAGCAGGCCCGTGAAGATATCAAATCCGGCAGAAAAACCCTGCGTGATGCTGCTGTGCGGCGGCTTGGTTTTTTGAAGAGCGCTGAAGCAACCGGCGTGCAGCCCAAAGACTGGATGATCAACAAAGTACCAGTGCTGCCGCCCCTTTTCCGGCCCGTCAGCACAATGGGTAACAAGAAGCTGCCGCTCGTAGCTGATGCAAATTACTTATACAAAGAACTGCTGGACGCAAACGGCGCCCTCAAAGACGCGTCCGGCGCGCTGACCGATTACAGCGAAGAGCGCCTTGGGGTATATGACTCGTTAAAAGCCGTGACTGGTTTGGGCGACCCTCAACAGCCAAAAAACGTCGAGCGCAACGTTAAGGGTTTTCTGCGCCACGTGTTTGGTACATCGCCCAAGTACGGCACGGTACAGCGCAAGCTTCTTAGCTCCACGGTCGATCTTGTCGGCCGGGCTGTCATCACCCCCAACCCCGATCTGGACATGGACGAGGTTGCCCTGCCGGAAGAGAAGGCGTGGGACATTTACAAGCCGTTTGTTGTGCGTGGTTTAGTTCGCCGCGGCTTGCCCCGGATGCAAGCTATGCAAGCCGTTGAGGACAAGAACAAAGAAGCCGCGGCAGAACTGGATCGACAGATGGGTGCGCGTCCGATTGTTATTAATCGCGCGCCTGTTTTACATAGATACGGCATGATGGCGTTCTATCCAAAGCTGACGAAGAACAAGGTCATGGAAGTTAACCCCGTGATCACGAAAGGCTTTGGCGCCGACTTCGACGGCGATGCGATGCAGTATCACGTTCCCAGCACAGAAGATGCGGCCAAGGAAGCCGTCGAGAAGATGCTGCCGAGCAAAAACCTGTTTGCAACCTCGACGTTCCGGGCGCACTACGTACCGAACAAAGACTATCAAACTGGGCTCTATGTGGCGTCCAGTCGGATTAATAACAAGTCCAAACCGCGGGTATATCGCAGCAAGCAAGACGCAATGCAGGCATACCGGCGTGGTGAAATCGAGGTAGACACCCCGGTTCATATTGTGGAAGATAATACCTAACCTATTCAACATGGAGGTTGTATGTTCACCGTCAATCCCGAACTGATTGCGCTTGCCAAGGCGCGATTTGAAAAGTCCGCTTTAGTGCCCGGAGCGGCGGTGGATCCCGCTGCCGCCGGTGGTGCGCCGCCGATGGATCCAGCTGCCATGGGCGCTGCTCCTCCGGCCGATCCCGCTGCTGCTGCAGCGGCGCCACCGATGGATCCCGCGGCTATGGGGATGGTGCAGCCTGCTACTCCAGCAGCGCCCGCCGCACCCGCCGCTCCGGGCGCATCCCCCGCTGCTGGCGTGCAACAAAAGTTAAAACCCGAGCAAATGATGCAAATGCTCGACTACCGTCTTTACAACATGCAGCAGCAGCTGACGGCAATTATGAACGCGATGGGCGTGCAGGTTCCGCCGGAGTCGCTGGTTCTGCCTCCCGGCACGACTGGCGCCCCGCCTGCTGAAACCGCGCTCCCCGGCGGTCCAATGGCGCCTCCGCCGCAAGACCCGAACGCGCAGGGTGGCATGCAACCTCCGGGTGGGCCGCTTCCCCCGGGCGGTCCGATGCCCCCGAACGCAGCGCCACAAGATCCGAACGCCAAGGCAGCGTGGTGGGAATCTTCTGAACCTGAAAAGTCTGCGTCGTATATCGGCAAACCAGTGTCGGCGTCATTGAGCAGCGACCCGTTTGCCCCGACCGATATGCAAATCAAGGCGAATGCAGTCGCAGCTATGATTCGGAGTCTTGCGGGCAATGCTGGTTAAAACCCAACACAGTCTTCAACCATCTGAGCGAAAAGCGCACAGCGTCGTTATCGAAGACGATCTTGGCAACCCGATTTTTGTTGCTATTCAAGTCGACGAAGCGATTGTGTACTCAACGCCCGGAGAAAAAGATTTTCATTCACTGTTGCGCGCGCTTGGTATCGAGAAAACTGTCGTAGTGTCGGATTTTGCTCCAAAGTCGATGCAGAATATCGTGTGGCCAAAATAACATGCTTAAAACGACGCTTGGACAACTCATGATCAACGAGGCGCTTCCTCCAGACATGCGCGACTACGATCGTGTGTTGACCAAAAAGAGTATGTCCGGTGTCGCAACAGAACTAGCCAAACGACATCCTGAAAAATATCGTGAAGTTATGAAAAAACTTCATGACGTTGGCCGCGATGCCGGGTATTCCACAAACGGTTTGTCGTTTGGCCTGAAAGACATTCGCCCAACGCTGGCTGTGCGCAATGTTCAACTGCGGGTTCATCGGCAGATGCAAGACATCCTCGCTGACAAGCGGCTTGACGAGAAACAGCGAAACTTAAAATTGCTTGAGTTAGCGCAGGGTGCGCAGCAAGAACTGCTTGACAAAGTTTACAAAGAAGCCGAGGGGCAAGATAATCCTCTGGTGCATCAAATTGCGGGCGCTGGCGTCGGCAACAAGTTTCAGCTGAACTCGATTATCGGCGCGGACATGCAGTATCTTGACCACCGCGGCGACCCGATACCAATTCCGGTGTTGCGCGGCTACAGCCAAGGTCTTCGCCCCGTTGAGTACTTTGCCGGAGCATTCGGCACGCGCAAGGGTGTGATTGACTTGAAGACTGCGACCGCTGACGCCGGTTTTTACGGCAAGCAGCTAGCGCAGATGACGCACCGCCTGCTTGTCACGTCCGACGACGATGACGACACCGACGAGACCCAAAAAGCTGAGTCGGAAGAACGCGGCTATCCGAGCGATGTCGATGACGCTGACAATGAGGGCGCGTTGCTGTCTCGCGCTATCGGGCCGTATAAGCGTAACACCGTACTGACACCGAAGATCTTGCGCGACATCAAAGAGATGGGCGTTAAAGATATCTTAGTGCGCAGCCCTATCGTCGGTGGTCCCGGCGACGGCGGTGTTTACGCAAAAGACGTCGGATACCGCGAAAAAGGCCGGCTACCGCCGGCCGGGGACTATGTAGGCATTGCGGCGGCACAAGCTCTTTCCGAGCCTGTTACGCAAAGCCAGATTAGCTCAAAGCACTCGGGCGGTGTCGGCGGTGCAGGCGCGATCTCTGGGTTTAAAGCCCTGAACGCGCTTGTGCAGGTGCCGAAGAAGTATCCCGGCGGCGCAGCGCACGCGCAGACCGACGGTCGCGTGCAGGAAGTTCGTCCGGCGGCGCAGGGCGGGCACTATGTGCAAATCAACGGGCAAGATCACTACATTCCGACCGAGCGCGAGCTGGCCGTTAAAAAAGGCGACGAACTCGAAGCCGGCGATGTGATCTCTGACGGCATGCCTAACCCGTCGGAAATTGTCAAACACAAAGGCGTCGGCGAGGGGCGGCGTTACTTTGTACACGCTATGCGGCAGGTTATGGGCAACAGCGGTATTTCCGCTCACCGCCGTAATATTGAGCTGTTGGCGCGCGGGCTTGTAAACCACGTACGCCTGACCGACGAGTACGGTGATTATGCCCCTGACGACATCGTGCCGTATTCAACATTAGAACGAAACTGGACCCCGCGCGAAGGTAGCGTCTCCGGTGCGCCGCAGACATTATCCGGGCATTATCTTGAAAAACCGGTTTTGCACTATTCAATCGGCACGAAGATCGGTAAAAACGTGCTGACAAACTTAAACAAGTACGGCATCAAAACGGTACAGGCGCATAAAGAACCGCCGCCGTTCCAGCCCGAAATGGTTCGTGGTATGGCCAATATCTCGAACGACCCTGACTGGATGACCCGCATGTTGGGTTCATATCAGGAAAAGGGACTTATGAACAGCGTCCAGCGCGGGTTAAGTAGCGACGCGGCTGGCAGTAGTTATGTCCCGGCATTAGCGCAGGGCGATCAGTTTGGCGTGACCGGGACAACAAGCGGGTGGAAGCCTTGAGGCTATTTTTGTACGATATAGAGACTTCGGCACGGTAAATTAATACCGGGCCATTATTTGAGCGCAGCATGGAGGCTGGCCGTGTATAACAAAAAAGCTAAAGAGTCGTCTGTTAAGCACTTGCTCAACGTCATGCGGTCCTACGATCGGACCCAGACCAAATATGCCGATTTAGGCGGCAAGGGCGACGACACTTCTTTCGAGCAGTCCTTTAGCAATCTGGCCCACGCCTATCTCCGCGACTCGGCCCCAAAGCTCCTCGACCACGAAATTGGTTTCCAGCTCCTCGACCGAAACCGCGAGAACACTAAGGCTGTCGGCGTGTTTGCGTTCAAAGTCGGTTCGAACTGGCTGTACGCGCCGGTGTTCTTTCTGAACGGCGACCTCAAGGGCCACGAACTCCTGTACATCAAGAATCAGGACATGTTCGTGCCGCTCAAGGAAAACTGGATTAACTACCTCGTTAACCGCAAGCCCAACATTCTGGGTAGCGGCGTCGAGCGGAATCTTTCGGGTCTCGGCCAGCGCCAGCCCGATTTTACCCAGCTTTCCCGCAGCCCGGCTAAGTTCGGATCCGCCCAACCGACCCTCAAGGAAATGATGACGGCCGCTATGCCTGCGTTGGCCAAGAGTGCCACGCTAAACACGCAGCAGACGTTTCAGGAAATCGGCGCCGGTCTCGACCTGAAGAAGTTCCTCAAAGAAGCCGGTCTGCAGATGATCGGCACGCTTATTAACACCTGCAAACATGCTCCGCAGATCGCTTCCGCCATCGATGAATTCCATGGTTTAGATATCATCAAGGAAGCGATGGCCGAAGCGAAGAAGCGTGAACTCGCTGCCAGTACCAAAATCGCCAGCGTGCTGTCCGAAGCGCCCAATAAGCCCGCCGCGCAAGCCAGCCTAAAGGTCATCACGTATGACGCAACGGTGCAGACCAAGGCGCCGCACGAGTATACGGAAGAAGATCAGGAAAAGTTACTGCGCGACGGTGTGCTAATTCAAGACCAGCGTGAGCGTGATAACGTTTCGATTCCGTACAACATTCAGGTCGAAAAGAAGCTGTTTAATCCGACCGAGAGCGGCCTGTACGAAATCCTCGTCAAGCCGGGCGATATTGAGCGCTGCTACGTCGCCGTGCACCCGCAAGGCGCTGCTAAGCGCGAGCACTTCATCACGGTTGTCCGTACCGACGGCAAGCCCGACTGGTTAAACACACGCGCTGACCAAGTGTTTGCGCTTGCCCATATCGAAGGCGAAGACTTCGACAAGTGGTTCGACGCGCTGCCGGAAGCGAACAGCGTGCCTAGCAAAGACGCTCGCTACATTGCGCTCAGCAAGCGTGGTGACTGCACCGCCCCGTTCCGTGTCATTAAAGAGTACGGCAACGCGAACGATAGCATTGTATATGAAGTGCATCTAGAAGATCACTCGAAGTACCCGGCGCGCGGTAGCGTGTGTGGCAGCTGCTACACCGACCCGCTGAACTATGACAAGTGGCGTGACGGCGTGCGTATCCACTTGAACGGCAAGAAGGGTTCCAGCCTGCGCGCGAGCATGGGCGACATCTTTGTGCCGGAAGGTTTCAAGCTCCTCAAGGTGAGCAAAGGCGAAGACGACGCAGAAACCGCAGAAGATCAGGGTGCGTGCGGTTGCGGCGAAAGTGATCCGCCGGCCCTGATGCCCGGCAATCTTGTCGACGCCCAGTTGGCTTTGATGAGCAAGACCGCCTCGCTGACTGTGTATCACAACGGCACAGAAGTCACTATTAACAAAGAAGCCGGCCTCAGCCCGATTAAGGCGCTGGTGACGCTGGTTGAGCACCACGGCCTTCGCGAAGAAGCCGCCCGCGAGATCTTGAAGCAGGCGTCTGCCAAGCGGAAGTTTGAGTGCCGCGTAAAGTATGCCGACCCGTATGGCGGCCCGATGATGATCAACGACGCTCCGGGCGCCCCGTCGGATCCGGGCCCGGTGATGGGCGGCGAGACAATCATGGGCGCCAACGTGCCGACACAACTCGGCATCGACGTCGGCGTGCCGGTTCCGGGTATGAGCGCTAGCCAAACAGACCGCAGTGTTTACAACCCGAACACGCTGCTCGACCAGAAAGACGTACGCAGCGTTGTTGACGCCGCCAGCAGCGGGCAGAGAGAAGTATTTGATACCGCGATGGTAGGCGCTATGTTGCGCGCCGTGCGCGACGACTCTCTTGTTGATCGCTACATGGGCGAGCTGACCAAGGGCCTCGACAAGCTCGGCCGTATCCTGTTCATGTTCTACTGGCACGGCGATCGATTCGCTGAGCGGTACGGCAAGTCTGATATGCCGGAACTAGAAGACTCGCTGCGCAACGCGTTCGAGATGCTCGGCGACGTTATCTTGTTCCTCAAGCAAAAGACGATTGAGCCGTACCCGGAAGAGGCCGCGCAAGATATTGATCTTGGCGCTATTGCAAACGCTTAAAGGTGACATATGGCTAGCACGATTTGGTCGGGCACAACTACATTCACAGCTACCAGCGGCAGTGAAACAATCGTACCGGTAAAGATGCCGCATCGCGGTATCCTGCGCGGTTATGCACTTGTGCAAACAAGTGGCGGCAACAACAAGTTTGAGGCCGACCTGTATTCAAGTAATCAGGAGACAGAACCGAACGCATCGCTGCCGGCCGAGGCGTTTCATGTTCTCAGCCTTGCCGATTTTGCCGATGTTGTATCTGACCCGCACGTCGTGGCGATTGCTGAAAACAGCAACATTAACGTGGCATATCTGAACCGCGACGGTTCTCCGTCAAATCCGCAGCGGTTCTTATATCTGTGGATCAAACCGAACGGTTCCGGCTCTAAGGATTTCGTGCTGACCGTTACCGTTGAAACCCCAATGCTGCGCTAAGTAAGGAGTGCTACTATGCCTGACACACGTGTATTTCGCGCGCTGCATTTCCCGCATCGACGCCGAGACGTTGTTAGCGAGTTAGACCCGACGCCGATCAACGTGCAGCCCGGCGAGATACTGTACGACGAAAACGCAAACAAACTGTATGCCGGGCTTGAAGACACAACGGCTGTGCAGATTGGCGGCGCGGATAACAATCACGTAGAGAGCGACGTCGCCGAAATTCAGGGCGCAACGGTAATTACAAACATCGTCAAAATTACGCAAACCGGTTATAACGCGCTGCAGACTAAAGACCCGGCAACTGTGTACTACATTGTTTCCGGGTAATCGCTATGCCAAGAGTAGACAGCGATACATACATAGGCAGCGCTAATATCACGTCTATCAAAATAGGCGATGACGACGTTGAACGTGTGTTTGTAGGCGATATTTTGGTGTTTTGCCGCGGCGACTCGTGTTGCGACGAGTCAACTGCTCCGGTCAAAATGACTGGCTGGGTCGCGGGCGAGCGCACTCTTTCTCCTATTGGATACGCGCCGTGGGGGCGAGAAACTTATAAATACGGCGATGAAGTTGTTCGCTATGAGACGGGCGTATGGCTTTATACAAACGCGACGTACGGAGAACTTGCGCGGGCATACAGTTATGCGACCCGGCCGTGGTTGGTAACTTGGCCTGCGCCATTTACGGCTGAGCAGGTTTGCCCGCCGTGTGTTAATGGCTGCATGGATAACACGGCCACTAACTACAACCCCAACGCAACGTGCGACGACGGGTCATGTATTCCGTGCGTCTATGGCTGCATGAATCCAGCCGCCGACAATTACAACCCGTTAGCAACTTGCGATGACTTTTCTTGCACTGGCGACTCTGGTTTCAAGTGGATGAGAATGCTTAGCGTAGATGCCACCACGGCGTCTGGAATTGGGCAGAACAACATCACAGTCGCGATTACCCAGACCGGCGGCGGTATGGAGCCGCACCCCGGCATGTACGCGGCTTCAAATTTCCCGGCAGAATATGGCGTGCCAGCGACTGGCACGCAAGTTAAAAACACACAGGCCGGTGTGTTTACGGCGGTGTTTAGTTCGCCTGTCACAGACGCACTAGTCGCGTTCGCGAGTGTTGGTCAAGCCGGAACGCCAGTTACGGTAATTGTGCTCGACGAAAATGGCGCGCCAAAACCGTTTACGCCGATTTGGGCGTCAGGCGGAGAAACAACATATCAAAATCCAGTAGGTACAGGGCCGGAGTTCCAGTACACGCAATTTATCGGCGAAGAAGGTTTCAACATCATTCGCATCGACGGCGCAATGAGTAGTGTGACGTTTAACTACACCGTCAGTGAAAATTACTGCACAGTCTGTTTCGGGTTTGTTGATCAAAATGCTTAACGCTCTGCGGGACAATCCGCGTCGTGCTCCGCACTGGCGTTGGTTGCGCGCTGTACAAATTGACGGCGGCGGTTTTCGTGCGTCCCGCGCAATTGACGGGCCGGACGGGTTTACGTGGATTCGTAAAGCGGTGCGACTGAAGCGGCATTTTGAACGCGCGAACAGTCGACCCGAAGCGATGTACGCAATGTTGCAGCGGGACCGAGACCTATTTTGGGCGCATTCGATCTGGTCGGACGAAAAAGCGCCGACACGTTGGGGTATCGAAGCGCGCATCTTGGCGGGCGAGTCAGACGACGAAATTGCCGAAAAACTTGGCACAAACCCTGAAATTGTGGGCGCGTACGCAAACACGTTTTTTGACGTCCGGGAAAAACTGAGACACCCGGATTACATCATAAACGTTGTGCTGTCTGACGCAGTTACCCGCGGGCTACAGGAACGTCATTATGACCTTTTGTGGAAACTGCTCGGGTATAAGGGCGGGCCACACGTTTTAAACGCTGTGATCCAAAAGTTCGCAGATATTGCTCGGCCGGATGGTACTGATGGCGTCTCCGGCTTTTTCCAAGACATGGCCGTGAGTTGCATGAAGTACAAAGCGGCCATTGCCAGTCTCAGCATTAATGTAAATACTCATACCCAGTTACCGCTGATCGATTCTTTTGTAAAATATGTAGAGATCGAGAAAAACAGCGATAACGCCTCTAAATCACACGCCACTATCGTCGAGAATATCGGGGCTATGCTGTCGTCCTTGCCGTTTAAAGTGGGGACGAAACTGGATTCGGTAGCTATAAAAATGTTACCCTTTGATGACGGGCCAGCAGAATTACGTAACGACGAAATGATGGTTATTGCGGCTGGCGGTTCTTTGCAGAATACAGCCTCGATCCAAGAACTGCACTTCCCGGAGAAAACCGATGCGGGCACTAAGTAAAGAAGCTGAGCAAAAACTGATCGGCGCTATCGAGCGTGCGGCGACTCTTGTAAACGAGGGCGCTGACCCGAATGCCGCCATTATTAAAAGCGCATCGGAAGCGAGCATTCCGGCCGGGCACATCAATCTTATGGTGCACGCCTACAACACCGGCCGCACGAACAAGCAACGCGAGCACGGCAACGACACGCTTGAAAAGGCTGCAGATTTTAAACTAGCGGACGCAGAGGCTGTTATGGCAGCGCTGTATCCGTCGCAGGTAAAGACATCGGCCGAGATTGTGCGGAACTCTGTTATCTCTACTGAATATGCCGTATCGCCCAAGGGTTTCATTTTGCGTCATAACACGCAGCTTGAGAAGGCAGCCGCCGCCCGGGCTGTGTTACCCGAGAAAACGTTTACGCCGGCTCCGCGTGATGAGCACTCCGCCGCCCGACGCATGTACAGCCAGTTGCAGGCGGAAAAGCGCGCAGCTGAAGAACTGCGCCGACAGGCCACCACGGCGCACACGAAGGCTGCCGCCCAGATGGAAGAACTGTGCCAGTATTTTCGTGTCCCGGGCAACATGTCGTTTAATGACGCCGTGCGCGAAGTCGGCCTGCGGTTAGGCGATACGGGCGTGTCGGTATTGAAGAAGGTTGCGGCCGTCTATCCGTACGTTGAAAAACAAGCGGCTACCAAAGAGAACTACTTTGGTAACCTGCCGGTTGTAACGTTGGTAGAAAAAGTCATCAGCGCCGTAGACCTGTATAACAACGCACAAAACAAGGTTGCCACGCAAAAAACATCGTCTGTGCCTGTGAAAAAAGAGGCGCCGGCTGTTGTTACTGGCTCCATCCTCCACGACCCCAGAACAGCTCCGTTAGCGCTCAAAGTGGCGGAAGTAGTTAAAAAAAAACCAAACAGCGCCCCGCCGATGACATCATATAGCGGAACCATGGGGAATCTTGGCAAGATCATGAGCCCGGGCGGTTTAGCCTCAGAGTTGGGTGCGCAGGAAGATAAGGCCACAGATCCGCAAAGTCAAAAACGTAAAGCGTTCTTAAACATGTCGGATGCGGACCACGAAAACAAGCTACAGCAGATCAAGTCGCGCGGAGTTTTAAACGACCTTATCCTGAACGACCCGGTTATTTCTGGTTACGACCCCCACGAGATCGCTTCGGCCTACAACCAGATTGCCGAAATTGCGCCAAATTTTACTGGTTCGGGCGCAGCCATGCAGGCCATGCTCCGTAAACGTTTAGAAGCTGGCCAACTCGCAGACTTTGATGTGAAGCAGCTGATTGAGATGGAAAAGTTGCGCGCCGAGAGTTTGAAGAGCAACATTGAAGCTCAAACCAAAGCACGAGAGTTGCTATAAATCATGAACACTGTAGACGCACAAGAAATTGCCCGCGGACTTTCTGCTATCGCGGCTCGGCGTGAAGACCCGGCAACTGAAAAAGTTGCTGCGGTTACAGCTAGCCTGCAACCCAAAACGGCCGCAATCGATCTGCAGCAGGCTTTAAGTAATCCGTATCTGCAGAACGCGGCGCTTGGCGCTGGTGCTGGCGGTCTTATTGGCTTGCTGCAAGGAAAAAAGAAACGTCGCGCCGCACTTGATTATGCGCTCATGGGTGGGCTTGGCGGCTTAGGCGCCACAGCCGCGAAGAACTTCTTGCTAACGCCAGCGACACCGCCGCCGGCAATTGCTGCCGCGAAACATGACGGCAACACCGGTAATGCGTTGTTTAATCTTGGCGCAGCCGGTGTTGGCGGTTATGGCGGCCGACAGGTTGCGAACTCACTTGACGCCTACGGCAAACTTGACCGGTTTCTTGAGTCTGGCGATCCGCTGGCAAAACAGCTGAAGCCAACTATCGATCAACTGCGCGCGAACAACGGGCCGTCAAAGATAACAAAAAACCTGTCACAGCATGTTCGCAATACCGCCGACGCGTCTGACCCTTCTGTAATGGGTCAAATGCTCGGTGTACTGCGCGGCTCTGAACACATGCCCCGCGACGTTAGCATGCCACTCGAAGCCGCCGGAATGAAAACGCCGGCAAGTGTAGGCGGCCGGGTCCATGTCGGCGAACAAGCCGCCCGTGGTAACTTCCTCGGCGGCATTCTGGGTCGAAATTCTGACGAGGCTGCTGACGTCCTGTCGGCTATCGCCTCTGAGCCTGCTTCTGGAGTCGGAGCCGCAGGCCGACGATTAACAGGTCCCCAACTTCGACAGGCTTTCCGTAAGCTGCCGCGAGTCGGTGGTCGGTGGGCCGGTGTCGGGCTGCCGGTTGCCGGCGCTCTTGCACTTCCGGCGCTCTTAAACAGCTTTGGCGGCGGTTCATCCGCAGGAGAATAACTATGAGCATGATCAAAGTAATTCAGCCGCACGCCCAAGACTTTAGTGAGCCGGTCGCCGCGCTGATCAAGATTTCCAGCCGCGGGATTATCGGTACCGACAAACAAGAGCTTGTTAAACGTGCAGGTGCAGAATTTGCGCACAAACTTGAAAATATCAAGTTTGCCAAGGACGAAGTTCCGGTTCACATGATTGCAATCGGCGCCACCGAAGACTACGGCCCAAATCGCAACGGTGACGGCTTTACTCGGGATTGCTGCAGAAATTATCACCACACGTTTGAGAAATACGCCCGGTTTTATCGCGACCACGCAAATAAAAACCCCGCTAAATCATTCGGCATCGTAAAAGCCAGCGCCTACCACGAACCAATGCGCCGAATTGAGCTGGTGGTGGCGCTCAACGGATCGAAAGAGGCTGCCGACCGCAATGGTGGTCTGGTGGCCGACAAGGAACTAGAAAAGCTCGCTGACGATAAAGAAATCGCCGTGTCGATGGCCTGCAAGATTCCGTTCGACAAGTGCTCGTCATGCGGCAATACAGCCAAAACAAGGGCTGAGTACTGTGACTCTGTTGAAAACGGCGGCCACTGCAAGGCTGGCGGATTAAAGCACAACATTGGCCGGGTAATGGCTGACGGTCATGTACTGCACGCCGACAACCCGAATCCCAGCTTTTTTGATATCAGCCATGTATTCCGCCCGGCTGACCGTATTGCTTACGTTTCTGGGCAACTACAGAAAGTAGCTTCCAGCGGCACATGCCTATCGGGCGTTGAATTAGCTGAACAACTGGGTATTACAGCCCCTATTGGATTTGACGTCGGCGGTATCCCCAGCAAGCGAATGCAACTTCAGTTAGAAGCGTTAACGCAACTATCGCAGGCCGAGAAGTCCGCGGCTGAAAGTGGCAGTTGGGCGCAGACCGCTCTGGCCAGCCACTCTGCTGTGCAACAGGCTCTTGATGTAAATAGCTGCCCATCTGTTAAAATGTCTGAAGTGTTGCGAGGGCTGGCCGACGCCGGAGTAATCTTGCCTGTGCGAGATTTTTTGGCGTTGACAGTTAAGTCAGCCGACGCGAGACTTATTAGTGCAGTGATTTACGCACTGCCTAATGTATTTTCAAAAGTAGCAAACGACGTTGATGTTGTTTCGTTGCTTGAGAACAACGTGTACTACCCCGCCGATGCTGCACCAACAAGCGTGCGCGTGTGGGCGGAAAAAGTAGCACACACACATAGCGTATTACCCAACAACGTAGAGAAGCGCGCTTACTTAGCGGTTCTTCGCGATGTTCGGGCTGATGAGTTTCCGTGTAACAAACAAGCGAGTGGAAAAGCCGAAACAGCTCTTGCGCAACATTACGCGTTGTATAAGATTGCTGCCTTCGCCACGATTTGCGAGAAATATGGAAACAATTGGTTGACAGCCAACCACTGTGTATTGCAAAATTATGTCACATGAACGGAAGCTAATCGGCAACGATTAGAACCCAAAGGAGAAAGTCATGGCACGGATGCAACGTTCACTGTTTGCTCAACTTAACGCTCTTGCCGAAGAGATCGCGCAGAGCCCCGTAAAAACTGCCGCTGAAAAGTCTGCCGCCCCCGTGCCTTCGGATCCGGGTGGATATCAAGGCGCTTCTTCGCACCCGACCACGAGCGCTGATAACGGCGTTCAGAACGCTCAAACCGGCGCCCGCGCCAGCGAGTATGAGTCGGACATCAAGAAGCAGCAGGGCGCTCTCGCTGTAGACAACACACCGGAGATGTCGCAAGAAGGTCGTCAGGACGATGTTCAAACCAACATCGGTGTGTCGGCCAAGGCGACGGGCGAAGACCCCTCCAGCGAAAAAGATTTTAAGGGCGACAAGGATGACCCGGGCACTTCGTCGCCGGTCAAGGCCGACGACGGCGAAAAGTACAGCGCGGTAACGTTCAAGGAAGCCCGCGACCGTGCTGGCGCCCTCGGTAACGATATCCTTGCCAACCTCATCAACTTTGGTGCCGACAAGCTTCAAGCTGAGAAGGCTGCTGAGATGCCCGCCTTCCTCAAGGAGAAGATGGAAGGAAAAAAAGATGAAGCCGGTGAGTCCGCCAAGCACGAGGCATCTGAATCACCGGCTACCGAAAAAGCCGAACACGGCGGCTTAAAGGGCAACCAGTCCAAGCTCGACACCGACAACGACGGCAAGATCGAGGGTTCTGACCTTGCTGCGCTGCGCGCGGGTAAAGCTGCTGCTTTCAAGGCCGGGTATGAACTTGCTGCTCAGCTTGGTCTTAACAAAGAAGCCGCTGAAGCTTCAGTCCGCGAGGTTTGCGCTAACACGCTTCGCGAAGCCGACGAGATGGCTGATCTGTTCATCGGTTTTGTAACCTCGAAACAGGCCGGCGCCGATCCGACCGACGAAGCCTCTGAGGGCGAAGATCACTCGGCGCCTGAAGACGCCGCTTCTGGCGCAAGCGACGCTCCCGCCACCGAAGCTGCTCCCCCCGGACTGGAAGCCATGATGGGCGCCGAAGGCGGCCCGGAAGCGGCTGGTGGCCCGGAAGCTGCTGGCGGCCCGTCTGAGGACGAAGCTGTTCAAGAGCTGGCCATGGCGCTGGAAGAACTGGGCATTCCGCCGGAAGCGCTGCTGCAAGCGCTGTCGCACGGCGGCGGTGCTGCGGGTGGTCCCGAAGCCGCTGGCGCCCCGCCGGCTGCTGAACCCGCTGCTATGGGTGCTGAGCCGAAGATGGCGGCCGCGAACGATTTAGATGCTATCGGTCGTGCTGTTGTAAACTTTAAGCGTGCCGGCAAGTTTCAAGTCAAAGAAGCTCGCACAAAGCGTTCGCGCCAACTGCGGGACATGATGAAGCAGCACGTCCTTGAACTCGTAAACCGTTGATTACACGGAGGTTTTTAATGTCTACTGCAAATAACGCGCTCGTACAGAAAATCATCGACTACATCGGTTACTCCGATGCCGCGATGACCAAAGCCGCCGCCGCCGAAAAGGCGCAGGTCGAAACCAGCGAAAAGCTGGCTCACCTGATCCCCGAAGCCGTTAAGGCGTGCGTGGAGAACGAGCGGATCGAAGCTCACCAGAAGGAAGCACTCGCTGCAGCGCTTCAAAATCCGGTGCGCGCGATGGAACTTGTGATCAAATTGGCTGCGCATAAAAACGCTGCTGAAATGTCTCGCCTTGGCGCTCCGGTGTCTACAAAGACAGCCGGCTACGACCCGACGAGCAGTCTGACGAGCGGGTATGTGGGTGCCCGCGATGGTCGCCTCAAGGCTTCTGACGTAAAACTGTTTACGGGCCTTGGTCTCAACCCGCCCACTACCTGAGTTTGTCCCCTTACCGGAACATGTTTCCAATTGATAAAGACACGGAGGTCTAACAATGCCTGCTCCCGATCTTATGTTTGAACACGGCCTTGACGTCAAAAAGGGCTGGTTCGATATGGCGTCCCTCGACTACTCGGCCAAGCTGCTGAGCACAGTTGCTTATGATGTCCCGCGCGGTCGCGTCGTCACGCTCGCCAAAGAGAGCGGCAAGGACGTATTCGTTCCGGGCCTCTCGGCAACGGGTGTCGCTATTTTCTTGCTGAACGGTTCGACGGATGCTGACGTCAGCAATCCGGGTACCACAGCGGCCGGTAACTTCATGCATCAGGCTGTTTCGCCCTCGGGCAAGCTGTCTGGTCTTGTTGCGACCGGTGGTTATGAAATCGCCACTACCGAGTACGTGAAGACGTCCGGCGGTAGCGCGGTAACGTACTCGCCCGGTGATCTTCTCACCGCTCCCACCAGCGGCGGCGCTGCTGTTGAGGGTGTGCTGACGAAGGCTAACGCCGTGCAGTACGTAAACCCGGTTTGCGGTGTTGTTTCGAGTGGCGCGTCGAAGAACCACAATGGCGTGGATACACTCTCCTTCTGGTGCGTGTACCTGCCGGCTGGCACTGCGGCCACAATCGACTGACCTATCCCTAACTAACTAAGGAACATGGAGGTTCCCAAAATGCCCACTCAGCAAGAAATCCAACTGCTCAACGAGACGCTTTTTGAGCAGCTTGATACCCCCGGCATGCAGAAGCAGGCCGTTGATGCAGTTAACGACTTCACGCGCACCAAAATGCGTGAAGACGGGTTCTATCGGCGGATCATGCCGCCGCTAACCATCACCAACGACGAGCTTGACCGTCAGGTTGATACTGACAAGCCCGTCAAGGTTGTGGACAAAGAGCCCGATTCCCCGGCGGCCGTGTCGCTTCCGTTCGCAACGCTCCCGATTAACTTCTACATCCGTGGCCCGCGTTACCGCGTCATGTTTGACCGGATCGTGTCGCCCCGCGCTGTGAAGGACGTCGACGAGCTGCGTACGTATGTCATCGACATCCGTCAGGTTCTGTCGGACAACATGATCAAGGACATGCTGGCGGAAGAGGACGGCAAGTTTATTGCCGCCTTCAACGCTGTCCTGCCGACTGCTGGTGTTGCTAACGTCGCTAGCGGCGTTGTGCAGTACGAGGAGATCAGCGG